TCAACTAGTGAATCCTGCAAAGCTTGATACTCTTTTTTGGCTTTACGCGAAGGATCGTTGATATTGTAGATAATAAAGTTTTTAAAGGGTAGTCGAAGGGCTTCAAAGAAAAGCATCTTTAGTTCTTCAGCAGTCGCACTCATACCCAATTCCAATTCGAAACTCCAAATAACACCAAACGGCTCTATTGGAAACTCAACCGGATTCTCATGTAAGTATGATTTTACAGGTTTGGTTATCTCAACCACATCCAAAGGCTCCAATATCGGTCTTAATGTTTCTTCCATGAACCTTTCATCAGGCTCCATGTTTAACATCTTGATTTCAAAGCGATAAGTTCTTCTATTCTTGTTGAAATATTGTCTGAATGTTCGATAATGACGAGTATACGTGTGCATTTATAGCTTTCCTTTATTTGCTGTATATTTGTATTTATTGTCAAATAAATATAGGTGGAATTAAGAAAAAAGTAAGATCAAAGCTATGGTTTTTTATGGCTCAGAATTTTTCATTTTAAAAGATGAAGAAATAACAGAAGAGAGAATAAGTATTACGATTGATGACCTTATAAAGGAATATCAAGAAAAGTATTTTGGCTCATCAGGAGGAAGTTTAGCTAACGTAGATGCGCGATGGTGTATATTCTACGCTTCAGATTACACACCCGCATACTTCTATTGCTTTACGTTAGTGGAGTTTAAAGACGAAAAGCAACTAAACCACTTTAAACTAAAATACCCCAAGCTCTATGCTGAACTCAGGGCATCAGGTCTAGCAATCACTGTTAATGATATCGAGGCTAAGCTTGGCGCGAGAGCGGCTTAAACCACTTCCAAGCACCATATACAGCGTTTAGTAAGAATACACACCACATGAGTAAGGTGGCGATCCCATCAGGGTTTCCCAACATAAAAGACTGAAACCACATATAGATACTGATCACGTTGACAATAATCCACAGTAACCACTGTTCTTTCATTCGTGCAGCCATAAGCATCATTGCAACTACTGACAACACAGTAGTAGTAGCGTCGAGAATAACCAGCTTGCCTCCCATCAGCATCAAGACGTATGAAAGCAAGACAACTAGAATAGGTACTAGAACAACCCCTAAGACTTTTTGAAACCGACTCAAGCTTGTAATCAGTACAGATTCAGACGATGTATTATCAACATTACCTTTGTGCTTGTACCAAAAATAAAAACCAATGAATTGCATTGGTAAATAATATAAAGCATTGAGAAATGTTTCACCGTAGTATCCCCAAGTAAATGCAAGATATGCATAAGTTACGACACCTACAGTTCCCCACACATAGTTCGATAGCTTACCTTGCGCCACCAGTATCACACAGACTACATTAGCCAACGCACTAATAATAGAAATGTATGAACCACCCATCATTAGTGTTATACCAATGATTGCTGCACTGGCGAGAGCAAGCCAACTATAGTCAAACTTATCCCATCCTTTAAAGTCATCAATCAAAAAGCTTAGTGTACTCATCGTACATTCTCCATTGATTTTTTGATAAGTGTATACGTCTTGTTAAGACGCTCTTTATAAGAACCAGAAATACGAACATGGTCAATATTATAAAGCTCCATGAGGTATTCCAAAGTGTCCTTAGTCTTCTTACGTAGCTCATTGGTTCCATGAATACGAAGACCGTCATCAATCCATGGTACATCATTATCTAAGTAGATTACAAGATCATAGTATTCACTACTAATCATAGAACTAACGATAGGACTTATTTCACCTTCATAAAGATACTGATAGAATCCTGTGATAAATGCATTGGTATCAGATAGAAGAATTCGATTAGCAGTACGTGCCGCCTCTTCTTCATTCTCTTTATGGCGAAACACAATCTTTTCATAATCCTCATTTGATAGGAGAGTTTCATCACCAAAAAGATTTTCTTCACAGTACACACGGCCATATTCCTCAACCCATGAGGTTGCAAACATTTTGGCAAGGTACTTGGTAAGTGTTGTTTTACCTGTACTTTCAGTGCCAATAATGGCTACCTTATATACAAATTCTTTACGAACGGCAGAAGGTAGATAATCCCAATGCTTAAATAGTTCACCACGAACCATGGTTGCTGAAATGGGAAAGTTCTCACGATCTGGATCAATCAGTACGTGTTCAGATTTGGGGAAATATGTTTTAAATCCTTCATCGTACTCGACTTCGGATGAAAAAACATAGTCCGCACTCTTAGAACCAAAATGCTTTTCAAGCTTCTCTTCAACAAGCTTAGTGTATGCATCCCATCCATTCGGGTATTCTGGAATTTCTGATTCATCAACATAGTCTACAATAATGTGATCAAACCCATTGTATGTCTCTTTGAGCCACTTAATACGGTTTTTGAGTGTGAGCTTGTTAGCCATGTAAGGCGTTTGCTTTTGTCGCCAGCGTTCATCATAGGACAACAGAACCAAAAGCTTATCACACTGTGTGGACGCTTGGTTGATGAAATTGATGTGGCCGGTTGTAAGTGGTGCAAATTTTCCTACGACAAATCCGGTTTTCATAATATGCTCCTAGTTTTAAGAGCAATTTATCATAACTCAAATCCGTAGTCAAACTATTCTTGGGCGTACTTTACTGCGTATACACCAACCGGATCATAGACCATTAGTTCCTGATCATCCCCAAGGCTACGTAGCTCATCGGAACTTTCAAGCTTCTTTAAAGTGAGTACGTAGTCGTATGCTAAGTTTTCTTCATGCGTTTTTTGCATAAGAATGGCCTTTAAGATAGGTGTCTTATAACGATCTTCGATATACTTATTGTCTTCTATCTTTTTATATATTTCATAGAAACAGTCTTTAATGCGGTACGTTTTCTTTCTAACACAATCTTTTAAATGGTCAATCACAATGTTTTCAATACGCTTTACCTTGAGAAGGTCATGTTGTGCATCATAATCTTCGTCACCCTTTAAGCTGTTCATCGCCTCTGAACGAATCCTAGCTTTCAAGTCGGTCGCAATAGCTGCGTCGGTTACTCGCATATCGTTAGTCATATCTTCAGTGTTAGTCGAGTACCAAACCTGATAGTCTTCGGAAACAGGAGACACATAGTATACACTACCTAGTGAAGCATAGTTGTATGCAGCAAACGGATTTTTCATAACGAATAGTAAACTTCTTACTTCAATACCATGTTTCTCTTTAGATAGTGCATTAACTTCATTATGGAAAATGGTTGCTGTATCTCTAGGTGCTGGCCTTTTCTTAAGCTTAACTAGCCCCTTGAAATCTTGTCTACTTGCATGATACAGTGGCGTACCAAATTTTTTATAAAATGGTGTGGATTCTATATTAGAAAATTCTGTGCCTATGTCTTCAGTCTTCATGTACATTCCTTGCTTTGTAATATTTATAGTGGTACAATTTAAAAAATTTCTTAGGATTGAAGCGATGGAATATACTAAAGAACGTGAACCTATAGTAGTTGGTAAAGAACCGAGAGAATTGCGCACAACTGCAAAGTATCATGATACTTTTGTAGAATTATGCACAACATTAAATAAATCTAGTGATATGCTTTTTGCCTTAATAAAAGCGGAGCTTGAAAAGAAATATAAAGGCTTAGAAGTTGAAATTGCGTATACTCTCCATCTTCGTGACGGAATAAAATCTGTTGAGAGAATACCATTGTTGGTGCTAAAATTTTACGATACTAAGTATTACAACAAGTTTAAACTCGTAGAAGGTTTAATAGGGAAGGAATAATGGAAGCATCTAAAGTTAGAATTATAGATAACACCATAGAAGGACGTAGAGAAATAACAAAAGATGATTATGCGGCTAGTATACCACCATGCTGTTCCTTTCAATCTATTGAAGAACACGAAGAAATAGGTCTTTGTTGGTCACTACTTTACCGTGTTGAATATAACAAGCCTCTCGCTGGTTTGTGCGATGATTGTACCGAAAACAAAGTTTCACCATATGGCATAAACTCATTTGGGATGTGATATGACACGATTTGAAATGAAAATTGATGTTGACGATCAAGAATATAAAGTTGTTGTCACCGACTTAGTAGATAATAGAAAGTCTAAAGAAAGTGGATTTACAATGAACTTCTATATCATTCCCCGAGTAGATGATAAAGAATCACAAAGAAAAATTAACTCTGAAATAAATAGTATATGCAACAAAGCATTAAAGAATTACGAAAGGTTTAATAAGGAACGATATGAATAAATTAAATATGTTGTGGATAGTAATTCTAATGTGCCTATCTCTATCCGCAAATGCAAAATCAGAAAGTGAATATGCAACTGAACATTGTGCTACTATTAACGGCCAAGTAGAGCATGTTCTAAAAGACTCTACACGTGTTGACTGTCTCACAGATATGGATGCAATTGAGTACGACTTTACTAACAAATGGTATGAATGTGTGACACAGGCTTTATACTACAGAAAAATGACAGGGATGCAAGCTGTATGTGGTCTAATTAAAAAGAACGGAACCTATATAGAAACAGAACATATAAACCGTGCGCTAGACACCATTAAAGAATTTAATATACCTGTTTATATATTTGTGATTGAATAAAAAAGAGGGCAATGCCCTCTTTTATCGTCTTTGTACCTGAACTTCAAGCTTTTCCAATTCAGAAATCACGTAGTCAACTTCTTCCTTGCTTGGCTCCCTTACAAAGAAAGCTACATTAACATCGGTATTTTTCGGCTGGATATCCTTTTGCATAGCTTCATTAAACGCTTCTACCCAAGAAAGTTTTTTCTGACTCATTTTTTACCCTCCACTTTTAATTTCATTATAACATACCACTACCGACACATCAATAAATATTACTATAAAATAAGATTGAGGATTGATAATGAAAATCAGAGATATTTTAAAAGAAGACGAAGAGTCTACTAATGTAGTCTCAGAAGTTGAAAAGCTATCAAAGATACTTCGAGAACATTGCCGAGACGTATATAAAAACTTTTACAGTAAGGATGTGTCACAAAAGTTTAGACACAGCGCATCTAACCTTCCTGAAGGTATATTTAAAGTAGTAAAGAACAAACAAGACAGAAAACCTACAGATACCCCAGAATATTTTCATAATATAATGGACGATGCCTTACAAAAAGAATTAGGTGAAAGATTCAGAAGTAATGCTTTGTTTACGTACTATAAAGACTTTAGTTCTTCTTCATACGTGGTGTTTCCATTCGATGGCTATAAGATAGCAACTTCTGATACGGTTAACGACATGTACATTTTGGTTAGAGACTATTTAAATAGTGGTGAAATTGAAAAAATGTATGTTGATTTCATAGAAGACTATGTTGATTTAAGTGACGATCATGCAAAGGTAAGGGCAGACTTGGTTCCAAACTATGTGTTCAACCTACTACCACGCGAATCGTGGTTAAAGCAAAAAGACTTTCCTAACCTAGACACATTTATAGGTGTATTTGAAACTTCAGCAAAACAAATATTAGGGAACGATGCTAAGTTTCTTGCATCAAAAGAAAAGTATAAGAGCCTATTTGATAAAACACTAAGTATGACAGAAAAATACATTCGTTCTGAAGCCGCAAAATACAAGCTGGTACATGAACATGATGATATTGACATCACTACCGTTAAGTACAATGAACTTATGATTCACGCTGATCGTTTTGTATTGGTTAATACCGCTGACATACTGCGCTACTTGGTAGACAAAGGTCACGACTTTAGTGAGAATGATGTCATTACAATGCTTTACAAAAATGATTTGACTTCATTTAAGTAAGTGTTTATAATTTAATAAACTGTTAGGAGAATTATTATGTTCCGTATCAAACACGCTGCTATTATGGTTGTACTTGTTACTGCTATGCTCACTGGTTGTGGAACCACTGGTCCTATGCCTTATGGTCAATATCATGCTCTGAAGCATATGTGTCAACAACAAGGCATGACACCTCAACCTACGCTGGCATATAAAGACGGTCGAATGTATACCAAAACTCTCGTATGCTATGATGAGTACGGTGCTGCTTTCGATTTCACCAAAGAACAGTAAGGGGGTTCACCAAAGAACAGTAAGAGGGGAATTCCCCTCTTATTTTTTTACCATTTCTAAAAAGTCTTCAAAAGAAATTTGTTTTTCTTCACCAGTCTTTTTATTTCTAATTTTCATTTCAGTATCACCAGTAACACATTTGCCCATTTGTCTACCTAACATATTGATACTAAAGCGATAATTATGATAATTATCAATCAATCTTTTCTGATAGTCAAACGGCTTAAACAAAACCCTACCTTTAGATGTATGCTTTAGATGACCAAAGTGTTCCATGAAATAGTAATGCCCATTTTCATTTGCTGCACTACATTTTCTTAGTTGTTGTATCTGTTCTTTGGTATACTTTTGCTTGGTATTGGCCTTTTTAATTATATTGCCTTCAAGTATCTTTGACATATATTACCTCCATAGTATTGTATTTATTACTCTAAATATATACAACAGTAAGGATATTAAAATGAAGATAAATGAAGTCGTTGACAACAAAGACCGATCTTACCAAGAAACCGAATACTATAACGAATATGGTGCCGGTAAATTGTTTGTTGGAGTACGAACAAATTATGAAGGTATACTAAGCTACGAAGGCTTTCATAAGTACAGACCTAAGTCAAGAAAGCCTGTTGATACATTTATAGTTTTACACAATTTAACGAACCATCTATCAAAGGAAATGATGGATGTTTATATACGTAGTGGAATATTTACATCTAAAGACAAGCAGCAAGCAGACTTGTTTGGTGATACGATATTCCGACTAGTACCAAACGATGGGTATGAAGCTTATTACAATCCTAATGTTCAGGACTTCACAGTGGATACTGAATACAAAAGACAGTCTAGGGCTATTATGTATCACTTAATACAGTATGAGTCTGAAAGCGGTAAGGGTCCACAAATAAAACATATGCAGAATTTTCTTAGATTCTTAGAGAAAAATGCTGACCAGATAGACTATGACAATTTCGTTGAAAGCGTTTATGTATTCTATCTACGATTCGCATCTAATGTAGAAGACGAGGGTGTTATTGGTAACAGTGAAGAAGTAGTTAAAGATGTATTTCAAAAGTATTATGATGATACAATTAACTATATCAAAGGAATGGAAAAAATAGAAGATTTTGAAAGCGTAAAAACGGGATATGAAATAATCATATTCCCGTTTAATGGCTTTTGGTTTATATAAGGATGCTTATGCATCCTTACGCTTGTAAACCGCCAGAGGACGACCACGAGTGGCCTTGCCTGCCTTCTGCACCGGAACACTATCGACCTTCTCGATGACTCCCGCAGCAACCAGAGCGTTCAGGCGGTTACGTACAGTAACCTTGGACTGCTTGGCTACGCGACGTACATCAGCGGCAGTGAATTTACCCTGAGTTTCGCTGACGAATTTCTCAACGGCGCGTTTTGCGCTACGACCGCGCTTGGACAGCGGACGACCTACAGGACGAGTTACTTGTGCTTGAGTAGTAGTTGCGTTAGTCATAATAATCACCTAGTTTAGTGTTTAATTTGTTTCTCAACCTTATGTAACTATTATAGGCGATCTAATTTTAAAAAACAACCCCTTTAATGAAAAAATTTAAAGAATAAATATATTCATCAAAATAGGAGAAATAAAGTATGTCTGGAATAAGAATATACAATGTCGGATTGGACGGAATACGTTTATCAAAAGGAATCACCGTCGAGGAATTTAAAAATTGGATAGTAGGAACCATATCAGGTGGAAACAGTGATTATATGACATCTGTTGTTGAGTCAGATGACGGTGGATATGTTTCTATTGGTTATCAACAAAGCGATACCCTTGGTGCATACGATATATGCATATTTAAATACGACAAAAATTTAAATCTACTAACACAAAAATCCATAGGGGGATCAGCGAATGACTTTGGTTTAAAAATTTGCAAATCAACCGATGGTGGATTTATAGTTGTAGGACAACAGAGTTCGGAGGGAGTTGGTTCAAGTGACGCGTTTATTATTAAATATGATTCAAACCTTAGCTTAATTAATCAAAAAGCGCTAGGTGATACTGGTACAGATATATTCAAATCGGTGATCGCAACACCAGATGGTGGATGTATTGTGGTTGGTTCCCAAACTTCTCAGTCAGAGGGAGGTTATAATGCTTTTATTGTTAAGTACGATTCTAACTTGGTTGTTCAGGCACAAAAATCTCTAGGTGGTACTTCAAATGACCACTTTGAAGATGTTATAGATTCGGGAGACGGTGGATATGTTGCAGTGGGATATCACGCCAGTAACTCTATTGCCTCAGACGATGGATTGATAGTAAAGTTTAATTCGAACCTAGAGCCAATTATAGTGAAAGGGTTTGGATGGACCGGCACTGATAGATTTAGAGGCATAGTAAGAAAAGACAGTGGGGGATTTGTCGTATGTGGTGAACAGAGCAGCCAAGGTCAAGGAGCATATGATGGACTTGTGGTTGAATATGACTCAAACCTTAATGTAACCAAGCAAATTTATGTTGGTGGCTCAGATAGTGATTACTTTAATTCTATAACAAAATCAATAGAAGGCGGTTATGTAGTATCGGGATATTCTTATTCTGGCGCAGTTGGAGCAAACGATTTACTTATTGTTAAATTAGACAACCAATTAAATGTTTTAGAACAAAAGTTTTTAGGTGGTGCGAGTAATGACATTAGTCGATCAATAATAACCACGAGTGATTTGGGTTATATAATTGTAGGTAATGAACGCTCAGTCAATGGGAATTATGATGGCCTTATAACAAAAATACCAAATGACTTCAGTCTTTTAACAGGCACATTAACAAACCACAGTGGTTTGTATTGGGCGACAGCTAATTTATTATCCTCTACTACAACGCTTAATGAAACAACCCCAACGTTAACTGAAACAACGTTAACGCTAACTGAAACTTCAACAACGTTAACAGAATCAACTACTACACTTACTGAAATTAGAAGCGAAAAACAATAAAAAAAGAGGGGATTTTCCCCTCTTTTTTAAATCATCCCTTTTACTTGGTCTGGTGTGCCTACAAGATGCTTTCCATCTTTAAAAACTACCGGGACCATCCTTACTGGTGCTTCGCACTTGTCTAGTAGCTCTTCACGGCTTAGGTCTTTCCCAACCATGTAATACTTATATTCAACGCCCTTTGCCTCAAGATGACGTTTCATTTGATCACACTGTGGGCAATTTTCTTTACCATAAACTTCAATCATTTTTCTTCTCCTATTTTTATTTTTATTTTTATTAGTCGTTTTGAATACCTAGATCAAAACCTTTAAATGTGTCTTTGGATACATCGTTGTTAATGCCACCTACAATGTATTCAGTCTTTTCTTTTTCCTGTGGTGCATCTTGACCACTATCAGCAGAAATCCACGCTTTAACCCATGGTAGAGGATGTGACTTAGGATAATCAAAGTCAACGTCCAATCCAATTGCTCTCATACGCTTATTAGTTAGATAGTCAACGAAGAGCTTTAAAATCTCAGCGTTTAGACCAAGGATAGAACCTTTAGAAAAAAGATAGTCAGCCCAATCTTTTTCTTGCTCACGCACATTGAGCATGATTTGGCGACACTCGTCTTTTTCCTTTTCAGCAATTTTGATAAAGTCTTTATCATCTTCTGGAAGCTTTTTAATAAGCCACTGAGTAAAACCTAGATGTAGGTTCTCATCACGGCAGATCAAACGGATGATATCAGCATTACCAACCATTAAGTCGTTTTCAGCGAATGCCCATGAACACGCAAAGCTTACATAAAAACGCAAACCTTCTAGTGCATTAATGGCATGTAGACACTTCCATAGAGACGCTTTGTGATCATAACTGTTTACCTTCATACCAGCCATTACTTGAGCATTCTTAACAATAAGGTCATCGTAGTAACGGGCAATCTCAGCCGCAGCAAAGTTAATCTCTTTAGAATCCTTCATAGTATCAAAGACTTCACTAGGATCATTGTAGATATTACGAATGATATGTGAATAGCTACGACTATGAATAGAACCTTCAAAATAGTTCCACGTGTTAATAAAAGATTCAACTTCCGGCAATGATACAATAGGAAGCAGTGTTAATGCAGGACCACGACCTTGAATAGAGTCAAGCATAATTTGACGCTTAAGGTTTGACGTAAAAATGTGTTGTCCTGCTTCAGATACTTGTGTTCTGAAGTCACTAGAATCTTTAGTTAGGTCTACTTCTTCTGGAACCCATGAGTAGCCAATATGGGTTTTGTTCATTCGATCAGCTTTAGGATATTTCATAACGTCGAAACGTTGGATATCCACATCTTCATCAAAGAAGATTTTCTGATCCATATGCGATTTTTGTTGTGCTTTGTAAATACTTTTTGTCATTCAACTTACTCCGAATCTATCAATATATTTCCTTTAAATCGTTTTTTCAATCGCCCTCTCTGTAGAGTCAAGGGATTCCTAGAAACGATTTCCCAACCTTGTGCAAGATAGCGATCTACTACCTCACGTTTGGAAATGTTTGAGTACTTACGACGATCATCTATATCACCATCTGGTAAATCATCCAGATAATGAGAATCATCGATATGTTCTATGAACTCAATTTCAGGCAATTCTTTATCACTCATTTGTATACACCTTTATTACAAATAAATTGTGTTGTGTACTTAAAGTACACAACTTTCACAATGATCCTCTTCTAATTCTTGAGACTCTTCAGAGACAATAGTTTTCTCTTCAGGGTCAACCTCTCTGAACTCAGTTACTTCGTCGTTGGTATTAATGTAGTAACGTGTCTTATGTCCTAGAGCATATGAGTACAACATATCGTGCATCAACACACTCATTGGTATCTCATTATTTTCATAATGATTTGGATTATAAGACAGGTTTACACTGATAGCCTGATCAGTAAACTTCTGAATAACAGCTAGAATATCAAGGTATCCTTTGTTACTCTTAATGTCCCAAAGCAACTCATATTTGTTCTTTAGCTTTTGGAAGCTAGGAACAACAATCGGTAGGCGCTTATCACGGTTTTTCTTAACAGTAATAAGATTGCGCACTGGTTCAACACCATTTGTTGCATTCATTACTTGTGAATTAGATTCACTAGGCATCGTTGCAGACAACGTAGCATTACGAACACCATAGACTTTCGCATCTTCCCTAAGCTTATCCCAATCAAGCTCTAGTTCGTTTCCTACTAGTTCGTCTACTTTCTTCTTATAGGTGTCAACAAGCATAACACCTTTCGATCTTTTTGTAAACTGAGAACGAGTACAAGCGCCACGCTCTTTTGCTAGATCGATAGTTGCTTCTTGCATGTAATAAGCCATATGTTCCATCCAGTTATGAACTAATGGAAGTGCATTAGGGTCACTGTAACTAACACCATTCTTAGCTAAGAAGTATGCGAGATTGTTAACACCAATACCAAGAGGTCTAAACTCTTCAGTAGATAGTTTTGCTTGGATCATTGGATAGTCTTGCATAGACAATAGGTTATCCAATGCGCGTACAATTCTACGTAGTGGATGTTTCATAGTCTGTGGTGTACTGAATTCCCCAAGATTGCTGTTCGCTAATGTGCATAGAGCAATACGACCATTTTCATCATCAGTGCTATAGAAAGGACGTGTTGGTAGTGCAATTTCCTGACATAGGTTGGACTGATGTATAGGATCATGTGCACGATCAAATGGCGTGTGACGGTTCATTTCATCAACCACATGAATATAAACACGACCAGTATTTTTACCTTCAGTCAATAGTTTCCTGAACAGTTCAGCAGCAGGCACTTTCTTTTTCATCTTAACATTAACCACTTCGCTTTTTTCATAAAATTCATATAACTCTTTGAATTTCTTAGGGTCTTCGTAGTAAGAGTCATACAATCCGTCGAGGTTAGGTGGTAGTAGTGTAATATCCTGTCCTTTGATCATTCGTTCAAGGAACAATCCAGAAATACCAACGCTGTAATCTAGATGGCGCTCACGAGTTTCTTCAGTACCTTTGTTGTTTTTGAGTACGATTAGGTTCTCAATATCAGTATGCCAAATAGGAAAATGCATAGTTGCCGAACCACCACGTAGACCACCCTGTGAGCATGATTTGACCGCCGCACGTGCAGCCTTAATAAATGGTATTAAGCCTGTATGCTTAATCTCACCGTTTCGTATGGAGCTTCCTTCTGGACGCACACGACCAAGGTTCAGACCTAGACCCGCTTTCTTAGAAATATAACGCATGATACCTACGTTGGTGTGCCCAAGGCTATCGAGGTCATCTGCCGTTTCAATTACAACACAGCTACTATACTGACGTGTTGGGGTACGCGCACCAGCTAATACAGGAGTTGGAAGACCAGTTTTAAATAGACTGATGTCATCATAGAACTCTTTGATAATTTTAAGACGTTGCTTTTTAGTAAAATGTGATTTTACAACATCATTACCATCATAGTCATACATGAACATTGTCATAGAGATAAGCATGTACATAACTTGAGGGCTTTCAAAATGACGACCAGTTGTGCGGTCCTGTGCTAGATACTTGGATACAAGTTGTTGAGTACCAGCATAGCGGAAGTTGTAATCACGATCATGTACGATATAATCACCAAGCTCATTGATTTCTTCTTCGGAAAATTCTTCAATTAGGGTTGGATCATAGAAGCCACGATCAATATTTTTCTTAACAATGTCTAGAAAAGCACATGGGGTGAAATCTTTATAAACTTCTTTACGAATGTTAAAAATTTCGAGACGACCAGCTACTTTATCGTAATTGGGTGTCTCTTCACAAATTAGATCACGCGCTGCACTGATTAGTGTATCGTGAATTTCTGTTGTCTTAATTCCATCATATAAATTCAGATGTGCTTTAAGTTCAATTTCAGATGCTGAAACACCTGTAACGTTTTCAACTGCCCACATCAAAACCTTATGGATTTTCTCATAATCCAACAGTTCACGACTACCGTCGCGCTTGATTACTTCTATATCTTTCATGATTCTCCTTAATATTTTTATTGTTTTTTAGGTAAGAAAATTAAAATGGTATTTTTATTTACCAACATTTAAAAACCATAAACTTATAAGTTTATAATTGGATAAACTATCAAAATCCCTTGTATATCAAGGGTTTACTACTATATATTGTATTTTATTATTTAAAACTATGACTCGATTAAAAATTAAAATGAGTCGGGGTTTGTGATACTTCTGCACCAAGCCATGACACCTTGCTGCAATTCGGTGCGACCAATATTAACCCAACGTTTATCAGTATATTCAAGCTCCATGAGTCGATCATAAATCTCCTGTAGCTCATTACCTTTTGCTTTGATTTCGTTCATAAGGTCAATTTGATCTTGGGAAAGGGTTTTATAACCAGTAATTTTTTCGTGTTGTTGTTTTTCTTCAGACATACATTTTTCTCCATTTTTAAAACAATTTACCGTACATTTTTAATTTGTCAACATCCAATAAATAATATTATATTTGGAGAAAGACAATGGGCGTAAAATCAAACAACGTAAAATTCAATGATATTAAGTTTGGACCAAAACCAAACTCAGGATTGAGGGATGACTTCAACGCTACAACGTTGGATACTAGTGTATGGACAATAACCTCACAGACAGGTTATACAGTAGATTACAACTTTACCGTATCTTCGGGCGAATTGGTAATGCAAAACACAACGTCTAATAATTTATATAATAGTTTTGCTGGTATATACACAAACCAGAAGTTTCCTGTTGGAACTAGAGCTATTGCAAGAGTAAAACATACAACAGGCCAACATGGTACATTTTTAGGATTTGCGAATAATCCAGATAGTATAGCAGGTCATGCAAACACTAATCCTGCGATATCATGGTATGGGAGATCACTTACAGGTGGTAGCGCTTTGGCTGGTGAAACAACAGTAGGTAGTTATAAAGATGAATTAGGTGCTACCGATTATACTCAATATACCGATGTAGATCACCGGAGCTATTACGAATTAGAAATACACCGTGTATCATCATCAGTAGTAGACTTTAAAATTGATGGTGTTTTAAAGCATCAGGTTACTGGCATTACATTTGCAGAAGACTATAGTGTATTTCTTGGAACTGACGCATACTCACCATCTACAGAATTAATAGTTGATTACGTAGAAATAATTTTACCATAAAGAAAAAGGGCCTAACGGCCCTTAATTATTCTTGACAGCTTCCAGAACATTATCTGCAAATGCTGCTACACTATCAAAGTAGTTATATACTTCACTATATCCTGCACTGTGACCACGATCATAAGCTTCACTATAAATCAGCCTAGACAGATCACTATCAGGATCATAACCATGATCTTCACAGCAGTCTTGGTAAAACAGTTCTTCAAGACGACTGGTTTCCTGACCATAGGCTTTACGATATTCCCGGTAAGCTTCTTTGTCATATTTGATAACTACAACATAGTCATCATATACAACACTCGCCTTGCCTTCAGTACGCACCTTGCTGTTTACTGTGTTGCATACTTTCAGCATATCTTCACTAAAAGCGTTAACAAGCTCACTAGCTTTTTCAAAATTTCCGATCTTATCACCTTCGTCACTCATAACAGTGTAACGATAGAAGTCAGATTCTTTCGGATATTTCATGGTGTTTTTGTACTTGGTTTCATCAAAGCTCATAGTAACTCTCCTGTATTGATTTAATACTATTATATACCTTAAAAAATCTAATTGCAACACTTTCTATAAATATTCTTATACAAGGATATTCTATGAAAGTACTACAACTGTTTGAATCTACATTACATATCGAAGAATTATCATCCGAAGAAGAATTACAAGCAGCATGTGATTTGATCAATGATGGTGCGCAACTATCATGGACCCTCACACCTTCAAGGCTGTTAGGTAAGCTAGGAAGCTCTGGTAAGCTTTTTGGGCTTTATGATAGTAATGATATGGTTGGAACTATAGGTTTAAAAGAAACTACCATAGAAGGCATCACAGGGGCTGAAGTTGGGTATCTTTATATCAAACCTGAAGCGAGAAGTTTTAATGCCTATACTCTTCTATATCGTGCAGTACGAGATGTAGCTAATAACTATCAGTTTATCTTTGCAACTACCGTAACATCTAATAAAACTATCAATACCCTGATGAAGCGCAACCAATATGTTACTTTTGGCTTTTCACAAAAATCACCATTCAGTTCAAACATTCTTAACTACTGGATAGCTCATGGAACTAAAATGTCAGTAGATAAAGTAGAACAGCATCTTAGTGATGAGTACTTAAACGAAAACGAAGAAGAACCAGAAGAAGATACTGAGTTTAAAATAATTCTATCAAATGTCCATGAAGCACCTGCGCAATTCCAAAATTACATATATAAACTTGCAGATAAAAGCAACGTATTTGAAATAGGCGAAAGTGTTCTTAAAGGACAAGCTATGATTAAGTTTGGTAGGCGCTCATCTATATCTGAAGTTGGAAATACAATTCATTTCGGTAATGCATATTACAACAAACAATCACAATATAATATGCTTAAAGGCAAAGTTCCTACGGTTCCTACTTATGAAGACAGTGATGATGTACAGGGTCGATTTATAGCAAAACATAAGAGTGGTCAAAGACAGGAAGGTCAACTTATTAATAAGGTTCCTAAAAACCCAGAAGACTATGTATTCCAACCATTATTAGATATAGCGTCTGAGTATAGAGTTGTAGTGTATTACATGAATGGTGATTATCACCTAAGTGGTATCTACAAAAAGATGGGTAGTAATATGTCAATGACATCTATTACTAGTGGTGAAGTATATAATGTTTGTAAGAATATAGCCATTACAGCTATTAAAGAATTAGGTTACGGTGCAAGCGGTGTTGATATAGCAATATCAAAAACGGAAGTGTCTGAGTCACTAGGGGCTTTCGTATCAGGGGTTGGTAAGATTTCAGGTAAAATAACAAGGGGTAAAATTGAAGGCAATGTTTACTTCCTAGAAGCGAACACAATGCCTTCAGTATCCAACCCGATGATCTTACACGATTTAGTTAAAAGTATAAAATCTAATATTAAATAAGTTTTGGGCCAACCATAATAAGGTTCTCCTATATTAAATAACTTTTGGACCTACCATACTTTTCTCACTTTGGGTAAAAGAGACGAAAGAGTCTCATCTTTTCATTATAAATCCCTTTGTATTTAGTCTTAATTAATTCAAGTACTTCGTCATCACTATGATTTTCATAATCTTCAATAATTTCTTTGTATAACTCAGAACACGCCGAAGGCTTTATAATACCATCTTTAGCGTAGTTATATGCAAAGACTGCCATTCGAATACTATGAAACAGTGACTTCATGGAAGAATAACGATCATAATCCTTTTCTACCGTTAACTTTTTCTTTGCTTTAACAAATGAGTTAGAGCATTTTTGTGATATAGAATGACGAACCTTCTGCTTTTCACACAAAGCCATAGACACCAGCATTTCTACCGAATCTTGATGTAGATATGCGTGTGACATTTTAAGATATAGCGGCCTATAGCAAGACCGGTCATTCTGTATATTGTAATCAAGCTCTAGGAGTTCAGAACTATCTAGATAACTGAACACCGTATGCTTAACATCTATTGGATATCCATTGATAGTCCATGTATCGAAAATGTCTTTATTAAAGATGTTATTGAAGATATCAACTAACTGTTCTGATAGTATTACACAAACATCATAATCCTTTGCAAGCTCTGGATGATAAATCATACTTCCATAGTTGAAGGACCAAACAAATTGGGGATAAGATAGAAAATCGTTTACGTCACAATCCGTTTCAGGATCACATATATAACCACTGATAGTATTTGCAACAAATTTAGTAAACGCATCAAGGTCAATAAAATTTTTACTCATACAGTATACTCCACTGATTTAACCACCCCAAGTCTTTCTATTGCAGCCTGACAAATTTCACACGGACAGGCAGGAAGTGGATTGCCTGTTCTTCCTACCCTAGCTACATACATTTTATGTCCCTGACCTTCTTTACATTTAACCATCGCACGAATCTCAGCATGAAGGTATACAGCTTCTTCGTTACCAACAATCTTAGCAAACCGTGCTTGGAGTGGATGCGTTTTTGTGTAACTGTTATGAGCTTCGCTAACAATACGTCCACGCTTGTCAGTAATAACAGCATAGACCCTGACATAGTTTTCATCAAGGTCTATCTCTCTTGCTTTTTCAATTGCGTAATCTAGCATATTCCAAATCCTCTTATGAACATAATACCTGAATTAAAAATATAATTCAAGATCATAAGAGGTCTTTGAAAATACCTACAAACTCTTCATCCGTTACCATCTTAAGATCGTCACGTACACCAATACTAATATTACCAAGACGATATAGCTTAAAAATATTAAGTGATGGAATATCATCAGTGTACATTGTCAATGAGTGACCGACATTACCACCTGATGTTCCGATCATTGCATCATAGCCTTTTTCTTTTAGACCTTTGGATAGTCTTAGAATAACGTCAGCATAATGATCTTTACGTCTATTTGCCTCGGCGGCAGGAACATTTGCTGCTACGCGAACATTGATCTTATATGTCTTATTTTTATTGTAAAGCTTGCCATCAGTACTGATGGTTATTACTTTACTTTGAACCAACTCAGCATACTTCTCAAGGTACTTCAGACTGAGAGTCAAGTATACAAGATCATTTTTCAATAGCTCAGAAAGTTGCAGAGCTTTAAAAGGTGTTAGATTTTCAATAAGAATATTAGACCTATTATGAAGCTGATGATATTTAAGCTCGTCATTGTCTTTGATGAAGTTAACTAAGTGGATAAACTGACCAGCCATTAAACTCGAAAACGATACCACCGCAGTTTGTTTTGTGTCTTCAATGACACCATTGGCGATAAGTTCTTTGACACCTTTCAGGGCAGGGGCAGTTATATTATTAAGATCGACCTTATCATTGAAATCTGATAGGAGTGTGGCACGTCTACCTTCGAATAATACTTTATATTCGTTACTGTTCTCATCAGTAAAGCCATGACTCTTTACAAGTTCATGTGTTGCAGAATCAATTATTTCGTCAAAGTTTCGCATGTTCATTGTCCTGATATATCAATATAGATAGGGGAAGTAGATAACATGAAACAACTGAGTCGCGGCTCCCAGATTCGACACTTTTTATAAGTATTATAGAATATATATTCTATGATAGTGTCTATAAATTTAACCCAATCAGTTGCTTGTTAACATCTAGCTAATAGATATATGTTAGTGTTTAATAATATATTAAATCTAGTATTTTATATATCTAAACCGGATGAAAACTCCATAATATAATAATCTGGAACTTGAATTGCCATGATTATCTACTCGGGAATTACATTCCCTATTAGCGCTAACTGTGTTCAATTATACAGTCTGGGTACTTCCTGTCAAGTACTTTTGTGAATGAATTTCAAAGAATCTTCTAACTACTACAGAGCGTAATAGATTCACGAAGAAGAACATCAAGTTAATCAACAAATCTACGAAGAATGTGGTCTGCACATCATACGCAGGCATTACGAAGAACGACCAAACAATAGTAGCAATGACAAGTCCCAAACCAACGTCTATGAACTTTTCAACAAAACTATGTCTCAACGATTGCTTCTCTTCTATAAATCGAATCCACAGTCTACGTATCAGAAGCCCTCTAATCGTGCTTACAATAAACATGATGATAGATACTTCTATACTCACAATAACAGTTAGAGATAGTGAGAACATAGGATTTATGACAAATATCAGAAACAAGGCCCCAATAAAGAGGCCAAGTGTTGTATTTGTTATTTGTTCAATAAGAGAATACTTCCAAGGTATTTTCACAGAACACCTTTAAGTTTTAACTTATTGACTCCACGTTTGAATTCAATATCTTCTTTGACATTCTTTGCGGTATACCCAATTATGTTTTTATTTTTTTCTCGTTCTATAATTTCAAGACATCTATCTACTTCATGGTACTTGGTGTACAAAGGATATAACACTAGGTTTTTGCTTACCGCATACCAGAATAAATCGGGGGTTAATAGTTCGAACTTATCACAAAATTCAAGACAGTCAATTAGACCATCATCAGTATAGTTGTCTATGTGCGATTCGATATGTCTCTTCACAGAGTTACCAGCCACAATCACATCATTGATGAATCCAGCCTTTGAAAATGGCTGTTTGTAGAACTGATACATGGATGAATCATAAACTAGGTTGTGTGTATGAGTCCCACCTATACTAGTCGTTCCAGTATGTGTATGAACATGACCCATGTTGGTAGTTCCCGTAGTGGTAGTTCCCCAACCAACAGGACCGCCAGTGCTTGTTAAATTCTTTCTTGCAGTTGTGTAGTCATAATCATACGAATAGTCTGTATAATTTGGCATTGATGTATTAACTTTAAAATCATCTTGAGATTGTTTTAGTTTATCCAATATACTAGAGCTTGATAGATAGTCCGATAGACTTGACTTAAAACTTGAAGTATCAATTCCATCATCTTCTATATTTTTGTTATTATTAGCCATATTTCACCTCACTATATTGACAATATCATAAGTTTATTTATTGTCAATAAAAAAGGGACGTATAGCGTCCCTTTTTATATCTAATGCTTGTTATAGATTATTTCTTAACAATTTGCGTCTTCTCACCAGAGCCTGAAAGCTTATAACCTTTATCATCTAAAGTTTTCTTATAACCCTTCATGTATTTCTGTTTTTCAGAAGAACTCATTTCCTTATCATCTTTAACAGTATCACGAGGATCACCAATGTAATTACCTAGACCTGCTTTACAATCGGCCTTCGCAGCTTCACAGCCTTCATCGTATGCCCAATTATCATCAGCTTCTTCAGTAACAGATTCTTTATCAGACTTTTTACCTTGAACAAAATCTAAGGCATCATCATAATAATTCCAATTACTAACTATTTTGTTGCCTTTATATACTTTATATGAATCGGCCCAACCGCCGCCTTTGACTTTTACAATATCAAATCCATTTTCACTATGAACGATTTCTCGCTTACGGTTATTTTCAGCAGATTCATCAAGCTCAATTTCAAATGTCTTACTGTTCCACTTGTAATCACCTTTAGGGTTTAGACCACTTTGTTGCATTACACGCATAACAGTTTTGATTTCTTCCATGTCGTCAGCCTGTAGAACTAGTGGATAATCATAGCCAGTTAGTTGAATAGTTGCAGTGTAGTTAAAGATAACATCGTCCTCTTCTGAACCTAGTTCATCATCAACGTCCATATCCGCGTCTAGATCAGGTGCAATATACTCTTCGTCATCACCCATATACTCATCTTCCAGACCATCACGTGCAATTTCCATATCTAGTTCGCTGTCTAGATCGTAGTCGTCCATGTCTAGTGAGGAATCCATACCCATATCTTCATCACCGGGAAGCTCTTCTTCGTAACGATCTTCTTCAAGGGTTTCTTCCATTTCTTCTTTTGATTCTTCAACTTCTTTTCCGTTTTCTACGCTTTCAAGAAGTTCTCTGTATTTTTTCATACTCATTTTAAATTATCTCCATTTTCGTTCGGCATCTTCAAGTAAATTGTATAGTACTTCATTATATTTATCGATTTGGTTTCTTAACTGCTTTTCTTTGCTATAAAGCATCTTCAGATTAGAAAATGGCTTCTTATTCATTTTGAAAACACCATCTTTTACTTCAATGTGTTTCATATCATTATATTTGAAATAGTCTGATCCGGCTTCGTCTTCTCGTACAGTAACACCTTCAGATTCCATCTGTTGAATAGCAATATGGAATAGCGTCTGTCTATCCTTATCTGATTCATATTCAAAACGGAATACATAAACCTCATTATCTTTTGCAGTTGGTTTCTGTTCTAAATGAATATACGCATAGATGTATTTTAAGTCATGATCAAGTAAATAATCTTTGTCATATAATATAAAAGCATTCGCACCGTTATAATAAACCATGTAATCTTTTTCTTTTTGTGGAACTTTCTTTGGAAGATTCGATTTAAAGTCAACCTTACCACTTAATCCCGACAATATATCATCTACTCTTTCTTTACTTATTTCACCTTTACGAATTAAGTTACTATAGATACCAGAAGCTAAGAATCGTCTTACTTCTCTTTCCCATACCTTAGTAGCGTTGTTAAGTCCAGATGGTGTGAATCCACCAGATTCTTTGTCTGGATACAGTTCAGTGTATATCTTCTGCATTATCGGACCAATACCCTTACCACGGTATTCATCAGCAACCATTACTAGTACAGCGCCCCATTCATCCTGACCCACTGCTACTTTCATATCATCTTCATTAAAAGCTGCTATATCTCCAAACTGATCGTCTGCTTGACGAATTCTTATTTGTTCACCATCTATCGTTATATTCTTAATAGGCTTGGGATACTTATCTATTTGAGACTTCAGGTTAAGACGTTTAAACAAAGGTTCGATATATTTAACGGGTTGAATTTCAAGATCATGGTAATCTGCATTCGTAGCACTTACTGCATCGTCTCGTCTAATCCTCATGGGATCATAATAAAGAACACCATCTTTAGCAAATGCTTCTATATCATCCTTATTATCAGCACTCTTCAGAACTAAGTATAATTCTTTTCCATCTTGCTCATTGGATAGTAAAGTATATCTTTCACCACCAACAATCAGCATTCCGCCTTGGCGGTTAAGCGATAGTGAATAGTCTTGGTTCAATGAATCTATTGTGGTTTTGTATGCATCAGAAGAGTGCATCTTACCTCTAGGATTACGATGAGATATATATTCGGAACGTGTCATCAAGGCGGGTTGAAGCTTTGTTTTGTCGTAGTCATTCGTTGCTTCATTAAGAACTTTATCGATAAGGTCTATATACTGTTTCATGTTTTATATATCCCCTTATACTTGGGATGAGACATTATGGTTTTAACCATATCATTATCTTCTCCATAAATTTCAACAATGTAATCGGCTATCATTACTCCACGTAAATAGCGACTTAACGGTTTCATTTCTCCACTAGGGCCAAACATAAAATCAAACTGATTAACGAATTCAAATTCATCGGGATTTTCATTATGCTTTTCTATGTATTTTTCCCACTCTCTTTTTAAATCATCAAATGATTTCTTCAAAGTGTTGAATACAACAAACTCTTCACGCTCACGCTTTATATCTTTCTGTACGTACCCACCACCTATATGAAAGCCCCAATTATAAGGAACTATCTTAAAATTATGTGACACTTTGTCGCGATCAAGGATATATACCACGCCATTGAAATTTTTAGCAAAAGAAAAATCTCTGGTGGTACTAATTCCTTTTAAAAGCCAATGATCTTCATAATGCTCATCATCTTCTTTACGACGAACACCGTCAGGCCAAACACGTTGGCTGCTTCGGCCTTCTATCTTATCATTAGCGAGTTGATTAACTGCATATTCTATTTTAACAGCATGATATAGAAGGCTGTCGCTAACAGCCTCAGTGATATCTGTAATTCTCACGGCTTACCTTGTAAAAAAGTTGAAATCAATAGAACGCTCTTCCGATTCGTACAAATACCCTTTCAATATTTCATCAAAGGATAGTGATTTCATACGTCCAGATTTTAGCGCATTGATTTTGGCCTCATCATACTCAGATGCGTATTGACCATTAATTCCATCTGTAATAGCTTCAGATACAAAACTCTCAAGCTTAGTAAAAGTGCTTGGGTTGAAATCCCAAACCTGAATACTGTAAAAGTTTTTACGTATACGAATACGTACCCACCCATCTTTAAGCAGTGAAGTCATGAGATTGTCACGTGCGTCACCTTCCTGACCAATTTTTTCACCGTGTTGATCATAGAGGTTATCGATGTCTTCTTTAGTCCATCCGAAAATGTCAGGATTCTGAATAACATCATTGATGTGGTAGTTTCCGCTTTTTACAACACGGACTTTACCTTGTGGAGAAACCCAGAAAGCACCACTAGAGAGCTTAGGTTTTTCACCCTTTTCAGCTTTTCTAGCAGCATATTCTTCTGCCTTCTTCAGAATTTGTTGTATTTTATCAATATCTTCAGCCATAAAAGTATTTTACATTCCTAAGTCTTTTTTAGCGAGGTTGGTAGCTGTACCATACATAACGTTTTCCCAATCATCGCCGTAACGTTTTTTAAAGTAATCTGCTTTTTTCTTCAACTCTAAAACATATTCTTCACGTTTATCTTCGAGTTCTTTGGTCATTTCAGTCTCTTCAAGATCATCATCTTGTTCTTCTAGATTCTGTACAGATTCTAACATAGTTAGGTACTCGTTTAAAGATTCTTGTTCATTTAAACCCGAACTAATGTTGTTAATCATGTTAACCATTCCGACAAAATTTTTATTACTCATAATAGACTACCTCCATAGTTTTAGTTGAAGTCTATATAGTATTTATGTTATAATTAATCATATTGAAATAAAAGGGTGACTGATATGAACATAATCAACGGTATAGGTATCACATTAGGAACTATCGCAGGCGCGTTGTATTTCTTTGCAGCGCTGGCGGAAGGACTTGGGTTCGCAATGGCTATCGCTTATTTTTGTATATTTTTTATCGGAACATGGGTCGGGACGTGGATCGCGATTGGTGTATGTATTGCAGTCGCTACATACTTTCTGGCATTGGCGGCTGTCGCGGTACTTGTGTTTATTGTGGTTGCAGTTGGTATGGTTTTCGGCGTTGTTATGGGAGTTTATTAATAATATTTCTTACTACCTATAAATATAACTATAATAAAAAATAAATTTAAGGAGTTAGGTATGAGTAAGAAATACTATAGCGGTTCTGACATGTATAAGAATCATCGTGATATGATTGCACAGATTCTAGAACAGGCCGAACAAATGGAAGAAGAACACGATCAGGATTGTGATTGTGAACAGTGCATGGAATGTGAAGAACAGGTAGATGAAGACCTAAAAGATTATAAAGATGATTACAGTGATCTTGATGAGTCGGCTGATCATCCTGAAGATTGCCGCTGTAAGATGTGTAAGCCTTCTATATATGAAGGTGAAGGTGAAGAGCTTGACAAGGTTGTGGTTATTATACCACCCGAAAAGCGCGACGAAGTATCTAAAGTTCTTAGTAATAAAGGCATTGATCATTCAATGACACGAGAACACGATCATAATATTGTTTTTACAAAACCTAAAGATCAATCTCTAAAAGAATATTTATCTTCAAAAGGAATCCAATCATTTCCATATGATTATGAATTATATAGTCTAAATGAAGACCTAAGAGATTACAAAGATGATTACAGTGATCTAGATGAATCTGAAGAAATGGAAGAGTCCGATGAAGATTTTGTTGAAAAGGCAAAGAAAGAAATCGAAGACGAATCTGATCTAGCTATCGAAGTTGCAGAAGACAACGGACAAATCTTTGATAACGTTGCTCACATGGATTGGTTTGTACACGCTGTTGCTGACAAACTAAAAGAAGATTCTAAGCTAGATGAGAAAGACATGACTATGGGTCACGTTTCTAGCAAGTATGATCTAAAGAAGCACATCGCTAACAACTTCGATCACTACAAAGATAATATTATGCGTCTTTACCCACAAGACCTTAAAAATACAAAAGAAGTATTCTTAAGATTCCTTAAAGACCAAGAACTTGATAAAGAAAAGCTGAATGAACTCTCAAAGACTTTAGCTAAAAAAATCAGGGAAGTGGGTGATGCTTACGATGAAATGGCACAATTTGTGGACATGGTTATCCAAGTATCTAAATAATGTCAAAAAAGGGAACCTTCTGGTTCCCTTTTTCTTTAATCGTCTTTCTTTTCTTCTGTTTTTATCCCAAGCATTTCACGTTCTTCTTCAAGGCTAACCTTGTTTGAAAGTAGCTTATACTTATCATAATCCCATTCTTCAACGATCTTTTCTAGAAGCTCTGGACCAAAGTTCTTTCTGAACTCTGAATGTTCCACACCTTCCTTATCAACATACTTGTATTTGTTACCTTGTCTTTCAATAACACCAAGCTGTTCAATATATTCAAATAGACCAGAATAACGATCAAGACCACTATCGAAACGAATGTGAATTTTACAGGTTTCGTAAGCCCGACCATAACGAGATTTCATAATCTTGATTGCGGATTTAATACCATGAACATCAGAAGTCTTGTTACCTTCATCATCTTCTTTAAGTTTAAGCTTTTGACTTGCTACTACGATAGACGATGCGAAGATAAACCCATTACCACCACTGATCTTATCGTCAGGATCAAACATATCTTGTGAGGCATAGGTATGGTTAGTACATACAACACCGATGTTTAGATCAGCAATTTGGTTAACTAGGTTACGCACAAGTGCATTTAGCTGCTTAGGCTTACGACCCATATCACCTTTCATGTCACCTTTATTAAATTGGTCAACGTCAGTATCGGTTAATAGCATACCCAATGAATCTATTACAAATAAGAAACATGGACGTTCTTCAGGATCAAGATCAGAATAGTTAGCACGATAGTCTTTGATAAACTCAGACATAATCTTACCAACATCGTTAATCATAGATACTTGGAATCTGAGAATCTTTTCAGGTGATGTATCAATACCAAAGTTCTTAAGCCAATCTTCATCTAGTGCGTTCTCTGAGTCGAATAAAACTGGAATGATGCCCATATCTTGAGCGTGTTTAACCAGCATACCAGAAACAATCAGCGACTTACCAGAGCCAGATGCACCAGCAAACATAGAAACTTTACTCAAAGGAATCCCTTTATGAAAGTCTCCTGAAATTAAATAGTTAAGCATATAGTTACCGGTATCAACCCAAATCTTAGGGTCATTAAAACCATAACTAACGTTCAGCTTCTTAGTTACACTAGAAGCAAATTTTGTCATATCTACAGGTTTTCTCATTATTATTATCCCCAAATAGTTTTGGGGCACTAAGGCCCCAATATTTTAATTCGAATTAGCCTTTGTTCATTTTTGCACGTAGTTGTGCTAGAACATCATCAGTACCACCGGAAGATGCAGCAGGTGCTTCTTCTTTAGGTTCTTGAGCAGGCGCACTCTGTGCTGATTCCTGAGCAGGTGCAGCGGATGGCGTAGGGGTTGGTGTACTAGTTCCAGTACCTACCGCAGCATTACCTAAATCAAGCTTCGTGTTTTTAGGACGATACTTGTTTGCCCACTCTAGGCGATATACAGAATCACCTTCTTTTAGGCTTTCTTCAAACATCGCGTAGATCACGTTTAGGTCTTCCTGAGTTGGCTTACGTGGTAGGAAGCCGCTTAGGTCGAATAGACCAAACTTGTCTACTGAGTCACGCTCTTCGACAGTTAGGGATGATTCACGACGTGCAAAACCAGATGTTGCATAGGATGCATACTGACCATCTTTCTTCTTAGTGATTTTGAAATCAGTACCGTGATCGAAGTTTGTTGGTAGATTTTCCATTTCAGGATCAAGTAGGGATGCCTCAATGATCTTGTGAATAGATTTTGCTACTACGAAACGACGAATTGGGTTTTCTGGACTTTCTTCGTCAATATGACCTTCACGTACAAAACCTTGATAAATGTAGGTCTTTGCAGGCCAGTAGCGACGTGCTAGTTCCTCTTTATCAGTTTTCCACCAAGGACGTGTCTCGGTTAGGATTGGGCACTTATCACCTTCCTTGTACATTTCCACACATGGAACTTCAACTACTACGTTGGATAGTTCTGGATGGCCTTCTACAGAGGCGAATGGAATACGGATCATTTGACGCTCACGCCAGAAGAAGGTATTGTTTTCATCAGCATCTGGTAGAAAACGTACAATAGTGGTTGAATCGTTTGGAGCATTCCAGAACGGATAGATATCGCCACTGGAAGTGGAGCTAGGTGCTTTGTCACCTTGGGATTTTGCAAGTTTTGCGCGGATTTCATCTAAGCTAGACATAAGTTTGTTTCCTTTTTATTATTTTAGTGTGTTAACTTTTATAAGTTTGTTAATGTAATTGTTAATATGATTAAATCATAAAATTGAAATACGTCAATAGACTTTTCTATATTTTTTTATAGAAGTGAATCTAGGTCCACATAGTCTGATTTATTGTATTTCTCTCTTCCCTTTTGTACGAACATTACTGTGTACTCAAGGTCTTCTTGGGTGATCTTCTCGAATTCACCGTTACGAAGATAGTATGCAATATTGCAAATGAAGTTAGATATTTCTAACGACGTACACAACATCGCCATGTCTTGTAGGATATATGCAAATTTGAAGTGGTTGTGGGTGAATTGTCCCACGTTGGAGGGGTGATATTCCTGTTGCTTGCGATTACGCATATAAAAATCGAAGTCGCCATTTTGAATTTGTTCTTTAGCGGTACTCACGGTTTCCCCAACAGGCTTGGTATTAAAAGATTTACGCATTGTGTTACTACTCCTAGTTATATAATAGTGCTAATTTTGGCTAATAATTTGATGTCCTAATTAGTAGGACATCTTTTCAAGTAATTCAACGATCTTATTCAAGTCGTCATATGAACGGCTTTCTAATGTAACCGATCTACCATTTTTGTCAAGCTCTTTCTTTCTTTCCAACAGGTTACTGATCTTTTTATGATCAACTCCCTTAGCAATAGCTGGTAAAAATGGCCTCAACTCGGTACTAAGAATCTCTGCCTTATCCTCATTGATTACCTTAATATTTATACCGTTGTCAACAAACAATATATGGTCATATAACTCATACGTCGATTTATTATTTGTTAACGATTCGTGAACAGCGTTCATCATCTGTTTCAGATTGTAACGCTTCTTCAAAATATCTTTAGAGAAGTCTTTAGGTTCTAATATCTGGTTGTAATTGGAAACTTCAAGATTAACGAAGTACTTTTTTGTCAGTTGTCTTACTAACTGAAGGACTTTCTTAAAGGTACTGGTCTTCATATCTGACTTATGAAGCTCTATTGTATTTCGTTCTTCTTCAAATATAAACATCATATTGGGTTCTTTTACGAATATATACTTGGATTCGTATGGATTTGATATAGCAGTGCCATCCCCATCATAGAGTTTGAACTGGTAACCCAATGAATTCATTATACTTATAATGCCATCTTTGATCTTTTCGTATTTCATATATGTATTCCTACTGTTTATTAATATTTATACTGAGTTGCAATGCAACTCATATCGCGTTGAAGAACGCGATAATCTACATCAGTAAATATTATTGTCTGTATTTCATTCCATTCAATACAGACATGAAATATCATTATCATGATATTTCTTTTATTAAGATATTATATTTCTTTTGTAACTAAAACTCTTACTTTTTCTTTATAAGAAATAATAAAGATTAGGTTAGACTTTTTAAGTTAGACATTGAAACCACTTGACTACATCAGGAAACTGTGGTTATATAGCCAATTATTCGTTAGAGGAAATTATGAGAAAGAACTGGTTAGACATACTCGATCAAGATGAAACGCAGATTGATCAATTCTACAATTACTACATGTCTGAGGTTGAAGATGCCAAGTCAGAGCTAGGCATAGATGGTCATGTAGAAAAGCTAGCACGAATGATGCCAGCTATTACCGATAAGCGCTTCTCCCAATTACAAGAAATCGAAGCCGTTTTGGAAATGTTTAATATAAAACTGAAGTACCTTAAAAGTAAGCATTATAAGCAATACCTAGAACATTACTCACGTGCACTATCCAGCCGTGATGTGGAAAAATATATCGATGGTGAGTCGGATGTTCTTGAAAAACTAATGCTAATCAATAAGGTAGCTATGGTAAGGAATAAATTTGCAAGTATAACTAAAGCATTGGAAGTAAAACACTACCAGATAACTAATATCGTCAAGCTTAAGGCTGCTGGCCTAGACGACGATGATATCCTACGTTAATAAGGAAAATTATGAACAGTTCCTTCTTTGGTTCTTTTGGAAAGAGAACCTTTTGTGATCTATACGAATTAAACGTAAGGTCCGTGCATACCGTCCTTCATATATTTGAAATCATCGAAAGAGAGATTGTAAACCATACGGTTGTCTCCCTGCCAATTGAAGAAGATGTGGAGGATGGTTTCGTACCTAGTTGTTTTAAAAAGATAAAAAACAGTTCTTACATGCTAGGTATATTGACTGATCAGGAAGATAAGGTATTATATGTGGATGGTAGTAACAGTGTTTCGTTACTGGATACCTATAACAACAAAACACTTCCTTACTGTATTGAACGTAATAAAGAATTCGTACATGTAACACTACTTGATAACATTATCAGTTTACGTGTAGGGAAGAAACAAAGAGTCTATGTAGATGAATTTAATTCTATAAGTGAGACTCCAATGTCCGAATACGAAGAATATAAAACAGAAACGGACATGTATATAAACATAATGAATTATAAAAAAGACTAAAGGTTAAATTAATCTTATGAGTAATGCACTTAAAAAATATCACAAAGTATCAAAGCATTTAAGTGATGAAGAACATGTGCTGCTTAGACCGCACATGTTTATTGGTTCAACGTCTAAGGAAAAGTACACTCAGTTTATTATCAATGAGTACCGTGAGATTGAATATATCCCCGGACTACTAAAGTTGGTGAACGAAATAATTGATAACTCAGTAGACGTTGCTATTAAAACTAATTTTAAGTATGGTAATAAAATTGAAATTGACATGACAGAAGACTATGTTCGAGTCAAGGACAATGGTACTGGTATACCGGTTGTTAAAGTACAGGACAGAGACGGTAAAGATGTCTGGAACCCTGTTATGTCTTGGACGTATACAAAAGCTGGTACGAACTTCGATGACAGTATTGAAGATGCGCGTCAGAGCATTGGTATGAATGGTGTTGGCTCTACTGTTGTTAGTATCTTCTCAAAGAAATTTGTAGGTGAAACATGTGACGGTTCAAAGAAACTTATTCTCCATACCAGCGAAAACAATAACTTGGATGATGTTAAAGTTGGACGCAGTAAGAAAAACTACACGCAGGTTTATTTTGAACCAGACTTTACACGCTTTGGTATCAAGAGTTTTGATCAGCAACATATTGATGTTATTAGAGACAGGATTGAAAAGCTTGCTGCTATCTATCCAGAAATCACATTCGTTTTCAATGAAGTAAAGGTTTCCTATAAAGAAACCAGTGACTTCCTAAAACATTTTGAATCAAAGAGTGTATATGAGAAAGATTCTAAGAGTATGGTGGCTTTTCTACCAAACACTTCAGAAGAGTTTCGTTTCATATCAGTTGTGAATGGCCTTAATGTTACTAAAGGTGGTTCTCATATTGATTATATAATGGATACGTTAGCATCTTATCTAAGACCTGCTATCAATAAGAAATATAAAATCGATGTAGTCCCATCACAGATTAAGCAACATCTATTTGTTGTGAACTTTACCAGAGAGTTCCCAAACTTGAAGTTTGATTCACAAACAAAAGAAAGAATTACAAATGACAAAGCTGAAATTGAGGCTGTGTATAAAGACCTCGACTTTGAAAAGCTAGCACAGAAAATCCTCAAGACTGAAGATATCATAATGCCTATTATCGAATTTCAGTTGATGAAAGCTGAACGTGCTGAAAGGAAAAAGCTTCAAGCTGAACAGAAGAAGGCATTGAAAGAGAAAGTAGCTAAGCACATTCCCCCTAAGAGTAAGGATGTTGCTAAAAACGTTCTTTACATCGTAGAGGGTGATAGTGCGAAGGGTAACTTCATGACAGTGCGTGATAGAAACTATCATGGTATCTATCCTCTAAAGGGTAAGTTTGTGAACGTATCCAGAAAAAATAAAATGGATATTCTTCAGCATAATGAATGTAAAGAGTTGATGTCCATTCTAGGGCTAAGGTTAGGTGAGCCAGTACCAGATAGGCTACATCATAACTACGGAAAGATTTATATCACGGCTGATGCTGACGTTGATGGTTACTGTATAACTGCACAGTTGATCAACTTCTTTAAGCTATGGCCTGAACTATTTGAAAGAGGTATTGTTCATATTCTTTACACACCTATTATGGAAATTCGTAAGAGTGGAAAGATCGTGAAATCATTTTATACCTTAAGTGATTATAAAAAATATAAAGTAAAGTCTGGTGAAACTATCAAATACCTCAAGGGTTTAGGCTCTCTCGGAGTCAATCAGTATAAGAAATATCTGATCGAACAGCCTTTGATTGAAGCAGTACAAGATGACGAAAACTGTGATGATATATTGGAAGTGGTATTTGGTGATGATGCGAAATTACGTAAAGAATGGTTGGAGTAATACGGTACTAACATGAGTAGAACAAAAAAGAATGTAGTAAAGATTAGTGATTATATCAATACCCGTTATAGGGATTATTCAATATACACAAATAATGATCGTGCAATTCCTAGTATCATTGATGGATTCAAACCAGTACAAAGAAAAATCATTTATGCCGCGATTAAAGAGTGTTCTAATGATTTTGTAAAGCTATCTGCCCTTGGTGGGGTGCTTGCGAAAGTATCAGCGTACCACCATGGTAACGTTTCTGCGGAGAATGCGATTATTAAAATGGCACAGGATTTCAACCAGAATATTCCATTACTGGATTATGAAGGAACTTTCGGTACACGTCCTGTACCTGATGCTGGTGCAGCACGTTATATCTTTGTAAAGCTAGGTGAGAACTTTGACAAGATATTCAAGGACAATGATATACTCCCTCAGTCTTTGGATAAGGATGATCACCCTGAACCACTATATTACCTACCAATCATTCCAACTGTGCTGTTAAACGGTGCTAAGGGCATGGCAGTAGGATTTGCAGTGAACATTTTACCAAGGTCTATAGTTGATATTACTGAGTCATGTATAAACTATGTTTCCAAAGGAAAGGTACTTGAAGTTATGCCCAACCTTACTCCATTCAAAGGAACGTTTGAAAAGGTAGGCCCAAGTAAGTTTATCTGTAAAGGTGTATTGGAACATGAACGCCTTAACATCTACCGAATCAAAGAGCTTCCTTTGAAGTATGTACATGAAAAATATGTATCTCACTTGGATTCATTAGTAGAGAAAGGCTTAATCAAAAAGTATGTTGATGATACTTCAGACATCTTTGATTTTAAAATATATGCAGCAAGGGGGGTAACTCAGGAACACCTAGAAAAAGAGTTAAAACTTGTGGAGCCTATTACCGAAAACATTAGTTTGATCGAAGACTTTAATCAAACTGGTGAAGATGGTATGGGTAATATAAAAATAAAATCATATGACTGTGTTGAAGATGTTATCAAAACATTCTGTGATTTCAGAATTGGATTCTATAACTATCGTATACAGCATAATCTTAAGAAGCTTAATGAACAGATTCTTTTGAAGAATGCGAAAATTGATTTCATCAATGATGTACTCAACAATAAAATCAATATAAGAAATGTTACGCGTAAGCAACTTCATGACGATATGGTAAAAAAGGGATACGATACTGACTTGGTGACCAAGATCATTTCAATTCCAGTCTATACGATGACTAAGGACAACATTGAAAAGCTCCAACGAGAAGTTACTAGTCATAAAAAAGATATAGATTGGTGGAATAAACAAACTGCTAAGAAGTTGTATCTAAAAGATTTACGCGACCTTTTGAAAGAATATAAATAACTTAAAAGGGTTAACTTATATGTTTATTACAATACTATTTTTAAGCGCATTATCAATAGCTGCTGTTGCAGCTTACTTCTCAATCACAGGCTTGGTGGCGGTATTTTCCGCCAGTGCTATTGCCATTATTGTTATGGGTACTGTGATAGAAGCCGGTAAACTAGTGGCGGTATCTTATGTATATCGTTTTTGGGAACTGATCGGATTCATACAAAAGTCTCTAATGATAATGCTGATAGCTGGCTTGATGGCACTAACATCTATCGGTATATTCGGTTTCCTATCTAAAGCACACTTAGAGAAGGTAGGTCCACAAGAACAGTATGTTATTCAAATAGACAGACTGGAAGAAAAGATTGATATGGAACGTAAGAAAATTGAACGTAATCAATCTGTGCTGGACAACCTTGATCAAGCACTAGACAAGTATATAGAGCTTGGTTTCGTAACACGTGGTCTAGAGCAGCGCGAAGAACAGTCTGAACAGAGAGAGCAAGTTGAAAGTGCTATTGCTACCAGTGAAAATAAGATAGACGAATACCGTAATTCAATATCTGATATCCGAAGTAATATTCAGGACATTGAATTGAAGGTGGGTCCAATTAAATATATTGCAGAGATAATTTATGGTGATGGACCAGAGGCTATTGATAAGGCAGTTAAGATACTTATTATTATTCTTGTATGTATGTTTGATCCACTGGCTATTATGCTATTGATTTGTGCAAACCATGCTCATATGCATAGAAATGATAACCGTGTACGATCTGAGTTTTCTATGTTTGAGAAGAAAAAAGAGACTGTACAAGATCAAGAATTACTGTATGATGATCTAAGTGAAGATGAGAAAGAAATCCATCGTCAGAAAGTAAGAGAGTATATTGATAGCATGAACGAAAGTGAAGATGATGCTGTTAATGAAGACACTCAAAAGAAATATGAGGGAATGGTTGATAGAAATAAAGTTTCTGATGAAGAAGCTGATGATTTGGTCGATCAAATCCCTGAAGATGAAGAATCTAAATCAGTGGAATCCCCATATAAATTGCACAACCTCGATAAGCCCAAACGCGGTGCGTCATCTTGGTTACCTAAATTCAAAAAATAACAAGAGGTACGTATGAAGTGTAAAGTTTGCCCCAATACTGATAAAACAAACGATTTCTTTATAGCAATAGACAATACTGGTAATGAAGTCGTTTGTGGGGATTGTGTCAATAAGATGTATGAACACTATTTAAAACACACTTTGAATAACCAAATTAAGAAAACAAAATCTAGTTCAGAGCCTGACATTCCTTCTACTAAGACATTGGTAGAATATCTTGATCAGTACATCATTCGTCAGGAAACGGCTAAGAAAGATATTGCTATTGCTGTTCGAAATCATTATAAAAGGCTTAGTCTCTCGGTAGAAGAGCAGACCGACCTTGATAAAAGTAATATTCTTCTAATGGGGGAATCAGGAACAGGTAAAACAGCTATCATTCAGCATATAGCAAGGTTTATTAACGTACCTATGGTCGTAGTAGATACAACAAGCATGTCTGCTTCTGGATACACAGGTGATGACGTAGAAAACTGTATCAAAGAGCTTTACGCTAAAGCTGATAAAAACAAAGAACTGGCTGAGAAAGGTATTGTATTCCTTGATGAGATAGATAAAAAGAGAAAATCTAAAGGTGGTGGTTCCACTGCCGATGTTAGTGGTGAAGATGTTCAGAAGTCGTTCCTACGACTACTAGAAGGTAAAGAAGTAAAAGTAGCCAAGAACGTATCCATTGACACTAAAAATATTCTATTCATTGCTGGTGGTGCATTCGTGGGGTTGGAAAAAATAGTTCAACAAAGGATGGAAACAAATGCTATCGGCTTTGGTAGAACCAAGACAACACAAGACGTAGACATGGCAGATGTTTACAAAAATGTTACAACTGATGACTTAGTTGAGTTTGGTATGATTCCTGAGTTGGTTGGTAGATTGCCCATACATACTTATACAAACACGCTAACGCGTAGTGATATCAAGCGTGTAATGACAGAGACAAAGAACAGCGTTGTGAAGCAGTTCGAGACGTTATTTGCTGTTGATGGAGTGAAGTTACAATTTAAACCAGAAGCAGTAGATTTTGTTGCAGACAAAGTAGTTAAAGATAAAATTGGTGTTCGTGGTCTGCGTAAGGTTCTAGAAAAAGAACTAAGAAACATCCAATATGATATTGAAGAGTATCATTCTCGAAACATTAAGACTGTTGTGGTAGGCTATGATTCTAATACTAATAGACTCAAGACTACATTTAGGTACAACAGAAAGAATAAAACAACTAACAATAAATAACTATTCATATTATAAATTAAACAGGAGATTAAATAATAACAATGAGACGATTTAAAGGTGATGCCCATCGAATAAATGGGTTGAAAGTAGAAGTAAGAAATGGTAATGTAGACCGTGCGCTTAAAAAGCTTCGTAAGAAGGTCGATGAAGATGGTCGTATTAAAGACTATGGATTACGTCAAGAATTCCAAAAGCCTTCGATGAAAAAGAAGTTGGACAAAAAACGTGCTATTAAACGTCACGAAAAGCAGCTAAGAGAAGAAGCGAAACGTCTTCGTAATTTTGATTAATCAATTGTTGGGAGTTAAAAATGGCTAAGTCAGAAGTTGTTGAAATGAATGATATCAAGGTTGTAAGCCCTAAGAAGTATAAGGCTATCATCCATAATGATGATACTACATCATTCGAATTTGTAATCTTTGTGTTGACTGAAGTATATCAGAAACCTATGGATGAAGCTGTTGCGCTTACAATGCAAACACATACACAAGGACAGTCTATTGTTAAATACGGTCTGAGGAACTATCTAGAAACCCTTGCAGACCGTGCTATGGAACTGGCAAATCAATACGGTTATACCGAATTTACTATTACAAACGAAATCGAATAAGAGGTTTAAATGCTACAAATTAACACTGGCTTGAAAAAAGGCGACGGTGTAACTGTCGTTCTTGATAACATGAATGAAATTGTTGGGCGCTTTGTGTCTGAAGATGAGAAATCACTAGTTCTCAGTTGTGTGCGTGTGATCGTACCACAAGCCAATGCCCAAGGTGGTGTAGGCATTTCTCTACATCCTATTTCATATTCAAGTGAAGATGCTCAAAAGTGTGAAATGACTTTTTCAAAAGAAAAGATTATCACTCACTTGAAAGCAATGGACAGTATTGATAAAACACTACGTCAGGATGATACTGGTATTGTTGGTGCAGGTTAATGATCAAGTTTTTTAGGAAACTATCGAAGCTAATCAAGCTTGTAGATAAAATAGATATTGAAGAAGATTCAGAACAAATTCGTGTTCTATTTAAAAAGAATCTTCTTATATCAACAGATGAAAATATTCTTTTCACCTCTGGAAAACATATGATAATCAAAACCGGTTCAAAAGAGCCGGGATTATTATTTTTAAATCCTAAAATTGAAAGTACGTCTGATGTTTCGAAAAGTGTGGAAGAATCTGAATTAGATCGTAAACGTCATAAACAACAAATCAATAAAATTGACTATGGAAAAAAGGACTGTGATATTTAATCAGTCCTTTTTTCTGGGTCTTTGTCATGTTCAGGGCAAGGTTCATGTGATGGAAACACTGTATTGATAGACGGAATAGTCGTCTCTACAGGGTCAGAATCACTATGAGGTTGTTCCACATCTATTTTATCATATGTTTGCAAATCTGGAATTGTAACAATATTAGGTTGCGATGGGTCGGCTGATGCTGCTGGTGATGCCGCACCTCCCACGTTTTGTAAAATCATGGAATAGCTCATCGTCATTGTCGCACCCGCAGACATGTTTATATTAGATACTGAATTAACATTAACCTGACTTGCCGCAGTAGAGTTAAAATTATTCCCACTATTTAAATTCATATCAGCACCAGAAGTAATATTTGCCATCGTACCACTGTTGACATTGAACAGGTTTGTTCCAAGATTATATTTGTTGGTAGCAATTACCTGTATATCATCTTGTGATAAAGTATGCTGCCTGCCAACTTTTTCACTTTGAATACCAGCGACGTTTATTGTTTGGTCCATCTTTGTTTTATGAATGAAATTGTAATTTTCCATCTTAGTATTAGCAACACTTTTCATTACTATATTTCTACCAGATTCAAAAATTAAATCATTATCAGCACGTAAGTTGATATCACCTTTACTTCTCATGGCAATACCCTGTTCGCCGTAGATCATGATCTTCCCTTCGTCATCGATTTCTACCCATCCTTTACCAGACTTATTTATCATATAGACCATACCATTAGTATCATCTAGAAGGACTTGAACACCAGACCTTGAACGAAAACGTATCTTTTCATCATCTGCCGTGTCTTCAATAGACCAATAATGTCCTTTAGGACTTAAGAAACCTGAAACTTTGGGAGTAGTTTCAGAACGAACACCATGTTGAGAAAATCCACGCACCTTATCATTTTTTAATCCTTGATTACGAATAGCTTCATAATGTGGCTTATGATAAGGCTTAGCTTGTTCTGGGTCAGTTGTTGCATTTGGGCTTTTTTTATTGTATTCCGCGCTTGGAACAGGATTATCTTTTTGATAGGTATCTCCTACAGGAACATTAGGTATCATATGGTTCATATCTTGGTGGAACAGACAACCAATCCATACACCACGTGATATGTGACCATTAATAAACATCACCAGCACCATAGTATCAATATCTGGCGGGACTGCCCAGAATCCATATGACTTTTGAGTTTGTTCATAAGTATCAGAAGTGTCATTAGTAGATTGCGCCGATGCACCTGCAAACGGAGAACCGTATATCACAGCAATGGTTTCAGTGTCTGAAGAACAAAGCTCTGGAATCCATACGTCTAACCTTCCCATCTTTTGATAATCTGAACTATTCTTTACATAGCCCATGTAAAGTCCATTTAATCGATGGTTTGACGCATCATATTCTCTATCATTTCTCATTGTTGTTCACCACTCTCATCGTCATTTCTTCCATATCTATTTAGGAATGTGCCACCATCCACATCGTTTATTCTAGAGCATTCTAATTTTTGTGTAAATTTTCCAGCATTAAAAGAAGAAGTTACGTTTGTAACGTAATATAATCCTGAAAACATGTAATCGTTACGTATTCCTTTTTCTTGAACTTCGTTAGGAAAACCAGTAACAAATCCTATAACGTTTGATTTTAAATTACTCAAACGCTCACCGCTGTTTTCTTCATAGTTCCCATTAATTGGGGATAACCAGAAAGGATCGCCTTTTATTTCTAAATCTAGTTTTAATGCTGAAAGATAAAGCTTGTTTCTTGTGTTCCTAAGCAAATCGTACATTTCTTGTGATCTTGAACCTGCATCTTCAGGCTTTGCTTCTAAAGGAACAGAACCTTGTGTATCTCTAGCAAATCTATATTGGTATTTAAATCTAGCTAGCTTTTCTATTGAACCAACGTCCACATCATCTACATACATCTGATCACCATTAGAAAGCCTTCCCTTAACGTTTGATGTATTTCTAGTTGGAGTATTTTGCTCTCTGGAAGTGATCATTTCATTTTGTACATTTTGCTTGTTTTCTGGTGTTAAAAAGTTTTCGCCTTTATTTGACGAATCAATGTTTGCTGAGTTTGAAAATAAATTTTCATATCTAGTAAGCTTATTGAAGTATAATTTATTTGTTTCTATATTTGCACTTAATACCTCGGTATTAGTTCCAGTAAAATAGTGTGTGTATACTCTTCTAAATTTTGTGTTTTGATCATCCACTAATTGTTTAAGTGCTTCGTTCGAACTTAATCCTCTATTTCTTATAAGCGCGATTGGTGTGGCTCTTATAACCCATGTTATTTCATATGTATACTCTCCCGCTATTGGGTTATAATTTTTCACATCTATTTTAGGGTCTATTTGAAAACATTTTCCAAATAAATCGTTTGGCTTTTCATCCTTTGACAAGTTTTTTTGAAATTGAGGTGATGATATAAGTACACTTTCTAGAATTTTTGGTATAGATAATTGACTGGAAATAGAATATGATGAACCGGACCCATTTCCGTTATCGGGATTTGCGGATCGATTATATACCATATGTCCTGCTTCACTTGGTGCTGAAAGCTTTAAGCTTTTTAAATCCTCATCTGTTTCAAATTTATGTGTGGTTGTAAGAACATCACCATTCGATTTATCTTTTTTGGCTTCTTCATTCAAGGCACTTTCAAACTTTGTTAGAAATGCCCCAAATGTATCACACGCATCAATTGTCATAGCTCCCAATGTCGAGTTGTATGCTTGTCTATTAGAATTAAATAGCACAGCGGCATCAATAGAATATCGGCTACCACCACCATCAATTTCAGTGTTTACATTTGTAATCTGAATAGGTATAGAAATAGTTTGTGCAGTCTGTTCACGTCCAGTAGTACCATTCCAACCTTTAAATTGTATTTCAAAGATTAGGAACGGTGATGAAAAAAACCCTTCCCAACCACACATAGTACCAGCGGCAACCATAGATTCGATAAAAGTAAAACCTTTAGGCTGTGTGATTTTGAATCCCAAGTTAGTAATATAGGTGGCATCTGTAGTAGATGGTCTAGAAGTTATAGATACATCATCAATCTTTAAGTTAGTAACACCCGTTTCAGCAATTATAGCCCTTGGTGAGTTTTTAACTGCTTCACTTTTATGAATAAGATTAAAGTCGATAGAATTTTTAGAAATCGCATTATAAGCATCTTTACTAATTGCGTATAATTTAAAATTATATGTATACGATGAGTACCTATTTAATATGTTTCCACTGGTTGGATTCAAATTGTATTCGGCCATTATAGTCCTCTTATAGCTCGTTTGCTTGGAAGACGTATTTCCTTACCTTCCGTAAAATCAAAGATTGGGTCTTCTAATACGTCCATATTTCTTAATATGAAAACATACCAATATCCACTATCACCATATAAATCTCTCGCAAGTTTATCTGGTCTATATTGGTATTTTAATTCGATGGTGTAATATTTATCATCTGGATTTGCCGGTATTTCTGGCTTCTCAAGAATATCCAAATAATAGTCTTTTACATTTGTTAAAAAATATGGTGAAGATTCTGCACTCATAGGTAACCCTTCTTAATCAAGCTTCCGTTTGCAAAGCTGTTTAGACTAAATTCTCTTTTAATGTTAGATGGTGTAGGCATATATGTTAGTATAACGTTAATATCTACTACAAGTGGTACTTGAGTATTGAAGCTAGTTTGTACGTAGTCAACGTTTTCCTGTAAGCTGATTGTGTAGTTCCTTACAGCAACCGGAACATCCTTAAACATATATTCACCATATGCTGAAAAATTCATTATACGTGGTGGTAGACCTGCATCTGGATCATTCTGACCATAATTCATCTTAGTAAATGTTCTGAAGAACTGCATTACTGCTAGCGTGTAATCGGCCTTCTCTCTTGTTTCTGAGGTTAAACGTGCCGCCGTGATCTGGAAGTCACTAATAGAAGATTTCTGGTATGCGTTGATTTCATAGTTAGAGTGTGCAAGTTCGTAGGCAGTATATGAAGATGTATATACAACTGAAATGGAGGGCGTGTTTTCAAATACCACACCACCTTCTGAAACCAGTGGGTACATAATATTTCCGGGTGACCCTAATAAATTATATGAATTGTCACCGTCAGTTTCTATTGGATTTTGTAGAATCAACTTACACTTATCAATTTGTTTTGATGATCTTACATTACCTTGTTTGTTTGCTATAGACATACGTTATCCTTTTAACTTATATATCTATTTATATTTCCTATTATCTGCCTATGAATCTTGACAAATTAACTAATAAGTTTATACTTAAAAAGAAATGATAGAACAACTTTAACATCCAGACAAGTTGATTTAGGATCACAACGATATTATATAAAATAAAAGATAATAAAAACAATAAAATAGGAAAATTTATGACCGTTAAGAAACAAGTTAAGCAAAAATACCTTAGAAATAGAGACTTGATGAATAACATTCATCTGTCTAAAGCCTCGTATACGTGGTACATCGATGGTAATTGGAAAACAACCAATTATCGTGATTACGATATCATTGTTTGTGACGAAGAAATGTATGAGCAATGTAAAGCACAAATGATGCTACAAGCAATCAACAGAAAACGTCTGAAAAACAATGAGAAGCGTACATCAGTACTTAATGATACTGACATAGATCGTTTCCTAGAAAGAGAAGACTATGACCTTATAGAAGATAAGCTAGTACTATTTCAAGGTGAAATAGATAGCAAAATTCTACGACTTGCGAAAATTGGACATATCAATAGAAAGCTTTACGAAGATGGAAAGAAGCGTATTACTGATATGCCAGAAGAAGAAATTGAGAAGGTCAATGACGAAGACGTAGTTATACGCGTATTCTCTTATGAGCATATTCCAGATAATACTGACAAAAATACTAAAAAGACTAATAAGTTTGCTGATACCAAAGAGAAGGTGAACTTCCCTCCCTATAAGCACTATGCGTTAGTTGATGGTGAAACTACATGTGTAGCTATCAGTCACTTTGATGGCGAAAAGTTTAACACCACTCATGGACAAATCAATGAACCACTGGCTATCGGTTTTATCAAACTATGTAATAAGATCGCGCAAAATTATAATTGGCGTGGGTACACATACACCGACGATATGGTTGGGAATGCATTAACACAGTTAACCAGTATGGGGTTACAATTTAATGAAATGTTTTCAAGTAATCCATTCTCATACTATACTTCCACCGTCAACAATTCATTCACTGTTATTTTCAATGAAGAACATGCGGTTCAACAACATAGAGATAAAGTGTTACAGGAAAACAATTACGATCCTAGTTATACAGAACAGTTAAAGAATGATATGTCACGTACCGAATATTGGGATAAAGCACTTGGTGTTAACAATATGGAAGGTGGTGAAGTTAGACATCTTAAATCGACAGATATCAGTGAGGAAGATTTGGAACGACTTGAACAGGCGTTTGACGATGAGGAAGTTGAAGAAGAATACGGAGAGTCTTACGACGAAGATAGATTATAAAAAAGAGGGCTTAAAGCCCTCTTTTTAAATTACTGATTCCTGAATCTTTTCTTTCATTTCTGAGATTTCTTCAGGCATTGCTACAACACCTTCTTTTTCTTCCCATTCATCAGGAGTACCATTAGAGTTCACATAATCGTAAACTGCCTTAGTACATGGTTTTACTTCAAAAGAATTTTTCCAGTTTTCATCTGTTGTATCGGCCCACTCTTCGGCATCTTTCCATGCTTCATCTTCAGTACGTCCAACACCAAAGATAGCAAACTTAGGCTGGATAATGCAGTAGTGATCACCTTTCACAGATTCTTCTACTATAATTTCTTCATAAAGATTGTTTACGTACCCTTTAAGTTTCTCATTATGCTTCGATACTTTAGGTAGATACTTTGAGAAAACACGTGTTAGTGAATTGACGTATTTTGAAACTTTGTCAAAAGCTTCTGCCATTTGCTCGATAGATTCAACTAAGCTTTCATCAACATTTTTAACACTAGTGCGTGGCTTAACATCAACTTTACTAATGTCAGTGTTGACCTTCATGATGTTTTCAATAATATCAACGTATTCAGGAACAGTTTCAGAAAGCTCTTTAATGAAACCTTCTAGTGCTTTCTTATTGTTTGTACGCTCACCTTCTGCACATACTGCAACTACATAATCTCCAACTTCAAGGAACTTGTGTAGAATAGATTCTTGTACATCAAAAAGATTAGTGGCTTCTTCTTTGATGGTCTGAGACATTTCAGATTTCACACTAGTCGCAGTTTGAGCAATATCATTTGCTACGATGTACTCATTTAAAAGTTCTTGAAGATGTTCGTTTTCAACCCCTTCATTCATACATGCAGAAACTTCATTTTTCTTTTCTTTTAATACTTCGATCAGATTTGATCTTTCTTTTTGATCTTCCATTGTGTGTACCCTTGATTTGTTTTTCTTTTTATGTTTCTTCCATAAGTCTGCATCTGCGGTATAACGTGTCTTACCACCCGTTGCAAACGAGTTAATTCGTGCCAGTGCCCATTGATGGGGCGTGGTTCCCGGTCTGTGACCAGATTTCCATGCCGCCATACCACGGTTATAGACCTGTTTTAGTATCCCGTATGCAATACCGGTTTCTTCAGACTTATTCTTAATAGCCCTTTCTGAACTACTGTCTTCACTTAGTTCACTTTCACCATACATGTCTTGATATTTATTGGTATGCTTTGAAGGTTTGGTTTCAGCATCCTTATCTCCCGGTGCTGGTTTATATGCATCGTCATCACCATCATCCATATCAGCATGTTTATCAAAGTGCTTTTCACGCTTTTGTTTGGTTTCTGAATCTAAACCCTTATAATATTTCTTTGATTCTGTGAGTGCATACAAACTGTCTACTATTTCGAACGCAGTAACTTTTTGATTCTTTATAAATCTATAAAGATGGCGCTTTAGTGCATCACCTAACTTTGACATTAGCTTGCCGATTACACCAGAACCTACCGATTCATTATAGTTGCCATCAATTATATTTCTATAATATTCTTCTTCGTCTCTCTTAAACACGTATAGACGTGGGGATGTGGGGCTTTTGTTCAGTTCTAAATGTTTCTTGTATATGTCGTCAATGACATCAGTAAGCTTAGGTAGCGCTTCTTTAACATCAGCCAACACCTTTTCTGTATCATAATTTGTATATGAACGTTGAGAATCTTTTCCTACTTTAACAAGTAGACCACCGACCTGTAAAGACTTAGCAATGGTCTGGTCAGATGCATTGAAATAACCTTTTACAGTTTTTATGATGCTTTCGTCAATACCGGACTTAACGCTTTCAGCGCGTTTGGCTAATGCAGAAGCTTGGTAGTAAAGTTCAGCCGCTTCTTCAAAGTCTTTGCTTAGATTAGCATCTGTTATGACTTTACGTACTTCGTCTTCGTTTTTCTTTATAATTTTTGTAATGTTCATTCTACATCCTTTATATGATCTTCATGTAGACTGATGATATCTTGGATCAAGCTAGCCACTTCAATTCTCAATAGCATTACTGATGAGTTTGAAACGTATGATGAGTACACTAACTCATGAAGTAACGCTTTTACTTTTAATTTTTCTTTATGTGAAAACAACCTGTTTTTACCAGCATCGTGATTGATGATACTAGACAGATTCTTTATCTTGCTATCAATACTTGGTGACGATTGATTTTTCAAATCGTTTTTAAGAAGGCCATAAGCCTTCTTAATCTTAGAAATCTCGACTTCTACGAAACCTATCATAAATTTTATCCTATGTTATAGATATATTTATTGTTAACTAGGTTTCTTTTCGTCTTCAGAATCTTCTAAATCCTCGTTAGATGAGAATCTTTTCAAAAAGTTCTTCTCAAGATTTAGACTCACATCACCAGATGTAATAAACAAACCTAGAACAACTGACGCGATACCAGAATATATGCTTACAAATGTTGCTTGTGCATTGGATAGAACTTCAACACTCATTGCCCATATGAATACATCATACCAGAAGAATAAGTAGAACAGCGTAAAGACTAATGGGAATAACCGGAACTTATCGATTATATATCCTACCTTGTCTATATACATAACCATCTTGTTTGCATATTTGATATCTTCATAGTCATCATATAGATTCCTACCCGTATCGACGTAAAACTTAGTCAGTATGGACGCTATAGCAGCCAGTGAGGATAGTATAGCGGATTGTGCACCTGATATATCAGGTAATCCATAAACCCATTGTATGGCTTGATAGAGCGCAATCATGTATCCGACCATAAAAAGTCTTGACACAACGCGAAGTCGCTCTAATATAAACTTAAGGTTTGTCACTATTACTAGTGATTTGTCATTTTCAAGAATCATAATTTATCTCCCTTTTTGGATATTTATTGATCGAACGACATTTTTGTTCTTGACAGATTTCATAAGTGTGGTTGAATAGACCCATCATTGTTAATAACGTAGAAGGAGAAAAACAATGCTAGATAATCTTAACCCAGATCAAGTACGTAAGCTCGATTCCCTAGTAAGCGAAGGTGTTCGCATTCATGAGAAAATCAAACTAGAGCGCGATGGCCTCAACGAAGCTATCAAAGCACTAGCTGAAGAGTTTGACGTTAAACCAAAAGTAATTCGCAAGGTAATCACCATTGCTAAGAACATGAACTACGCAGACGAAGAAGAAGAGTTTGAAGCAGTTTCTGAAGCTCTACGCAAGATTGGCCGTACTGCATAATCGAACTTGGTGATTAATAAATAAGGCTCCTAAGAGCCTTATTTAATTTATGGAGGTATAAAATTTAATGTCATATGTAAGCGCATTCACAGACGATGATGAAATTGTAATCATTGAACGTGTGGATGGTGAAAGAATTATAAAAAGAGACAACATAGAATATGTGTTCTATACGCTCGATCAATATGGTGATTATACAACCATATTTGGAGACAAGTGTAGTAAACACGTATATGATAACCGCAAAGAATTTTACGCAGCAATGCGCCAATATCCTAGTGATGTTATTTATGAGCATGACGTAAACCCTATTTTTAGATACCTAAGTAAAAACTATGAGTTTGATGCAGTCCCTAATATTAACACTGCGTTCTACGATATTGAGGTTGCGTTCCACGAAGATACGCGTTATTCAAATCCAGACGATGCAGAAAATGAAGTTATATCAGTAGCCGTATATCAGAACTGGTCTAACATCATGTACATGATTGCACTACCACCACCCACTATGACCATGAGTGAGTGCGAGGCTATCTGCTCAAAAATCGAAGAAGAAGACAGCGAGTACGAAGTAAAATGTGTCATGGTTAATAGTGAAGCAGAGTTATTGAAGTGCTTTTTACTATTAATTGAAGACAGTGATGTCATATCTGGTTGGAACTCAGAGTCATACGACTTCAAGTATCTATATAACCGTATATCTAAAGTGATCGGTCAGCACTACTTACGCGAAATGTGTGTTGGTGGTAAAAAGCCTTCCTCAAAGACATTGATGAATCCAAAGACTAAGCAATTCGAGGAAGTGTTCTCGCCTATTGGTCGTGTTCATCTGGATTACATGAATCTGTACAAAAAATATACATATATTGAATTACCAACTTATAAGTTGGACCATGTTGCATATATTGAACTTGATGAGAGAAAGGTTGAATATCCCGGTACACTAGATCAGTTATACAAGCAAGACTTTGAAAAGTTTGTTCGATACAACATTAAAGATACCTATCTTGTAAAGCGTATTGATGATGAAAAGAAATTCATTGATCTAACCAATCTACTAGCACACAACAACGGTGTTCTATTAGAAACTACGTTAGGAACTGTAGGTATTACTGAACAGGCCATTATTAACCAAGGACATTACTTTAGTGAAGAAGAGCTTATCTTCCCATCTAAGCCAAAGAAAGATGAAAATGAATCTGGCGCGGCTGGTGCATTCGTATCTCCACCTAAAGTGGGTATAAGAAAGCTCGTAGCAGGTAACGATATCAACTCACTATATCCAAGTACGATTCGTGCATTGAACATGAGTCCTGAAACACTTATAGGACACATCAATAGCGATGAGACTGAAAATCATATTATTGAAAAGGTGAACAGTGGTGAAGCAGAATCATTTGCTGAAGCATGGCAACCATTCTTCAATACTTTTGAGTTTGATAGAGTATATAACGGTACTGATGAGGATGTTACATTTGAGTTTAATCGTTCAGATGAAAAGATAACAGCACCTGCCTATAAAATTAAAGAAATGATCTACGATGATGAGAAGTTTAGTATAAGTGCTAATGGAACTGTCTTTAGTAGAGAAAAGAAAGGTGTTATCCCGGCACTGCTTGAACGTTGGTATTCTGAACGTAAGAAGATGCAAGCAGAAGCTGAGAAGTGGGAAAACCTTATGGTTAACGAAACTGATCCTGAGAAGAAAGCTGAAGCTACCAAAAACTATAAGTATTGGGATCAACGCCAGATGGCTAAGAAGATTAACCTGAACGCATTGTATGGTGCACTTCTAAACCAACATTGTAGATTCTACGATAAGCGTATTGGTCAGTCTACTACGTTAACTGGTAGAAGTATCACAAGGCATATGAGTTCACATATTAATGAGCAAGTATGTGGTGATTACAACCATCTTGGTGATACTATCGTATACGGTGATACCGATAGTAGTTATTTCTCAGTGTATGAAGCATATATGGCTTCTGGTGATTCCGAGAAAAAAGCTATGGCTAATGCTATGTTTGAGGATCGTGACTTAGCAGTAGAAATTTATAATGCTATTTCTGATAAAACAAACAGTAGTTTCCCATCATTTATGGATCAACGCTTTAACACTGGAATTGAGAATGGTTCTATTATAAAAGCTGGACGTGAAAACCTTGCAAGCTACTCACTGTTTATCAAGAAAAAGCGTTATGCCATGAATCTATTTGATAAAGACGGTATTCGTCTTGATAAGAATGGAAAGAATGGTAAGCTTAAGATCATGGGTCTACAGATCAAGCGTTCTGATACACCAAAGATGATCCAAGATTGTCTTAAAGAAGGCATGGATATGTTGTTGAATGGTACGTCAGAAGATGAGGTTGTCAACTATTTTACTAAGTTTAAAGACGATCTTGCTAATAAAGAACCATGGGTATTAGGTAGACCAAGTGGTGCGAATGCGGTTTCACATTACACTGATCTACATTACAAATATCAAAATGGTCAGATTGATAAGAAACCAGCTATTCCGGGTGCTATATCGGGAGCAATCGCATGGAATGAGCAACTTGATATTCATAATGAGCAACATATTGAACGCATTGGCAATCAATCTAAGGTAGTAACTTGTAAGCTAAAGACAAATGATTTTGGATACAAGAACATATCTTATTTGACAGACCAAACAAAGTTTCCAGAATGGTTCAAAGCAATGCCATTTGATTCGGAAACAATGCTTGAAACAATCTACTACAAGCCAATTATTACTATATTTGGTGTTCTAGGTTGGGATGTGAACCTTATTCGTAAAGGTACTAAGTTCACTAATACGTTCATTATGGACGATGACGAAGATGAATTCTTTTAACTATTGACGCTATAACGATCAGTGGTAAACTGGTCATATATTGAAATTATGAGGTAAAAAATATGCAAAGTGTTCTTAAAGATGTTATTCGATACACCCACGATCTGGGTGAATTTGAAGCATTTAAAATGATTGTAGATAAAGATGGTAATGGTAAAGTGAAGTCATCTTCAAAAGACCTAAGTATTATCATGAATGCCACTCTAAAGAATCCAATTCCTGAACTATTCAATCAGCAATTGGATGATGATAAGAAAACCACTGTTGGTTTTTCTCGTCTAAACGTACTTTCTGGTTATGTTAATTCACCTGTCTTTAACGAAGAAGGTGGCAGTAGCCTTAAGGTAACCTACAAAGAAGCTAGTGGGTCGCCCAATGAAATTCAGTTTGCTTCTGATAAGGGACATAAATGTACTTATCGTTTCATGAACCCTGAAGCAGTAAAGCAAAAAGTTAAATCTTTCCGTTTGGCAAGCGGAACTGAAATGGAATACGACATCAGTTTCCAACCATCTGAACAGTTTCTAAAAGACTTTCAGTCTTTTGCTTCGATCCTAGCTAAGTTTAGTAATGAATTTAGTTTTTCGATTGATGAAGGTGTTCTTTACATGAACCTTGGTGATGATGACACAGCACGTTTCCCTGTGTGCGAAACAGACTGCGAGAACATCAGCCCTGTAAATACATGGCCGATCAAGCAAGTACTATCGATCTTGAAACAAGCGCCAAGTATTGAAAATGTTACTTTTAATATCTCTGATGAGCTATCCATGATTAATATCAATCTTGATACTGATCATGCAGTATACTCATTCCAGCTAAGTAGCATTTAATATAGGGGGATAACACCCCCTTTGATATAGGAGAACAAAATGTTTGAAGGATTTAAGCTTAAAAAAGCTAAGAAAAATATGACCAGCTACATCGATAAGATGGCTTATCGCAAAGCATTTGAATTAATGCTTGAGAAGGTTGTGTTCTTTGGTCAGGATAAAGCACCGCTTATCGAAATGCATGAAAGCTCAGTTACACATCTTATGATGGCTTGCGGTATGCCTGAGAATTTTGCCAAGCGTTATCAAGCAGAGTATGAGTTTGCTAAAGCAACCAGTGCAAAGGGTGAACGTTCTGGACAAACACAGCTTGAAAAACACAAAGCCTTTATGCAGGCTAAAAAGGACTGTGGAGAGATTGACGAATACACAATGGTTCGTGAAAACCTTTTGTTTGAAAGGACACAGTATGGATTTAGAAGTGACAAATCCATTGAGTTTGATATCAAGCTAAAAACAAACGAGTTGAATCATCTGGAAGCCATTATGCCTGACACTTCAAAAGAAGAACGTGAAGATGCAGAGTTCAGACTACGTAAAGAAATAATTGAGCTAAGGTACAAGAAAGGCGAAATTGGCTTTCTTGATTATGAAAAATCACTGTACTCACTAGAAGGCAGAAAGTGGTTTAATTATCAAATTAAAATTGATGAGTCTGAAAATAGACCTGAAGCATTTGAACTACAAGTAGATTTTAATGATGAATTCGTTAACTGGCTTGTTGATTTTGGTGTAACCCTAGATGGTACTGAACACGAAGATGTTGATCCTGATTCAGAAGAATACTCGGAGCTACTGGTTGAAAAATGGGCAAAAGGTGCATTGATGTCACTAGCCGCAACCATGTTAGTTGACGATGGTGGTGACACGTTTCGCTCCGTGGTGGCTTCCGAACCCGAGGGAACTATAGTTCAACATCTAGAAATTGATAGAGATAATCTGGAAGAGTACTATGGTGATGAACTAACACCAGAACAAATACAAGACATTGCGAATAAAACACGAAACCGTAGAATGTACAAATGAGTAAAACAAATATACTAATCGACTTCAATAATTTGTTTCATAGAATGAAGCACCAGACGATCAAAGGGGCTTCGGATGATGAAAGAATCGGAATGGTCATGCATCAAATCCTAGTAGGTATGCGTTCTGCTTGGAAAAAATTTGATGCTGATCGTTGTATTCTTGCACTAGAGGGAAAAAGTTGGCGTAAGCACGTGTATCCAGATTATAAAATGAACCGCGTTGCACAGCGTTTAAAGCGAAAGCCTTCTGAAATCGAACTGGATGAAGAGTTTCAAAAAGCAGCTAATGATTTCATTGAGTACATTGACTTGTATACGAATGTTCCTGCTATATCTTCACCGAATGCAGAAGCGGATGATGTGATTGCAACATTCATTCTTGATAGACCTGATGAACAACACATCATTGTATCTTCTGACAGTGATTTCCATCAACTTATCACGCACAATGTGAGAATGTATGATGCAATGAAAGGGCATATCATTACTATTGAAGGTATTTTTGATGACCGTATGCGTCCTGTCATGGATAGTAAGACTAAAAAGCAAAAGGAAATTGGTGATCCTGAGTGGATTCTATTTAAAAAATGTATCAGGGGTGATTCGTCAGACAACATTTCTTCCGCATACCCTAGACTTAGAGAAAAAAGTACTAAAAACAAAGTAGGTATGATCGACTGCTTTGAAGATCGTAAATCTAAAGGGTTTGAATGGAATACCGTCATGCTCCATGAATGGGAAGATCATAAAGGACAGAACCATAAGGTCAAGGATGTCTATGAGCTTAACCGTCTATTAATAGACCTTAAGATGATTCCAGATTTTATTATGGATGAAGTTCGAGAATCTATTAATGGCGCAACGGAAAAGCGTATACCTAACTCGGATATGGGTTTCAAGTTTATGAAATTCTGTTCAAAATACGATCTTGTGAACATCGGCAATAATCCCGCTCTATATCTTGAGTTCTTGGGGAAGATATATGAGTAGAATTACTGACCTAAAAAAGAAGCTCTCGGCCATGAAAATCAAAGGGTCGAGGGCAATAACGCTAGATATTGACTATATTTCTGATTTAATTTCTGAGATAGATGAATTAGAAAGTGCAGGAAATCAAGGTGTTAGTGAGAGAGAGGAAAAAATTTCTTCAAAAAATGAAAAAATAGTTCTACATGGCGGAAAATTTAAATAAATATAATTAACAATACATATAATTACAATAATAAAAAACGGATAAATCGATGTCTAGACCAAAGCCTACAGTACTATTAGAGCATGTTAACCCTAAAGATGGTAAGTGTGAACAGATTATAGAGGGTGCTGAACTATATGCGGTGGTATATAGAGGTAAGCCTATCAACATAAAAAGCTTTAACAAACTACAAGACAAGTGCCCTGCCTATAAGAAGACTGCATTTACTAGCAAAGCACATGCAGACAATCTAGCATCCCGCCTCAACAAGCTGTTTGATACGGATGAATTCACAGTAAAAGTTTATGATTAAGCAAGAAATCGTAGACGCCATCAACGAAAAGTTTGACGACGACTTTGAAATAATTGACATTTTCCACAATATCACGCCTTCTGATGGTAAGTTAAGGTTCTGTGGCTATCGTCATCTTTCAAAGATGTACGAGTTTTATGAGGTCGAATTTAAATTTAGTAAGAGAGTTTTGGATTATTTGGCTTTACATAAGCGAATAAAGGGCCTATACTACTTAACGAACACTAAAGATAAAGACCGAGTGAGATTGTTCACCACGGATAAAGCTTTAGTAAATCGTATAAAGTTATACGGTGAAGACTTTACAAAGGTCGCCAACTCCTACAAACGATAGCAGAAAAAGTTTTCAAAAGGGTGTTGACAGATCGAAGAGTTAAGCCTTATAATGGTTCACACAAATCGCAAATCAAATTGTAAACAGGAGCAATATTATGGCTAAGAAAGACAACAATTACACTCATCCGGTTGTTACTACTGTACAACTAAAGGAAGACATCATTCACGCCATCGATACCATGCCTAAAATGGGTCGTCGTCCGCAGCCTATGATGATCTGGGGCCAGCCGGGTGTAGGTAAGTCGGAAGTTATTCGCCAAGTTGGTGATGAGCTTGACCGTCCCGTTATCGACATTCGTCTACTTCTGAAAGACCCTACTGATCTTTCTGGTATTCCGTACTACAACGAAGAACACAAGCGTATGCTTTACGCGGCTCCTGATGAACTGCCGCCTTCCAAGCAAGAGCTTAGCGCGTACCTTCGTGCAATCGGCGGTGATAACGTCGTTAGTCCTTCCGAGCAAGAGCCTGACGTATATCAGATCAACTCTGTAATGCGTAAGGTGCAGGCTGACGAAGACCTTGACGATACTGAAAAGTCCTACCTGATGCATCTGGTTATTCAGGGTAAGGCAATCGTACTGCTTGACGAGCTTTCAAGTGCTACTCCTGCCGTACAGGCGGCTGCACTACAGCTTGTACTTGAGCGCCGTATCGGTACTTACGAGCTTGCTGACGGTGTTGCTATCGTAGCTGCCGGTAACCGTGCAGAAGATGCTACACAGCACTTCTCAATGCCTACTCCGCTGCGTAACCGCTTTGGTCACCGTACCCTAGAGGTTGATGCTGATGCATGGCTGGATTGGGCTGTAGGCGCACGTATTCACCCTGTAGTTGTTGGTTACATCAAGGGTAACCGTGGACATCTGAACGAGTTCGATGCGAAGAACAAGGCTGCATATGCCTTCGCTACTCCGCGTAGCTGGTCTTTCGTCTCTGACTTCCTGTGGTCTATCTCTGATGAGAACGGTCGTATTCAGAAGTCTGTATCCAACGCTTTCGTTACTCGTAACGTTGCGGCTCTGGTAGGCACTGGTATCGCTGCTGCGCTGCTGGCTTCTATCGAAATCATCGGTAAGCTGCCGGATGTGATGGATATTCTGGAAGGTCGTGTTAAGAAGTTCAACCTTGAGGATGTTAAGCTGTCTGCATCTTACAGTCTGATCGTCAACCTGTGCTACGTCATGCGTGACCTTCAGGGTCGTACCAAGGATGAGGATGAAGACAAGTATGATTCCGTAATGCGCAAGCTTGGTAATCACTACCTTGACTTCCTGATGGAAAACATGGCATTCCAAGAAGATTTCATCATCATGGGTGCTACTATCGCTCTGGATCAGTACGAGCTTGACATTGATCACCTGTGACTCTCTGTCTACTCTGCTGGACCGTCATCAGGACATTCTCGATATGCTGTAAAGCATGTCAGAATGCCAAACTTAAAGGGAACCTTAAGGTTCCCTTTTTTATACTTGCTTAAAAAGTATAACTATAGTAAGATATTAAAAAAAGGATGACTATTATGATCCAACAAACAGAACTAGACATAACTGGAATTTACCGATACGGCTCGAACGATTCTGATGATATTGATGTTTTCATTGGTCTTAGTCGTGTACCTGATATGGATGATGAAGATGACCGTATCATGATGGATGAAATTCATGAAACTATTGATTATACTCTTCGCTATTCAGGACAATTTTCAAACTCTGATAAGACCGTTGATTTTTCATTCATCCATATATCGAAGGATGGTGTAGTAGATTGGTGTGAATACGATGATCTTGAAGAGTGTAACAACGCTCTTTATTACACATTTGATCATCATGCTTATAACAACAATGTGCTTTATGGGAAAAATCCTATTAAGCTCAAGCTTGAACAAAATGTTTCATTTAAGATTGTCAAAGTAGTTCGAACGCTTCTGACATTTTTATCCAGAACTTCTTATAGGGAAGAAGTTAAATATCTTCTTAAGAAAGGTTCTTTTAAAGAAAGACTTGAATTTATTCTTAAGGTGGTATCTCAAAATGGAATTTCTTCAGTAGAAACTTTTAACAAAAAGTTACCTGATGTTGAAATTGTAAAGGATATTGCGTTTATGTTTATCCAGTTGTACGGACTGGTGCATGACATAGATGTATTCTGTAAAAGGGATGCCGCATTGAGATTCCCTGATTTGGCACGATATATCTATAAGGACCATAACGCACCACTTGAGCCGCTTGAAGATTTCATTATTGAAACTTTTGAGTCTTTGAGCATGAACATTGAAGTTTACGACAAGGTTGATGGTGTGAAGTATTCTAAAGATAAATTTGGGTGCCTGAACAAAGAAGAAAAAGTAATTGATTTAAGTACAAAACGACTACAATAATAGAGGTATAAAATGTCGCATTTGAAAGCGTTGCAGAATCATTGTATTGTAAAATTAGTTGACGACTATGAGGATGATACTATCATTCACGTAGATTTGACTGATAAGAAAAATCTAAGGGGTGAGGTTCTAAGTGTTGGACCTGACCTTGAGTTTATTAAAGAAGGTGACATTATCTGGTTTTCCGATGCTGTGAAAAAGTTAGATGATGTTGTTGATGAAACCGTTTATCGTGTGGCTGAAGATGCCATTATTTGCAAAGTAGTTTGACATCAAGTCTAAACTATGTTTAAATACACCATAGTAGTTGAAACAAAAGTTGGAGATAACTATGCATAACGTACTAAGTAACAAATCGGCAATGCTTCATGCCAAGATTGGTGAAGCAACCAAAGAAGTCGATTACGAAAAGGATGTTGATGAACGTGCGGTTCATTCTCGTCTTCTTGTAACCCGTATTCGTCTACTACAGAAAGAGCCTTTCTATGGCACTATCGCAATTAACCTACAGCTTAAAGGCGTTGAGAAGGACCACAAGGTTATTAAAACTGCCGCTGTAGATGGCCGCAACTTCTATTACAATCCGTGCTTCATTGATGCTCTGGATGACGAAGAGCTTGTGTTTCTTGTAGCACACGAGGTTATGCATTGTGTTCTTCGCCACCTTACACGTCGTGGTAAGCGTGATCCGAAAATCTGGAACTATGCAGGTGACTACATCATTAACTACATTCTTGTACGTGATAATGTTGGTCGTTTCCCTTCCGTAGGTGGCCTGTACGAAGAAAGCTATGGTAACCGTACAACTGAAGACCTGTATGAAGAACTGTACCAACAAGCTCAGCAAAACGGCGGCGGTGGTTCCGGCGAAGGTGGCGGTTCTGGCAATGCTGGTAGCGGCCCCGGTGCCGGTGGTAACTTCGATGATCATATTGAAGTAGACGTATCTGGTGATGGTTCCGGTGACGGTGAAGACGGTGATGGCGATCAGGATGGTTCTGGTGGCTCTATGACTATCAGCGAAAGTGAAGCGTCTGAAATCGAAAACGAAATTACGTCTACCATTATGCAGGCTGCTGATGTCGGCAAGAAGGCTGGTAAGGTTCCTGCCGAGGTAGAACGCCTAATCGAACAGCTTGTTGAACCTAAAATGAACTGGCGTGACATTGTTCGTGAAACTGCCAAGTCACAGGTTACTAGTGATTACACATGGAAGCGTCTAAACCGTCGTTACATGTCACAGCGTATCATGCTGCCAAGCCTGACCGTTGATGATCACTTTGATTTTGTCATTGGTATCGATGCTTCTGGCTCTATGAGCAATGAGCAATTGCGGGACTTCCTGAGTGAAATCTACTCTATTGCAGACGCGTTCATGTCCTTCAAGATTGGTATCTTCACTTTCGATACTAAGGTGTACAACTATGAAGAGTTTACACAGGACACTATTGATGACCTTCTGTCATACAACCCGAAAGGTGGTGGTGGTACTGATTTCATGTGCTGTTGGAGGTTCTTCGAAGAAGAAGATATTCAGCCTGAAACCTTTATCATGCTCACAGATGGTATGCCATGGGACTCTTGGGGCGATCCTGAGTACTGTGAAACGGTTTTCCTTATTCATGACCGCTATGCGATCAGCAATAAGGTAAAAGCTCCCTTCGGTACTACTCTCTATTACGACGATTATGCAAATTAATCGAAAATGCTCCGATTAGCCCCGAAAAGGGGCTTTTTTATGTGATAAATATATTGACATATGTCAATCCCATGATAGTATGTCTGTAATTATTACAAAAATAAATCGGAGAATAATATCTCATGTCAAAATCAAATTATAGTGATGAATTTTTTGAAGAGTGCGCAGACCGTTTAAAAACCGAAGAAGGTTTATCAGTCCGTAAACTCGCAAAAGAACTTGGTGTTCCTAGAACCACTTTACGTCGTGGACTAAAGAAAGTTGGGTTTAGTAAGGAAGATCAAGACCTGATCGAACAAATTGAAAAAGCTCCTAACGACGACATTAAAAATACTTTGATCAAGCTAGCAAAAACTAAACAGCGTCAAGCTGATGTTATGCGAGTTGAAAGAAAGTATTTCCGTGAGAAGTCTAGGATTGTAAATGCACTAGAAGAATACTCTGAAAGCCTACTAAAGGTATTTAAAAGTAAAAATCTTTCTGGTCTTACTCAGGTTCATCAAAATGTACAAGGTGAGTATGAGGGTGTGATACACCTAAGCGACTTGCATATTAACGAGCAAGTTCTACTTGCCAATAACAAGTTTGATGTAGACATTGCATCTAAGCGTATCCAGAAGCACGTACAACACGCTAAGAGGGTGTTTAAGGCTTACGGTGTGTCGAAGGTCATCTTTGCCTTTACAGGCGATCTAATGAACTCTAACCGTCGTCCTGATGAATTACTACTGAATGCGACCAACCGAGCTAATGCAACATTCGTTGCTGTTGATATTCTTCAACAAGCTATTCTAGACATTAACGAAGACTTCAATGTTGAGTGTGCTAACGTAACTGGTAATGAATCACGTATTGAAAAAGACGTGGGCTGGATTAACGAAATTGCACAAGACAACTTCGACTTTGTAATATACAATACCCTAGCTTATCTTTTCAAAGGTAGCAAAGGTGTATACTTTCATGGTCCTGATGACACTTTCGTGGAGAAAGTTATTGAAGTGGCTGGTCAAAAGTTTCTACTACTTCATGGTCACAATGGCTTTGCTCGTGATACTGATAAAAAGATTGCGGCAAAGTATGGACAATATGCTCAGAAAGGTATTTTCATTAACTACACAATCTTTGGTCATATTCACAGTGCTGTGATTAGTGATCTATTTGCTAGGTCTTCGGGTCTGCCGGGATCAAACAACTATTCACAGAATGCTCTAGACCTTGCTGGTAAGGCTTCTCAGAATATTTATGTTGTTGGTCGTAACGGAGAAATTCATGGAATGAAGGTTGACCTACAGGACGTTAAAGGTTACAATGGCTATAACGTTACAGAATCAGATATCTATGATAAGAAGTGATTCCATAAGGACATGAGATAATTATTTGTTTATAGAACCGCAATGCGGTTCTTTTTTAATGAGGTTGTTATATGAATTTTAATGAAGAGAGTAAAGACTTTTGGGGCAAGCTGATTTATACAGCAAGGCTGACACCACAAAACATCAAATCGAAAATCACGTCATATATGTTTGAAAAATCTATCTCAGAAACTGAAATGGTCGATGAGTTTATTTTGCATTCATGTTTCTTTGTTCTTAATAACCATAAGAAAAGGATTCTAGCCCAAGCTGTAGTAAGTAAGCAGGGTGATCCAAATGGTTATGAAGTATTTCGCTTCCTACAGATTTTTAAATTCCTATTTCCTTCTCATGTGGATTCTGAATACTACCAGAATTTCAAACATGTGACAGAAACCGGTGATGCAATAGAAGGTTTGTCTTTTGCAATCAACGTCGTTGGGTATACCATATATGCATCAACAAAAGACGCTAATGTGGCAAAAGTATCCGCTTTAATTGCATTCACTCCACAACTAGCAAAAGTGTTTCAAATTTCATCGTATGACTGTGAAGATATAGCACGTTTAGCTTTTGAAGTACTAGAGTATACCTATTCTAGTATTGGTGAACTAGAATCCTTACGTGATGAAAATGTTGAAACTGAAGGTAAAACCCACCTTGAATCGTTTACTTCGTCTATTGTCAATGATGGAAAGAATACAAACGAAATGCTTAAGATTGCAATTGAAGACTATAACAAATCTTTCTATTCATTCATTGAATCAGTGAAACAATCTAAAAATAAAACACTTCTCAGATTAATGAAAAGTGACATACTTGATGAATCGTTTACCGTTATTAACGAAGAAATCAAACCCGAAATTGTAAATTATCTAAAATTGATTTAATTCAATAAATATAATCTTTAAATTGGAGAAAAACTTTATGAATGTTATTACACAGTATGGTGTTGGTATTTTGAAAAAGCGTATGGACGCCCTACAGGAAGAAATGAAAAACGTTATGGTGGAAATGAAAGAGGTTCGTGATAACTCCCTTTCTACCGAAGACAACACAGAAACCAATGAATATAACCAGCGTTATGATTCATTACAAAAGCAATATAGTGAACTAAAAGACATCATGTCTAATGCAACAGTCGTTGATGTCACTACTATTCAAACGGACAAAGTAACAGTGGGTTCTGTCGTAACCCTTGTTAACATTGATACAGATCAGGAAGTTGTTTACCGCCTCGTAGGTAGTGTAGAAAGCGATCCTTCGAAAGGCATGATTAGTTACACTAGTCCAGTTGGACGTGAAATGATGGGGCTTCGTGTTGATGACGCATTTGAAATCAATATTGGACCCAATACTATTGAGTATGAAATCGTTTCTATTGAAGCAAAACCACTCTAAGTATTGTAATTTTAAAACCAAGGTAGTATAATAATTATATTACTGATGGAGAGACTTATGAATCTTGCAGAAGCTATGTTTTTTAATTTGATTACAATCTTTGGGCAGGCGTTTCTTACAGACGTAGAGCCAATGCATAATTACTCACCAGAACCGCAGTATGCACAAGAGCTTTACTGTCTCACTATCAATACATACCATGAAACACGTGGTGAAGATTTTGAGAGTAAGGTGGCAGTAGCCCAAGCGGTAATGAATCGCGTACATGACGAAGAAGGTGAGTTTCGCCGTTATTCAAATGTCTGTGGTATTGTAAAGCGCTCTAATATTGATTCAAAAGGTAATCCAATTAAAAACGAGTGCTGGTATAGCTGGTATTGTGATGGTGTCCCTGATACTATTCAACTTCATACTAAGTCAGGTGAAGTGAATGTTCTTGAAAAGAATGCTTGGAGGGAATCTATCTTGGCATCATTTTATGCATACCATGATTTGTACGAGCCGTTGGTTGGTGAAGCCACTCACTACTATAACTATAAAACTGCAAACCCATCATGGGCAGAGCATTATATTTTAGTAGGAGACGTTGGAGAGCATAGGTTCTTGGAACAATAAAAAAGAGGGCATTGCCCTCTTTTTCTTTTTACATTATATCTATGTTTTCGACCTGACTATCAGGCTCGGTCTTTTTAATGGTTATATACAATACACCATTTTCATAAGTACAGTTCTCAACCTTATCGGTTTTATGTGTTAGTAAAGACAACTTAGCATCCCTTTTTGCGATACCTTGATGAAGGTATCCAGAACCTTCCTCTTCTTCGCTATGGCTATGTAAAGCTTCTATTTTAAGAACTTTTACACCACTGTTTGGATTTTGTTGATATGGTTCAAAACGAACAGCAATATCATCTTTATCAAATCCAGCAAGAGCCACTTCTACTGTATAGCGTCCATCTTCGTCTAGGTTAGTCAAGTTAAAATGTGGGTATGGAGGCACACTTTTGTTCATACCAAAAGCAGGTGCACTATCAAAGATATTAAATAAATCTTTAAATGAGTTATCAAAAAGCATGTCGCTTGTTATTCTTCTAGGCATTTTATTTGTCATAATATATTCTCCTTACGTTTAAGCTAGAAATATAGTTGTGGAGAGCCTACCGTTGAGCGCCCTCAATAGTATATATCGGATTAACTGTATATTTTTCAAGGTATAAATATTATTTTTAAGAGGAAGTATTATGCCAAGTAAACAAAAAACTAAAGGAAGTGGATTTGAAAGGGAAATTGCAAAAGATTTAACAGAACGATATGGTGAAAATTTTGTTAGAACTATTGGGTCTGGTGCATTCACTGGTGGTAGCAATAGATTCAGAAAAGATTCTTTAACCGAGAATCAAGCACGTCATCATAAAGGTGATGTTACTCCACCTGATAGTTTTTATAGAATGAACATGGAATGTAAGTTTTACTCAGACTTGCTATTTCACCAGATTTTTCAAGGTAACTGTAGCCAACTAGATACATGGATTGGTCAAACATATGATGCTGCTGACGATGGTGATATTAATATTATAGCAATAAAAGTAAATAGAAAAGGGAAGTTTATTTGTATTGAGAAGAATGAAAACCTAAACCTAGAGCGTGGTTTGGAGTACAAAGGATGGTACTTTTTTGATTATGATACATTTTTTGACGATAACTTAGTACCATTTGCAGATATATGTGGGAAGTAAAAGGAGAATATAATGTCAAGTAAAACAATGGGCGATTACATGAGAATGATGAAATCGGTCGAAAAGAAAGAAGCTGAAAGTGAAGAATCAGTAGAAGAGAGTAAATGTGATTGCGATGGAACAAAACCTTGTGACTGCCCTTCTGATTGTGATTGTGGTTGCAACAAAGTAACTGAGTCCGTTGATGGTAAAGAAATTGATCTATCGGAGTCTATGTCATTCTTATCGAAAGTTAAAAAGCACGTAACTAAGGTTAATGACATGGTTCGAGAAGGTATTACAGGTTATATTAATGATGGTGACACATATGAATGTGACAGCTATATGATCATGGGATTTACCCTTGAGAATGGTCTTGTTGTTGTTTTTAAATGCAAAAATGAGTTCGATGAATATCTAAATGCATATTTTGAAGTCACCGAAGATGACATAGAGTTCAAGGGATTTGTTTAAAAATCCCCTTTTATCTTTAGCTTATTAACCTCTTTCCGTATAGAGGATGGAATTTTCTCAATATAGTCACTTCCATCCTCTTTTGATACGATATTCTTATAAAATGATTTAAAGGATTCTTGGTTTTTAGTAAAATATGTTTCCCAAAAATCATCAGAAACAGAGATATCCCTATCCATAATGTCTTCAAGCAAACCTCTGGTTTTACCCGTACTCTTTCGATAGCCTTTCTTATAGTTCACTACTGCATTGATCTTACTTGCAACATCACTATGATCTTTCATTTTAACTTTGAGTTTGTCTTGATTTAAATGGTCCCATAGAACAACAAACAATTCTTTGATAGCACTAGTGTAAGGCATACCAACTGAATAAGAAGTAATACTGTTCATCATAGTGTTTGGGATATATGATCTAGAAACATAAAAGTTGCTCATCAGACTACGAGCCAAAGAATTTTTTACCTTTTCTGGTAGTGACTGTACAAAATCACATGTTATGTTCCCGCATGTATATTCGTTTAAGAATGCCAGTATGTTTGTAGGACATAGAGAAACATGCTTGCAAAGTTCATTGATAAACTCAAAATATGATTCTGAGTCGATAACTGAATTTATTTCTTTGAGAAGCCTTTGGATACCTTCACATGCTAGGGAATAAGAGTTTTTCAAAATACTTTCGTCTTCATCTTCATGGAAGAATCCCAAGTTCATTTCCATGGTTTCGTTGATAAGGTCACAAAAAATGTGGTGATCAACACTTTCCTCAAATACTTCAATCGCTGGCAATTCTTTAGACTCAAGCTTTTCGATCAAAGGTGAGACATAGAGTTCGTAGAATATGTTAAATGTTTCTGATTGTTTCCCACTAACCTCATCTAAAAGGTTGCTTACTTTTTCTTTGTGCTTTTCATTAAGCTCTTCAATCTCGGTTTTAAGGTTATTATTTTCAGTCTCTAGTGTCGATGCCGAAGCTTCAAGATCATTGATACAATTTTCAAGCTCATTAACTCTATGTGAAAGCTCATCAATTTCATCTTGAGGATCGTAAAAAGTACTCATTAAGCGCTCCATTTATAACTGTATAAATACATTATAACACGATACTATTAATAGGAAAAGGTCTTAGAAATGGCAGATTTACCAAACGGTACTACCATTGGTGGTAAGAAAATAATACACAAAGGTATTGCAAACAATCATAGACATAGTGCTAGTGACATTGATGGACTCAATACATTAGCAACTGGATCACAAGGTGATGGTGGTGGAATAGACGCTAATGTATTATCAGGTAATACTTATGGTGATCTAAGTAACGAGTTTCTTTTAACTGAAAACGACACTATACCTGAACTAATACTAGCTAATCATCCAACACAGAATAGAAATGCGGTATCAAGACTATATCTACAGAACAGTATACCACAGAATGTCAGAAGTGGGGAGTTTTATGGGATAACGTCTATTGGTGACCAAAGCTCAACTACATATGACTACTCAGTTCTGGATTCGTATAATATTCGTTTTAGTGAAATGGAATGTCTGATAAACGGCTCCAAGTATACCATTCCGACTGATACATTTGACATTCGAGACGTTAATGCTAATTTTGAAAATAAAGTTTTTTATACCTATGTTCAAATAGAAGCTGGTATTGCTGACATACGAATAAAGGAAAACTTTGAAGTAAATGAAGATAATAAAATTTTCATAGGCACACTAGAAACCAATGCAACATCAATAGATACATACACTCCTATAAGTGGTATTGGAAGAGTAGGTGTAGGAAGATATATGTTATCTAACACACCAAAGGAATATGCTATACCAGTCTCTGACAGTAATGGAAAAATAGATAATGCATGGATATATGGCGCACGTGGGGAGACATTAGTTACCTTAAACGGTCCAACCGAAATCTCTTCTGGTGGAACTTTTAGTTATTTAATAACAAACTACAATAGCTTTAGTGAGTATGAACTACCACCTTCAGATGCAGGATTTGGGGTAAGCTTTTCTTCAGAAGACATAATTGAGGTTATTGGTCCTAATACAATTCCATTTGAAACACAAACAGATTTAGTTGTATTAAAAGATGGTTTTGAAAATGTATTTACAATAACTCTGGTTGCAGACCCTTCTGTTACGATTTCTGGTCCTACAGAAATAAATTCAGGCGGTGGAAATTATCAATATACAATTGGAAACTATAACCCAGATTATACATATACTGTTACAACCACACACGGTACTGTGTCTAGGACAGATGATATTATTACATTAATTACACCTGCCACGTTAGAGAACGATGTAACGGCTACTATTACAGTTACTAGAGAAGGTTCTAGTGATAGTATAAACACCCTTATACTAGCAGTTCCACCTTATGACGTAGTAGGGCGTGATGAAGTTTGGCCGGGGGCTGATTTTCAATATACAATCGATCCATATGACTCTACAATGACTTATAACATAAGTACATCGTTTCCTTATACCTTTTCAGGTGGTATTATAACTATTTCGGTCCCACCGGGAACTGAGAATGAATATACAGAAACACTTAGTGTTACAAGTGGATCAATTGTAGTCGAAAAAACAATAACTATTTTAGGAAAGCCAGACCCAATAGACATAACTGATTTTAGTGGCGGCAATCTTGTTATATATGATGCAATTGGAATGCCTGAGCCGGGGTTACATTATACTGTTAATGTATACGGAAATTATAGTACAGTTGAAGGCGGACTTATTTACGCTGCAATACGTACAGAAAATTATTTTCTTTTTACTGAAGGTAGTGAATTAACACTCAATATTTACAATGCAAATATAACTTCACATGGTGGCTCTGGTGGTGGAAATTATCGTAGTAATGACGGAAGCCCCGGTGGAACGTGTATATACGTGTCGGCAGTGCCTACTAACTTAACAATAAATGGTTGTACCGTCCGCGCTGGTGGTGGTGGTGGTGGCGGTGCCGTGCGCTATACTGCCACATCAAGTAACGCAGGTAAGGGTGGTGACACAAGCTATTCAACTAATGCGCTAGGCCCCGGTGGTGGTGGTAGGTCTATTACAGGTCGAGTTGCAACTGTTACTGACGCTATCGGTAACGTTTCAACAACAAATGCTACACAAGGAACGAGTAGTAGCGCTGGTGTAGGTGGTAGTGCACGACACACTGAAGAAGAAACTAGATATGACTCCAACAATAATCCATATACAGTAAATCATACTTTTGATTTATATGGAGGAAATGGTGGTGCCTATGGAAGCCCCGGTGCGAGTTCGACAGGATCAAGTAATGTAGAAACGGTTTCTTATCAATTAGTAGGCGGTGCCGTGACATCTAGTAGTGGACGTTCAGGTGACTTAGGTGTGGGCGGTGCTGCTGGATATGCTATACAAGATAGTGGTGGAAATATACAATCATTTACTAATATAAATAGTACAGTGATAGGTAGAAGTGATGTTTAATTGAGAGGAATTTATGAATTTTAAAATTTTAAGATTTAATGAAAAAGAAAGAACCATGGTTATTGATTGGGGATGGATTAGACTCAACCATTATATACCGGAAGAGATAATTAATAATAGTAATCTTACTGAAAATGAAGTTATAGAAATTATAGAAAAGTTACGACCAGAAGAACCTGAACCTATTGAAATTCCAACGGTTTTGAAAACGCTCTATGAAAAAAGTAATCAACCAGAAGACCCATATTCAGATACAGATAATGGCGAGGATGTAATATGATTGCAACAAGCTTGAAAAAATTTAATAACTTCAACTTATGTTATGGGTCTATGCGTAAGGGCGATGTTTTAGTACATGAAAACAATGACAAATATGGTGTTCACATATTTTTTTATGGAATACGAGGCGATGGTTATGTTTATTGTCCAGAAATGAATGAGAAGGTTCACCCTGATACTATTAGTAGATATATTGAGAATATATCACGTTTTGAATATAAAACGTTAGAGTATCATGCCTTATCAGAAGATACTATTGATTACCTAATGTTTATAAGAAAAGATAACATTGAAATTCAATCTGTATCTGATATGTGGCTGAATACGGGCGAACAAAAAATAATTCCTATAAGTAAAGATGAAACAATAATTTGCTTTGAGGGGAAGGCGGAACTCATACACAACTCTGGATCAAAAATTTTAGAAAACTTAGGGTCAGTAACTTCATCAAAATCTCAACATGTGACTGTCAAATCTTTGGATAACGCTAAATTAGTAAGAGTAAAATGTATAAGATAATTAAGGAACCTCATTGGTTCCTTAACTTATAATAGTTGTCTATCCTAGAAGATGCATTTCTCAAAGACTCAATGAACCGTTTGTCATCTTTAAATGCCTCATAATGCTCCCCGGATTTACTAGAAAGAATTTTATACATATTGTCGAAATATGAATCCCTCAATGAACTACAATCGACACTTCTAATATACTGCCAATGTTGAACAATCATATTAGGAGTCCATTGTTTAAAGAGATAATTAATGTATTCAACTTTGTAGTATGGACACAGTGACTGAATTACAATCTTAGCAAGACAATTTTTATCTGAACAGTTTGATGTAAAAAGTGTAAGAATATCGTAATAATTAAATCTTCGTTGAAGAAATGAAGACAACTTCGGACGTTGACTATTAAGGTCATAACCAGTAATAGTATGTGCCGAATACCGTGTCACATTTTTAGAATACTCAATCAGACGATTATATAAGATGTCTTTAGAGACGCCCATTTCTATTGCCCTTTCAAAAATGAGGCTCCAATATTCAAGGCTGTATGCTTCGTCACCATAGTTAACGGTGTTGGAAATGGTTGACGAAACCATAGATGCGTTACTAATAAGGTGATCACCAGTAACTTTATTATCATAACAGAGCTTCTTTGCAAAGTTGTAAGACATGGTATAAAACATTTCTGCATCAATAATGTAAGTTATGAAGTCTCTGAAGTTATTATTAATAACAACCTGTTCATTTAGATTACCTTCAATCATTACGTTATCTGATTCTAAGTTATCAATGCGAACCTGTTGATTACCTACCTGATATTCTAAGTCCATAATCTTCAGTTCGATAGTACTCAGAAAATCAGTAAACCGCTGACCATTAATCATTAGTTCTTCATCTTCTGACGTATACATTTCCATACCTATTCCTTACCCGTTACATGTTCGTAAATATCATCGAAAATATGTCTTTGAATGTCTCGTAGACGTTCTCTTTCAGTATTATAGCTGACCCAACCAGACCATTTAGATTCCCAATGTGGTTCAACAAAATCGTCGGGATCATCAACGGTTCCAATAAAAATTGCCATCTTCATTTTAGGATAGATTTTAAATTCTTCGATGCTTTCAAGGTTTGTAGGTATAAGGCCACATTCTTCACAGCATTCTTTCACTGCCGTAAACTTAACACTGTCACCTTCATCAATTCCACCTTTGGGAATTTGGGGGGATGATCCACCATACATAGGATCACTAGGGATCATACAACGAAACAAAACATCATCTTTGGTTTTGCGGTAAAGTACTAGACCAGACTTTTTTAGTTTAAATTGACTCATAAAAAATGCTCCTATATAGGAGCATTGTATCATGTACCTTCAAGCTTTTCAACATCAAAGGCCCAAAAGCCTTCGGTATACCTACCGGATATAGCAGATATCCATTGTCCATTGTGAAACTTATACAGATCGTCTTTTGTTAAATTAATAACATATTCTTCACTTGTCGTTTCAGATGCATCAAATGCTATAGACCATGTTGCTCCACCATCTACAGTTTCTATTATATCCCATTGTGAGGCTACAAGTCCACCCCATCTTGAAGAATCTTTTATATCACTAGCGATCAAAAATCTTGTTTCGGTGTTAGGTGTGGGTATCGTTGTTGCATTCGGGTTAATTATTGCATCTACAGGATCAAGCGTAGGAGTAGAGAATGTATCTACATCAAACTCTAATTGTATTTCTTCCTCACTATTGGTATATAGGAACGTACCAAATATGAAACTATTATCGTCTTCAGGGTTATTAGACTGCCCAATCCTGATTGTGGTAACGCCCTCATCGACTTTACCATATTTGTCAAATAATGTATTCCAGTTATCATATCCACCAGACGTGTTTATTATTTTAGCATAATAGTTATTGTCTTGCTTCTTATAAACTTCTAAATCATAGCCATTAGGAGTAGCAACAACCGGTTCAAGTAGGTAGTTTTCTCGGGTAAAGATGTCATCTAAAGAGTTACTAAGAAGCGTGTTTTCATCACCAGTGGTTAGATGCATATTAGTGTAGATACTATGTATCTTGGTTTGTTTTCGAATCTTAGCAGGACTGGTAATAAACACAGGGTATACTCTAAACGTTAGAGTCATAACGTCAATCTCAGTACTTGTGCCTTGTGGTACGCTACGTGAGGTCCATTGAATGTTATCCAGTTGAATATTGGCAACGTTACCCATATCCATAGGAGAAGAATTAACTCTAAATTCAAAGCCGGGGTTGTACCACACTAATATCTGCTCCATAAGTTCCATTTTCTGATCAGTTGATGTAGTGAAAACATCAACGTTCACGTTCATAGTAAACGGAACAGGCATCAATTGAGATATTGTGTACTTGCTAGCTGGTTTATTAATATAATCACCAGAACTATTCTTTTGTTTTTCAGTTATATGACTCACACCTTCGTAATGTGGTGTATGTCTATACTCAGGAAGTGGCTGGAAGTCTGATATATGTAATGACAGCATAGGTGCAGACGTAAGAATATTCTCACTGTTTTTGTTGAGATATGTTGCACCTAGTCTGGACATATCAGCATATGTGCATGGTACTAACTTATATCTGTCAGCACCATTACGCTTTCCATCATAAACTTTGAATCCAGAGAATAACCTAATTATTTGTAAAAGGTATCTTCTAAGTTGCTTATCGTAAAAATAATCTCTACTGTACATATTACTTCCTTAAGTTTGCATCAGTGTAAGTTCTAACAATCTCGATATTATCTACCGTCGCAGTAGACAAGAACAGTTCATTTGGTTCAGAACGTATTTCAAATAGCTCACCAAACCTAGAGTTCTCATCTTCAGGTACAATAACAACCGAAGCGATATTACCAGTAAGTTTTGTATGAACATATGTGGATAGTTCAGTAAAGTAGAAACCTGATCCAAAGTCCCAATTGTCTATATTAAAGAATTCGTTTACTGCTTCAATGACCTGTGACTTTATTTCATTATCTGTTAAATAACTTCCAGTTGTTTTAACAATCTTGAATTTCGCTCTATACTCAGGCAACGCAGATACACCAAACAATAGTTTGTATGATGCAGGAATGTAAATAATTTGATCCGAAGTGGACTTATTATTTTCAATCATTTGCAAGTTGCTTTTGATTTCATTAGACGTTGGCAGCGAAGGGAATGTTTCAACACTCTCTCTGTTGTTCAACCACGTTCTAACTGCATTATCATATGAGCGAGTAAGTACATATGTGTCAATGATATTTGATATACTTGGGTCAATACGATCCTTACCACCAGCATAATGTTTCCACTGGAAGAAGAATGGATCATCTTTAGTAAATGTTCTACCGATAAAGGCGCTATATGTATTACCATCATCGTCTGAGTCATTAACTAGAAGCGTAGCACTATTTGGGCGAACACCACTTCCATCGACATCATCACCTTCATAAAAGTTTCCAGCTACATAGTTTATTGGATTTCCATAATTATCATTGATAGTAATATCGGAACTACAATAATAAACTACGCCTTCATTAATCCTTGTAGTGTTATCATTTAATAGAAGAACACTGCTATCAACACGGTTATAGATGATATTATCAATATCTGAGTATGTTTTAAAGAACACATATTCGTTTAGATTAACAATATCCTCGAACGCCAGTGGATAATCCTGTATCTCATCGTCATCACTATCTTGTGGCTCAATAAGAACCTTAGAGTAATCCACAATACCATCATTCTGAATGAAGTTGTCAACCACTGAGAAGTTGTAACTCTGCGTCAACGTATCGTTACCGCCTTCTAAGTCATATACTTCAATAACATCTGTTATTTTAAAAGCAGTAACAGTATTGTCAGGAATTAAACTATCGTTGATAGTAAGTATAGTTCGGTTGTTATCGAATGTTATTTCCCAATTGTTGATAATCTTTTTATCAACAGTTAAAAGCTTCACATCACCAATATTAGCATTATATGGAATGCTACTAGTGATGTCATATTCAGTTGTTGAACTATGAGTAGCAGACGTATACATGTGTCCAACTACTGCACGAGCGGTAGTTGTTTGCTCTTTAATATCTTTTCTATCAGAGTTTGAAGAAAGAATCTTTATGTAATCCTGAACAAACTTTCCTGTTTCGTAATCAATGACTTTATCATTGTTCTTGAAGAAGAAGCGTACTTGCTTATCTGAACCGAATATATATCGTAACTGTCTTGTTATAATATTGTATCTCTTTTCACCCTGTTCATTGATAAAGGTAGCTTTTAGAACCCAACGGTTATCTGGCGCGTTAGGCAATGCAGGTGCATTCAGGTCAAACGTATTGTTATCGGTGTTTACAATATTTTCTTGTGCAATGATCAACCATGAATCATTGATAAAATCATATCTTAAACCAAATGATCGGTTGTTCTCTATTTCTGTTTGAACTGCAATCTTTTCATCGGTGTTAAGACTCTTACGGATGCCGGGGATGACTTCTTTGATATACCATCCATCATCAACATCATCACTTAACTCTACAGTTCCTGTAGTATCAACTTGTAAGTTCACAATACCGCCTTCTTCTAGGCCACGAATAGTAACCCATTTACTTTGACCATTGTTATTTTTAAACAGAACCTTGGAATTTTCTCTTAGAAGCTTTAGCTTATTGTCTGGTGACTCAACCCCAATTTCGACGTTCTGTGAAGTTTGCGTGTCATAAACATAGCCAGTTGTAGCATACATATTCATTGGTAATGTTTTCCATACGTAGCGTCCATTATCATAGCTTAGATAATCGCTACCGTACCCACCAAGGTTGTCTATCTGTTCTGAAAGTATGACAGAACGAATGTCGTGGAAATAGTAGTTATCGATACCATAGCTGTTTAATAAAGGCTCGATACGAGTTCTTACTAGTGATGCATAATTAGTATTACTTTCTATTTTGAAACCATCGGAATTCAAACCATAGTCTTTATACATGTATGCATCATCACCAACAACAGTAGTATTGGAGTGTGCACCGGTTGGGTCAGTAATATCAATATAGCGACTGTGACCAGCGTGTGTACGGTTAACCGCCTTGACCTTCCTCACAAGGTTTGACTGTGTTAATGGGAAGACGTTGTAGTCTTCACCGTTAATCATACGATCCTGTGTGTAGTGTACCAGAGGCGCGTTACGCTTTATTTCATTGGTAGTTTCTTCTGCTTCAGCATTATCAATTGTGTACTGAAGGGAGAATTTTAGTGTTAAAATATAGTTCTGATTATCCTTACCAACGTAACGAATGTTTATAGTACGCTTTTGAATGTCGTTAGGTCTGATTATGAATGACTGGTTTCTTGATGTTCTATACATAACTCGGAAGCTACCGATAGGCACTTCACCGAAGTTACCATCACTGAACTTAAGTCTTACGCGGTTACCAGACTCCGTGTTTACTGAATATACTTTTCTACGGTCAAGATAAACATCATTATAGATAATATTCTGTCCAACCAGACTTGAGATAGGCGTCCATTCAGTAGTTACATTACCAGTATCAGTATCAAGCTCCTGTAACCACACATCGGTTTCGTTGATATTAGCCACATCAATAAGCTCTTCCCTGTCAGGTACTGGTGTGTTGTATTCCAAGTTGGTAAAGTTTAATTCACCTTCTTTGAAGTATACGAAGAAACCAGTATCCGGTGATGAGCTTCCTAGTTGATCATTTCTGTAAAGAATATTAATACTGGATTCTGGACGAGGTGATCTTTCCTTGATAACGTTTTCATCAATATCAGCGGATACCACTTCGAATGACATGTTCTCACCATTAACAGAAGAACTAAAGTTATATACAATATCGCTGTTATTAACACTAAGGTTGTTTATGGAATAAACCTGTGTGTCGATATTGTTGACAGAACCTGATTTGACTGGCTCACCAAAACGGTTAGTGGATAGGAATGCTCTATTTAAAACCTTTATGAAGTTTTCATACCAGCTTGAATTGTTGATCTGTTCCCAAGATATTTCAGTATTTGAAATGTTATTACCTTGTGAATCTAATAGTGGTTCTGTTGTTTGTACAGACACAATTTTACATAGACCGTTTGCTGTTCTATTACGCTTGGGTTTGTAAGATAAACCCTGTGCAAGCTTTAAAACACTTTCACGACGTTCTGCTGTGTCAAAGAAGTTTTCCCTTGCGTTTAGGTCAATACGAAAAGCATATGACTGACCTAGATATGCCAGCATATTAATATGTGCAAGCATTTCTGAATGCTGAACATAGTCGTTGAACTCATCTGGATTATTAGTTCTTAAATAATCGATAAGAGCATTATATATTGTGTTGTAATCGTATGCTTGAAGAGAAACATTACGGAAAGCGTTGTATACTACTTTCCAATCTTCGGCAGCGAATAAATTGTTTTGTCTTATACTTTCTGACATTAGAACCCCTTAAATATCGTTAAGATTGACTGACAGGTTTACTTCTTGATCCTGTGGACTAACATTGGCATTAATAATTATATAATACCCATTAGATAATTCTTCTATATAAACGTTAATATTATTTAGTCTAGGGTCATTTGATAATAATTCTATCGTATCGCTGACTATAATTGACTTTTCTGAATTTGTTAATGATGGTTGGTGAACATATTCATGTGCAATACTACCTAGTTCATATAACATAGGGAAATCCCCTTTCTTAATTGAAAGAAGATTTCTAATGTCGTCTACAACAACATCCATATCATATAGATTGCCGTTTTTAGTTGCATTAGGGGAGGTAGTACTAAAAGACTTATATATTCTAGCCATTACTTTTCCAGTATTTCTTTAATCTTTTTAATAACGTTTTGATCGATATAACCGTTTCTATTAATAAACTCACCCATAGATGCATTTAGTTTGTCACGACAGCTTCTGTCATACTTTATCTTTTTAACAAACTCAAATGCCGACTCATCTGAATTAGGTATACGTTTGATTGGTTGCCCGAGAACAGCATTTGAACTGGCAATTGCACCGGCAGTTGTTTCATCTAAACGCTGAGTATTTCTAATAGTCTTTTCAAAAAGATCAGCATCTTCAGTTAATTTTTTATCGATACTTTTCAATGAAGAATTAATAAAGATAACATAATTCTTGTCTTTATCTTTTGCGATTGAATAGTCCTTATACTTATTTGATACAACTAATTTAATATTCTTAAAGAAGTTGTTTATTTCATTTAGCATGATATATCTATTGCCCTCTTGATCAGTACTAAAATATTCTTCTATTACGGAAAATCCAGAGTTCTTTTCTCTGATTGTCTCAATAACCTTGTTTACTTGTTCAGTAATCTCATCGTTCTTTTTCTTTGAGTCTGTAAGCATAGCTTTTCTTAAGTCAAGGTATAGGCTCGACATTAAGCGCTCATTATCAGTTGGAATTGTATTTTTAAAGTCTTGGTAATTATTATCTAAAACATATTTTCTAGCCAGCTTATTTGTTCTTCCTTTAGTGTCGTCACTTTTGCTATCACCAAGGCCAATTACGTCAAAATCATATACACCCCAATTTTCAGCATACTTTGTATATCGGCGGTACTCTTCTATATTTTCATCTTTTGTGACCAAGTATATAATATCGTATTCATTAGAAAGGTACTTTAAAGCTTCTAATGGTGTTTTAATATTTCCCGCCTCATTGAAGTTAACAGAAGGAAACAGTGCTTTGTTGTAGCTTAGATTCTTTTTAAAGCTCAAAGGATTAATTTCACTATCAACCATAGGGTTGATAAAGACGACATGGTTTGCATCTTTAGAAACCTTTAGAAGCTTTTCATAAGCTAGCTTATAACCATACGTTGGGGGATTAGCATAAACCATCATAAAGTATATGGTATTTTTATTATTATTCAATTCATGTAAACGCATTTCTTTTGTTAGTCTCCTGTTATAACAGTTGGTGAACCTGAAGCAATTATGTCTCCACATGACATACTGTCGCCAATCCTAGCCGCTGAAACACCCTCGACTATGACAGTCTCTGAACCTTCTGCCACTACTAAACCATGTACTGGAAATGGAAGAACAACACACACATGTGGTATCGCGGCATGACCTAGACATGCCACAGGTAGCCCTTCAGCTATCACAGTCTCTGCTGCTTCGCAAATTGTGGTAGAAGGCCAACAGCCGTGACCTGTTGTAGGTGATGATAGTTGTGCTGTTGGATTGGACATCATATACCCCTAATTAAATCTAGAACCTCATTATAAGAATAACCATGTTCATTCATAAGCTCATCAATGTTTCCATCACGTATGGCCTTGTCGATTGGTGATTCTTCGGTTCCTAGTTCTTCGTCATCTATTACTTGTGATGTAGTTTGAGTTTCGTTCTTGAGATTATTGTAAAACTCTTCTTCATCACTTATTATATTATTTATCTTGTCTCTATCACCCTCTCTGAATAACTCATCATATGTCTGTTGGTTTTCTTCTTCGAATGTTTCATCGGATGAAGAGGTGTCTGGTAGACTAGGCTCTAATGTTGTCTCTGTAGGCGAATCTGAATTTTGTCCTTGTGGTGGTTGTTGTGTACTGTCACCAACTAAATCATCGAAGTATTCTTTTGATCTTTCCGCCATTGCTTCTAATGTAAGCTTCGACTTACTCCAATCATTATTAATTTTAAATTGGAAACTTCCAGTTAGATCAGTCTTTGAGGTGGATACTGCTCTTAAGTTTGATTTTTTTACAATAAATTCTCTGTCATCTGGAACCAACGCAGATACGTAATCGTAGTCATCATCAATTACTTCTTGAGGGAATTGTGCTTGTTTTTTGACATCGTTTTTAAAATAAACAATCCTTGCATAAGGAAAGAATAGCTCAGTATCGGCATCATTTATAACAAGACCGTCCGCATTTGTAATTGAGAAGTAATCAGGCTCTAATGTCGAAGATGATTCATAAATGTATTCCTGAATGACCGGTTGTGGCGGTAGTGGGGGGGCAGATACAGTACCGCCTCCCAGACCACCACCAGTATCACCAGAGCTAGTGTAATGCTCATCCCAAGCGGCAGGATAGGCAGGATCGGGAATCGCTTCTACGCTAAAGTTCAACGCATCACCAAGTGTCCCTTCCCAATTATATTGAGCGGGTGCCACTGTCCAGACCATAGGCCAAGGCGTTAGTCCTGATTCAGAATCATAGTCGAAGTCGTAACTCATTCGCCGCCATCGCCTCCAACACCGGCTCCTGAATCATCGTTATTATTACCAGAAATGTATGGGAAATATAGACCATAATGACCAAGCTTTGACTTGCTTTTATCGATCATTTTCTTTTGAGTTTTAGTTAACTGGTGATAAGGTCTGATATAAGGATTCTTTTTATTAGATTCATCAAACTCAAGACCATAAGACCAACCCTCGTCTACTTGTTCTTGTACCCATCTTGCATGTTTGATTGGATCGGATTCCTCAATTGACTCTTCGATGTCATCTTCATAGTCTACAACATCTGAATTTATTTCAGCAACAAAGTCGAAAGTAAGAGTATTGTATAAACCACCAACAATACTATCAGCTTCATCACCATCAATGGCTTCATCAAAAGCAAAGCAGTAGACAGTATAACCGTCATCCAGTGTGTATTTTTTAGCCAAGGGCTTATCTTTGGAAATAGTAATAAGTTGCTTTCCAGAAGCGTCATTAATAACTCGAATAACTGTTTTAATATCACTTACGGAAAGTTCATTTTTTGAAATTATTTTTATATCATTCATATCCACAAACTCCATATTATATATGGTTATTTATGGATGGTATGATACATCTTGTAAAATTCATTCCAGTCTACAAAGTGGTCAATAGAGTCATTTACTTCTGTTGCATTCATTTCGCCTTTTACAATATAACTATCCATTCCTAAAATAATAGCATCATGGTAATGAGTAAGTGTATCTTCTACCAGAATAGGTTCGCGATCAATGAATTTCAATAACGCATTAGTTTTTCTTGAACCCAATGGGAGCATTGTTACAGACTCAAATATGTTACCGAATACCTTGTACAAGTTATAGTATCGGTGTTCTTTAGTGATATTGGAATCGCCACAAGATGAAATGACAGAAATTTTTACACCCTCGTCGTGTAAGGCTTTTAAAACTTCATCGGAGTTGTTGAGAGGTTGTAGGTGACGAAATCCTTCGGACTCATTAAATTCTGCGATCACGTCCCAAACTTTTTGACTAGAAAAGTTATGTTCACCAATTAAATAGTCGCTAATACTTCCGTACTCTTTGCCATGCGGATAATCGACCCCGACAAAATCAAACAAGCCATTTGCGTAATTTAATGAAGTATCGTCAATATCTACAATAATTTTTTTCATGTCATACCCTTATATTGAAATAGAAGGATATCAAAAGACTACTGAACTGTCAATGACCTGAGTTATATCTGATATATTTCTGTCTGGATTATACCATTCGCCTTTTGAATAGTCGTATTGATATTTGGTAGAAAGTCCAAACACAAGATGAGTAATGGGCTTGGTACAATTACCATACAAATAGCGGTGATGGAATATGGAGTCAAAGAAGTACGCACGTCCTATTTCCAAGTTGACTGGTTTCTTGTCATCAATCTGGAAAAGGCATTGTGGGTCTGTTTCTATTGGTATAATGACTTTAATACACTCGTTCAAAGGCTCATCATAATGCCATTCAGATTGCTTATAACGCCCTTCCATACGAGTTATCTTGGCTCTTACCGGTGTGTATTCACATATGTCATATAAAAACTCGGAGTTAGCAAGTGGATGTACAAACGAATGAGTGTCATCCCTACCGTTATCACCCAAGCTTATATTTCTACTATATTGTTCATGTCCCGGTATTTTTAATGTTGGATTGTATGTTAGGCCCAAAGTTTCATATACGGGATTATTATTTTTTTGATACATTTTCATTGTATCTGTAATATTCTGAACTGAATCCTTAATGTAATAAAAGATATCTTCTGGGATATCTTTTACAAATACAGATGACATTGGTTCAATTCTTTCGGTTTTGAATTTGCTTTCCAGTGTTTCAAATACAGTCATTACCAATACTTTCCATCGCCTTTACTTAATGGTGCACGACAAGACCAGTACCTAGCGGTTTTCTTGTCATTCGCTGATTTGCAATTATGTCTGGCTACGAAATTTTTCCTAGCCTCTTCGTCGTCTTTATTGACACGTAAGTCGGAACCTTTTTCTGAACCAAAAGTAATCTTTTTAGCTTTCACCTTACCATCAGATGTTTTCTTTTCGCTGTCTACGTAAACAACAAAGCGTTTATCTTCATCATCCCCACTGTAACGAGGATTATCTAACTTAACTCTAGAACCATCATAGTATCCGTACTTATCTTCGTCAAGAGGCATCCAACCATAGTTTAGATAAAAATCATCAGTATTTTCATAAACTTCATCTTCACAAAGGTCTGAATCTTCCATAACAGATTCCTGCTTGGCATAACGCCAACCGCGAATCCATTCATCTTCGCCTAGTGAGTAAGGTCTATAATCACAAGCTTCCAATCCCTTACCTTCACTAAATGCATTCATACCTTCTTCGTAAGGATGTGCTTCATTTTCTAGAATTTTCATACAATATTCTCCCGTTTAAGAATATTTATACAAAAAAAGCGCCCGTAGGCGCTTAATATTATGCTGTGATTCGTCTCTTTTGAATCTTAGGCTTTTTCGATGTCTTGGAAGACATCTTCTTAACACCAATTCCATGTGCTGTTTTAACTGCTTTCTCAACACGACTATTAAAGTCATCGAAGTTTTGTGCAATGTAATTCTTAATCATTCCTTCTACGATTTCATCGGCTTCTGAATAGTCACCGTCTTCTACTGCTTCTGCGGTTGCATCATACAGACTGTTAATCATTTCTTCATCGGTAACGATAAGGTAATAAATACCAGCTTGTACAAATACTACAGAAAGTTGCTTACAGAAACGGTAGTTCCCACGTTCGAAAATATTTTCTTTTTCAATTTGATCAGATTTCTCACCGATACGAATAATAACTTTACTAGTCATTTCACATTTTCCTCTTATTATTATATTTAACAATGAAATTATAACTTATCATGAATTGTGAGAACGTCAACATTTTTTACACCATTCTCACAGTTCTATTTAGGCTTTGCCTTCGCCTTCTTCGTCTTCGGTAGTATCAGTAGATTCCGTAGTAGGCTCTTCTGCGGCTTTACGCATTTCCTCTTCTACTTTCTCCATCTGTGTCATAAAGGTGTCGTACACTTCTTTAAATTCAGCTACCTGTTGGTGGCTCTTAGCTAGGTATGATACAATAGTGTAAAAGTCATCTTTACGTTCAGAACGGTTCTTGTAAACTTCCATATTGGCACAGTCTAATACAATAGTAGATTGTTCTAGAAGGTTTTTACGAATACCGTTACGAATATAAACTTCCTCGTACACGTCCCACTTCTTTTCAGCTTTCTTGGACAATACACGAGGGTGCACAACGTAAATCATGAGGCCATATTTTTTCTTACTCATTTTGTTCTCCACAATTTGATTTTCAATGATTAGAGTGGTATAGTATCTCAAATAGAAATTTCGTCAATAGCTAAAACAGAGGAACTATATGCCTTCAGTCAAAATCCCAGAACTTAACCGGGAAGTATACGAAACCGTTGTAAAGAGTATCTACGCAGACCCAAAGAAAGCGTCTATTCGTGAAATCATCGCTAACGCCGTAGATGCTAATAAAGACAACAAAGCTACTAAGCCAGTAATTGTAACCTTCAACTACGATTCAACCATTGTTCGTGATTTTGGGACTGGTATGAGTCCTTCTATCATTGCCGATATTTATGGGTCTATGTATCAAAGTACCAAACGTGCCACAGACGAAGACGAAATCACAGACCGTGACGGTGAGTTCGGCATTGGTTCTAAAGCACCTTATGGTGTTCTTTATGATCTTGAACAAAAGAATATTCGTAATATTCGTATCGCAACTTCTGCAACGGCTGATCATTTTTGGCCTTATGAAATTGATTACTATCTGGTTAAGACCATTTATGATGGTGTTGCTTATATGTACATCATGTACCTTTCCGAACAAGGAATTCCATCTTATGACTTGATTGATTCAAAGGAAACCGACGAAGAAAGCGGTACTGAAGTTTCTCTACCATTCGCATATAACCTCACTTCAAATATCAATGTTATGGATGGTGATACTGAAGAGCTTGTCAAAGTGTTGGTTCCTTTTTATGTCCATAATCAAAACGCGACTACTATTGATATACAAGGCACTAATACACTTTTCATTGAACAATTAAAAAGTGTCCTAGACGGTGTATTCAATTACAAAAATCTTTACTTCATTGATTACAACATGCTGGACAGACAGAATAAGATTAACGACAAGGCGTTCTCTGTTAAATACAAAAATATCATCTATCCGTTTGAAGGTTGGGGCCTTTCTAACTATTGTATTACTGCAAGTAAGCATAAGCCATACTTCAATATTGATGTGAGCAGCCTTAACAAAAAGCTTTCAGTCAATCGTTCACGTGATCGTATTGATATGGAATATGCTGAAGAAGAGCAGATCAATGACGAAGCTCTAAGCACATACACTGAGCTTTTTGATAAAGTTAGGGACTTTGTGTCTTCACTGGTCACATCATCCTCGATCACAAACCTTATCAAGCTTAATTATGTGATGAAACAGATTATTGACTGTGGGGTAACTCAAACCTACTCACCGACCCTTTCATGTCACATTGAAACACTTATTAATAAAAAGGTGTTGCCGAAAACTTACCGATATAAGAATGAGTTTCAAACGCTCATCGACATCTTTAAGATTAAAAAGCCTGAAGAAGCATTTGATATTGCAGAGCTTACATCTGGTATTGATCGTGACTTGGCGGGTAAAATCCTTGATGCGTATGGCTTCTGTTTCATTCCACAATTCGACCGTATCTTTAACACCATCGAATCTGAGAGTGAAAAGAAGCTCAAACATCTTTATGACGTAGGTGCTATTAACCGTCAGGTTAGTAACGCTGAAAAATCAGAAGAAGCAGACAAGGTAAGGTATTTTTACGATTCTTTGTCTAACTTTAAACGTGCACTCAAGGGATATCTTGGTTCATCTAACTGTGTTTTTATTTTTAAAGATATGAAGAAATCCTTTAAGCTTCCTTGTGGCTTGATTCATTATGATGATGAGCTTACATTCGATAAAGCATACCTTATCGAATATGAAGGTAATGAACACGTCTATAAGACCCTCATTGACGAAGGTGTTAGAACCGTCGTCAAAGTTAGTGAGCTTCAAGAAAAATATTCGGAAACTATCGAATTGATTAAAGAAGATCGTAAAGATCAGAAAAGAAATAAAGTGCATAAACGAATTGGCGGGATTTATCGTTTCAATAAGATGACCCAAGGTAGCTATGACTATGAAATACAGCCTGCTACAAAAAGGACTGTAATGTCTGATGTACTATTGGAGTGTACTGAAAGTGTTGACTCTGTTTATGTTCTAAAATTGAATGATAAGTCAGCATCAATCAATGCTACTACATTGGATGGTAAAAACGTGAGTATTGATTTTAAAGTAAAATTCTTTGATAACGATACATGGAAAGAATTCAGTGGCGTTATAACCGTTACTGATTCTATTGGACAGACTCTGCACACTAAAAATATATCTGACGCAGATATTACTAAGCTTTTGCCTAAAGATACTATTATTATGGTATGTGACGAAAATAAATACGACAAAATTGTTGATTATATCAATAATGACAATATATATTCTTTCAATGACTATATTATTGACAGGATCAAAACCACTAGTTTGAAGGTTCAGGAACCTGTAACTGTTACTTCTATCAGAGAAAACATCGACCTTCTCAAAGATAAGTTAAACAGCAATATAGATGAAACAGACAAAAATGGCCGTGATGCCATTGCAGTGAATAACCAAACGTACAATTGTTGTACTACTTTGTTGCATCATCTTAGAACACATGGGTTCCTTGAGATTGAAAGCAATATTTCTAGCACCGCTAGTGATCATTTTGAAAAAGTAATGATTGACGTATCTGATATTTCGTCTAATATAGAAAACATAGACATTGCTGATGAAATGTTTAAAAAGCTTCTGGACAGACCTCTTGCTAGAGCTATGATCCGTTCTATAAATATGTCATCAGTGAGAATTGAGTCTGAAGAGGTTGTTGATCAATTGATCAATCACCTTGTAGATCAAGCAGGAGTAAGAAATATTTTAAATTCCTACTTGACAAAATAGAAATCAATGAGATTATTAAAGCTGTTATTCAAAATAATAAAAACTAGGAGAAAAAAAAATGGCTGAAGAGCAAAACACTGAAAACCAACAAGTTGAAGAACCAAAGATCACTATTGAGGATATTGTTATGGTTCAACGTATCATTGCTACTGCTAGCTCACGTGGTGCTTTCCGCGCTGAAGAAATGAGTTCAGTTGGTCGCGTATATGATCGTGTGAGTGCTTTCGTTTCTCACAATGCGCCAGAAGCAAACAAAAAGCCTGAAGCCGAAGCTGAAGGTGAGTCTACTGAAGACGCTGGTTCATCTGAAGGTTAATGATAGTGGCCTCGTGCCACTATCTTGTTATTACGTAGTATTAAAGAATAAAAACAAGAGGTTACAAATATGTTAGATCGTTTTATTGGTGAGGCAGTCATTACTTTTAGTGACAAATCACGACAAGCACGTAGGGTTCTAATCCTATCTCCATACGTGCAAACTTCAGAAAATCTAAGGGATATTGACTATGATCATTCGCTAGTCGTTGATCTTCAGACTATGGAATTTGATTTCAAGTCGCAGCTTGAAGAAATGATTCAAAACCGTGAACTTCAAGGACATACCACGTTTATGTCATATGCTACAAAAACCGTGTTCCGTAATGGTGAGAATGTTCTACAATGGCTACACCGTATGAAGCAAATCAGTCGTGTTCCTGCTTCTGATGTAAGCGTTGTTGTAGGCCAAGGTGGGCATCAGCAAAAGATTCCTATGACTGATATCAACCGTGAGATTCGTTCTGCGAATGAAAAGAAGCTTGCTGAGCAAAACCAAATTTCTTCTACATATACTGATTCCAGTATGAACGAAGATAATATTCAGCCTGCAACTATTGAGCGTAGTGGCAATCAATACCCACAAGAACCAAAGCAGGTTAACGAGTCGGTTTCTCCTGAACCAATCCCAGAAGCAGTAGATCAGCCTGCGCCAGAACAGGGCTATCAACAACCTGCGGATGCCGTTGATCTAAGTAAGGTTCCCGGTGTTACTATTCTAGAGGGTGGTGATTATACGCCTGATGTGAATGAGTCTGGTACTGAAACAGTAGACTTCGGGCCTACACCTGACAGTGAAGGGAAAGGTACAGAGGTTTCAGAACTTCCCGGTGCTACACAGCCTGCGGCAGATAATAACTATCTTGATGAGCGCTTCGATGCACTAGAAAAAGCTATTAAGAGCCGTTCTAAGGACACTGTTATTACACGCCTAATCAATCGCTATGATTTGACTGAGGCTGAAGCAGTTAAAGCTTTAGAGTCTGCTGGAAAGCGTAAGCAAAAGAAAGCAGAGAAAGAGCGTAAAAAAGAAGATACAAGCAAGTCGTAATAAAGGGGAGCAACACGCTCCCTTTATTCATTCCCTTCAAGAATTCTCTTCACTTCTTTATTCTTAAGAATATCAAGCTGATTACATAAAGCATTAAGATAACCATGTATCTTAGCCATATCAACTTTAACATTGATTTCAGAGATATCATTGTTATGCTTAAGTATACCCATCGTAGTATTTCTTATTTCTGGGAATAATCTTTTAATACGTGCACCATCAACGGTTTTTACAGAACCATTGTTATAGAAAATATCAATGTGATCTATGAAAACTAAAGGTACACACTCGCCATCTATTTTTTCTAGAATTTTTTTTATTTGATCTAATGTTAAGTGTTCTTTCATATTGTGTCCGATTTTTATAGAGAATGGTGACCACATTGCTTACTTTTATCCATTCGTTTATCTATGTAATATAAATATATTTATAACTATAATTCTAAAATTAAACATAAAGGATAACTGTATGCGCTTACATCAAATAAACAAACAAAAAGAAAAATATATTCTGGATGAAAGCATTGAAAATCTATACGGAAAAATGGTGAATGAGGCCCAATACATTCATGAACGTATAGAAAATAAACGCCCAAAGCTTGTGGTGGAAAAGGAAATCAAAGAGTTCATTGGGAAATATTTCGATATTATACCAACAATAAGAACCATTCTCGCCTACGACAAAGCATCTAAGAAAACTGACCCAGACAGACCGTCTATGATGGGTATTAGTAAACTACTACACTCTAACGAAACTGAAACTCTAAAAGAGTTGAAGGAATTCGAAAAGAAAGTAATAGAACCTAATGAAAAGCTTAAGGCAAACCACCAGTACTTTAAATCTGCACTACAGCGTACCCTTGATCGCAATGAGCAATACAAAGGTGCGGGATTTATTCGTGAAATCCTAGACATGGACGAAGTAGTCAAGGATCAAATAGATAACTTTTATGATAGAAACACAAAAGATTCAAAATCTGTCTCTGAGTGTGTTCTTGAAATGATCGAAGCGAACTATGGTGCGGAAGAGCTTAACGAAGGTCGCAAGATGGACCCTGACCAATATTACATGGTTGTCGAACTATCACTCTACGATAACAACAAGTCTGAAAAAGTACCACACAAAAACTTTAAAAACGTTCTCGTTACTAATGCTAAGTCTCAGGCACAAGCCAGACAAAAACTTAAAGCGAGTGCTAATAAGTCACTGCGCGAACTAAATAAGAAGTTAAAAGATAAAGGTATGTGCTGCAAATACAGAAAAGAAAACTGGTTCAGAGAGAACACAGTTTATAAAGGTTACGATTCAATGAAGAAGAAGAATATTAAGTCCTTAAGTGGCTCTGACAGCGTTTCTACTGGCATTTATCTATTAGGTGGTATGTGCGGTCATGGAACTGTAGGGAGTGTACCAGAGTACGCACCAAACCGTTATGCGATACATTCTTCTAAGTCATCAGTAACAAGATACCTAAACAAACGTTGTCCAATGGAGGATTAAAAATGAATAGAAACGATATAAACAACTTAGACTACGAAAACGTAGATCAGGTAGCTTTACTTTGTAGCTACCTTTGTACTTTATCATACAAATCTGATAAAGAGCAAGAAAAGTGGCTTTCAAGTAGATTCAACATGAATTACTTTAAATCATCTGAATATGAAACACTTCAGTATTATGTAGCGTTTGATGATCATAGCAAAAAGGCTTACTTTGTAATACGTGGTACTGATATAAAAAGATTCAAGGATGAGTGGATGGACCTTATTATAAGCTTACGTATGTGGCCTAAGAAGGTGAATGGAACTAAGGCTCATAATGGTTATGTCAGAGCAGGCAACCATATGTATTCCATAATGAAGCACGATCTTAAAGAAGCAAAGCTGAAAGGCTACGATATTATTCTTACAGGTCATTCTCTAGGTGGTGTGTTAGCAAAATACGTTGGCTGTATGAGTCATGTAGATACTACTGTAATAAGTTTTGGCGCACCATGTCTAGCAAAGTCTGACTTTTACGACAATTGCAAACAAACAAAAGTATATAAATATCGTATGGATGGTGACTTAATTCCTATGTTTCCATCTTTATTTTATGAAGATATCTTCGGTGAAGAACTTCTTCTTAAGCGTGGCAATGTGGTGATAGATACTGAAGACAGAAAAGGATTTATTGCACCATTACTATTCTTAGCAAAAATAAAAATGTTTTATAAGCTATTTACTGCTGTAAAAACACACAATATGAAGTACTACACTCTTAACTTATTAAGAAAATATAAAAAAGACAAGAAATAATTCATGAAAATAGATGAAATATACGAACCATCGAACTTTATAGATATACTTTTATTTCATATCGATAAGTACCCTGAAATGCTTAAGTACATGGAAGACTGTGTTAAGTCCAACACAGTCCTACATCATAACAGTGGTTCTTTAGATACTGATTTTATCGTTGTCACCGAAGATCATAAATCACCACAGGAAGGTGCACATAATTATTTTGGTAATTATCTTGATGACTTTTTCAATGAAAACTATGGAATAAATTTTAGAAAAGATGCCATATATACTACCCTAAACGGTTCATCGTCTTACGGGTCACCTTTTATATTATTACCCACTGGTAATTATAAGATGTGTTACTCTGAAGAAATTTATGACTGGTACATGACATGGCGTAAAGAAATAATTGATATTGTAATGCATCGTATAGACACCAAGTATGATGAAAATAAGGTTGCTGATATTGTTTTCAAGGTATTGGAGAGTAACGAGAAATCTATATCTGAAATATCTAATGATCTATACAGAGCCTTTATAAAGAAAGGGTTTAGTAAAGAAGATTCTAAAGATTTAACTAAAAGTATTTTTGACGAAATTAAAAAGCAAATTACTAAGCTTCTCTCAACATATGAAGTTGCCGATAACATGGGCGAACTTCCTACCAGTTTATCAAAGACTAATAATGAAATTATGGTAGTTTCCAAAAGCTACTTGTTGCTTAACAAAAAGAAAATCATAGCTAAGTCAAGAAAAACTCCAATCGAGCTATTTCAAAATGTTATAAATAGATATAACGATGGAGAAAGGTTTTGAGAAAATTTACATATAATGTTCTTTATATATTAAGTTGCCAAGACAAAAAGTTTCATAAGATTGGTGTTTGTAAAAATGATAATTTATATAAAAGGATTAAGTCATTGCAAACCGGAAACCCACATAAAATAAATGTCGAGTGGGTAGAGGAAAGAACCGAGGCAAATAAAGCTGAAAAGTATTTACATAATTGTTTCAGCGAACAACGTGCAGAGGGTGAATGGTTTGTTGATGTAGACGTAAATGATATAAGACGTAAGCTTATGTTGTTTTTGGACCAAAGGTAATTATAACATATGAAAAAGTTTATAAATGATGTTTGGACTGTACAACTTCCAAAACAAGAAATTAATATAAGCTCGGATGTGCCAGAGTCTGATATAAAAGACTTTGTGAAAGGAAAAGGTGATTGGGGAGAGAATGCTTTATACCTTAAGCGTAAAGATTCATTCACTGTTTTTGAGAACACAGGTGAAGCTAATAACTATGTCAACTATACCAAGTCTTGGGATAGAAGCTTTAATGATATACTCAATGAAGCTTCTGGACCTGCTGAGTTAAATGGAATAGTTCAGTATGTGAACACGTATAAGGATGGTTTAGTTCTTCCAGATGGATATGTAGCAGTTTCCGAAACCCCTTCCAACGAAAACCTAGTAGCCATTGCTACCTACCTAGATAGTAATTACGAAAACTTAACTGAGACTGAACAGCAAGCTTTATTAACTGAAGCTGAAGCTATGTACAACTTTATAACGAGTCTGTTTTAAGACTCGTTAATATTTCCAATATATGTTGAATCTTTTGTTAAAGAAAATTTAACAACATCACATACAGGATTAATTATCTCTAGACTATTATCAGTTGTTATTTCAACTTTTATAAATGCCACGTCGCTGTTCATGATTACAATATCATTTACAGTATTAGTTTCAGAAGACCAGCCACCAGATACTATACTTCCATATATATCACTAACTAAATAAGAAGCATTTGTTACATCAGATGTGGATTGCTTAGACGACAATACATAGTATTCTTGATAGAATACATCTTGTGTACTATTAGATATGCTACCCATATTATGAATTTCTGAGCTACTTAAACTCATTAGAGAAACAGTCGATATAGGGTTAAATGAAGAATCAAATGTCTTTACAGCAATAATGGCTGACGTACTGTTGGTGGTATTATTTTTTCCAAAAAATGAAACAAAATAATCTATGTTACTATCTACCGCTATAAAGTTGCTTTCTTGAGTTCCAGTTAATGTAAATGAATCCATGTTTACATTATTGACACTTACTGTGTTGTTACATGTGTAAACTTTATTTAAGTTAGAAAAGTTACTTAGGTGGTTATTATTTTCAAAGTCGTAACCATTCATACCAAACTTTATATTTGATACGGATAGGCCATCACCCCGTTTCGATATAGATGATACTGGATTAGGTATACTATTAGGACTGGAACGATAAACATCTAGATATAGCAGTTCTACATTTTTAACTTTAATGCGATATTCACTAACATTGCTATTTGACAAGCGTAGTGAGTTGGATTTAAACATATTAGTGTTAACCTCAGAAAGGTTAAATGTATCTACTGTAGCATTAGTATATACTTTCTCAATAACTATATCATCTGACTGTAAACTACCTCTATACCTTACTGTAAAGTACGCACCGACTGAATTAAATAAAGATGCAGGAACCGTTTCTGTTGTATAAGTTGATCCATATGTTTGTGAACCTAAGCTATATACTGGTGATCCATATCCAGTGTTCATGAAGTAATCGTATTCGCTTATGCTTACTGATAGATGTGCTTCTGACGATCCATTGAAGAAGTTTTCATGTGTAACCCCAAGTTCAGTTGATCCGAATGCAGAATATGAAATTTTACCCAAAGTCTGGGGATTGCTATAGGCAGTGTTATATAGTGTCCACATATTATCCCAAACATTACTGTTTAGAACGTCGCGAAAGAAACTATCAACAGATGTTGATCGGCCAATTTGTCCATTGCTAACAAACGCGTAATAACGTCTTGGTGGTAGAGAGCCAACGAAATTAATAAAGTCTGTGTCTCTTCTTCCTGCTGCTGCATTGCTAGTCAATGTGAAACGTCTTGTTTCAAGAACATTTAAAAATTCATCCATCACAACAACAAATAATCCAGAGTTGGATGTTATAGAAGTAACTTGATTATTATTAATAATCATATTTCCGAATCCGGGTGCATCAATATTTGATCCTTCCAACTCTACGATTTGTAACGTATTATTTGTTAATATGTTCCCACCTAGACCAGATAGCCTTTTAATCTGCATAAACTCTCTCTATTAGTAAAATATAAAATCAAGTGTTTCGTTGGCTTCATTATATACCATTTCACAGCCGCTTGTTGTAGATTGATCTTCAACTTTCAAGCTACCTTTCGTTTTTAAGACTCCACCAACAACTTCCAGTTCATTGTGTTTAAAGTATGCAATATCGCCACTATCACCACGGAAAACAGTATAATCTGAGGTATTATCTTGGTTGTGAATTACAAGACGCGTGTTTTCAGCATTCGCAAATTCTTCAACGTAGATTGCATGGTTATCCGTAAGTCCAGTCCATGATATTCCCTTTGACGCACCATTTCTAACGATTTCAAATGTTACATCACCTTCGACTTTCACATCACTGGCAATATTGTTTACATATATATCTCTATATTTATTTGATACTGAGCCTAGATCGTAGGTATTATCTAACCTCGGATATAGTCTTTCAGTCTTTGCTTGCTTTATTACATCCACATGTAATTCGCGCCATTTCCTTGCATTTGAGCCAAGATCGTGCTGCAAACCAGTCAAAGGTATTAGACTTTTTGAATAATTTGTATCAAGAATATCAAAGTAAGTATATCCCCAACGAACAGTTGAAGTACCAACAGATGCAGATGAGTTTATTGGTTCAAACGTACTTATTTTATTAACGTTAAGCGTTCTTACATATGCATCATTCCACCATTTAGCAGAGTTACCTAAAGAATATTGATTAGTAGTAAGTGGTGAAACGTTAGTGTAGTTAATAGAGTCCATCAAAGAGAAATAACCATTTCTCCATCTGCGAGAACTAACACCTAGATCATAACTGTCTGTAAATTCAGGAAGAATAGTATGGGAAGAGTTCACATCCAATGTGTTACCATAGATTGTCTCCCATCGTAGGTTACTCTTACCCAAATCGAATTCATTGTGACGATCTGGCATAATCACATTAGTACGTAACTCACCATAGATGGTATCATTAATGTCACTTCTAACATATTGATCAGGGGTGAATCCGCCTAAACGTTCAGAGTCTTGAGCTAAAAGAACAGTTGTTTCTTCCCAACGATTACCCCTAGAAATTTTAAGAGTATTTGTTGAGGGTTGATACCACATTTCGCCTTCAGTATGTACGCTAGGTTCTAGATTATTGATAATAGGTTCTAAGCGCTTCCAACCATCAGTCCCATTATGTCGATTATCATTAAAAACCTTTAATGTTGTTCTAAGGTTTGTTCCAGTGTCGTCAGTATGATACCAAAGCTGACCTAGAACATTATTCAATGCTAGGCCGGGATCATCATTTGAGTTAGGCTGCGTATCACTGGCAAAGTTTTCTAGGAGCCTTAGAAAGTTTTCACTCTGTACTTCGCCATATCGGGAATAGTATTGACCTACCCATGTAAGGCCCAACTGTCTTTTAGTAACTGACATATCAACATTAATAGGAACGTTTGTTTCGTCAGTTCTATCAACTCTATAACTCATTTAATTTAACCCTTATAAAATTTCAAATCTAATTGTGTAGTCTATTTCAAACACACGATTTAATGATTTTTGGATAGGATGAAAAACAATATGGGTCAACATATAAGAATCTTCTATGTTGTTTGCATTTGTAAAAAATCCCAACTCATCAAAAACAAACCTGTCACTAAACTCTACAGCATTGTCCATAGGTAACTGACCAAATGGCTCACCCTGTTGTAGAACAATGTTTGTATTAATATCAGCTATCGCTCTATTATAAATTATAGGGCTAACTTCCATAGTAAAGCCTTCATCTTCTATCTTTTTCTGATACACACGTTGATGAAGATCAGCAAGCTCGTTTCGGTTATTTTGCGTGTTAGTGGGACGATAAGTCACAGTGCCTGTTTCTGCAATTTCAGAACCGCCATCACCAAATGCGATCCATCCAATTGAGAAGGTATTTGCACTATCTTGACCAATCATAGCCTTTGCAATTGCAAAGACCATGTTACCGTCATGAATAGCATTCTTTTTATCAACATGGTTAGTGAAGTCGATTTTGTTACCTTCACTATCCACTTCCCAACTGTTAATCTTCAAATGCCCTGTGACACCCAAACCCATTAGGTCTTTCATATATTCTCCTGTTAATCTTTACCACTCATTATATGACCATATTTAGGATAAGATGCTTTTCCTCTAACTCCTAGATAAGGCTCTGTTATTGTGAAACTTGGTAGGCTATCATCAATTGTTAATGGATATACCTTTATATTATATTTATTGCTATCGAAATCCTTTGGATTTTTACCAAACAGGCCACGCTTTATTCCTTCAATAACATTGCCATCTGCTTGTGTATAGTGGATGAATTCACATCGACTACTAACTAGCTTTCCTGAACCATCTATTTCCTCGCCATAAACCACGGCAATTTTACCTTGATCTTTATTAGCAAGTTTCATGCTATCAGAAACATTGCCTGTTAGTTCGATAGATTCTTGTGCATATGTTACCGAACCATTAACTGTTATTGCCTCAGATTCTGGACATTCAAACGCATGTACTCTACCATCCTGTGTATAGATGATAAATTCACGGCGATCTTCACTATCATTCATGAAGTCAGGCATAACCATGTCGCCATCGTAACCGCCCGCTTGAATATTTTTATGAATAAACATTTGCGTACCGCGATATTGATCAAACGCAGAATACCTATCAGTAATAATAACCTTGTCATTATTTCTCAACTGCTTATTGAAAACAATTTTATCAGGCTCAACACTATAATGATGCTGATCGTTGGTATATTCACCGTCCATAACCCATTCGTCTTCATTAACCAATACAAGGATTTGTTCTTTAGGTATTGATCCTAGTGTGATTGGGTATTCGGTTTCTCCACCAGACGCTGTAAAGCTTACTGTGTCAAATATATCAAAGCCTGATCCTGTTTCATATCCTCTCTGAATTATCTTCAAGTTAGTCTTGAACGTAAACACAAGTGCTTCTTTTAAGTTCAAGTCAGTTCTTTCTTCGGGTATAGCTTCTTCAGCATTTCGAAGGAACTTATCAGCATTTTTAATATCTGCGGTCACATCATCGAACTCAGAATATAGAACGTCTAAGCTAACATCATGACCTGTGTCTTCAACCATTTCGATATAATCAGAGTCAAGAATTAACTCTCCATTGGTATCAATTTTAACTGGATAAGTATTTTCGTCTACCTTGAAACCTATTTCTTTTATTTCATCAAGATTTCTGAACGGTATACCCACTCCACGGTGATGTGCGACCTTGAACATAAGGTCTTCATATTTGTCTTTAGGTCTAACCGTAAACTTACTATTCTTTTTCACATCAAATAACATTGATACGGTGATTTCAGATGTACCAGAATCGATTGAAGTGTTGTAATGTCTTGGTTCTACAAGATCATCGTTAACAAATACAGCAATATTATCCTCAGAGAAAGAATCACCAATGTTGAAGTTCTTCTTTATAGGAGCGTTTACTGTTTCAACATACGACTCGCTAACTAACACAGTTAGATCATCAAAGTACATGTTTGTCACTATACGATCAGTTTCAGTAAACTTACGTCCATTGAATCCCTTGAACTTGTAAGACTGGTTACTGAATTCTTCTAGTGGTGTTTCTGAACTTAACACATCATTATAGCGTGTCACCAAGTCTTCTAATGGAAGAGAAGGTAAGACAGAAATACGGTCAAACATGGCGTGTGTACGCTTCTGGTTAACAGTCATCATCCATTCATTTAAATCGTTTTTGTTCACACCATAGTAGCCACGTGCCTGATCATATTCAGACAATATTCTATCATCGGCAATATTAGTTGATTTAACAACCACGTTAGAAACATGTCTGTAAGCACGTGGTGGCTCATTAACTAATCGTAGTTCATTGTTAATGATACTGTACTCATTCTTCGGGAGAAGAACGCCTTCGATAAACACGTTTGTACTATCAGGATCATGGTAGTTTTCAAGCTTAAACACTCTTTGAGGTACAGACTCACTTGCATAATCGTAATGGTCTTCTACCGTTTGAATATCAAGCGGTCTATCATAAAGTGCGAATTCATCATAGAAATAATGAACATCAGTACTACCTATATTAAGTGATACATCATAGAATCCATTAACATTGATAAAGTTTCCTAAGTTATATGTAACATAGTTATCACGGTTTATTGATAGATTCAACTTAGTATTAGTTGATGAATTATCAATACCAAAAACGAAGTAGTTCATGACGTTTGGTGTCAGGGTAACAACCTCATCAAGGTACGGTACGTTGCCTCTGAACGCCTGTACGCGATATTCTACTGTGCCTGCGTTGTCTAGCATCACTACTTTATAAACCACGCTATCGGATGGATTATCGCTGTTAGTGACGTTTATAGACATCACTTCATATGAACTCTGACCGTTTAGAATATCAATGTCATGACCATATAACCAAGCTTCCATCGTTATCTTACTGGATTCAAGTGTAATAGGATCAGTGCTATATGGTCCAAGCAGTTCGAAACCGTTGTTGAAACAGATACCACTAGGTTTAGCAACGAAATCACTATCTCTGTTATAGAAGTTAACGCCAAATTCACCTTCGATAGTGCTTGGTGAATACTTCACATTCATCGGCCAGTATTCAACAGGTTTTGCATTTCGAATGCTTAGGTTGTAGTACAAGTCTTTCTTGTACGGAATAGTATCAATAGTTTCTTCTTGAATATTGATAATTTCTCTCGAATCAGTTAGATACGGGGGTTTATCAAAATCAGTAACATAGAAACCATTGTATTCAATATCACCTGTAGCAATTTTATTAATTTCCCTTAGCTTAGTATGGAAAGGTTTTGCTTCAGTAACATATCCAATAATTTCTTCTTCTTTGTCATCCTGATAAACACGCTTCTTAATTAAGCTTCTAGACTCTTGGTTGATGTTTATGTAAGTCGTTGGGAACACCCAATCATTTGTTGGCTGTTCACTGATTACATATCTAACCATAGTGTAGAAAATCTTATTAATAAACTCTGGACGTTGTTTACCCAAGAACGTTTCGAAAACAATTCCTAGAATATCGCGTATTTTAGCAGCATCTTCTTGACTTATATCATCAACATAGAAGGCTTCTTTGAACTTCAATTCTGCACGAGATTGTCCTACTTTTTCATAACTATTAATATCAGAATGATACTGATAGATAGTAAATCCACTTTCGTATACTGAAGGCATTCTTCCTACAGATTCGTTCACTTTGATATACTCACCATCATTTAGTGGTGTTGTTAGAATATCAACACGTTTATTAACCAAGTTGGAAACTATAGTTAACGGGTCATAGCCTTCTTTATACCAATCAATTAGTCCAAAGTATTTCGTATCACGTAGGACATCTTCATTTAATTCTTCCCAGAATAGTTCGACATCCCAAATGTTAATACCCTCTAAAGCTTCGTTGATAGCTTCAAAGAAGTTTCTACGTGCCTCTTTAGTATTAATAAACCATGTTTGACGAGGGAATTGTAGGTTTCCATATTTCTTTGACTCAGAAAGGTTCACGTCAGGTATTTGATGTACAATACCGTTCACATCTTCTTCAGTGTATCCAAGAATGCTATCAATCATTTTGTTGAATAGGAAATCTGGAATTTCATCTTCTCTTTCATCTTCAGATACTAGAGTCCATTGAGTATGTGTGTCAATATCATCTTTATTGGTTTCATATTCAATCTGAAGTACAAAGTCATTCTGAACCATAACATTTGTGTTATCGTTTAGTAGAATGCATTCATTATTAATAAAATTGATATAAGGAACACCATTGTTATCAGGATACCTAATTGAGTTTGAAATATTAACGATGCTACTAGTTCTATTTGTATTCTCAGGAATACCACTGGTGTTCTTAACCCAGAAGAAGTAGAATCTCGTAGTTTCATTAGTTTCTTCATCATAAACATCTTCAAACACATATTCTTCAGTTGTGTATGGTGTACCAGTTCCTTCGTATTCAGAAGGAACTACAGTAGATTGTCTCCACTCATATACATCTATAGTACTCTGTGGGAATAATGTACCCCAGAAGTTTATTCTGTCTTCACTAGTACCGTTTTCATACTCTAGGTATCTCATGGTAGATGTATCCCACCATACAGTACCTACTTTGTTGCTACCCCACGCACTGTAATTTTCTGTACCAGAATTGTAGTCTACAGGATCGTACTCAGTGATGTAATCGATGTCTTGAATAGGTGCACCAGCAAAGTATCCTTTAACTGGATCATGTATCTTAACATTGTCGATATATGAGCTATCTTCAGTGTTGTATATTAAACACTCATGGATCATGTCAGTATCAATAACAGGTTTCTCTTCATAAACGACAGACCAAGAACCAGAGTTATATTCAAATACTCCCCATTTTTCTTCGTTCGACGCTACCAGTCCTGCAATACCAGAGCGATAGTGCGATTGTATATCGATAATAGAAAGTGAGCTTTCATAGAATGCTAGTTCATCAACCATTGGCATGTCATCGCCGCTTTGATGATTATCAACACAAGCGACAAATACACTATGGGTGGTGTTCTGTACAATACCGTTAATTGAACTTACCTCATCAACTACTGTACCATTAATTACAGTTTTAATTGTATTACCAGAAGGACCATTATCTACAGTAAGTACACAATGGTTCATACCGTTTTCTAGAGGTATAGAAGAACTGTATTCTAGGTTTCCATCAATTGTATGAATCACACGATAATCGTTAGTTTCATTATCCGTATCTGGATATACGCCAATATGGGTAGAGACAACTTCACCAGTAGTATCTCTCTGAACTATCGCAGCAATCGGATAGCTATGGGACATATCTTCGGTAAATCTAACAGTCTCATCATATTCAAACCAAAACTCGATTGTTTTAGTGTTTTCTGTGGTTGAGCCTAAATCTGACCAAATCATATTAGGCCATTCATCACTAGCTGGACTAAACGTAGTTCCATCACTCACCAGTGAATTATAGTTGTTGATAACGTCAGACGGTACAGATGATGAATCCTGTTGACTAAAGTTATTGCCATTCATACCTGCATATGAATTACTATCAAAAGACCAGTATTCATAAGGGTTACTATTCATAACTTCTGCCTTGTAAGAAACAGGGCTGTTGGTTATATCAATGTATAGTCTATAACCATCACTTGGAGAGTGTGCAATATTACCAATAAAAGTATCAATAGTATCTTGTACATCATCAAAGAACTGGTGATAGAACATATTGATTCGACTTGGAACCCAACGCACAAACTGCAATTGATTTAGTGAAGTCAAATCTTCGGATGATTCAAATGTTGTATACATTTCTTCATCGAAGCTTAACATGATATAAACGTTATCGTTTGGATCAATTTTAGTTAATTTAAATGTATAGTTGTATCCACCGTCATATATACCATACACATAATCTTCATTAACATCACCAGAAAGTCTTAGCACCGCACTGGAAACGGAATTTCTACCAAGTGTAATAATTTCGTCAACCGTTACATTAACAAAAGAGCTATGGTAAACGTTCCATCCATACTGCTCTGAACTATCTTTAGCAATCCAAGCTCTCATACCTTCCACAATAGAACGATTCGATTCTCTAATAGATGCCCCCAATCCTTTTAAAGTAAATGCTTTAAAGTCAGCATCTGACCAGCGGACATATCCAGCGGTTGGATACTTTTTGACGTTATTGAATTTCGTTTCAACGAATATATTTCCATCAACCAGAGATTTTGGTTTTGTGATCCACTTATCTCTATCTTCAATGTCTACATATACATCTGTCGCTTTTTTGTTTTCAAATTCTTGCTTATATTCAAGATACACTGCCTGTGGTGTGGATTTCATATCTGTGTTATCGAATAGAATTTCCACACGCTGATCAGTCTCAACAGAACCGAATGTGCCTTGCTTAAACGCCCACTCTTCGTTGATTTTCATATCACCACTAACATCTAGCTCAGAAGATCGTAATAGCCTCTGGAACGCTTCTGAGGTGCCTTTCTGACGCACAAACCCTTCATAGAAGGATATCTGTGCCTTGGCGTCCATAGAAAGACCTTCAAGGTATGAACGCTGTTCGTAACCAAAGTTGTGATACTTCAGGCGGTTGTATATATCTTGGATAGAAATGACATCTTTATCCGAAATAGATTTAATATCGGAAACAGACGTTTCAAAGTTAGGTAAAATTTTATCACCGGTCACAATGAAACCTTCTGCACGTAAACGTCCATCCCATCCTTTAGTCTTAAGGGTGCGGATTTTTAGACGGTCTTTACGTATACCCAATTCTGGATCATAAATTACATCATTGAACACAGTTCTATTGTTAACCGTAATGATATGCTCATACTCTTTAATAGAGAGCTTACAGAAGAACACTGGTTCGCCAGCCATTACGTGGTAGATACCACCAGAGCGGTTATATTCAGCGTTCTTAGGGTCAATAATATTACCCTTTGGTCCAATAAGAGTTACCGGAGTATTGATTTTATTGCGGGTGATACTTGGAACACCGTGACTCGCAGAGAATTTAATATCTTCTGAGATAGGAGATAAACCAATTACACTTCCAGCAGATTGATTTTCATAAGCCCAACGAATAAACTCTTCTACGGATAATTTCCAATTTTTAAATTTATTTCTGCTTGAGTCGAAAGAATCAAATTTCCATCCACGACTCTCTAGATATCTTCCATAAGCCATAAGGAATTCTGATACTTCTCGTGTGGTTCTAAACACAGTACCATAAGGAACGTAAGAAACTTTATTAGAACCTTCAGTTTTAACATTCACACTAGCCATATTAGTAAATGGTAGTTTATCACTTCTAACCCATAGCTGAGTGTCAAAAACTTCAGAAGATACATGATCCCTTCTACACGCAAAAAGGTTACCGTCATTAATTCTTACATATTGACCAGTATAGAATTGCTTATTTGGTTCCCAATTAACTACAGGAACTTGCTTACTGTCCACGGTTGGTACAGTAATTTCAATATCGCGTGACGTATCACTAGCTGGTATTGTTCTAAATCCAGAATCATATAGATCGTAACCATATACCTTGAAGTATGTAGTTTTCGCAGAAGGCTTACCTGTTAATAGTGCCCAATCATTTGCTACGAAACCTCTTAGTTTCCACTTAGAACTATTATTGGGGAACTCTTGATCATCGCTTCTATAGTCTTCCAGACAGACATATAATCTATTTGCATACTTAACTACGCGTCCAGTGACATATAGAGTAAATGGTTCAAAATCAGGATAGCTTTTATGATCTGAAACCAGCTTATAATAGTTTTTATCATTTGTATTATAAACTACTTCATTGATATCATAAATTTGACCTTCATTGAAATTATAGAAAGTTTTGTCTGCGTCCACACGCTCAACTAGAACACCACTATAAGTTTCAGTTTTAATGTCTTTACTTTCATGTAAAAGGACACTAATGTCTTCTGTTGGAATATTAGTGACCGTACTATCAGAACGTGGGTTGAACGTTTCTGTAGAAATATTAATATTAGTTGAATCGATAAATCCACCAGCTTTATGTGACAGTTGAATATCTGATTCATAAAATCTATCACGTAGCAATCTTTCACCAGAAAGATTCTTTACCTGTAGGTAAGAGTATAGCCACTGTGACACACCAGCAACGTAATTAAAATTAGTGCTATTCTCCACAAAAGAGTGTACGCCCATTTCAGAAGGCTTATGAACGTTACCCACTGGAAGATTAAAGCTTAGTTCAGTATCCCAAGCCTCTGTGATATACTGTAGAGGTTTAGAAATATAAAACAGCGCTTGCTTAACGAAGCTGTAATCTGAACTATTTCTCCATGCCTGTTCTACCGGTCCATATTCACCGAATGACCATTCACGTTTAATTTGATAATAATTAAAGGTAGAACTATCAACCAGTCCTATATCACTCACTGTACGTAAATCACCATTGGAATCTACAGGGAGAATTTGCATCAACCCATCTTTTCTTAGACGGTTTGTGGAAGATTTATACGCATCAAACGCTAGGTTCTCACGCACACCTTGTCTCACAATACCCTGTTCGATATCACTCCACATCTGAGTGTTATTGCTTGAATAGTCAGTGCCATATTCTGATTCCCACCATGAAGGCTTTATCTTAAACTCAAGCATTTCCCACGGTGTTTTATTAGGAGTAACAGTACCATAGAAATATTGATAGATAGATTTCCAATGACCGCTTATTACAACGCCATTATCAGTTTCAAATCTTGGTATGTTATAAGTTAATTCATTGTTGATATCGAACGTATCATTAGCAGTATAGTTGATATTATTATCATTACACCATTTGCTGAAGAATCTGAACTCTACATCTTCAACAAACTGTTTAGTTACTGACAATTCTTTATAGTAAGAAGGTGTTACATCACTTAAGTTAATGATAAACTTACTTTCGTCTTTGAACTCAGGACGTATACCATTATAGATTCTTTTCTCAAGTTCAAGCACCAACAAGTCTCTACCGTCTAGCTCACCTGAGTTAATTTGATCTTCAGATGAGTATGCTAAGAATTTCGATCCATCATGGCCTATAATAAAGTACTTGTCAGAAAGATAAGTTTCATCTTTAATAATTTCTGGGCGCTTTGGACGATCAAGACCAAACTTCATAGGAGTGGGCGCACAGAAGGATGGTTCCATTTCTTGGTAATAACGAGATTCAATAATATCTTCTATACTGAACGTTAATGGAACTAGTGTAGTTGTTAAGGTAGAGCTATCGTTTTCAATACGGTAATCGATATCAATTAATCTTAAACCGTCTTGCGTGTAGATATATAACTCGTTCGAATCAATATCTATGTCAAGGTACTCACTAGCGACACCAGATGCATCAAAGGTAACGTTTGTATATTTGTTGTATGTTGCAAACATGTATGAATATGCATAAGGGTCTGTTTTACGACGACCAGAGTTAATAGACGCAACAATATCATCAAAGATATCTCTAACATTCTCGTTTGTTATATCGTTGTTTCTGTTAAACTCATCTGATTCAACGATCAATGAATTTTTAAAGTTATTATAGTAATCCTTTGCGCTGATGATTGCTTCAACAACGTCAGCTTCATCTGATAGGTTTGCAAACATTAGTGGGACCATTGGCGCACTGTGTTTTAGAATAGAAGTACCTAAAGAGCCATCCTTGATAGTATCTCGGAAATTGTTATCAGTTAGAGCCGTACCTTTAAGAAACGGTTGGTTTCTAATAATAGAACGGAACTGATCAAACACTTCAGAGAAAGCGAAATCTTCAATATCATCGTTATTGGGGTTATTATTCAAACTAGGGTGAACCATCTGAATTTCTTCAGATTCATTACTCACCGGATCATTAGTAGTGTAAAAGACTTCAATATAATCGCCTTTCTCAACTTCACCCTCAATATCTGTAATGAACACACTATCTACTGAAAAGTAATAAGATGATTTACCCAATACATCGCCATTGTATGTAACACGAATTGCGTTATCATTTCTTGGAGTATATGAAAGCTTAACTTCTAAATCATTTTCATCAGTAACTAGTTTTTCTAATTTTAATGTTATATTTGTGTCTTCTGATTCAATCCATGAGTTTTCGAAATAAAAATCTTCTACTGTCTCATTAACTACATAGATACGACCTTCGTAATAAGAGGTCTTATAGACATATCCACCAGCAGAAGTTTCATTAAATGTATAAAGAACATCATTCTTTGAGGAATCTGCATGTGTTGGGCGAATAACCTGACTTCCAGTCTCATCCAAAATTTCAATAGGACTGTAATTTTCATACCATCCACGTACAGTAGTACTACTGTCGGTATAATCCAAACGGTATTGTGTGTTGGCCTTCAAAACAATATTACGTTGCTGTCTACCATTGATATAAACTACAGGATTACCAGTAGTATAATCTTTTCCGATAGTAAATTTAATAATATTATTTCTTTCAATGTTATTGGGGTTGTTTACTTTATAGAAACCATTTTGTATTGTACGCGTTTCGCCACCGATTTCGTATGTACAAGTATCAGACATAGCGTTCTCAAATACAATATCTGAGGATTCACGGAAAGCTTTATATCTAATACCAAATCCAAGAACAGGGTCTTCAAGACTAGTAGAAGACCTAGCGTAACGGAATATTTCACAGCCATCAAATGAACTGTTCGGGTACTTGAACTCATCAGAAATTAGCGTAGCGTTCTCATCATTCGAATCGTAAATATTGAAAAGGATCGGTTGGTTTACTTCTAACTTTCGTTGACATAGAACCCAATCATCTTCAATAGAATCCCACTTAAATTCATCAGCTTTGTTATTTCCATCATAGATAGTAACTTTATCATCATGGTTTGCTTGCGCTACGCTCAAGAATGCAGAACCATCATATTGATATATGTTAGAATCACCGTTGATTATTACTTTATCACCAGATTCAATGTTTGCGCCATCCATAGATGTAGATAAAGTAGTATCAATTGATTTAACAAAATCAAAATGATTACCATAGTTATAAAGCTCAAGGTCGCGTCTAAAACAAATTATTGGACGCTGTGCCCTACGGCTTCTTTCTGCTAGGAATCTGCTCTGACCGATTATTTTATTAATAACATCCTTGTGATACCAAGAATTATTTCTGGACCATGGGTTTTTATCATTTGCACCACGCTCCATAGTGATGTATTCAGCAGGGAACCTTTCAATAACATCATTGGAAGTCTGTGTGACATTGTACACACGGTCTATTTTGAATGGCTTATTATTATCTGGATCAAACTCAATCAAGCGAATATATGTACCAACACCTTCAACAATATAAATGTTATTGTCGTTTAGCTCTAAATGCATACCCGTAGATACTTCTAGTGGTTCACTAGTTTCGATGATACGTACAGTGGCTGCAATTCTTCCTTCTAAATCAGATGGATTAGCATCAACACGAATTTCGAAACCACCTTCTGGATACCAGTAGTAGTCTGAGTAATTGATAAACATATCCATGTCGATAGGTGGTGCATAAGAAAACTTCGTAGAAGCAAATAGACGAGAATGATCACTTACTTGTGATCCTGAGTTTTCAAGACTTCTTAGAAGGTCTTCGTAAAATAGAACATCATTTACTTCACTGGTGTCTTTATCACGAATAACAAGCGATGGTTCAAGCTGATAGTTTTCCCTGATCTTATTAATTTCTTGAGCATAGTAATCGCTTAGTGGATCGTAAAGTCCACCTACACGTCTACCAACAAAATAAGATTTATTCTCGGAGTTATTGTCACTGAACAATGTCTCCGAAGTTGAATCCATGAAGTTTTTAATTTTATTTGTACGGAATACCGAAGGAAGGAAATTCTTGATATTTTTATCAGCCATTTATTACTCCATAATATTGCTATATAAACTATTTATAGCTACAAAATTAAGGTACAAGATAATTAAGAGATTTGTGTGACTGACGTTTCAGTTATGTAGAAAGTTTCTCCTGTGTTGGGGTTTCGAACGGTTCTCGGATACCCGTAAAGGTCTTGAACAGTTATACCAGTACTTTCCCATTGAAGTGTCACAACGTTGTAACGATATACAATCTGTTGCTGCATGTCAACAACGAAATCATAGTTAACACCACCGGTAAAGCTTATGTTTTCAAATGTACTATTGGCCTGTGACCTAGAAGAATAACCATAAGACTTGGGTCCAGCAAACATACTCAAATCTGGGTCTGAATTTATGTCTATAATAATTTCACTTGCAGGATCGTAAGTATCTAACACATCCCATTTCGTGGCGACCATTTTAATTATATTTTGGTTACGTTCGACTTTAACACGCATACGTCTTCCTGACCAACCATTGCCACTTGCTGCATTGGCATAAGTAACATCATGATTACTAACACCAAGTACTTTTTCTCCAATTCCTCTATGATTTTTATTAGCAACAATAGGACCAAGGTTTCCAAATATACCACCATTGTTCACATCAAATGATAATGTATAGTTTTCTCCATTAGTAGCATCCCAATAATGTGCCGCTACTACACCAATAACATCATCATCACCTCCCGGTGAAGTTACAGTCACTTCCAATACATACCTATCTAGGTATTCTGGACTTACGAAACCTGTATAGAAACCAGTATTAGCAGTCTGTACTATAGCATTTAAATTAGTATCATAAACCCATGTAGAATATGGATCAGTATTAGGGGCATCAGACTTAGTAGGATAATACGATTGGGTTGCGCCTGCCATCGCAAATATTCCAAACTGGTTGAATATATCTTGTTGTGTTGGCTCTGCGACGGTCGCTAACGCGTTCTGAGCGTCAGTTGGATTAGAGTACACCAGTGCAGTAGCTTCAGGTAACTCGCCTGTGTTGTTAACGTAACCACGTATACGCTCAATGTTATAGGCTCTTCGATATGAACGGTTATAGTTCATATTATCTAACACAGAAAACTCATTTCGGTTGACTTTCTGAGTAAACCATTCTGGGTTATTAATTTCTGATAAGAACCTTGAATATGAATATATGTCATCTACTGATGGTTGAAACCTTTCTATTTGTAAATTTTTAGTATATTGTAGTGGGGATGTTATCTCAACACTAATAATGTCACCATCATCAACGATTATTTGATTACCATCATGACGATAGTATTGTACTTCTTGAGTTGTTCCATCAAAGAATACATCACCAACTACGATACCGTTTCTTTTAACCAGACCATTTATATCCCCTAGACCCGCATCATTAATTTGAAAGTCAATTGCCGCACGATTTTCAACACCAATATTTTTAATAGTTATAATTTGATCTTGCTCATTTAAGAAATTTACAATCTCAGCAACCTGTAATCCATAAGTATAGTTTAAAGACTGTAAATCACCATTAGTATCACGCAATAGATACTTATAACTTGTATAACCGGGAGTGCTAAGGTCTTGATCAGGAATAGTGCTATTATTATATGTTGGGTATTCTGTAACGAATACACGAGACTCAGAACCACCCGCATATATATCATCAGTATCTAGTAGGTTGTTATACAAAGGATGGTCACCATAGGTAGAACGAAGAAAACCTACATTAACTGAAGTTCGATTATAATTACCTTCAAAGTATGCGCCATATTCAGATGCTAATTGGTTTGCAGTTACATAAAACCCACTAGGGCCTGAACCATGATCGGTTATAATGAAAATACCATTACCATTCTCACGAAAAGCGACAAGGTTTGCTATTGCTTGAGTTGATAATTTTCCTGCACCTTCAGAAAGACTTAATGTGGAAAATAAAACTACTGCTACGTGTTCTTCTAAGAAGGCATACGAGGGATTTAGTTCAGTACCATAGTCTTCAGTAGTTCTATAAACAAACTCATAGCCACTAACCTCAGAAAGCTTTTCCAAAGAAAGGTAGAAGTCATTTGTAGCAGTCTCTTTAATACAATAGTTAGCTCCGGTGTTCGCATCACCAAGAATTAATATCTTATTGTTACCAGCTTGAACTTTATCATCGTTAGAAATATAATCCAACACATTATATGCATACTTAAAAGTAGGACTCAAATCATTAAATGTTGTCCACGCAGGGTCATGTTGATAGTTATAAAGTTTTGGAAAACCACCATCGAAGGTAACATTACCTTTACCGTCTTGAACAACCGCAATAAAAGGGTTTGGTGGTTGCAAGTTATCATATGCGATATATTCTGCTAACGTTGGTGTTGTACCATCATTTGTCGTAATAGCATCCTGTACGTTCCCAGAAAGGTATACGTTGACCGTTTTAGGAACCTGATAGATACCGGCAGGTGGATCAAGATATATGTCACCACTGTATGTAATTTGAGTTGGTTCTATAGTCAACTGCGTTGTTGAAGAGAATGGGATAGTATATAATTGTTCGTTATTATCAATAAAACTAAACTGATTAATATTACTGTACGCGGTTACATCAATGGTTAAAGTATTAATAGGCTCAATAAGCTCTATAGCAAAACCATCTGTCAAGTCACGTTGCCATGCATAAGAATTAGATATAGTATCCGAATCGACTATAGTAAAAGATTCAGTAGAGTCATCTGAAAACTCTATATTATACCCAGAGCTTAAACCGGAGATACTAAATGATATACTACCTCCCGGTTGTCCTACTCTACTTGGTGTATACTTATTGAATACCACCATAAGGTATAACTGTCCAGTATTTGTTTTTCTATAAAAATAGATATTAAACGAGTCTTCCTGAATTAATTCAAAAGATGGCTGGTTTGTAGAACCCGTACCATAATAAAACTGAGTTGCAGTTTCAGTGGTGCCGTAAAGTTCTTTTATTTGTTGCCCGTTTAAATTATAAGCAGGTACATTAACTGACATTATAGAGATATCCTAATGTAAAATGTCAAACTGTTGGTATATTCGTTGATAATAGTTACGGTTTCATTAGTCGTATTAATTCCATATGTTGCTACCGCACTTGCATCTATCCACATTCCATTTGTTGGGCTTCCTGAAGTATTATCTAGAACTTTGATATCAACTATTACGTCTCTAGAATCCCCAAGGTTAGTTCCAAATATGGTATTAAGATCAAACACCTGTGTTCCACCACCACTAAGTGTAACTTCTGTGTTCCATTTCAACGATTCTAATAAATTTCCAACTTCAGTTTTAGTGTAGTAATTATTAGGATCATCATAATCATATATCTTAACAACTTCATCTTGACTTTTAACGAAATATATATTCTTATCAGTTGGATTTTGTATAAGTCTTCCTACACCAATCTCACTTTGAACGTTAGTATTACTGTCCTGAATCCATTGTGTACCATCATAATACCATGAGGTATCAGTACTTACATCATAAATTCTACCAGAGGGATCAGTGAATAAGATATCTTTGTACGTAGCGCTTGGTTGTGATAGCGCTGAATAACCATACGATTTATCACCACGGAACTTCTCTAAGTCTGGATCAGAAGTTAAGTCAATAGTCATGTTACCTTTAAGAGTACCATCATAACTAGTTGAGTCTGACCACTCAGTTGTCCACACGTTTATGATATCGCCGTTTCTTTCAACACGTACTTTAGCTTCTACTCCTGAAAAGTTTCCAACCGTATCATTGATTAAAGCATCACCATTTGCAATAACTTTTTCGTCGGGCTTGTTATAGTTATAAACTACAGCGTATTGTACTGGTGTGCTATTAACGTTTAAATGAGCCTCAGTGCTTCTAGTACGTATTAATGTAAGTGTATGTTCGTTAGGTATTAAAGCATCTGTTGTATTAATATCCCAACTATAATTACTTGGATCATCATTATATGCATTGTTAGTAACCAAGTCATTTTCATCAAAATCAAATGCTATCACAACACCTAACATATCATTGTCTGCACCAGCAGAAGTAAGAGTTGCTTCGTGAATATAAGTACTATACTTTTCTTCACTTACAAAGCCGACATGGGTCGCTGAGTTTATAGTACACTCGACTGTATCAGTAGCACTTTGATAACTCCAAGCGTTTGTCTCGGTTCCATCAGATGGATATGTTTCTGATGCACCATGAGAGAATCTATACCATGTATTAAATACATCCTCAAACGAAACGACAATTTGTTGCTCTTCTGAAAGTCTTTGCGCGTTATCAACAATTCTCAATTGTTGTAAAATCATTGATGATTCTACCGCACTTCCGTCATTAGCAAAGTAATATACTTCACCGGTAGAACCTACTGGCTTACTTGTTATGTTAGACCATTCATGGGTATGTGAATCATTAACTACTTCAACAGCAATATCTACATTACCAGACCAATCAGTTGTTGCAGTTCCAGAAACGTCACCACTCAGACTCAATGACACACTATTAGTTAATGCATCAGCATTTGGGTGGAAACCTTCATGAAACACACGATTTCCGCCTGTGCCAGCAACATCAACACCGACGTACATATCACTGTTAGAAGTTTTAACAGCACCGTCATGTTCAACAATCAAACGTGGTGATTCGCCAGCAGACTTAACCGTAAGTAATCTATCACCGGCAGTTGGATTAGTACCAGCTTTCATGACTAAGCCGCTGTGTGTAACATTCACATCACTATTAGCTTCAAGAATCAATCCAGTTCCTAATCCTAGATTTGTATAAGTAAATAGATCAGATACATCACTTCTTAAAAATTGCTCTGAACTTATATTGTCTAGCAAATCAGAGTTAGTAGCAGTTGCAGTATCATCTAGTTTCCCATCGATAGAGTTCTGCAATCCATCCAATACAGATTGTAGTCCATCCACATTAGAAATAATATGGTTGTGGCTGTCGTCTTGGACAGTTAATGTGATGTCAATATTACTGTCGCCTTTGAATGATGCAGACCCTGTAGCATCACCTAAGAAGTTGAAAGTTCTAGCTGTTTGTAGCTCAGAAGCTGTATTAGCATTACCTAAAAGATTGCCTGTAAGGTCACCGTTTACAACTCTAACTGGTATCTGGCCTTCTAACGTACCTGTATTCAACGTAGATGCCGTTCCCAGACCTAATTTCGATCTTCCATCTGGGGCATCAGTTGCAGTTGCAAGATCGGCTCCATACGCCGAAGCTCCTAAATCCTGTAGGCTAAGAACTACATCACCAACTTTAGGTATTGTATTGTTCGTGCCTCTTACGCTGGTTACTTTATCTGTCTGATCAAACTTTTCCCAAGCTGTACCATTGAATAGCAATAGATCGCCTTCTGCCCAATCAGTAACACCATCGAGTTCAGTGTTTAAGGTCGTGTTAGTACTTGCATTATTAACTTTATAGTAATTACCACGAGTACCTACACCAGACTGTAACGTTGGAGTATTGTTGATTGCATCCCAACCTCCTTGATATACAATACCACCAAACACTGAGTTGGGTAGTTCAGAAGTTGGTACTTTACCATTAGAGTCTAGGCTTGCATAACCGTTAGGCTGACTTTTATTAGCCGAATCTTCAGGGGTAAATCCTAAAGTATCTTCCTTTCCATCAATTTGTGTTTGCAAATCATCTTCACGTGTTGTTGCTCGTGATACTTCATCAGTTATCTGTTGTTGTAAGTCAGCATCAGTGTTATTAAGATTGGTAACAGAAGTATCAAATTTATTTTCTATGCGCTGTTCTTCACCAGTAGCACGTGTTACTTCGTCAGTGATCTGTTGCTGTAAGTCAGCATCAGTACTTTGTGAACTAGAGATAGCGTTATCAAACTTGGTTTCGATTCGCTGCTCTTCGTTTGTAGCACGTGTAATCTCATTAGTAAGTGCTGTATCGATATTATTCTCACGAGTAGTTGCACGGTTAACTTCATCAGTGATTTGTTGTTGCAAATCATCTTCACGTGTTGTTGCTCGTGATACTTCATCAGTTATCTGTTGTTGTAAGTCAGCATCAGTGTTATTAAGATTAGTAACAGCAGTATCAAATTTATTTTCTATGCGCTGTTCTTCACCAGTAGCACGTGTTACTTCATTGTTTATTTGCTGTTGTAAGCTAGCATCTGTATTATTAAGGTTGGTTACCGCATTGTCGAACTTGTCTTCTATGCGCTGTTCTTCACCAGTAGCACGTGTAATCTCAGCATTAAGATTAGATTCTATTGTATTTTCTCGGGTAGTTGCACGGTTGATTTCATTATCAATCTTTTGATCAAGTGTTTGATAATTCTGTGCAATAACAGCAGATAGATCATCATCTAGGGTTTGAATTTCCACATCGACATAGTTTTTATTTGTAACGTCAGTACCCATTACCGGGAGAGGTATATCTGTTATAGAAATGTTGTTAGTTGACCACTTAGACTTACTGAAGTCATAGTAGAACCTTGAAGCAATACTACCGTTTGCTTCTATCTCTATACCAGAGCGACCAGCATTTGTACCATTCTTGTTTAAAGTTATAGTATTATCTTCTACCTCAAGATCAACACTGTTCACATTAGTAACAGTACCATTAATCACAAGGTCTGCATTTATTTCAACGACTTGATCAAAGTCACCAGTAGAAGAGCCGTTACGTGAAACACGAATAGCAGGGACTGAGTTTGAATTTAGCTCACCACCAACCACAACATCAATTGTGTTTTCTGCACTTCTAAAAAGACCAGTGTCTAGATCATTAGCAAATCCATAGCTTGGACGAATATAAGAACCATCGGCATTCTGTATTTTTCTACCATCATCCATGATGATGTCACCAAACAAAGTACCACCTTGTTTAGTGTAGAAAGTACTCGATCCATCATTGTTAGTATTAAAAATAACCATGTCATCATGAGTACCTAACTCCCATGAATTGGTTTCAGTATTATAACGCACAATGCCTTCCATTACGGTAGGACGTTGGTTAGTGTCACCAGTAGGTACTTTAAAACCGCCTACACCATGAATGTGTACGTTATTGCCTTGTAAATAATAATAGTCTTTAAAATATAGTCGCTTTGCCATAGAAAATAATCCCGTTTATTTTTATTTATTCTTATTGGTATCAAAGTCTTGACGTTGAACATTAATGATGCTGTAACGGTAATCGTCAATCATATGTGTTTTAGCATAAGGCATACTTTCTTTGATCTTTTTAATTCTAGTCATAGCATTAGGTTTGGAAAAAGAAACCAAAGTATTAACTTCTAATGCATTTGATAAATCATATACTTTCATTGGGTCGATAATAGATACCCTGAATACAGAAAGATTTAGGTACTTTTTGAAATATTCCATTAGGGTAGAGTCTTCAAACTCTCCATCAAACACGCATACATCTACATGTTCTTTTCCTTCATTCTCTTCTAATAGGGTTTTCAAGTTTGGTTTTATGTCATCTACTTCTTCAATTCGTATAGCTTTTGCATTGTAAGGAATAGATGATTTTGGTTTATTGTGGTAAAATAAAATCATTGTGTTCTCCTATAGTGTCACGTAACAGTATTATTTATCCTTGAAAATCCCTGAAGATTTTGCTATAATGGTGTTTTATGATGATGAGGAAATTAATTTGAAAAAACGTCTTGTAGTTTGTGATGTTGATGAAACGTTGGTCGAATGGCAATATTCATTGGAAGGTAATTCATGCTTTGAGCGCACTGGTGCTACTGAGCTTCTAGAGTTTATTACCAATGAATTAGATGCAGATATTGTTTTATTTAGTACTGCAAATGTAAACTATGTCAGGAAAGTTCGTAGGGAAATTTTCTCAGATATCAATATTGTTGGATGTTACGGGACAGAAAGTACTACGTTTTATCAAGGTGACATTGTAAAAGATATTTCTATATTTACAGACAAATATGATATTGAAAATATTGTATTGGTAGATGATAAGAAAAGAAATGCTAGACTCTATCCTAAGAACTTCGTTAGAGTGGCACCACCCATGAGAAATGAAGGATTTGATTCTGAGCTTCTAAGAGTGCAACGTAGACTTCAAAAGTTTTTTGACAGGCAAGAAAAAAGACTCTCCGAAGAGAGTCTTTAATTACTGTGTTACATCCGTAACCTTCTTTCGGTTCAAGCCTATTAGATAAACTTGATAGAACCAGCAGGAATATCGATCTTGGATACGTAATCCGCTGCGTTACCGAAGGAGCTAGCGCTGTTGCTTAGTTCAACATAAGCGTAACGGCTCATGAAGCCAACAACGTTCTCGAAGGTGTTTGGATCAGTGATCACAGGAGTTGCAGTTAGAGGAACGTATGGGCAATAGAATGCGCCAGCGTCAAACTCGTTCTGACCCTTGTAACCGATTAGAACCGGAGTACCTTCATCAGCGTAGGTATCAACATACACCTTCATGGTGTTGTTTAGAGTACCAACTAGCTTCTGGTTGTCTGGATCGTCAAAGGTTGCTTCAGTAGTACGTGCGAAACCGGAAGTTGTCGCAGACTGTAGAATAGTTAGTGCCATTGGATCAACAACTACCCAATTAGCGCGACCACGACGAGTACGCTGAGCGATTAGGTTAGCTTGCTGGTTGATCAATGTAGTTAGAACCGCGTGACGGTCACCAACGAAAGTTGGGGAACCAGTGAAATCAGCGTCCTGAGTCATGTCGTAGATAGCACCAGTACGTGCTAGGTTACGTAGACGACCTAGTAGCTCTTGGTCGATTTCAGTGGTAATTTCTTGTGCTAGACCAGCCATGATTTCAGACTCGATATCAACACCGAACTGGCTCTCAGCATCCTGAGCAGCTTCAACAGTCCAACGAGAGCTTAGACGACGTGTCTTCGCTTCAGCGGTCTGCTTAACGATGTTAACAGCGATTTTCTTACCGGGCTGACCTTCTAGAGTTGCAGTAGATGCAGCGGCTGGATTAGCAGCGTCATCGTTACCAGAGTAAGCACGTGCAACGTCGAATGGGGATAGTGCTTCAGTACCAGCATTTACTTCAGAAGAGTTCTGAGAATAAACATAACGCATGGTATGAATCTGAGCAACTGGACCCGGAAGAGGCTGTACACCCATGATTTCGTTCGCAATAACGTTTGGCATTACACGACGTAGCATAGGTAGAATTACCTTGTTTAGAGTCGCGATATTACCGGAACTGGTTGCACCGAAAGATGCAGATTCGTTCATCATGAACTTACGAGTGTTTTCTAGAACCTTCTCGAAGTTCTCACGCTTTTTGTTTTCAAGACCTTCACATAGACCAGTTTTCACTTGGTTCCACGCTTGTCCTTCAAATAAATTAGTAGCCATTTTAATTTTCTCCTATTAATAAATTATTATTTTTTGTGTTTAATGCCTGCTTGAGAGATAATTTTAGAAATCTCATCAGCGTATTCATCATTTGCGATTTCTGGCTTACCAGCGCTCTTGCTCTCGGCAATATGTTTGCGCTTTTCACGGTTTCCGTTACTTTCGCTCAATTTCTTACGACCATTTGCTTCACTACTTGCTGCCTTTTTAGTGGTAGAACTGTTACGCTCTAGTACACTTGGTAGATAACGCTCGAAAGCCTCATCTAGTTTTTCAGCTTCAACACCTTCTAAAAGCTTAGACATAATCTTCTTCTGAGTAGCAGCTAGTGGACGTACAAGTTTGTCAATCTTAGCTTCACGTACAGAACTCTCACGAGTTTCGTTTAGCTCATGTCTAGTTTTATTTATAGTTTCAGCCTGTTCTTTAACAATTTTCTGCAATTTTTGCGCATTTTTCTCACTTTCTTCGAGTTTGTTCAGAATTTTAGAAATTTCTGTGTTCTCAGACATGTGAGAATAGTAGAACTCACTAGCAAAAGCTTCGAATAGCTTTCTACCAAATGTGTTCTGTTTAGCAACCTGAATGTCTTCTTTTAGTGAAGCTAGTTCGCTTGATAGAGTTTCGTTAACGATAGACTCTGCGGATTTACTTGCACGTTGAATGAACACATTCTTAGCTTCTTCAAGCTTACGGTTGTATTCCTTTTCTAGCTCTACACGACGTTCCTGAAGTTCCTTACGGTCTTCTTGGAATTCGCTTAGCTCTTCGGTTAGCTGACTAACCATTAGGTTTTCCATTTTACCAATACTTTCTACAAAGTGTTTACGATCATTTTGGAATTCGCTGATTTCTTCCTTAAGAACATCTTTAACCAATAGGTTAAGCGCCTTTTCTTTGCTTTCCGCTAGCTTCTTAGTACGCATTTGTTCTTTCACAAGCTTCATTCTTTCCTTTGCCATGTTTTCTTCTAGTTGCTGACGATCTTGAGCGAACTCAGATAGTTCAGACTTTAGTGTGTCCATAACAAAGTTTTCAAATACTTCAACTCGCTTGTTGACCTTTTCTTCGTGACTCTCTTTAAGAGCTTTAGCTTTCTTAAGATTCTTAAGAAGTACTTTTTTGCCCTCATGAAGTTTCTGACGATCTTCATTGAACTCTGTTAGTTCCTTTTCTAGAGATTCATTTACGATAGTCTCAGCAGCAAGAACCATGGCATCCATGTCTTTCTTGTATTGTTCGCGATATTCTTGGCGAACCTGCTCGATAGCATGTTGCTTGTTTTCTTCCTTAACCGCTTCCCATGCTTCTAGAACTTCGTCACGTAGGTCATCACTTAAGCCCATAGAGCTTAGTAGATTGTTAATACCTTTACTCATCTTTAATTCTCCTATTAATTATTTTTTATCCAACTCACTAATAAACTTTTTCATTTGATTAGCAAAATGTCTATTAGCTGCGCTGCTACCTGTATTTACATGTTTGGCAGTTTCCATCATCTGCATTCCACCATTCATGTTCATAAGGCTTTCGTAAATCGCTTTAGGATATGCTTCTGGTGCAGATGGATTAGCAACGATATCTACGGTAATAATTTCAAAGTCTGCAACATTACCAGTATGATCTAAGTTACCTGATCCACGAGAACTAACACCTAGCTTCACACCAGATTCCAAAAGTGACCCAATGATCTTGCCCATAGGTGTAGGTAGAATTTTCAACTTTCCATGTCCGTTACTACCGTTCATCCACATACTTTCAATAACATGACTTACCCTGTCCAAGTTAATTGTTAAAGTTTCTGGATGATCAACTTCACCCAAAACTGAGAACCCTTTACTAATGCGATGATTAATATCATCTACCGCACTACGGATTTCAGACGAAGGATATACACGACCATTATGGTTCTTTACGTCACCCTGAATGAAAATACCATTTAGATAAAATGATTTTTCACCAGTTCCCCTTGCCTCGTTTTCTTCAAGGTGCAGGTTGGCTTGTGAGAATCCTAAATGTTCTGTTAATATTTGGCTTGGACGCATAATTGACGTTCCTTAAATCTTTAATTAATTATTTTCTTCGTCTTCGATGTTCTCAATGTCGGCGTCTAGTGAATCTTCAACGTCGCCCATTTCTTCTTCGGACTCTTCTTCGGATTCTTCGTCACCCATTTCCATTTCTTCATCGGAACCTTCTTCGGAATCTTCCTCAGAACCTTCCTCATCAGACATATACTCTTCGAACTCACGCTTAAGTTCTTCAAGCTCGTCTTCGATGCTGTCTACACGATCTTCAACGTCATCAATAGCGTCTTCACCAGACTCTAGATCGTCTACTGCGTCTTCAACACCTTCGTCGTCATAAATTTCTTCACCGTCTACTTCAGCTTCCATACCTTCTAGGTCTTCGGACTGATCTTCTAGCTCGTCTTCTAGCTCGGCTGTTAGAACGTCGTCTTCAGATAGGTCAGATTCCATGATACCTTCATGAATCTCACGAGAACGCTGAATAATAAACTCACGCATCTTCTCACGTGCTAGTTCTTCATTATCTTCTTTCAAAAGACTGAATACATCTTGCATTGTTACTTTAGACATAATTTTAATTCTCCTAAATCTCAAAGTGGTTCATTAATGTCGTATATTATTTATATGAATAAAAAAATGCACACTAAAAAGTGTGCATTTTTAACTTTTTGCTATTTTTATAGTGAAAGTTAGAAACCTCCACCTCCACCTTCATCAGGAGAATACATCACTTGATAAAGCTTTTGATCCTTAAGCTTTTCAAGTTTTTTCTTCTCACGTATGCGTCTCATCTTCAACAAATGAGCCATGGTAAGTCTAGTTGTTCTCCTAGACTTAATCTTAGATGGCTGTTCCTTTTCGGTAGATTCTGTTAGATCACCTAACTTCATTCCTCATTACCCCCTTCATCACCAAAGTCCATATCAATATCCAAGTCTTCTGAGTTCTCCTGTTCCTCATCGGCTGTAAGCTCTTCCTGTTCCAATTCATCAATATCTTCTTCATTTGGAACGTTAATGTCACCTTCAGACGCATTTGCTTTAGAAAGAGTAACATCGAATCCTTTTTCTTCCATCCATAGATTCTCATTCTCTTTAATCTCGGCATCGCTTAGACCCATGAACCTCTTCATAACAAAACGCTTAGACATATAAGGCACATCAGCAACACTCTGGAATACAGCCATTTGTGCAGTATCAAGTTCGATCTGACGATACTCACTAAAGCTCTGTGGCTCAACAAACTTAATATCAAAATCACCGGAACTAATATCTACTTCCTGATTTTTAACAAAAAGCTTGAACTCACGGTTCAATGTTCGAATAACCTGCTTCTGTAATCGCTCACAATACTTGGAGAATTTAAACTCTTCCATATAAGCAGTACCAGTCTTACCATCATTATATTGATAAGTCTGACCGTCTTCTGTTAGGTAAGACATATATGCAATTGGGACACGTAGACCACGAATCATTCTTGAAGTGAAGAACTTCAAGTCTTCAATACTACCTGTTGAGTTTTTAGTGAAAATACCGTTACCAATTGGGAATGTATGATTATCAGTAAACCTTTCAGCACCGTCGATGGTTAAAGTACCAGTATCCATAGTGCCAATAGATTCTTTACGTTCTAGTGTTTTGTACTCAATTACATCACCTTCACGGTCTAATTGATCAGTATAATAGTCTTTGAATCGGTATGGTTTACCAAATTCATCAAAGAAGTCATTAAACATTTCTTCGGTTGAGGACCATTCTTGTGTTCTATCAACATAGTACTGAAGTTTGTTATCTTCAAAACGTTCATGAAGAACAAAGAATTCATCACCGTCTTCGATGTCTTGTGCTTGAACATAACCCTTACCCTTAACAGGGAATTCGTGATCAGGAGTACATATAACACTTTCGCCATCACTAAAATGTAGTTTGATAACATCAGCATTCTGTCTTGTCACGCCTGCCCATGTGATCATCGCAGGACACACAACTCCGGTAACTTTATCTACGGTGTAGGTCATTAACATTTCACCGTCTTCATATCTTTTTATAAGATTCTTTAGAGTATCAGTTGTACCATCAATCAAACGCACTTCAGTTTCTAGAGCTAAACACTCACCACCGGGAAGTACTTCTACACTAGAGCCTCGACCGTCAGGGCCTTGAGCAAAGAAGAAATCCTCAGTGATAGACATTGGATTATATGTGGTATCCATAATTGTCTCGCCCTTGTTGTAATCAACAACAGGCTGGCGCTTTTGTCTAAAAGTATCAGCAATAGTGTTTACGTATTCGTTAGCACGTTTTGGTGACATACCACCAGTATCAATCTTGAACATCAAACGTTCTGGGGAACGCTGCACACGATAGATAATGATTGCATCTTCAAGTAGTTCTTTCTGTTTAAAAGGCTTGAATACTGAATCAAGTACACTTCGGCCAAACGGCCAAAGATTGTCCATGCCAGTTGACTTAGTAATATGAACTACATGACTAGAGGCTACCGGATACTCTCTATCAACGTCATTGTCAGAACCGTAGTTGTTTGTGTAAGATTCGTTGCCGAAGCCTGTGAAGCTCTGAGAGCTTGTCATACGGCTTGCTCTAACACCACCAGCTAGGGGAATATTCATAAGAAGTTTAGAGTCGTCAGTTGCAATCAAATCAGTAAGATTGAAAGATAGATTCTTTATAAAATAATACTCAGGTTCTTTACCTTCTTCTTCATTTACTAGCACTTTCGCAACATTGTAAATATCAACCCAATACAATTTAAAGCTTTCAGGGTCGCGAATCATTATTTGATCACCATACTTAATTACATTACGAAAAATATCAAAAAGGCGTGAAGAAAACTCATTAATACGAACCCAACGTTTTAGAAGTTCGCGAAGAACTACTACATCTGAACTTGAAATTTCATCTGAAACCTGTAACTCAAACGGCATATCATCGTATTCACTATTAAGAGTACAGAATTCGGCTATAGTATCGAGTGCCAAGTTAATATCAACGTCATAATCCATATGATCATACTGCATATAACGAGCGATACGATCATAAGAGCCTTGGTAAAACTGTGGTAGCCAAGATTTATTATTGTTTATACTAGTCGTAGAGGAACTACCTTGAGTCCCTTCTTGTGGTCTAGGCTTTATTTTAATTGTGTTGTATCTACTTTTCCAACCCATGAAGTATATCCTATTATTGTTATTCTTTTATTTTATTATTTATGAGCTTATTGATCCGCCGTTCCTACCAGTATTAATTTTTATATCTCTGAATATGTTTTGTGATTCTTCACTACTAATTTTGGTTATACCAATAAGATCATCAAGCTTCGAATTCATTAGATTCAAATTATCATTTAGAATACCCATTAAGTTAACACCATTCTGTTGATTGTCAACGGTAGCGTTTTGTCTAGCAATAGTGTTGGGTATTCCATTTTCATTAAATGTGACATCTTGTCCAGATTCATTCTGCGTTGGAGTTTGTGTACGTTGTGCTTGTCTTTGATTTTCTGCTTCTTCAGCTTGACGTGCAGCATCACTAGCTGCATTTGAACTAGCAGACTCTACTTCACTACTTTGTGCATCTTCTACTTGTGATGTTAAGTTTCTTCCTTCTACTCTCTCAAAGTTCTGTTTAAACATAGCTTGGAAAAGCCTTGCAGCAACACCTGACCTCATTTTTTGATTCATCTGATCGTAATATTGATCGCGCTGTTCATCAGGCATTTTATCCATTAACTGTTCAAGCATATCACGATATTCTGAACGGTCACTACGTGATATAACACCAGACATCTGTTCAGAACCCATATACATTAGCATGTCTCTTGCTAAGCTTGCTACATGGCTGTTGGAACTTTGTGCTTGAGTCATTAAAGCCTCCGCATTCATGCCATATTTTTCAAACCTAGCCATATTTTCATCATACTTTCGTTCTACTGTGGGCATAGAACCTCTACCAGTACTAATTCTAGCGTCTAAGTTGCCAGTAGTTAATCCATTTTCTCCCAACATACCCAACAGTGCCTGTCTTTGTGCACTAGCTCCTGCGCCTAAATCTCTAGAATTCATAGCTTCTTCAGCTTGCTCTTTTCTGGTCTTTCTATCATCATCCATAATACCAAGGATATCATAGATGTAGTTGCTTATTTTTGGTAGATAATCAACCATTGCGTGTGCTGATGTAACCGCTGCTTGGGCACCTTTTTCAGTAAGGTTGTTGGCTTCAATCATTACACGATAACCAGCTTCCATTGCATATCTAGAAGCATCACTATCAGCAGCATTTGCTATCATAGCTTGTACAGCAGCCTGAGATTGTTCAGCAGTTGTTTTCATTTGCTGGTTAAGCATTACGGTTTCGGTACTCTTTTCATCAACCATACCGCCCTGTCTTAATATTTCTTGTCTAGCTTCTCTATCAGCAAACTTGGTTTGCATTTGTAACAGACCACCAAAGATAGCTTCTAGGTTTGTATTGTTTCTCATCAAAATTTGTAAATTTTCACGTGAATCAGCATCCATACCATTCATTCCTTCCCTAAGAATATCGGCTATGCTACCCAACTGATTTGCAGTTTCTTCCGCTGTTTGACTATCAATATTTTGCGATAGAGATTGTAACTGATTCAATAACTCACCCTGATTTGGCATGTTCTGAGATAAAATCATAAGTTCGCGATAAGCATCGGTAGAAGCAAATCCAGCACCAGTCACATCAGTAATAGCTTCCATGAACGCTTTTTGCATAGGCGAACCTTTACCAAAAGTAGCGGTTATAAGCTGTAAAGAAGATTGGGTTTCTCCCCTCTGATTCTGATCTGTAATACCACTAAGATAAGTTGCTATACTTGGATCAGAAGCCATGTCAGTGATTATTTCACGCAAGTCTTTAATTGATTCGCCTGTCATTTGAGCGAACATACGACTATGCTTAGCAAATCTTTGGATTCCCTGCACTCGCTCACGACTATTCAATCTTTCGTAATCCCCAAGCATTTTTAAGCTTTTAAGATAGTCGCGTGAAAATTCAGCAATATCATTTTGGGACATCATTATTCTATTGATGAACGAAGCGGAATTCTGAGCATTACCCATGACATCCTTTATAGTTGTCATATAGTCTTTTACACCAAGCTCATTAATTATGGCAATGTTTTCTTTCATTGCTTCTGTACCAGCTTCTAATGTAAGTCCAGCCTCACCGATCATTTTTCGAACCATGATGCCATCCATACGGATGCCTTCGACGTTGGCTCTAGCAAAAGATATACCACGATCAATCATGCTCTTATAATCACTCAATGAACTTTGGATGGTGTCTATGAAGTCAGATACTGTACTTACAGCAGCAATAGCAGCAGCAATCTTCGTACCAATAAATGGAATTTTCTTAATTACGTCAAGTATCATTGAACCAAACTGTTTTATTCTTTTAACAAACACCCCAATAGCACCAAGCATAGAGGCAATACGACCATTAAACCTTCCAATTGGTCCTTTTGATCCAGAAATTTCGTTTGTAATACGTTGTCTACCTGAGTTTCGTCTTCCACTTTTACTCTGTAGTTCTTCTAATGTGTCGTGAAGCATTGCGTCTATACCACTAGAACTATCCCTAATAACTTCAGATTCAGATGATTTCTTGGCATTTCTAGATAAATTTGATCGCCCCACCATTTGATTACGTTCTTCCATGGTCTTGATCATAGCACTATTAGACTGCGACATCATTAGATGAATTTTTTCCAAGGTACGATTTACATCTAATAGATGACTTTCCATTTCAGAAGTGTCAATACTCTCGCCCTTCTGGTTGGTAGTAGAGGTTTTCTTAGCTTGTTTATTGGCTTCGTCAGCTAGCTTGTTACTTTTCTTAACTTCTTTAACAAGCTCTTTGTTGGTTTTGTTCGAATCCTTTATTTCCTTAGCTATATTCTTTATTTCTTTTAGGGTTTCCCTTTGAGTCTTTTCTTCCTTGGTTGAATTTTGAACAATCTTACCCAAAAGCAAAATCATCTTATCATGCTGCTTTCGTGTTTGCGTATTGTCTTTTTTCAAATCATTACCAATGCGTTTCATTGTTTCCTCAGTTGCCCATTTAGGCATATTGTTATCAAAAAACGCACCGCTGAGAATCATTTCTTCGCTCATAGAAACCCCAAATTATACTTCCATAAATAATATACTACAATTATTTATCAAACATTATAGAGGATAGGTGAGATTATATGTCTGCTCTTAAAAAATATTATAGAAAACCCAAGTTGTATATAGAACTACCGTCAGGTTTCAACTTTTATGAAGACGGTTTTATATCATCAAATGATATCAGTAGTAATAATGAAGTTGGTGTTCTACCAATGACTACGATGAACGACCTTATGCTTAAAAATCCAGAAGCACTACTAAATGGCACTGCTATAGAAAACTTAATCAAAGACTCAACAACACTATCAGACGTAGATGTTAAGAAAATGATTAAATCCGACGTAGATGTTCTTCTAGTAGCCATTAAATTAGCAAGTCAGGGTGAGGAACAAGAAATTGAGCTTACTTGTCCAAAGTGTGAACATGAACAAACATATTCCAGAAATTTGAAAAATTTACTATCCGAGGTTCAGCCTCATGAAAAAGAATATAAAATAAATCATGAAAACCTTGATGGTCTGACAGTATACTTAAGACCATCATCTTTCCAAGATGCATTGACTCTAGATGCACATGCATTTGAAGAGCAAAAGAAAATCACACAGATTCGTCAAAACCTAAATCAGATGCTATCTGAAAAGGAAATTGAAGAGGAAGATGAGGTAAAATTTCTATCATCTATTCATGAGATATTCAAAGACCTTACTATGAGTACCATGGACGTATATGCTAACTGTATTCAAAGAATTGTTACTGAAGATGGCGAAGTAGAAACAGACCGTGATGAAATCTATGAATGGCTTAAGCAATTGGATAACAAGTCGTTTGAAGCCATTAGAGATAAACTAATTGAAATAAACAAGCATGGTGTACGTAGTGAAGAAAAAATAAAATGTGTTGAATGCGGACATGAATGGGATCAGCCGTTTGATACGAATCCGACTGATTTTTTCGGAACTGGCTCTTGATAGCGGAGCCTAAACACGTTATCGAAATGTTGAATAGATATAGTGACATTGAAAAATCATACACCAAGAAAATAATAACCGCCGTGGTTTACAGCGGTGGTGGTGTAACTTATGAAGAAGCATGGTCTATGTCGTTTGATCAATTAGAAATGTTAGATGAAACCGTGCAAGAAAAGATTGAACTTATGTCTAAACTAAGTAAGATGTCCCTATTTTAAAGGGACATCTTTTAGCTTCACTTCATCGTAGCCACCACATCCAGACCTCAAAAGACTTAACTTATAAAGTTTATCTAGATGCTTTTCAAACAATACATACATACCATCTGACAATGATAAAGAAACGTCATTGGCTTGGCTTTTTATATTTTTAATTTGTTCTTTGGATTCAATGACTAAAAATCTTTTATCATTATATTCAACCACATAACAACAAGAATCCTTATGAAGGTTCATGAATGATTCGTTGAAAACCACATATCGGCTATAATGGTCTATAATCATTACCCTATCGGTTTCTGTTAAATTCCTTGCTATCCTACGGTAATACTCCACAAACGAAGAATAAAGTGTTGCGTACATACCGTAGGTGCTGTCATCATAGTGGTTCTTCCCAAACTTATTGGTCATGAAAGTGTTATTAGAAAGAAAGTAAGTAAGGTTTCTATCACCAGCCTTTAGAAATTCCATGTTAGTGATAAGAGGGTTATAATAAGAGAATACCTTAGATAACATTACAAACATACAATTCTTTATACTGGATTCTGAATTATGTACTAAGTATTCTCCACCTAATTCATGAAATGTATAACGATAACTTTCAGTTAATGGCTTCATAGCAAGCATGTCAGTCAACAATTTATTTACGTCCGTTAATGATTGTGCTTTCAAATCTTTTACTTTTGGAACAACTTCTAAGAAAGTATTAAATGATTCTGTTTTGAAATTAGAATCTATGTACAACTTGTCTTTACCACATATATCAATATGATTGTGCTGTGATTTATCATCTTTGAAATGCTCACATAAAATCATGTAATCATCTATAGACAAGAAGATAGCAGGGGTTATCATCATTACTCCTATCTTACTGACAGCAGGATCGTTCCAATTGGAAAATGTTATTTCGGTAATGTATTCTTGCTGCTTAACACTCAATAGCATATTAATAACTTTCTGCAATTCCACTATATCAGTAGGTGAATAGGTTGTTACAGTCAATCCAGTAGGTGTTTTCCACGCAGATTTTATATTGGTTAAATCAGCCATTGTAATATTCCTCATAGTATTCTCTATACTTATCTAAGGTATTCCCTCGAACGTTCTCACCATCGTTTAATCGTTTTCTAACCCTAGACATAAAACTTTTAACCTTATTTGGAACCTTCTTTGTTGTTCCTTTGTTCTTAACAATATCATCCATAGAATGATGCTGTACTTTAGCCTTGGTGAATACGCTCTTCAGGAACATCGCAGTACGCTTATCCATTACATACAGGTTCACATCCTTGGTGTTATTAACGTCGCGTATAGCTCCCCTAGAGGCGAACTGATAAGCAGTTAGAACGTTTCTAGCAAAGTCTATGTCCTGACGCTTCATACCAAACTTGGACAAAAGCTTAACCGTGGCACTAGTGGCATTCAGACTCGGCATGAAAACTAATTCAGTATAAGTCTTATACTTGTTAATACCGTGTGTTGATGCAGCAAGTGTACCACCTTTGATCGATTGACGAAAGTTTACATTAGCATTGTATAAGAACTTTTCATTACCGATAAGTGCTTTAATATTCTCATATACTAGTTCTTCTACCGTCTTTTTCTTATTGACCTTAGTCTTTCGAAGCGTTGTACTCCAATTCATATCAAAGAAATAATGAATGGTGATCTTCTCAGTATTAGCATGTTCTCTCATTTCAGGCAAATAGTAATATGGCTCTAGCTTACAACCCAGACACTTAAGAAGTTTATAAGTAACTGTTTTCTCAAAGAAAGAACAAAGCACCAATATAGATTTAAACTTATATAGTATCTCCATTCTCAATATAGAGATAGCATAAAATTTTGTAAACTTCTTACCTGACGTATCTAACTCGGCATTATCAAAGTATTCAAGGCTTTCCTCTGACACCATAGTATCATACTTGTCATCGAGGATATGTTTGGATAGTTTGCTGAAGGCTTTATTACTTAAAAAAGAATCCCTCACTACACCAGCATTATGATTTAACCCAAACATAGGTGTCAAAAAACTGACGTTATAGAAGCCACTATCAGGGGCTTTCTCAAAACTCAAGGTATCTTCTATGATAGATTTGGTGTACTTAGTTACGTTGATTTCATGTTCTTCAAATATAGGCATTTCCTCATCTAGAATCAAATTCCACTGAGATACATCAATAGATTTGTTCAACATTAAGAAAAAAGCTGCATGAGTTGTTATGAGTATCCTAACAGTAGGATTATTCTCTATAATGTTCTTCAAATGTTTTGATGGTTTGTCATTTGTATTCTGGTGAACTACTAATGCATCTACTTCTGGCTCTATATTGGTATTAAATGAATAGATTAATCGGGCGTAGAGTTCATCACATAGTTCACGGTTTGGTGCAACAATTATATATTTTTGATCATCTTTGGCTATCTTATCAATTACGTGTTCTGATTTGCCGCTTCCTGTAAGGGAGCTAAGGTATTGAATTGGTTTGGTTTTCTCTGACATATTATCCCTAAAATTACAATTGAATGACTTACTGACTGATATGAATTTACCATGAAGCTCTGATCTGTCAAGGAAAGTCTAACCTAAAAAGTCTAACCTATTTCTTATATTTCTTTATAAAGAAAAAGTAAGAGTTTTAGTTACAAAAGAGATATTATTATTGATGAATAGAAATATCTATATGATATTTCATATCTGTATGGAATGAAATGGAATACAGATAATAAACATGTTACATATTAGGAGAGGGATAAATATTCGCAAGACATGTCTTGCGATGAATTTCTAACGAAATTCAATTGACATATCGCAATGCATAACTATAATTAGTACATAAGGAAAATATATGAAATCAAGTCGAATACGTAAAGTACATAAGGAATTAAGCAAAGCACTACTCAATGAAGGAATAGAACTAAAGAACGATAGCATATATAAAATAACTAAAATCAATGACATATCTTATCAACTGGAAATAAATCACACACCTAAAAGTACTAATGTAAGTAAAGAACTTCAGTCCATAACATCAAAATTGTTATCTAAAGAACAGGAATTAGTCAAAATAGTAGAATCCTGTGTGGATAATTATAAAAATTTACATCCAAATGATATAGTTCCAATCTTACAAGATGTGGACTCTTACAACAAAAAAATTAAAAGGATACAGAAAGAACTCATCGAACAGATAGAAAAAACATCTATTGATAATGAATTAAGTGATTTCGAGAATGTAATTGATTATCCTGATGTGTTCCCATTGGCTAGGAAGCGTAAGAGAAAGATTGTTGCTCACCTTGGCGAGACAAATTCAGGAAAAACCTTTCAGGCATTAAGTGAGTTAGCTAATAATTTTAATACTGCATATCTTGCACCGTTGCGTCTTCTAGCACTTGAGAACTATGATTATCTAAATGACCGTGGTATACCAACCTCTTTGGTGACTGGTGAAGAAAGGCGATATGTGGAAAATAATCAATGTGTGTCATCTACTGTTGAATGCTTCAACTTCAATAACGACTATGATTTAATAATAATCGATGAAATCCAAATGATAGATGATCCTGATAGAGGATGGGCATTTATTCAAGCATTGGTAGGTGCGAACGCAGGAACTATTATTGTAACCGGTCCAAAAGAATACGATGAACGTATCAAACAAATAGCAGAATATCTTGATGATGAAGTAGAAATAAAACACTTCGATAGGAAGTCTAAGCTAAAAATAGATAGAAATCCTACTAATATCAATAATATAAAGAAAAATACAGCACTTGTTACGTTTTCGAGAAGAGATATCTTTAAGCTTAAAAAGCAATTGCCTAAGAATGTTAAAGCATCTTTGATTTATGGTGCACTTGGTTCTGATGTACGCAAGCTTCAAGCTGAGAGATATATCAATGGTGAGACTGATGTTTTGATAACCACTGATGCAATAGGTATGGGATTGAACCTACCAATAGAGCATATACTTTTTACTACGCACGAAAAATATAATGGTAAAACCAACACCGTATTAGGTGATATGCTAACCAAGCAAATCTCAGGTAGAGCAGGAAGGTATGGTATATTTGACGTTGGATATGTAGGAGCAACCAACAAGGACTCTTTGAATTATATTAGGGACGCTATGAAATCAACACTGTTCATTGAGGATGGTAAATTTAAAGTCCAACCCACTGATGATTATATTCATAAGCTCATGGAAAAATATAACCTAAGTACAATCCTATCTGATTGGTCTGAAAACACTCGATTCCCTGAAAGTTCCATGTTTGTTCATGGCGATATGGAAAATAAGATTATGATTGCCAAATTCTTAGAAAAAACATATCCAGAGAAGGTTAAGGAATTCCATAGGCTTATCAATTGCCCCATTGATATCGATAAAGACATGCCGGTATTCAAGCTTTACGTAAAACAGATGCTAGAACAACATAACTTACAGTGTCCTATGTGCGTACCTAGTTCACTGTCAGTAAGCGATCTTGAACAACGTGTTAAGGAAATGTTGATCTTCATGTGGTTCTTGAATCAATATCCTGATGTGGTTGTTGACTATGATTCTGAAATGGAAAGAGCTAAGGACATGCTTAAAGATATAAACAATGTCCTTAACGAAAAATTAAGTAAATGATGATATTACGTTAAGTGATTTGGAAATAGCAATATACTTTGCTGTATATTCTTTCCCAAAGTCATCACATAAGCAACGAGTTTGTCTGGGTGACCATACCGGTTCTTGGATTTTACCTTTAATGTAGTCTTTGAGTTGAGACTTACACGAGGTATACAGTGCGGTTCTTTTACGTGTTGTAAGAAGCTGACAGGCGTAATATAGATCGTTGCCTGATAGTTTTAGAATTTTATATAGCTCGTCTTCGGACTTCAATTTAGAAAAATCAAATCCAAAGCGTTTCATGAAGGTGAGTTTTCTGTAATGTGTTACAAAAAATTCTTTTGAAATAAAATGAGGTAGATTGATTTCCCTATCAATCCAAACCTCATGATCCATGCTTGGTTCTAGAGTTGGCACAAATTGGTCTTCTTTAACATCAAAGCCAAATGTTACAATCATCAAAACCCCTTAAGAATTACTTGGTCAACTTCCCCGTAAATTGCAGGACGGTGAGAGTAATACATACGCTCGACTGCATGGTACGGAATAAACTTATCCTCGCGACCTGCCTGACGGTCCAAGACCGTCTTGAAGTCTGCCACAAGGACATAAGCAATTCTAACAGCATTTTTACTGTTATTCAAGTACTGATTACGACGCTTCCATGTCAGGTTGGTGTTATCAACCAGTACGTAGCTATGAGACTTAAGCTTTTTGGCAAAGTCCTGATTCACTTTATTTCCGAAATCAGAATCTTCGGTCGAAAGACGAAATGCCTCACTGTAATCGCTGGAATACACGTCAAGGCGCAACTGATCCATAGAGTGATAAGCTACATTGTCTTCACCATAGAAACGGATAATCCCATTGGACAAAGTAGTCTTACCGATCCCAGAGCAACCTTCCAACAGAATAACATTCTTGGAAGTGTCCCGATCACTTTCCTTAACCTCAAGTGCTTTAAAGCGATCACACCAAGCCTTTGACTGAGATTCAGTCTTAGCCTGATCGTCAGCAAAACGACCCTTGGCATCTGCAAACACACCACGAGTGAATACCTCAGTAAGCTCAAACCTTTCCATGTGAACCTTCAAAGCTTCAAGGCGTTCGTTCTTCATCTTGTACGGCATGTGATACGCAATCATTACCCAGATGTTATAAACGTCTGTTTCGTTCAGAACCTTGAACACTTCCATATCACGATTTTTGAGATAATAATCGATAAAGATGTTACCAGACATAGTATCGTGATTTCCGTAACGGCGATATTCAGTACCATCACTGCGAGTAACCACTTCTTCTGCCATCGGCTTACCGGTGTCATGGAACGCACACATAAGCGCCCCAATAAGGTCCAGCTTATCCCATGTGTTCGGTGACATGTTGACATAATGATTCACTACCATTTCGGTGTGAACCCATACGTTGTCTTCGCGGTGCCATGGAGAATCTTCAACTGTATCTACCATGTCGTCACGGACCATTTCACCAGAGAATACGTTTTCAAACCAATCAATAAAAATATTTTTGTACATAAGACCTTTCCTATAATTTAATCTATGGTATCATAGTTCTTAATCGAATTGCAAGCAAAAAGAGGTTAATATGTCAGTAGTATACTACGATGAGCAAGGTTACATCAACCTTATGAAAGATGTTTTAGAAAATGGCGTGAAAACTCCTGATAGGACAGGAGTTGGATGCTATAAGGTATTTGATCGAAAACTAGTATGGAATGTGGGTAAACAGTTCCCATTCTCAACATTCAGGTCTAATCCACTGTCAATGGCCTATAAAGAATTCTGGTTCTTTATGAAAGGTTTAACAGATACGAATATTTTATATGATCAAGGCGTTAAGTTTTGGGAAGGCAACACAACCAGAGAATTCCTAGACAACCGTGGATTAAAACACTTACCTGCTGGCGATATGGGAAAAGCATACGGATACCAGTGGAGAAACTTCTCTGATGAATTTGATCAGCTTATGGAAATCAGTAATACCCTACTTAACGACCCTTATAGTAGAAGAATGGTTACAACGTTTTGGAATCCAGCACAAAGTAAGCAAATGGCACTTACACCTTGTTGGCATTCTCACCAGTTCGTATGCATTCCTGAGAAAGATGGTTCAGTTACATTAAATATGAAAGTAATGAATCGAAGTCTGGATGTTGTGTTTGGTGAGTCATTCGCTCGACAGCAATATGCCCTATACCTAGTTTGTATGGCTAAGCTAGCAAATATGAACGTTGGATATATGTCTTGTGATCTTACTGACATTCACATGTATGAAAATCAAATTGAATTTGCAAAAGAAATTGTTCATAGGGATTTGGGCACTCCCGGTACTCTTACTATTAATAAAGAGTTTCATACGATTGATGATATTATTGAATTGAAGTGGGAAGATATTGAAGTTAATGGGTTGGAAGTTAATAAAACACCGATTCTAGCAGAACGTCCACCAATGGCGGTATAAAAAAGGGAGGCTAAGCCTCCCTTTGAATTAAGATACCTGTAGAAGTACAGCGTCTTGGTGAGTAAACTCTGGCGCTTTTACGTACATTACAGAACCGTCGATTTTTACTTTTGCTCCCTGTGGAACCTTACGAGATAGCATTTTAACCGGATTACCAATGTTGCTTGGGATGTTGATCATAAATGCTTGCTCTGAACCGCTTAGAGAGCCAAGTAGTGATGTGAATTTTTCTTCGTGTGTCATAGTGTATATCTCCTATATTGTGTATATTATTATTTATAGAATCCTTTCAATAAAAACATTATAAGTTAATTATTTGTCATCCTTAGAATCATCTTCTGGATATAAGTTTAGTACGTTTTTAACAGCTTCACTACGAACAACACCTTTTTTATTAAATGTATCGATAGTTATATAAGATTCATTGATGCCGTGCTTCTTTATTCGGTTGTAAGCATCACCAAGTCCATTATATTCCAAACCTCTATCATGTTGAGATAAGTCGCCAGTAATAATCATTTTACTGTTTTTACCTAGTCTAGTTAATAGCATCTTCATTTGTTCAGGAGTAGAGTTTTGAATTTCATCTGCTATGATTATGAATCCACGTTTGTCACTGTTTTCATCGATCATGATTGCGCCCAAGTTACGTCCACGCATATAGGCAAGCGGTGCAATTTCGAGGTCGCCTTCTCTGATCATATGTTCTAGTGTTTCAGAATCAAAGAACTCCATGAATACATCTATGATTGGAAGCATCCAAGGGTGCATCTTAGCCGTAAGATCACCGGGGAGGAAACCGTGATCTTCATCAACGGATACGGCGGGTCTAGTGATAACAATCTTTTTATATGTACCATCTAGATATTTTTTAATAGCATACACGGTAGCAAACAGGGTATTATGGGTAACTACAAAATCATCTGTGATATATAAATGATCTTCCGAATCTATCATGATACATTGAGCTTCTTTCTTTCCTACGTATTCTATTGTGTCAATTCCAATACGTCCAGTTTTTATATATTGACCATTATCTTTAAGACAGAGTTTTTTTCTTTCTAAGGACACAAGATTTGTTTTTTCTGCATAGTCAATGGTGACTGTAAATGATAATCTTCCTTTTTTACTTTGATCTTTGTAAGTATAAGAATTAGTTCTAGAAGATATTTTTGCTGTTCCGCCAATGGACCTAACTAAGTACTGCACCTGTTTGCTTAACACTTCGCTTGTTGACGTGAAATATAATGAGTTGTTTTTCTTTGCTGCATATCCGTCTGTGTCAAGAAGTCCTTGTAATAGTTTTATTTTTTGAGACTTAGAAGTGTCATAAAGATATTGGTCCGGTATGAATTTTTCGTGAGATTTTTTTCCAAATAATCCTAATTCATAAATGTTTTGGCGTAGTTCTGAACCAAAGGTTCCCTTTCTATTACCAGAACCTTTCCCACCATGCGTGTATATGTAATCGTAATCTGAATTATTTTTATGCTTAAATATACCTTCTACTGATTCGTTTAATTTATCAATAATACATTCGTCTGCTGTAGTTATTACTATCCTTCCAGTCACTGTCATACCACCGTCTCCTAAGAGACAGCCTAACACGTAAGGGTCGATGGGCAGACTGGTGTCTGTATTTTTTTCATGTTGCGGCAATCTTACTTGAAATTTTCTTCTCAAGGTCTTAGACTTTTCTTTAATTTCTTTTAAAGAAAGCACTTTTGGTTTTTGCCCCCAATTATCAGGATAGTAAACCTCCCATAAGTGATCTTCGCAACATTCAGTACTACGACCGTCTGTAAAAGTCACACGGTAAATGTCTTTAGTTCCCTGTGGAAATATACCGCTAACTGGTGCACTATCACCAGTAGGTGTAGATACTGTATCACCTACCTCAATCTCCCCCATTAGCTTCCAACCATTGGGTACTTTTATTTTTGCATCTAGCGGCTGAGCCTTACCAGTTCCTGCGGGTCCGACTAGAAAATTATAAGGAACATCCGACTCAAGATTACTTAAGGCTTTGGACTGTTCCTTATTTTCAGGCTTCAATTTTGGAATATATTTTGTGTTTACTTCAAGTTCTTCTTTTTTTGGTTTCATAGTCACCTCATCTGTGGTAGTAATATTTATCCTCCTATAAATATCAATAAACAAGGATATTTGCTGTGATTACGACAAGTACAATATATAAAAACACAAAAAATGTAAATGATGACTATGGTAAGCTTGATGCTGCCATGGAAGTTGCTGCTTTTATGGAGCAGATTGGTGCTTTTGCGTTTGATAACTGGATAGATGGGGAATTGGTATTTGGTCCTCAAATTGAAAAGTATTATGTGACTATAAAGATCATGTTTCCAAATAAAATGCCACCTAACCCTGCTGTATTCGAAAGATTAACAAATCTAGAATGTATGGTTGAGCTAGAAGAAGACACATATAAAAGAGTGGCTTTGGTTAAAGATGATAGCGAAAGGCCAATTGAATATACCGCTGAACAGGGGTTTCATAAAAAAGTATTTGAACACCGTGTGTGGATAGTAACCATACGCGTACCACAACGTTACTTAGCACTTGATGGCAACACCATGTTTAATATTGATGGTGAAGATATTCAATACAGTGACATTGAAGCTATCTATCAAGGTGAAGAAGAAGCTGAAGAAAGTGCTGCATCCTCTATGGGAGGCGGTGGTGGAGACGACTTTGGTGGCCTTGGTGGAGGCGACGAAGGTGGCGGTGATGAAGATTTTGAATTTTAATACAAGGGTTAAAAGATAATGTTCAAACATAAAGACTTAGAGTACGTACTTCTTCCATATTTGGAGGTTGGTATGTTCGATCCTAAAAGTGGAAAAAATAGTGAAATGCTGGTTGTAAACTTTTATGTAAAAGAGGAAGATGTTCTATCTGATATGAAAAGTTTTATAAACTATATGCCACTAACACAGTTAGTTGATGTTACTACAATCGACTATAGTGACACTGAAGGACGTTATACTGTTTATATAGAACTGTTCCTAAATGATAAAACATGGGATGACATCATGCGTATATTACTAGAATTAGGAATGGTATCTGGATTAGATAAGTGGAAAGTGAAGATTTACAAACAAGAATCTAAGAAAATAGATATTAATGATATAAAGACTTATTTTGAAAAGCAGTCGGATGAAGAATAAGTAGTGGAGGTGTGTTGTGTTAACAGCGATAAAGAGCTTTTTTAATTTTTCTAACTGGTCCGTGTACCTTATAATAGGAAGTGTGTTAGTGTATGGGTACTTTCGTATAGATGCTTTAAAGTCTGAGAATGACCTACTTGAAAGTCAGGTAGAAGAAGTAGTTACTGCCAATCAAAACTTAGAAAGAGATATGAATGAGTTTCGAAACCAAGTAGTTCGTGATCTTAATCAGCAAGAACAGTATGCGAATGAGATTAGAGAATCAAATGAAAGAAACAATCAGATCATCAGTGAACTATATGAAACATTCAATACATCTGCTGATGGGACAGAACGTGACCTAGAGGCTTTAAGTGAAGCTAAGCCCGGACTCATAGAACGAAGAATAAACGATGCAACTAAGAAGGTGTTTGATGATGTTGAAAAAAATTCTAACTTTAATTCTGATCAGTAGTATGATCAGCGGGTGTGGATTCTTCACACGAATGATCAAAACAGAAGAGATTGATGAAAATCCTGCTTTGGTATGTAAAATTCCTTACGATTTTGAGGAACCAGAGCCTATCAATATGCGTGATGTGAAGTTTTATGTTATTACACGCGATAAGATGAGAGAAATTCTCAACGGCAATCCAAACGACTTACCTGTTGTTTACTATGGCTTGAGTGTTGACGGTTATGAAAGCATGTCCTATAATATCCAAGACATTAATCGTTATCTGGAAGCGAACAAGATTCTTTTGAAGTCAGTAAAAGACTACTATAAGAAAGACCCTTCTGAAGAAAACGAAGAATAATGCTTGCAAAAAAAGTTGTGGTCTGAGTATAATGACCAAATATTGTAACTAAACAATCAAAACAGGAGTAAGTTCTATGAGTGATCAGAATCAAAGCCGTGATCCACGTGTACCGCCAGAGGTCGCGAATGTAATTACCGAAAGTTCCGAACTGGCACTTCAAACAAAGTACGACGCGCTTACGGCAGATCACCTCTTCGTTTCACTGCTTTCCAATGAACACATTGTAAGTGTTTTCCGTGACGCAGAAATTAACGCAGAGACACTAGCCCGAGTTATTAAAAACGAACTTCAAAGGCATTCCCCCGGCGCAACCGTTCGTAATGAAAACGAACTGGTAATCTCAAAGACTGTTATGCAGTCTATCTCAACTGCGGTCATGAATGTTATGTCTAAAGGTCGAACCACACAAGATACTCGTTGTGAAGATGTTCTCGCAGTTCTTATTGAGGAACACTACGATAGTCTTGATGTCACATCTGAAATTCTTGACCATTCTGTGCATGATGCACGTCAGAAAATCCTTGATGCTCTTAAAAAAGCAAGCACAAAGAGTGGCAAAGAAGTTGTTGAAGAAGGTGACTTCATTACCGATCTTACTACCGAAGCTGAAGAAGGTCGTCTTGATCCAGTCATTGGACGTGATACTGAAATTCATGAAATCACGGAAATTCTAGCACGTAAGAAGAAAAACAATGCGATGCTTCTAGGTAACCCCGGTGTAGGTAAAACTGCGGTGGTGGAAGGTATTGCACTGGCTATCCAACAAGGTAATTGCCATGAAACTCTAACAGACAAGCGTGTCATGGTACTTGATGTAGCAGGTATGCTTGCTGGTACTAAGTATCGTGGTGAGTTTGAAGAACGTGCTAAGAAGTCTATCGAATATCTTGCTGAGCAAGGTAATTGCATTGTCTTTATTGACGAAGCTCATACTGTAATGGGTGCTGGTGCTTCTACACAAGGCGGTGTTGACCTTGGTAACATTCTGAAACCAATGTTGGCTCGTGGTGAACTAATGTGTATCGCGGCTACCACTGGTGAAGAATACAAAACCAGCTTTGAAAAAGACAAGGCAATGGTTCGTCGTTTTCAGAACTATACTATTAAAGAGCCTTCATTCAAAGACACTCTTACTATCTTGGAAAAGCTTGTTCCAATTTACGAGAAGTTCCATAACGTAACTTACAAGCCAGAAGACCTAGAAGATATGCTTGGTCTATGTCAGCGTTATATCCAGCAACGTGCGTTCCCAGATAAAGCTATTGATGTACTTGATGCTGCTGGTGCACACTGTAAAATCAATGACGTAAGTACTGTGACTATCGATGAGTTCCAGAAGACGGTATCAAAGATTTCTAACGTACCACTACAGTCAATGCAGAAAACAGAAGACAATGTATTCAAGAATCTTGACTCCAATATCAAGAAAAATCTTTTTGGTCAGGATCATATTGTTGATCTGATTTGTGAAGAAATCTTGATTTCCAAGTCTGGTTTGAAAGAGGAAAATAAACCTGTTGGTTCGTTCTTGATGAGTGGTACGTCTGGTGTGGGTAAAACTGAGCTTGCACGACAGCTTGCGAATAACCTAGCTGTTCCACTTATTAAATACGATATGTCTGAGTATCAGGAATCACACTCAGTTGCGAAGTTGATTGGTGCTCCTCCCGGTTATGCCGGTTATGATGAAAACTCTGCTAAGCTGATTGATGATATCGCAGACAATCCGAACTGTGTTCTACTTCTAGACGAAGTTGAAAAGGCACATCCAAAAGTGCTAACTGTACTTCTACAAGTAATGGATGATGCAAAACTAACATCGTCACAGGGTAAAACCGTGAGCTTTAAGGATGTGATCATTCTTATGACCACCAACCTTGGTGCACAGGAAAAGAATGCAGGAAGTATTGGTTTCAATAACAAAGCACAGAGTATGGCTGATCTGGACGCAATTAAGAAGTTCTTTGCCCCAGAGTTCCTAAACCGTCTAAGTGCTACAAGCTCATTCAATAATCTAACTCTGGAAAGTATGGAGCTTATTGTTGAAAAAGAAATCAAGCTACTTAATGAGCAGCTAGCTTCCAATGGTGTTACTGTAACGCTTTCTAAGAAAGCCAAAGAAAAGCTTATTGAAGATGGATTTGATCAGACCTTGGGTGCACGTCCACTTAAGCGTGAGATTAAAGACAAAATCAAAAAGCCACTTTCTAAAGAAATTGTTTATGGTGAGCTTAAAGGTGGTGGTAAAGCTACCGTTAATGTTCAAGGTGATGGATACAGCCTTAAAGTCTTGAACTAAAAGAAAAACGTCAGTTTTAAAAGGGTAAGCTTCGGTTTACCCTTTTTTGTATATGTGCATTTTGTTATTACCCTTTAGCAATAAATAAAATATATAGACAGATTTTATTTAAAAGGGATAAAAAGTATGGCTGACGAAATAAATGTAACCAACCCTTCATCTAACCAAATACTAGTTTACGATGAAACTCAACAAGCTTTTGTAAACGTCGAACCTGATCTTAGCCTATTTGGCAATACTACCTATATTCAAGGTGGTATGAATCTTGGTCAAGGTGACGGTGAACACATTTTTAACAATGTTGTCTCTAATACCATGCGTTTCAGAAGAATTCGCGGTAATGACGGTATTGTATTAACATCTTCAGGATCGTACATCGACATCAGTTTTGATGGTGATGCTACTACACTACAAGGTCTTGGAAGATCAGGATTTCTTGAAAAAGGCAATAATCTAAGCGATGCTAATGCACAGGACGTGAGAAATAATATAGATGTATATAGCAGAGGTGAGTCGGATAGCTCATTCATGTTTGCTAATGCAAATAATATTCCAGATGTAGACGCTACCTATGATATTGGTTCTAACGGTCGTCGTTATGCGGATATGTACGCGGTTACATTCCACGGTCTTGCCACTGAAGCTGTTATTTCCCAAACAATTGAAAGAAAGGGCGCACAGAACGGTGACGTTCTTACTTGGGATAGTTCCGAAGGCGGTTGGGTTCCTCAAGAATCTTCAACTAGTAGGCTATCTGAATTAGTAGATGTTGATTTAAATAATATTCAACACGAAAGCGTATTGGTTTACAACGGTATCAGAAACCTTTGGGAATCTGCACCATTGAGTTCTCTAGGTGTTACTAGCGGAGACGGTGGTACTGCGGGTACAATTACTGATGCAGAAAACGTAGGTAATGGTATTGGTACGTTCTTTGCTAGATTTGGTGGGAACTTACAGTTCCGTAGTGTAACCGGTGGATCAAACATTACAGTAACTACAAACTTCAATGACGAAGAAATTGTTATTGATGCTGATGTGCCACAAACCACTGATGATCTTCCAGAAGGTAATAACAATCTTTACTTTACCTCACAGAGAGTTAGAGATACATTAGGTACTGTATCAATTCAAGACTTGGGTTCTGTAAACGCAACTGCTCCGGTATCTGGTCAGGCTCCTGTTTGGAATGGCACTGAATGGGTGTTTACTGATGTGGCGGCTAACGTTTCCAGTACTGATGATATCCCTGAAGGCACAAGCAACCTATATTATGACTCTCAGAGAGTCTACACTGACATTGGCGAGTATCTAGTTGATATTAACTATGGTATTTCTCTAAATGAAATAAGTGATGTGGATGCAATTCAGTCTGCTGGTACATTCCTATATTCTGACGGTACGCGTTGGAATAATAGAGAAATTCTACTATCTGATATTTCTGATGTTAGTCTTACAGGATTAAGCGATGGATCAACCATTGTTTATAATTCTGGAACTGGTGAATTCCAAGTAGGTCAACTACCTGAAAACCTAATAGACCTTGGTGAAACAACAGATAGTTTACATTTTAATTCAATTTCTTTTGATAGTTTCTTTACTCAAAAGACTACTGATGATCTAAGTGAAACTTCTCAGAACAGGTTCCTTAATAATACTAACCTAATCAACGCACTTCAAAATATTAGTATTAATTCACTAACAGATGTAGATACTACTGGCGTTTCTGATAGTAATGTTCTTGTTTGGAGTTCTGCACAGTCAGCATTTGTTCCTGCGGATAGTTCATCATTGAACGTGTCTGTAAACATGGGTATCGAAGACCTTAACAATGTAAACGAATCCAGTGTACTTAATGCACAAAATGGATACGGTCTAGTATACAATTCTATTTCTGGTGAATTTGAATTTACCGACCTTGCACAGTCGCTATCAACACTAAGTGATGTTAGTGCATCTGGTATTGCTAATGGAGAGGTTCTAGTATACCAATCTGGTACATTCGTACCACAGGGCCTTCTACCTTATGATGCAAACACTGCACCTAATGATGGCGATATTTTACAATACAATAGTGTATCTGGTCAATTTGAGTCTGTAGCTGGCGGAAACCTTGGTGTTGAAAACTTAGGTGATCTATTAGACGTGACTATTACTTCAGTAAGTGATGGTCAGATTGTAGTATATGATGGTGCACTATCTCAATATGTTAATAAGAATGTTTCTGATTCAATTGCACTAGCTTCACTATCTGATGTTTCTGCAACGGGTATTACTTCTGGACAAGCATTAATATATGATGGTGTTAACTTCTCAGCACAGGACGTTCTACCATATGAATTAACAACTCCGCTTGCAAATCAGATTCTAAGCTATGATGACGTAAATTCTCGCTTCGTTAATACTGATCCTACTGCGGTACTAGGTATCGATACTTCTAACTCTGAAGACGGTGATGTACTTGTATATAACGGAACCAATGAACAGTATGAAAGTGCGGCATGGGCACTATATGTTTCAGAAGAGAATACACCAGTAGATGGTGAAGTATACACACTACGTTGGGATCAGACAGCGGGTGAATATCTAATCACTCCGGTATCATCCAATGTTACCCTAGAATCTCTTTCTAATGTTGACGTAGTTGATCAATCAAATGGAAGTGGTGTATTTTATAACAATTCCACTGGTAACTTTGAAATTAGAAAAGTCAATCTTCAGAGTGCGGATGATCTAGCTATTACCTCAATAAGCGACGGTGATGCAATCGTTTGGGATTCTGGAAGTGGCGTGTTCGTAAATGGAACACCAGAAATAACATTAGAAGAATTAAGTAATGTTTCAGACGTTGCACCAGTGAATGGAGACTCCATAGTATGGAACGGCTCTGAGTACATAAAAGCGAAGGTAGAACTTTCTTATGATGAAATCGTAAAAGTTACTAACGCGTATGAGTACTGGAACTTTGACAGCAACCTTACTGGTTCAATTAATAATACAACTATAACTCCTGATTCAGGATATACCGTTAATTATGGCATCGGTGTTAAAGGTAGTGAAAGCATCTACTCTGGAACATCTTACGATATTAATGGTGGCTCTCCTGTATCAGCATTTACAACTACCGTTGGAAGCTTTGCTGAAGCAAATGCTAATGAGTTTTCTTATGACTTCTGGTATCAGCCAACTACTAACGTTGCATATCTAGGAACACCAGAAGAAGCCACTGTAGCCAGTATGGAAATTGCGGCAGATAACCTTGCTTCTGAATATATAAATTTAGAAATGGTTATTACACCATCTGGTAGCTCATTTATTCATGAAATTAAAGTTATAAAGAATGGTATTGAATCTGGTAGATATGGAATAACGCTAAACGATAGCATCTACAACCATATTGTTGTTAACTACAGAAAGAACGGTACAAATACTGAGCTAGATGTATATGTTAACACAAATAGACAGGTCGATCAGACATTAGCAACTGCGTTGGATAGTGACCTTTCTTATACAGTTTCAATGACAATGCTTGAAGAATTAGAAACAGGATCACAGGCATATAGCATTGATAACCTTGCTGTATATAATTCTGTTCAAACAGAAGATGTGATTGAGAGAAAGTATAAAAATATCGTTACAAACGGTTTCACATACACGGCTCCAAGCATTTTCAACATTGATGGAATCGAGCTAACCAACGTCGGTATCGGTGATACTCTAGTATATGATGGTTCAAACTATGTGAATCAGGCAGCACCATTCATACCAGAAAATATTAATGATTTAGGTGATGTAGATACCACTGGTATTACTTCAGGTCAAGTATTGCAGTATGACGGTACAAACTTTGTACCATTTACCATTACAGATCAGGTTGGTGCTACACAGCTTAGTGAATTGAGTGATGTTGACTCTGCTATATCCCCGGCTGATGGACAGACATTGGTTTATAACTCTACGTCTGGTCTGTTCGAAATGGGTGTGACAAGTAGTGTTAACTCTATCGAAGACTTAGATAACGTAGATGAGACAGTAACACCTCAAGACAATCAAGTGTTGACGTATAACTCATCTACTCAAAAGTATGAGCCACGTGATACTGCTGCTGGTACACAAGGAACTAGTCTGTATGAATTTACAGCGACTGCGGGTCAAACAGACTTCTCAGTTCAGCACGACAATGACACAATGGTTTTTGCGAACGGTTTCTTACTACCTACAAGTGAAGTTGATGATACTACTAGCACAAGCGTTATATCACTAAACACTGCACGTAATGCTGGTGATAACATTAGGATTCTTGTAATTCACGATCCAAACAATACACAGACTAACACACAGGCTTCTGTTACAAATGCGGTTGATGATGAGTTTACTATGACTGCCGGACAGACAGTTATCACATTTGCACACAGTGGAAATGTTATGGTTTATGCGAACGGTATACTGTTGCCTTCTAGTCAGGTAGACACCAGCGATCCATCACAAATTACATTAACTACTGCACGTAATGCAGGCGATACTATTAGAATTGTGGACTTCGTTCAAGTGTAACGAAGTTCTAAAATAACTTATGGAGAATAATAACAATGGCTAACGAAATAGATTTTAGTTTTTTAGAACCGCAAGACTTGATGACGAAGACTACATACGATTCTAATGAAGACAATGTAGTTGAAGTTGCTCAAGATATTGAAGGCTTCTCTTCAGCGGCAGACAATACCTTTTATGGTAAAGTTGGTGGGGTTACAGGTTTCTACACTGTCCCTGCTGGTGCACAAGCAATTAATGACCTAACTGATGTAGATACCAGCGGTATCAGTATTGGACAGGTTCTACAATATGATGGTACAAACTTCGTACCTTTTACTATTACTGATCAAGTTGGTGCTACAATTCTTAACGAATTAGGTGATGTAGATACTACCACCACTGCCCCAACTAACGGTGATACATTGGTATTCGATGGTACAAACTTCGTTCCACAAGCACCTTCCGGTGGTGGAGCTAGTGTTATCAGTGATCTAACTGACGTTGATACCACTGGTGTAGCTCTTAATAATGTATTGAAATACGATGGCACTAATTGGGTAGATGGTTCTGTTGATTATTCTGAAGTTACTGGTACACCAACTCTAGCGACTGTTGCGACTACTGGTGCGTATTCTGATTTATCTGGTACACCAACTTTGGCTACAGTGGCAACTACAGGTTCTTATACTGATTTACTTGATCAACCTACTATTCCAACTAATATTAATGATCTGGGTGATGTTGATACTAGTGGGATAACTTCTGGACAGGTTTTGCAATACAACGGCACAAGCTTCGTTGCAGCAACTATTTCAGGCGGTGGTGCAACTGCACTAGATGACTTGAGCGATGTAGACACTACTACCACTGCCCCGACTAACGGTGATGCTCTGGTATTCGATGGTACTAATTTCGTACCACAAGCAGTTTCTGGAAGCGGTGCAACCAATCTTAATGAGCTTACTGACGTTGATACAACTGGCGCGATCACCGATAATGTACTTAAGTTCGATGGTACTAATTGGGTAGATGGTTCTGTGTCTTATAGCGAATTGACTGGTACTCCAACACTAGCAGTTGTTGCTACTAGTGGTGATTATAATGATCTATCTAATTTACCATCCATTCCAGCGAATGTGAATGATCTTGGTGATGTTGATACTACTGGTGTTGTTACTAACAACGTTCTTAAGTACAATGGAACAACTTGGGTTGACGGTTCTGTAGATTACAGCGAGGTATCTGGAACTCCTACATTGGCTCCTGTTGCAACCTCTGGTGCGTATTCTGATCTAACTGGTACTCCAACACTAGCAACCGTAGCAACTACTGGATCATATGATGACTTAACTAATTTACCAGTCTTAGCAACTGTCGCAACTTCTGGATCATATACTGATTTAGCTAATACACCATCAATACCATCAGAAATTAATGATCTTACAGATGTAAATACTACTGGTATTACTACCGGTCAGGTTCTACAGTTTGATGGAACTAGCTTTGTTCCTGCAACTATTTCAGGCGGTGGTGCAAGCGCACTTGATGACTTGAGCGACGTAGATACTACAACAACTGCTCCAACCTCTGGTGATGCACTTGTGTATGATGGCACCAACTTCGTACCACAGGCAATCTCTGGTGGTTCAAGTACATTTAGCTATGAGTGGGTAGAGTTATGGTATACCTCTGGGGCAGGTGGTGATTTAAGTGCGCCTGACGCGATACAGAACGAAACTTCTGGTGTTACTACTACTATAACAGATGGTCCCGGTGGTATAGTTGAGTTTACCTTTACTGGTAAGGCTTATCCACCTATAAGTATTCAGCAATACGCGCATGTTACTACTACTAATGAATATATTCTTATGACTCCTGTTACTGGCACTAGAAAAGTATCAGGTGGTGGTGCAACATACGATCAAACTACTCTTTTCTCTGGATCGTTCAACAATGTTATTACATTAGACTGTGCTATGGGACAGGTAGGTGCAAGTGCAGGTCTTGGACAACGTGCTAGATTATATATTATGTTTGCCTTTGGAGAATAATTATGAAATTAAATTTACCACCAATAGTTCTTAGTGGTGACGCTAATTCTGTGTCACCCGAAGGATATTGGCCGTATGATGATGGAACCGGTGACCCATATTGGGAAGGCGGCACCACACCTAGACCGTATAGGTGGAAAATTGATATAACTGTTGAAGAGCAAGAGCATTCCAGCCATTTGACTAGAATTCCAAACGCTTATAATGCAATGGATATTAAACCGAATATGTGGGTGGCTTCGAAAAATACTGGTGTGGCAGTAAAAATAGTTTCAGTAGAAAGCAAAACAAATAGAACTGCCACATTAATTGTAGAAGACTTATTTAGATATAATACTTTTAGTTCTGCACTTGCGAATGGTATATTTAACATCCCTACATCTATTGTGGTTTTTGAATTAAACCACTTAGGTATGCCTGTCGTCGATCCAGCACCAAGCGGTGGATTTGGATCGGCGTTTTGGTCAAACCTTCTATCCAGATTTCAAAATCTAACCGAGGGGGAATATATCATAATTGATCAAGCCCAACATGGTTTCCAGATTGATGATCTTATATCAGTTGATACTAACAATAACAACTTTGTAATACCAACTACTAAAAATATTTTAGTTGGGCGTGTGGTTGACATTACCAGTCAGGATAGTTTTGTTATGGAGCCGTTGACATCTTCTAATGAATTTAATAAATTATTGGGTGAAGTTGGCGACGTTATTTATTATGACCCTGATATTGATGAAAATGTTACTTATGAAACGTCACTTCCTGTTTACGTTAAACTTAAAGACTATACATTAACAAATATAACGGGAACAGTGGCTGATGCTACTACTGATCCTGCAAATAGTTTACAGATTAATAGTACTAACGTAACAATAGGTGGGGCCGGAACCATTTCGGATGCAGTTAATTCAATAAATGGTTTAACTGCAACACACGACGTTACGGCATCAGAAATAACAGCACCTTTAGTTGTACAAAGTACAACATCGTTTTCTTTAGGTGAGCCTGCCGCATATGTAGCTAATGGGCCGCAAATATCCATCAATGGTGTAACAGTAACATTTACTACTAGTGCTACTGGTCAAGCAACATATGGTATTGAAGCTGGTCTAGAAGAAGATATGGCATTTGATATCAATGCTGCTAACATTCCTAATGTAGAAGCACAAGTAGGTAATAATATATTAAAAATAGTTAATACTGCGGGAGGTACATTGGATTTGGTCAATGTAAAAAATGATAATAGTGGAAATCCTATGTTGTCTCCTGACGGTTCAACACCTTCTTGTACCGGCATAGTTGCAGGCTCTTATGGACCTTCAACATCAACATATCTAAAGTTAGAAAAAGGTGATGCTGGTGAAATTAGATTGAGCAATGTGAGTGGTAACACGAGTGATATTTTAACTGACCTTGGTATATACTCTGTTGAAAATGGTGTGAAAGCAAAAGCTGCTTATATTGGTCAAGGTATTCGTAAAGGTGAAGTATATTCTGTACTTGATAACACTCAAAGACTACAGCTTGATGTTATTGTAGGTGATGGAGCGTATGTAGAAGACGGTGGTAATGGTGAGTGGCAGTACTGGCTATATACATCATCTGGTTGGGAATTGATTGCAACTCAAGATTCTGCAAGAACTGATGCAGATGTACTCTCTATCGTGCTTACAAATGCAGACACTGGAACACATCTTGTGGGTACTGTGTCGAATAACTCTAGAGTCACTAATGTAACAGTTGAAGTAACCCAAGCTTTTGATGATGTTAATGCTACATTAAATGTAGGCGATGCATCTGTTAATGATAGATTGATGTCTGAAGATATAATTGATCTAACTGAAGCTGGTACGTATACCTTTACACCATCATACGTATATGATGCTGGTGGTGATACGGATTTGAATGCATATCTAAATACTGGTACTAGTACTGTAGGTGCATTAAAAGTAATTATATCTTATTCATAAGGAAACATCATGATTAGAAGTCTAAGTGAATTGAAAAATCGTGGGTTAAGAAATGTTCTCAACCACGTATATTATGAAATGATAGGTTTGTGTATCATGTATAAGGATTATGAATATTCTTCTTATGCAGCAAAATACGCAAAAGATACCATCAAGTATTCTAATTTCAATACCCATAAAATTAATGGTACTGATCTTTATAACCTATTTGTCTATTTGAACAAACTAGCCGAGGATGGTAACTATAACAAAAAAGATGAAATTCTCATGAAGAGAGCCAAACTGGATATAGACTTTTATGTTAGATATCTAAGACGTATGATAAACGGATCATTGTCTGTAGTAGAGTTCGATTCTTTCATGAAGAGAATTACAAAAGATTTATATATCGAAGATAACATTCTAAGGTCTATTGGCAGAATGGCTATCAACTGGAACCGTTTAACATTAAGAGAGCGCAAGTTAACTCTAGACAAAATGAAGAACTACGGTACAGTTAAGTTTAGGTATAGTGAAGTTACTTATAAAATTCGTGAATTCGCATCCGAATTTAAAGTAGTGGACGATAAAGCCGAAGAACCCGTTTCTAAAAACCAGCCTGAAGAGAAAAAGCCTGAAGGTATGAGTAATACTGAGAAGGCTATGTATGCTTTAGGTGGCCTTGCTGCATATAAATTTCTTCAAAAAAAGAGAGAAAAGCAACAAAGAATTAGAGACGCTTTCAAGAAATTATAACAATTTTGATAAATATAAGTATAAGCTATTTAATAACAAAAAAGGAATAACAATATGAAACGTTATACTCAAGCTAAAAAAACACAAATGCTTACTGGTGGTCTAGACCATTTCACAGTAACAACCCCAGAATCCATTGTTCCAACTGCTGACGGTAGTGTAGAATATCACAGCGAAGAATTCAAAAACTACTACGAACAGGCACGTGTTTGGGAAAAACTAATTGAAGTTTTCCGTACTCGTGGTAACGTAGTTATCGTTAGTGAACTAGCTGGTGGTGGTTTCACTGTTGCTGTTGAACACAAAGATGCAGTTGATGCTGCTGAAATTCAAGAGAAAATTCGTGAACTAGGTTCCGTAGCGTTCGGTGAGGAAACGGTTGAAGTTGCCGATGAATTTGGTACTCTTCCGGGTGAAGCTGGATATGTTACAACTGAAGAAGTTCAACCAGCTACTGTAGACCTATCTGGTGTTACAGTATCTAAAGTTGACTACAGTCTTCTTTAATAGCATTTTAAAGTAATTTTAAGTAGTCGGCGTACCGACTACTTTTTATTTTTGCATACTTTAAAAAGAATTTTATTAATTAGTATAAATAATAATGTATATAACAGATTTAAGGAGAATACAATATGAAACGTTATACTCAAGTACAAGATACTCAAATGCTTACTGGTGGTCTAGAACACTTCACCGTAGCAACTCCAAATTCTATCGTTCCTACTGGCGACAGCGAAGCGACTTACGGTTCTGTAGAATTCAACAACTATTACGAGCAAGCGCGTGTTTGGGAACAGATTATCGAAATCTTCCGCACTCGTGGTAACGTAGTTATCGTTAGTGAACTAGCTGCTGGTGGTTTCACCGTTGCTGTTGAACACAACGATGCTGTTGACGCTGCTGAAATCCAAGAGAAAATTCGTGAACTAGGTTCCGTAAACTTTGGTGTTTCTGCTGGTACTGATACTGAACTAGGTACAGAAGACGACGTTCAAGAAACTGTTGATCTATCTGGCGTTACTGTTGCTAAGGTTGCTTACGACTTACTGTAATAGCATAGATAAGTATCTATCGATATGAATAGCCGGTTTTTACCGGCTATTTTTTTATCTAAAGGAAGTATAAGGATAAATACTTTTATATCATAGAAAATGAGGACAGTATTATGACTTTAGAAAGAAAAACAACTTCTAAACCTAGTGAACATTTAACTGGTAACATAGAGTATTTTACTCTGTTCACAACCATAGATATAACATCTACTGGTAATTATGAAGACAAATCACAAAGAATTTTTGATAACATCATTTCCCTAATTAGCATGAGGGCACAGCCGATTGTTGTTGCTGCACCATATAGTGTGACAACAATTGAAAACGAAGGTGCACCGTCATTGACTGGTAGTGGGTATGTTTTTAAATTTATTGTTGAACACTCAGGTATATTTGCTAGTGTAGATGAGAATTATCAAATTGATGATCCTCTACATTACCTTAAATATATGTTCGATGGTATAACCATTGAAGAAGAAGTATTTGAATCCGCTGGCGGTTCTTTAAATATTGAGTTTATTTTCAACGATAATCTATAAGGATAAACAATGGCTAAGTTAGTTTACGCAAGACGTGGAAACAAAATTGTTAAGAAGTACCGTTGTACTACTGGTAAAAGAAAAGGAAAGCTTGTTTCGACTCCACAAGGTTGCTTTGGTCCATTAGACTTGAAAAAGAAAATGAGAATGCGTCGTCTTAGAAAGCAGAAAGAAAGGTCTATTGCTTTGAAGACGAAAAGAACCAAGATGACGAATCCAGTAAGTAAACAGGTAGCACGACTTAACAAATTGAGAGATAAGTAATAGGGAACACTTTGTTCCCTTTATGGAGAACTATGGACATTAAAAAGCCTTTAAGTGAAATATTATCTGATTTTCTTGATCGAGATATTGATGAGGTCAAGAAAATTCTAGCAACTATGAGTATTAGAGATTTAGTCAAAGTAGTACATGCTATTGACGAATCTGATAAGGAAACTGCATTTAAAATTTATACAGGGTATACCGTATGAAGGTAGTTGAAATTGTTGGTGGTCTTTATACCAATGTTTCTGATCATGATTTTCAACTAGTTGAAAGGATGCTTGAAAAGAAACGGTATAAATTAAAAAAGGATGATTTGCCAGAAAAGACGCAGTTTATGGCGCAACGTTTAGTTGATTGCCATATCTTGGATTTCGATGGAGAATATTATTACTTAAGAGAGGTGTATATAGATGTCTAATAAGAGTATACAAGAATTTGATAAGTTGATGAGCGTTCTTAATGATGCCGAAAATGGCGTTAAGCGTGAAACAAGTGTATCAGAATCTGGTGTTAAGAGTATGGATGAAATTCTAAAGCGCTTTAACAGCGCTGTTGAAGAAGTCGAGAAGTATTCATCTAAGGGTGATAAAACTTTAAATCAAATAAAAGATACTAAGATGATTTCTGAGAATGCTATTACTATAGGTCCATACAAGATAGAGAAGGTTGAAGGTACATATTCTCTTTACGATGAATATGGTTCTGTATTAGTGGACGACGTTCTTCTATATGAAACCGTTTACTCTATTGCATCACACCTCTATAAAGGTAAAACCTTTAGTTCTTCCAAAATTGTAGGACTGCTAAACAATAACAGTCGATACGAAAAGCATCTTACTGAAGCTCGTATGAACAAGAAAAACTACAATAAATATAAACAAGAACATGATTTTGATGGAATGGACATTGAGAACACTAAGTTCGAAGAAAACAAATTCCGTGCGAAAAGTTTTAAACAAAATATATTAAAAGAATATAAAAATTTGGGGAAATAACTATGTTATCAAAACAAGATAAAGCAAATCTAGCTAAGATCAATAAGCTTCTTAAAGAATCTTTTGGTTTTACTACAGATATATCAAACAAGCTTTCAAAGTCTGCACTAGTAGAGCTACGTAAGAAAGCAAAAGAAAATATGAATCATATTGTAGAATCATCTGAATTCAACTCTTACCATAAGAGTCATGAATACAACCAGTCTATTCTAGTTGTAGAAGCGGTGAACATTCTAACAAATAAGAAGTCCACACAAAGTGAACTGGATGAAATCATTTCTAAGGCACATAACGAATCGCGTGTTAAAACTTCTGCTGATACTCTATATGAGCTAAAGAACATGTATGAGAGTTATGTTGCTAAGAACGGTGAAAATGACAAAGCTAAGAAGATGGCTGAGAAGATCAATGCTATGGAGAAAAAAGTTTACAATGAAAGCATTTCTTCAAAGCTAAACATTCTTCTTAAAGAAGATGCTGAAAAAGCAGAAGCTATTATGAGTGCACGAGGTCTATTGGATGACCTTATGGGATACCAAGCTAAGATTGGTGAAACTCAGAACAAATACCTTGACCCATTTGTAGAAATGGTTCGCTCTGAGTACTCTAATGAAATGGCTGATGACATTTACGAAAAGATGAATTCCTCTCTTACCGATCTATTATCTCAAGTTCGAGACACCAAAGAAGTATTTGCTAACGTAGTTGCTGTACTAAGTGGCGATGCTGAAATGGACAGCATGGTATCTGATGAAAAAGGTAATATGGAATCTGACGACTTAGAAGGCTTTGGAGGCGACGAAGAAGGCTCTGAAGAGGAACTAGCTGATCTAGGTCTAGGTGATGAAGAAGAAGGTTCTGAAGAGTCTGAGGAAGGTTCTGACGACGAAGAACTTGATCTTGGTGACGAATTCCAAAGACGTGAAGAATAATTATGAGAATACGCGACCTATACGAAAGTAATGACTATAAAGAAAAACTCAATAGTGAAATCATGAACATCATAATGATGTTCATGAAAACTGGTGTAACTGAAATTGACATCGAAAACATTATTGCAGAATTAGAAAAAAATGATATAGTTGCTACTGAGAACGATGTAGAAGAATTTGCTGATAGTAATGATAACCTTAGTGTCAACCAAGAGAAACAGGTTGTATTCTCTACAGAAGGCAGTGGCGAAACTGATGAAGGGCGTCCCGACTTATCTGATGAGGAAGAATACAATCCAGCTTCGGAAAAAGCTAAGGAAGCAACTAAAAAGCGTATGAAATAATGTACAAAGAGAAGTTTAATTATCCAAATGTAGTTAATGAATCGACCGGTGATGCCGGTCGTGTTTATTTTATAGAAATGGATGGTAAGAAATACGATCCAGTCTATTCAGTGACTACTATACTATCTAAGATGTCTGATAAGAAAGAAGTAATTGAAGAATGGAAACGAACAATTGGGCATAAGAACGCTCAGGCTATATTGGATAAAAGTTTGAACTTTGGTAACTGTATGCATGACATACTTTATCATCAAATCGTGGAAACTGTTGATTACGAAAAATTGTTTAAGCAAAATTTCATATTTAAAGTGGCTAGTGATATGGCTAAGAAAATATGGGATGTTGGTTTAAAAGATGTTGATGAAATATGGGGAGCAGAAGTTCCTTTATTTGTTCCTAACTGTTATGCGGGTCGAACTGACTTAGTAGGAACATACAAGGGTGTGCCTTCCATAATTGACTTCAAGAACTCGTACAAAGATAAGAAAGAAGAACATATGGAAGATTATTTCACACAAGCCGCAGCATATGCGGTTGCACACGACTTCCTTTTTGATACGAATATAGAGCAATGTGTTATATTGATTGCCAACTCTGATAATATTCAAGCCAAAAAAATAATAAAGTCTGGTGAAGAATTTGTTTATTACAAAGAAAAATGGCTTAATATACTGGATGAGTACTACAAAGAATAAGTAATAAGCAACCATAAATACTTATAACAATAGGAACAAGTATTTATGGCTGATATAAGATACGAAAAGATATTACAACGTCAGGGCCTACGCTCTGAATTACCTCAGTTAGATTCAGGTGAAATAGGTTTTACCCAAGATACTGCACAGGTGTTTATTGGTACAGACCCAGAAGATTCTACGTATGTAAACGCAAACGTAGTATCTATTGATCCTTTTCCTAACGCTATTCAAGAAATTCAAACACTTCTAAATTCAAGTGTTGATTATAACTCTTATACAGTAGAAGAAGGATTGACTATTGAAACTGAAAGTCAATCAAAAGCTGTAGAAATAGTTAACTATATCAACAACAATCGTCCTGATGCTGTTGCACGTCTAGAATCAAATATTGAATTTGTTACTAGTGAGAATGTGAATGATTACATTCATCCTTCTGACTTTAATGTAAATTATAGTCCTGCAATAGGTTCATTAAGACCATCTAGAAGTCTTCTCACCAAACAGCTTGATAGCTCAGATGCAGGATTATTTCTAGAATTCGATCTAGAGCAAGTATATCATCTACGTGTTACGTATACTCTAGTGCAGAATGATGGTTGGCATCGTCGTAGTGGTGTCATTACTTTAATGGGTGATAACTCAACTAGTGGTGATGGGAATGAATATATAGGTTTTGACGATGATCAATTGTTAATGAATGCTGCAATAAGTGGAGACTTCATTCAATTCGAGCCGGATGTGGACACACTAAATTCGAAAATACGTGTACTTTTTAATCAGCCAATATTTCACAGTACTAAGATTTATTATCGTATAGAAAGATGGAACATTGCTGGCGTGGTTTCGGGTGAATTCACCGATATGCCTAGTCCACCACCAAATCAGGTATTGGGCATTAATGATAACGATGGTGCACTTGGTCTTTATGGCGATGCTGTACTTGGTGTAAATACTGGTGGGGATTATCTTGGTGATGGTGACGATATACCACTACCGCCACTTGGTCCTGATAATGGAGAATACTAATGGCTGAACGCGTATTTATTAATGATTTAAACCCTATAACCGACATTCAGGATGGAGCTAAAATTCTTGTAGATCAAAACGGCTACAAGAAAATGTTTTATGAAGACTTTGTTATAGATATTGCTGATACCCTTAAGTCAGAACACGACACTGGTTGGAATGCTGATCTAATTGGTGGCACTAATGTATCAGTAGAGTCACCACAACAAGGTGATGTTCTTATATTCAATTCGTCATCTAACGAGTTTGAGAACCGAAGAATTGATTCAAATGATATCGATTGGTCTAGTATTTCTGTAAATGAGTACAAGTTTTTACAGGTCGGTAGTGGTGGAATTGTTGAGCAAGATTTTGTTACTATACCTAGTTTAAGAATGGACAATTATACATCAAACGGTTATTTCCTGCGTGTTAAAAATGAAAATGTTACAGCGCCTAATTTACCTCAGATAGAAGCAGTACCTTTTGATCCTAATGAATTTACTATTAATGCACAAACATTAGAAGGCAACACAGTATCTGATCTAGATGGAAGATATCTAAGAGTGGTTAATAACCTTCAGGATATTACTGATGCGTCTGTTGCTAGAAACTCTTTGAATGTGATTTCTGAATCTGAATCCGATTCACGTTATTTGTCTAGGGTTGGCAATCTTTCTGATGTAAACAATGCGGCGACTTCATTCAATAATATTAAGCAGCCTGCTACTACTTCTTTTGCTGGTGTTATTGAAATTGCTACCAGTCCAGAAGTACAAGATGGTTTGCGTTCTGATGTAGCAGTAGTTCCCTCTACTCTATCAGCCAACTATTACAATAAAGCAACAAGTGATGGTAGATTTTTAAATGCTGCAAATAATCTAGACGACCTTAATAATTCTACAGCGGCAAGACAAAACTTGAGTGTTTATTCATCAACCGAGACTGATTCTAGGTACTTACAAAAAGCATTGAATTTCTCGGACATAAGCAGCCCTCAAATAGCACGTGATAACCTAGAGGTATATGATAAAAATTACATAGATACTTTTACATTAAAAACCGTTAATAATTTAAGTGATGTTGATAATATTCCTACCGCTAGGGAAAATTTAGATGTTTATAGTAAAAGTGAGTCGGACAGCCGATACCTTAATGAAAGCTTGAACTTGAGTGATATACCAAATAAGTCACAAGCTAGAGCGAATTTAGATGTTTATAGTCGTGGAGAAGTTAATAATATTGTTAGTTCTTCGACAAATTTTTCTGGAAGTTTTGGTACTAATGGTTGGACTAGGTTGCCAAATGGACTCATTATACAATGGGGTAAGGGTACTGCAAATATATTAATAGATTCGTCAAGCACTGCAAATTATATATACTTCCCAATAAGCTTCCCTAGTGTGTGTTTGAACGTGACATGCACTATGGAAACTGAAGCAAATTATATATACCAAGGAATACATGAGTCTTCCGTTAGTATCCGTGGACTAACAACTACGAGGTTTCAACCAGTTAATATGTATGTTGGAGATAGAGGTGGTACTGCTAGAACAGTACAAGTATTTTGGCAAGCGATTGGATACTAAAGGGGGAAGAAATGAGAGATTTAACTACTGATGATCTACAGAATATTGACGATCTAAGTCCACGAAATTATTTAAATGATGAAAGTAAGTTCATCACCAGAACTAGTAGCTTGGATGAAAGTATAACATATGAAAAGATATATGAACAAACTATAGATATAGCTAAGTCGCCTACATTCAATAGTGGGTGGAATGCTAGTTATATTACAGGAACCTCTATTATATCAGAATCCGAGGTGGATAAAGATGTGCTTATCTTTTCAACGAACGAAGGTGGGTATAGCAATAGACGTTTGATGCCTAATGATATCGATTGGTCTGAATATGACGAAAACGATTTCGTAAAAGTAAACAGTCAAGGTGAACTAATTCCAAGCAACATATCTGTTACTGATATTGTCCCAACAGATATTACTAATGCTGATAAGTTTCTACAAGTAAGTTCAGACGGTTTACGTATTATTGAAAGTGATTTTGATTTCGATAGTCTTCTTAATTACCCAGACGTATCAGAGCCTAATGCCAATACAATGACTAGTGGTATTTTTGTTGCTGGTTATAGTACCGTCAATAGACCTCCTACTGGTGAGCAGGGTTATATATATTCAGCAAGACTTAGAACTGATCCGAGTCAAACCAATCCAAGGGTTTCACAGATTTTCGTATCAACTGATTCTGATGATATCAAGGTTAGAAAAAATACGGGCAACTTAGGTGTCAACGATTTTGATCCTTGGTATACGCTGTACAGCGATTCAAATCATCCTATTAGTGATTCCGTATCATCTACTAGTAGTGTTAATATTGCTAGTAGTAACGCTGTTAGAATCGTTAATGAAAAAATAGATGATCTAGAATCAAGATACATTGGTTCTGAGATTTTGTCAAGGCTTATTACTGTAGATGGTCCCGGCTCAGAGCTTAACGCAGATCGTATCGATGGTTATCATTTCAGTGATTTAGAAGCAAGATATGTAAACGTTGCAGGTGATACAATCACAGGCCAGCTAACACTATCTGGCGGAAACAAAATACGATTCAGTAATGGAACGTCGTTTCTTGATGTTAAAGCAGAAGGCTCTCAGTCTACATTAGATACCAACAACGCGTTAGCATTGATAAACGGTTCGAATAAACAAAGGGCTTACCTTGGTGGCTTGTTAGTATCTAATAATTATGGTGAAAGCAGCCTTATCCCTACTAATGGTATATATTCAAAAGGTAAGATCAACACAGGTACTGGTATCGACGTGGGTAGCACTGCCGTTGTTGATAGTAATGGTGAAATATCATGGAATAACCTTAAGGATGTTCCTAATGATGTGGAAAACTTGGGTACTGCATCACAAAGGGATGTCGGTATTGCTCCTAGTCAAATCCCAACTAACTCACTAATTGCTAACCAGCTTCTACCACCGGGAGCAGTTCTACCATTTGCGGGTGAAACAGCGCCTAGTGGATGGCTAGTATGTGATGGCTCTGCTGTGAGCAGATCAACGTATGCGGAACTATATGCATACATAGGAACATTATATGGTGCAGGTAATGGTAGTACTACATTTAACCTACCAAACCTTCAAAATCAGTTTATACGAGGTTCTAGTAATACTAGACCAGTAGGTAATACCGAAAGTGATCAGTTAGGGTCACACAGTCACACAGGCTCTACTAACACTACTGGTAACCATACGCATACTGGTTCAACATCATCGGCTGGTGAACATAGTCATACTTTCCGTCGTTCTGATTATAGCAACGATAACAGTGGTCCGTTATCTCTTAATGGTGACGGTAGTATTGAAGACTATACTACATCTACTGCTGGTGCACATACACATGGTATGAGTCTTAATAATGCTGGTAATCATAGTCATACATTAAACATCAATAGTACGGGTGGTTCTGAAACAAGACCACAGAATATTGCACTATTGTATTGTATAAAATATTAAATTTGTATTTAATTATGGTTCTCAAGTAATAAATATTAGTGAGGATTATGATACTATGATTGACATCAAAAAATTCTAAAATATTACAGGCCAGAAACGTATGTTTCGTGGCCTTTTTTGCTTATAAGGAAAGAGTATGGAGTTTATATACAATGTTCCCGATGAATTAAAACATTACGATGAAGTCTTTAAAGACTGGAATGAAATGGTTAACACGAACATTGATGCGGATACGATAACGGTTGTTAAACAAGTAGTAACATGGTGGGAAAATTACCCACAGAAAGAAGATAAAAAATCATGTATTGGCTGTGAACAAGAAGCTCCTAGAAAAGTTTGGGATATATTTGACAAATTTAAAATAACAAGAACTGAGAAAACCTATGGTATTTTCTATACATTAGAATATATTCTAGGTGATGATATGGAATTAGAAATCTCTTCCATACAGTTTAACGACAATGGAAAAGTTGATTTGGCTGTAATAATGGAAGATATGGTAATATGTGATGACGTATGTCATGATTCTAAAACATTGAATATCACGGTACTTAACAAGATGAATTCTACTATCAGGGCTTGACAGATAGCAATTATCCCATAGAATCACTTTAGAGGTAAAAATTTTATGGGATTAGAATTAAAATATATAGAAACAAAACACTTCTCTAGTTCATCTATTGATGCTAGGAAAGAGTTCATATCTGATTTAAATCAAGCTATGGATCAGATTGAAAGCCTTTTACCTGAAGATTTATTAGAACTGGCTACATTATATGTAGAGTTTTTCAAAGACACTTCCGTCTTTCCAAGAATACTTCTTAACTGCAACGAAAGGTGTCTGAATAAAACGACATTTGTAAATACCTTGTTTTTTATATGTAAGCCATCAAGTAGAGATATGGCAACTCTATTGGGCGCACCTTCCTTTAGAGATAAGTGGCACAATAATGATGCCATAAAAACATTGTTTGACAAATACTGCACTTATAATATGATAGACTCTGATCACATATCTATAGATAGTAGTACAATTAAAGATGGTTGCGGTGGCAGTATAAAATGGCCTTACATGTTCGTTCAGAATATGCAACGTTCGCTCAATAACTCTCCAATACACAAGAACGTAGGAATGGTCTTCGGTAGGGCACTCTGTGAGTCTCTAAAGCTAAGTAAAGACACATGGGATACCAAGCTTGGTTATGTATTAAACATCCATGAATCGTCTCTCAAGCGCATGTGTGAGTCTGTAATATTCAAAGACTACATTAATGTTTCATATGATTTTATTATGAAAGAGTATTCAAATGAAGAAAAGGATTTACCTAAATCATTAGAAGGTAAATTAGATAAACTAAAAACGGTAAGTAATTATAGTAAATTAATCAAGCCTAAAAAATCAGGTTCTGATAGAATTTTTCCAACTTAAAAGGACATATATGTTATTTGATAAGGCAATTGCTTTTACAGATATTCACTTTGGACATAAAGCTAATTCTACTGAACACAACGAAGATTGTGTTCAGTTTATTAAGTGGATGATAGAAATAGCAAAAGAAAAGAATATAGAAACGTGTTTGTTCTTAGGTGATTGGCATCACAATAGGCAAACTGTAAACGTAGAAACCCTCAACTATTCATATGAGGGTATGAAATTACTGAATGATAATTTCAAAGAAACCTATTTTATTGTAGGAAATCATGATCTTTACTTCCGAGAAAATAGAGATATATCATCACTAATATATGCCAAGGATTTATCTAACATTATCTATATCGATGATAAGCTAGTTAAGGATGATGTTGCATTCTATCCATGGCTAGTGGGCGACGAATGGAAAGAATTGAAGAAGAATAAGCACAAATATATCTTTGGTCATTTCGAGCTACCAGACTTCTATTTAAACTCTATGGTTAAAATGCCTGATACTGGTGAATTAAAAGACGACGACTTTAAAAAGGCAGGACAAGTATTTACCGGCCATTTCCATAAGAGACAAACTAAAGGCAACGTCACCTATATTGGTAATGCGTTCCCACATGATTTCAATGATGTATGGGACGATGAACGTGGAGCCATGGTATTAGAGTGGGACCGTGAACCTGAATATTATGCTTGGCCTGATGCGCCTAAGTACAGAAGATATGAATATAGTATGATTAAGGATGACCCAAAGAAACATTTCGATGGTGTCTCTAAATTGCACTTAAAAATAGATTATGATGAGTCGGATACTACCTACTCTGAAATATCAACATTCCGAGATACTATAGTTCAAGATTATGACATACGATCTATAAAATTATTATCTCGTGTGGATGCTGGCGATAACGAAGGGGTTGAGGTAGAAGAAGCTGCAACATGTGATAGTGTTGATACCATTGTTGTTGAGCAGATTAAGTCTATGGACTCCGGTGAGTATGATCCTAAATACCTTATTGAGATATATAATGAATTATAATTGTGGGGATTAAATGATTACATTTAAGAATTTAACTTTAAAAAACTTCTTCTCTGTTGGGCAAGTTACTCAGTCTGTTAATATAGACGAAGGGTTTGTTACCCTAATTCTAGGGAGTAACCCAGACTACGGCGAAGGAATAAGAAATGGTGTTGGTAAAGCCCAACCGTTGTATTCAAAACTCAGAACACCTTATGGTTGGAAAACCATGAAAGAGGTTGATGTTGGAGATTTTCTTTTAACACCTAGAGGCACTACTACTGTCGTGTTAGGTAAGTATCCGCAAGGTGAACGCACCGTCTATGAGATTAGAACTAAAGATGGCAAAAAGACACGTGCATGTAAAGAGCATCTTTGGAATGTGTATATTGGTGAAGAATATAAGACGGTTGATACCAAAGAAATCTATGATGCTATGACTTCGGGTGTTTATGTTGGATTACCGGTCGTTGATACTATTGGTGATAAAGAATCTGTATTGCCAACACATCCTTATGCTTTCGGTTTATATCTCGCATGTGGTGAAATTAAAAATAATAGTATTGTTTTTAAAGATGTATCATATGAGGTATTCGACAAACTAAAGGTTTACATGACTGAAGACTTGTATGAATATACATATTCGGGTGGAAACCTTCATATGAAGTATAAGATGAATACCCTATGTCCATTGATAAAATTTGTCACTGATATGCAAATTGATCAAGAAAAGTATGTACCTGAAAACTTTATGGATGGATCATACTATCAGCGTCGTGATCTTATGATGGCGTTCAATGATGCTAGAAGTGAGCAAGACGAAGAGTACGTAACCACATATTTTGCAGATAAAGATAAGAAGCTTTCTAAGGACATCCAAAGATTATCATGGAGTCTTTCTGGGGTATCTGATCTGAAGTTTATTGCTTATACTATTAGAGATAAAATGCGTGGCATTGAAGATACCGAAAAAGATATACTTCTAAGAGCCAAGTACCCAGATGCAAACAAGCTTTTTAGTTTAGAGCATAAAAAAGATTTCCCTATTCATAAGAATCTTTGTTCTATGATTGCTTCTATTAAAACGATTGATAAACAGCAAGTCGCTTGTATTAAAGTGGCTGATACCGAAGAGCTTTACATTACCGATGATTACATACCTACCCATAATACTACTGTGATCAATGGGCTGAGTTATGCACTATATGGTGACACAATCACACCATCTAAGAAAGATGATATCGTGAACTATGTTAATGGTAAGCACATGATGGTGTCGTTAGATTTTAATGTTAATGGTGTGGACTATCGTATCGAGCGTGGTAGAAAGCCAAACAACCTAAAGCTTATTAAAATGGTTGACGAAGAGAGTACTGTTTTAAGTGATGACTTTGCAGATGATACTAATCGTGCACATGGTGAGAACAAAGAAACACAAAAAGAAATAGACAATCTTATCCAGATGAATGCTTTGTTGTTTAAGTTTATCGTAGCCATGAATACATACTCTACTCATTTTATGAGTTCTAGTGCGGCAGTACAGCGTGAAGTTATTGAGCAAATACTTGGTATTGACGCACTATCCAGAAAGGCACAGGTTTTGGCTGAAAGGATAAAGCAAACAAAGATTGATATCGATAAAGAACAGATTCGTGTCGAAACATTACAACAAAGTAATGATCGAATATTGAGGAATATCGAAAACCTAAAAGAAAAGTCTGATGTATGGGAGCGTAATAAAAACAAAACTATACAAGAACTTATTGAGACTCTACAGAGTATGGGTGATGTTGACATTGAAGCTGAAATTGAGAAGCATAAAAAGAATGCCGAAATCAAAGAAGTTGAGAGTCAAATCAACGTGGTTAAGTCCGAGTTAAGAAACCTTTATAGTAATAAAAACCGTGTGGTTAAAGAGCTTGAAAATCTAAACATTCAGTTGGTTAGTTTTGAAGAAAGCATTTGCCCTACATGTGAACAGCCCATCGAAGATGAAGGATCGCATGAAAAGCACAAAGTTATGCTTACTGAAAATATCAATGATAAGTTATCTGAAGTCGATACTTATGAAGAGAAGATACAAGATTATGAATCGGTTATTAACTCTATAAGTATTGATGAAGAACCACAAGATACTTTCTATAGAACTGTTGAGGATGCTTATAATCATAAAAATACAATAGAGTCTTTGATGACCCGAGTAGAAGATAAGCAAAAGGAAGAGAACCCTTACACTAAACAAATCGAAGAGCTTGAAGGTGGTGAACTAGGTATACAGGAAGTTGATTATACTAAACTAAAAGACCTTGAAAGAAAATTGGCACATGAGAAGTTTTTACAGAAACTACTCACAAATCGTGATTCGTTTGTGCGCAAAAGGATTATTGATTACAGCCTGCCATTCTTGAATAAGGTTTTTCAACAGTATGTAGATCAACTGTCTCTACCACATCAGGTCGTATTTGATCCTAACCTAACCTTTAGTATTACTGATAAAGGCCGTGAGGTAAACTTCAACAACCTTTCTAGGGGTGAGCAGAACAGGGTAACCTTTGCGTTAAATATGGCGTTCAGGGACTTATACGAGAATCTAGTGAATCCTATGAACTGCTTATTCGTAGATGAAATCTTAGACTTTGGTATGGATAGCGTTGGAGCAAAAGATGCTGTAGAAATACTTAAGACTAAAGCCCGAGATTTTAATAAAGCAGTGTACTTGGTTACTCATAAGGAAGAGCTTGTTGAACATGTTGATAAAACAATTTTAGTTAAAAAGGAAAATGGCTTTACAACATACGAGCATATTGATACGTAAAAAGGTGGGCAGTGCCCACCTTACTTTTATTCGTCGTCTACGAAATATCCTTTCTTCCTCATCAATTCGATTACTTTCTTTTCAAAGTACTTATCAACTCCAAGAATTCTGAAATACCAAGGCATTGTTTTCATCATTCGTTTAATTCTTTTTCTTAGATATTTAAAGTCTGCTATCTTCTTTTTATAATCCTTGTACACTTCAGCGTCGAGTACTTTCCTTGGACGCGTTTCGCTACCATCATTTGGTAGAACAATATCATCTGATTTTTCTTGGTTGCAAAGATAGCATAGTGATTGGAGGTTGTCATAGGCATCTGTACCACCTAGTGACTTAGCGTGGATATGATCTTTTGTTAGAGGGACGTAACAATTTGGTTTCTTAACCCAGAAGTAAACGTAAATTTGTCCGTTGTCATTCGACTGTTGGTAAGTGACATACCGTGCTTCTTTCTTACACTGGACACACTTATAACCGTCACTGTGAATAACCTTGACGGTTCTGGATGGTTTGATAAATCCGAAGTCAGTTTCAATCACCGAATCGTTAAATTCTTTTGTTTGAAACTCTTCAATAGATTCGACACCTAGAAATTTAGCGTTGGTACTATATTGCTCAAACCCCTTCATCAACGAAATATCTTTTATATGGTCTTTCATTTTTTTGTCCTATTGAATTCAATAACATTACTTGAAGACTTTATAGTAGTAATTTTCTTAGGAGTAGATTTCTCTATCCCCTTGAAATATTTATTCGTCATATACTTATAATCTTCGTCAGTTATAGCACCAACGTTTGGGTAAACATGCTTTTTGATTATGTCCATGAAACCAAAATCAGAAAGTTCGTCATGAAGGTTATATACATTAGTTCCTTTTCTAATTTTAGAAATAAGATTTTCTACGATTTCTTTTATAAACCCATAGTCTTCATATTCTTCATTGAGGCGAGTATATACATACCTCCCATCATCTTCAATGAAGTTTTTGGATATGATTGTGGCTCCATCAACTTGTGATAATTGAGTTCGTGATAGGAAAACGTCATCGACCGGCTTGAATGAAACACTAACAGTATATGAAGTGACGTAGAATCTACCATTAAATAGAGGAACCTTGAATTTTTGATAATAATGCAAGTTTACAATAAAACTAAAAAGGTTAAGCCACGCAGGCTTCATATCGTATGTTCCGGTGCTTCCAAATTTATTAAGTTGTTGAGTAGCCAAGATACTAATTGTATTATACATACTTAAATCTTCTTGGTATGCGGTATTATCTAGTCGATCTTCCATATTTTCCTTACTTAAACTATTCGTAATTTCTTGTGATCATAGCATAATGAAAATCTTGATGCAATAAAAAAAGGAACCCGAAGGTTCCTTTTAGTCTTGATTACTTAGTAATCTTAAAGTACTTTGTACTCTACTACCGCGATCATGTTACCAGCAGTTGGGATAGCAGCAGTTGTGCCATCAGACTGTAGGAAGTTCACGTCGATAGAAGCGCCACCAGCAGTTGCTACAGCGAATGGTAGGTCAACTACGTAAGTGCCAGCTAGTACGTCACTGTCAGCTTCTTCGGCTAGTTCAGTAGTACCGTCAGAAACAACCATGTGATCGATAGAACCACCAGTGAAGTCAGTAGTAACGTGTAGAGTTACGCGGCTTACATAGTAGGTCTTACCAGCGATGTTGCTCATAGTACCGATGTTGAAAGTACTGTTTGTGCTATCAGCAGCAATGCTTGAACGCATGATTAGCGGATCAACGTTGCTAGCAACTTCTGTAATCTGGCTGTCAACATAACCTTTGTTTACAACTGCTTCGTCAGCAGCAGAGGAAATGTCATAACCAGCAGGTACTAGAACCGCACCAGTTCCTTTAGGAGCTAGTACTAGATCAACGTCAGTGCTATCACCAACAGCAGAGATAGTAGCTTCGCCAATACCGTTTTCAACATTCACATAGTCAGTTGCAGAAGCAACACCAGTGAAGCTAGAAACCTCGTTACCAGCAGAATCTTTGATAATAGTAATACCTTCAGTAGAACCACCAGTACCACCTTGTAGGATAACGTCACCGGAAGCGAAAGTAGAAGTACCGTCACCACCTTTTAGGATAGCGTCACCAGCGTCAGCAGCCGCAGCATTACCACCAGATACTGTTAGAGTAGTATCGTCTTCAGCGATGATTAGACCTTGCTGAGAAGCGTTCTGAGAAATGATTACGTCGCCGTTGCCTTGACCAGATAGGTATAGGTCAACGTCACCAGTACCAGCACTGTTACGTGCAGTTAGGTATACCGCGTCAGCTTCGTGAGCGAATTCTAGGTATTCACCGCCAGTACCGTTTAGAGTACCTTGACCGAATACAACGTCACCAGCAGTGCTGCGAACGTCAGTTACATAACCGTATTCAATGTCAGAAGCACCAACTTTTAGTACTTGGTTCTCAGTACCCATTGCGAATTCAGTGCTATCGCCACGTACTAGAGAAGTAGAAGCAAAGCCGAAGTCAACAGCGGAACCAGAGAAGTTACCAGTAATAGAAGCTGTCTGCCAAGTTGAACCGTCAAATACCTGAGCAGCCCAAGAATCAGTAGTGTCATCCCACACCCAACGTGCGTTCTGTTCAGTACCACGGTCGATTTCGATACCAGAAGTGTTGTTAGTAACACCAGCACCAGTTTCGCCGTTGTTTAGGATAATAGTGTTATCTTCAACTGCTAGGTTGGTAACGTCTAGAGTAGTAGTTTCACCTAGAACAGTTAGGTTACCGTTAACAGTTACGTCAGCAAATGTACCGTTAGCAGCAGTAGTGCCACCAATTACAACACCATCAATTGTACCACCAGTGATTGCAACAGCGTCAGCGTCCTGAGAAGCCATAGTACCTAGTGCAGCTAGGTCAGCGTCTAGTTCGTTGATTGCACCAACTAGGGAACCTTGCTCGGTAGTAGTTAGAGTGGTTAGATCACCAATCTCGCCATCAGCAGTAGCAATAGCAGTAGCGTTAGCAGCAACTTGAGTGTCAAGTAGGCTAGTTGCGTTATGGATACTGGTAGCGCCAGATAGGTAGTTGGAACCAGTTAGAGCGGAGTAGTTACCGTCAACAGTTAGACCAGCACCTGCCTGAGTAGCGTCTAGTTCAGTCTGGATATCGTTGATGGAACCAGTACCTAGAGCAGCTAGGTCGTCAGCAACTTGCTTGATCTGTGCGTCAAGTAGTAGGTCTGCGCCAAATAGTGATTCAGTTTCACCAGCAGCAGTAAAGTCAGCAGCTTTTAGATAGTTGCTTGTTTCGGAAGTAGTGTAAGAACCATCAGTTCCTAGACCAGCACCTGTCTGAGTAGCATCAACTTCGCCCTGTAGGGTAGAAACTGTACCGTTTGCTGTAGAAATAGCGTCAGCGTTAGCTTTTACTTGAGTATCTAGTAGAGTGCCGATTTCCTTTAGGGAAGTAGCAGCATCAACATAGTTAGTACCAGTGATAACTAGTGAACCGTCTGTTTCTAGGCCAGCACTTGCTTCAACTGTGTCAATTTGTCCTTGTAGTGCAGATTCTACACCATTTAGTTGTGATAGGCTAATTGCGTCGTCAGTATCAACCGCGTCAGCAACCTTTACACGAGAAACGGTAGCACCGTCAGAGCCAGTGATTTTGAAAAGGTCGTTAGCAGAATCGAATACGATTCGACCGCCTTTCTTACCGTATTGTAGGTCACCACCTACCGCAGCAATACCAAAGTTTTTTGTAGTCATAAGATTATATCTCCTAGTTTAATTGATCAATTTACTTTTATATTTATCACTACAATTCCGTAGAAATATAGTATGTTTATTGACAAAAGGTTACCGAAGCAACCTTCTGAATATATTTATACTAGGAGAATATAAGTCTAAAATAATCCGCGAATTTAAATCTTAAATGGATATATGCTGTCGTTTGCATCACTTATGACAAATAAATTTTGTCCATCAGGTGATATTGCATTATAACTATAATTTGTTAATAATGAATTAGTACTAACTTCGGTAGCCCGAACTTGTATGCTTGAAGATATATCATAAGGCACTGATAGTGTATACCAACTTAAATATGATTCACCAGAAGCTCTATAACGTTTAAAAACCATTTTGTCACCGCTTGGAGACATAAAATTTGTCATGAAGTCTAAGCGCTGAACATTGGTATCTAAGTTTCTGCGATTATTAAGTGTTGCTGAACCCACAAAATAGTTAACTGATAAGCTATATTCTGCTAAATCGACACTTCCAATTGAGTCATCATAGAATAAGACGTGGAAATATGCCCCATCGTCACTCATGGAAATACAACGAGGATATATATCTTCTGAATCAAAATTACTTCCTAATAAGAAGTCTGGTGTTCCATATCCCACTCTGTTACCGCCATTAAAGTTCCATGGCGTGTCATAAGAAATCATCGCCATTTCCCCAAACTCTCCACTCATAATTGTAAGAACTTTACCATCGCTTGATACTATAATTCCACGAGGGTCATGATTCGATGATATGATAGTGTCTACATGTGTAGCTACTACACTGCCTGCGGTAGTAATATCATACGGCACTGAAAGATTCCTTTCTAATATACCAAGTGTAGCCTGATTGTTATAACCATATACATACAACTTAGTTCCGTCGTTATTCATGAACATTACATTTTTAACGTCATCGGTATTAGATGTATCATTAAATATACCATATGCCGTACCGGTAAATCCTTTTAAGTCCCACCCTTGGTCAAAAGGAACAAGGTTTAGTATGATATTAAATGTATCATCACCACGGTCAACGGTTAGTGTAACCGTTTGGGTAGTATTATTATCACTAGGTGGAGTAACAGTTATGGTATCGTTACTTTGACTAAACGAAAAACCCGCTATACTTGCGGTAGTAGTATAATTATACGCAGAATTATAATTTTCAAGTCGTAAGTAAAATGAATCTTGGGTGTCAATGTTAATACCACTTGAAGGTATTTGGTAATACAAGTTATTATCGCGTGAATATGTAATATTCATATCAGGGTCTTCGACGAGTGTCATGGTAACTACTTTATCCACATTCAAGGTATCGTTAGATACCGTCATAGTTATTGTTTGCTGATTGGGTGCATTTTGTGGAGCGGTTACACTAATAGTGCCATTAGAGTTTATTGTTGCAGAACCCTCTGATATTGACACACTATATGCGTTAAAACTATTATAGTTAGTAATTTCAAATGTATATGTACCACCCGATGAAATATTAGTTGGTCCAGTTAAAGATATGTTTTCTGTGACATTCCCACTGCCTATAGTAGTCCAAGACATATCAATTGATGGCACGGCACCACTAACCATAATGGATTGTGTATTATTATTAACTTCTTCAGTAATAGGTAATGATGTTATATCATAATCTGATATTCCATTATTATTTTTTAAATTGTTTAGTTCTAAAACATTTATAATGTTATTTTCAGTTAAACTATTGGATGAAATAATTAAATTACCACTCATAACATTATTTGTGTTTGAAATAAATTCTGATTGCAATTGACTATATGATACACCATCTATAAACTCTGCGTATACGAAAGCATTGCCAATAGCGTCTTCACTTAAACCTTGTATTTGAGAACTATCGTGTCTATGATCGTTCTTATTATCTTCGGAAATTATTTTCTTTCCATCGACAGTTGTATTGTTTGGTAAATTATTCATCAAATAATATCCTATAAATTTCCCAATCGTTATTTCTTTCCTTATATATAATAAGCTTTCCTTGTGATGTGGTCATAATAATTCTATCATTTTCATTTATGTCTAATTCTAATTCATAAGATTCATTGCATGATGACATAAAAGACGTTTTATTCAAGGTCGGTAGACCTTGTTCGCTCAATGAGATATCATACCTAAAAAATTTATCAACACATGATGCTAGTGAATTGTTAGTGACAACACCAGTTACTTCTCTTTTATAAGTATCATATACATATGATTTGTCCTTACCATTGAACACTATTGTATCCTTGGAATACATAAACGAATCTATTGTGTTTTCAATTGGAACTATGAACTTATTTAAATAGTTTCCTCTTTTAGAATATTGGTATATAGTATCATTTTCTTGGTCTGCTATATAGATAACCTCATCGACATAATACAATGGTGATTTTATATTAAGCTGTAATGGTACGATTTCATCTTTTAAGTATAAGGAATTGTCGTACTTACTATTGTCTTTATAGTAACCCATAAAACCAACCACTGCTATATCGTTACCATATGGAACAATATTCGATAGTGCGTGATTGAATTTGATGTTTTTACTATAACTTTCGTTTTTCCTTTCTATATGATATAACTCATTTATCTCATTTGAAAAAAGGTCTAGCTTTAAAACTCGGTGTGATACACCATTGACTGATAAAAGATATAGATTGTTATTATAAATCATATGATCTATCTTAGGTAAACTAAGTAAATTCCTGTTTAAAATATCTTCACTCCAAGTCTTTCCAGAGAAAGTTTTAGATAAAATAGCATGTCGGTTGTGATCATAATGGAAAAGTAATTTCCTCTCTTTGTCGATAATAACATTGTGATCACTATACCCTTCACCGTATATTATATACTTATGATTGGGTATATCACTTAAGTTGAATATATCATTTTTAATATCATAGAAGCCATTTTCGAAATAAATAATATCTTTATCACTTGATGGTATATATGAGGTTGGTTGAATGTGAGTATTCTCATATACTTTGTGAATTTCACCGCTCCTGAGTTCGTTGATAATCCCACTAGATATTAAATATTGTTTTTTGTTTGTTTTAATATAAACATGGTAGTCACCTGAAAGATCAACGGTCGTTATCTTTTTCCACTCGTTAAATTCTAATTTATATAGTGTGTTATTTTGGTCGATTATACAAACACCCCCATCGTCCTCTACGATAGTCGGTCTTATAGCGGCATTAATAAAATCTGGAAGCTTAACAACTTCTTTAGTAATATAGTCGTAATACCATACTGTTCTGGATATATTTTTTCCTTCAAGTCCACCAGCAAAGAATATTTTAGAACCGATTATTGTGCACACCGGATTAGTAATAGGTGTTATATAATCGCGTTTTCTTAGGTTTCTAGTAATAGTTTTGACCGTAATATTCATTATGGCGATACCTCCACGGAAAATGGCAATGTATTAGTATTTCTAGTAATATATAGTACTACTTCAGATAATTGTGATACGACTGGAAATTCCACTGTTATCACGTTATTGTTTATAGATATTGATCCTTGAGAAGATGATATTGAATATGTAGAATACTGGTCGTAATCAGTAATTATATAGTTATGAGAAGACCCTGACGTAACACTAGTCTCGCCTTTTAAATTAACAGTGTCTACTATAGTGCTAGCACTTATGTTAAACCAGTTTGGATCAACGTTTCCAGAAGAATCTGATAGAACCATAGAATATGGTGTCGATTGTTCGTTCATAGATATTCCATGGAGGTTGCACATAACTTGTCTCTGATTAATAGATTGTAGTTGTGAACTAGAATTGAATGTAATGTATCCAACTAAAATCTTGAAATAATCGTGTTCTATATAATTGTTTTCAGATTCAAGTTCAATGTTGCCATTATTCAAAGAAACGTATATATACACGCTACTGGAAGCAACTGGTGCAATTGTTAACGATAGTGGGTTGAAGGTGTAATAAGAGCCACCGATTAATATATCACCAGAAGAGAATCCAACTGTATTACTCCCACTATCATATGTAAGATTGCATGTAGGACTTATACTCACGAATGGAATAGTAGGTGAATCAATAATAACATTGGTGTTAAAATAATCCAGCGTGTATTTTCTGCTAACCGCAGACAAGTCAGTACTAGGTTCATCCGTTATGGAAACGTTTCTGATAATTGTGTCACCACTTACATTGACAAAGTTCTGAACCATGTCAGAATAATGCAAGCCGTTTAACGTGTCAGCATCAAAACCGCTTCCCGGTCCAGTTTCCGCAGTAGCACCGTCGCCAATACCGTCTATGTCAGACACATCATGAACGTGTTGGTTTTCGTCAGCTTCTGTAACTATAGCAAAACCACCTATAGTGGAACCTTTTTTGAGATTTGACATAATATTTTAATCCTTTTATTAGAGTATTTATAGGCTACGGCATTGACGAATATCGATTACGTGATAGTATCTTTATAACTAATAAAAACAATAAAAAGGGTTTTAAATGTCTAGAAAGTGTAAAATTATTTTCATTGATGAAGTCAAGGCTCAGATCAAGGGCCTAGACCATAGAACCACAGGTAAGTGTATTGATAAGCTTAAGTTTTTAGTTCCTTATCGATTTCACATTGCTTCTTATCGTCTTGGTCGTTGGGATGGTAGCATCCGATTTTTTGATAAGAATGGTAAGACCTATATCAATCTACTGGAAGATGTTGTTCCTATCATTGCACAGGAAGGATATGATTTTGAATTTGAAGATCGTAGAGCAAACCCTTCTATTGAAGTCCCTAAGATCGATAAGAATATCTTTGCCGATCATCTATGGCCTGAAGGACACTTCATGGAAGGTCAACCAATCACTCTGCGTGATGATCAAGTAGAGGCGGCGAACTACTTCGCAGACAACCGTTATGGCGTTCAGGTATTGGCTACGGGGTTTGGTAAGTGTGTATCTGGTGATACGCTAGTTGATATTGAGCCTCTAGGTAGAATGTCCATGGAGAAGTTCTATAACATGGCATCCTCTGTTGGTGAGAAAACCGCAGAAGATGAATACAAAGTTACCGATGATATGGCAATGTATATTCCATGTCCTAGAGGAAAGACGCGAGTATTGGGTGTTACTAAAAAGAAATCAACCATCTATGAATTTGTTTTGGATGGTGGATCGCGAGTTAAAGTATCACCAGATCATAAGTTTTTCTATAATAGTGTCCCTGTGAAAGCGTCTACGATTGTTAAGTACGGACTAATAGATACCAAAGATGGTATCCGTAGAATAGAAAAACTAAGTATCATCGAAGAAGAATGTGACGTATATGATATTTGCGTTGAATACCCTAACGCGTACTATGATGCGTCCGGTATCCTACACCATAATACATTGCTTACTGCCGCTGTGTGCAAAGTTATTGAGCCGTTGGGTAGGTCATTGACCATCGTACCCTCACAGAGCCTTGTAGAGCAAACAGCAGATGATTTCAGACTCGTAGGTATGGACGTTGGTGTTTACTATAGTGATGAGAAAGACCCCGGTCGAACACATACAGTAACTACATGGCAATCCCTCAACGAAATCATAGAGTCTAAGAATGCCGAGGTATTTCATGCCATGACTGATAATGTGGTGGAGGTTATTGTAGATGAGTGCTTTTCTGGTGAGACAAAAGTTCTTACACCAACAGGTTACGTTCCTATTAAAGACATTAAAGTTGGCGATACTATAATTAATTATTCCGAAGAAACGGGGAAGTATAAGCACGATAATGTTGTATATGTTTATGAAAATATGATGAATTCTAAAACAGAGAACATGTTAGAACTAACGATGGATGATGGAACAGTAATAGAAGTTACTGCTAATCATAAATTTCTAACAGATCAAGGTTGGGTCCGAGCCGATGAGCTTACTGAAGATATGGAGATTATATCTATAAATACATCTAACTAAAACGAAATGGGTGGATTTATGAGATATGAGAAATTGAAAAATAAAATAAACAGTATGTTAGAAAGCTATGGACAAGAACTTAGGGTAGAGGAAATCACCAGTAAAACCGTGATGCTATCTAATGGTTTGTTAATTGATAAACCTTGCGAAGTTAGAAAATTTAAAAATAGAGCAAACAAATCTAGTGATATGATAAAGAATAATTGGGATAAACTCTATCATTTAGACGAAGCTGTAAGAAAAAGTACTAAAGAAGAGATAGATTATATAAAAAACTCTAATGGTGGAAAGAAAGCTCAAGAGAGTTGTGGAGATATCATAAGAAAAAACTTGAACACAGATGGTAAAGGTCCATGGAATAAAGATTTGAAAGGTAATTACCCATACAAACCTAAGTTTAGTGAAGAAACACGACGTAAAATAAGCTTATCAAAAAAAGGAAAAAACAACGCTATGTATGGTAAGCGGCATAGTGAAGAGTATAAAAGGGAAGCAAGTGAAAGAGTTAAGCGAAAAATATTAAATGGTGAATTTACTCCCAATAGTAATAATAAAAATACTCATTGGGAAAGTACATATAACGGTAAGTCGTATAGAAGCTCATGGGAAGCTTTATATCAATATTTTGATCCTGATGCTGACTATGAAGCTATTAGAATACCATATGAGTATAATAACGAAACTTACGTGTATATTGTGGACTTTATCAATACTTATGATAAGCTATTAGTAGAAGTAAAACCCAAGTCATTTTTAAATGATGAAAAAACGAAAGCTAAAATAGATGCTGCGAAGAAATGGTGTGAAGAATACGGTTATACTTTCATAATAGCCGATGAATATTTCTTTTATAATAAAGGAATACCTTCTGATTGTGATGGATTTGATAATACAACAAGAGATAAGATAGGAAAGTTTTATGAAGCTGGTGAAAAAAAGAATAATAGAAAAGCCTGAAAAAGTTTATAATCTACATATAGAGTCTGATCATAATTATATTGCAGAAGGCGCAGTAGTATCTAATTGTCACCAAGCAAAAAGTAAGTCACTAGACACTATTTTAGGGAAGTACTTACCACATGTTCCATTGCGTCGTGGATTTACAGGCACAATGCCCAAAGAAATATTTGATGCTAAATCTATTATTGCAAATGTGGGACCAGTGGTTAATCGTGTTACCGCAAAACAGTTACAAGACAAAGGTATCCTATCTAAATGTCATGTACATTGTGTAATAACTAAAGACAAAAAAGAATATACATCGTATGATCAGGAAGCCAAGTCATTAAACACAGACAAGGATAGGCTAGACTTTATATCTGAATTTATTCAGGAAGTAAACAAAAGTGGTAACACTCTGGTTCTCGTTAATAAAGTGGCCGCTGGTGAATTACTTAACGATATGATACCTGATTCAACATTTGTGTATGGTAAAACGAAAGTAAAAGAGCGTAAGAGTACGTATAAGAGTGTTCAAACTTCAGATAACAAAGTTATTATAGCAACATATCAAGTTGCGGCGGTAGGTATTAACATTCCACGTATCTTTAATCTTGTTATGATTGAAGCTGGTAAATCATTTGTTCGTGTAATACAAACAATTGGTCGTGGTATAAGGGTTGCCAAAGACAAAGACTTTGTTAATATATGGGATATATCATCAGAATCTAAGTTTAGTAAGAAACACTTAAAGACCCGCATTGAATATTACGATGAATCTGAATACCCATACGATAGATTCACTGGAACTTACAGAGATATTATTGAAGCGGTAACGGATTATGACGAAGATGATGATATAAGTGAGGAATGACGATGACTAAAAAGAAAGACCAGTACGATAAGGAATTTAAATATGTTCCTCCCGAGAAGAAAGATAAGTCAAATGAAGAACTTACTGAGAAGTACAATAAGTTACATGAAAATGTACATCGACTAGATGGTAATATGAAATCTATGCATAATGATAATCGCACATTAAGAAAGCATATGATAGACCAGCAGCGAAACATGAAAGCTTTGAATGACCGTATCAATTCTCAAAATAGAGAAATATTGCGATTACACAGATTAATTGAAATGATGCTCAAGAATGACGAAGACGATTTTAAAGGTAAGAATCGATGAACATATTAACAGTAGAAAAACAAATATTAGACTTAACTACACTTGAAGATGATATACCTGAAACACAGTTTACAGTAGTAGATTTGGGATCAGATGCTAAAAGCTATGATGGTGCTGATATAATCTTCCCAAGGTTGGTTTATGTCGAAGATTACAGTGGACCAGCTATTGAGTGTGACGTTATGGGGAAATCGGTTATCCTTCCCTTGGCTTGGAATATATTCATTGGTGAAGAAGATATATCCGAAGTAGAACTAATTCCAATGACCGCACTTAATGCGAGAGACTTTTCAGTAATCATTACAAACCCTGTTGATGGGTTTAGACACTACTTTGGTACTATTAAAGTTAAAACTGTGTACACTGACTATGATTGGGTTCTACCCAAAATCAAGAACGGTCAGGCGTTAGCAATACCATTAACTGATGATACTGAGAATCCATTGTGTCTTTATATAACACATTCCACATCTAAGATTCCCAATGTGTTATCAGCTAACGATTTTATGTAAGGATTATTATGGCTAAGAGATTAGATATAAAAGAAGTTCTTAAGAACATTGATGCAAACAACAAAGAATGGCTGGCGAGTCTTCCCGAGGAAGACTTTGAAGCCTTTGACCCGTTCATTGTTATGCAGTTCCTAAGCAGTACTAATAACTCAGCAACGCATGAAGAAGCGTTGACAACAGTAAATGAAGTGTTAAACAAAGACTTCACTACGCTCTACGATGACAAAGACCTCTTCTATAGGCTTTGTTGTATATGTCGAGGCAATGGTAAAACATTCAGGCCGTTTATAAAACCGCCTAAGTCTAAGAAGTCTACAACGCTTCTACAGCAACTTATGCTTCAGTATTCAGATGAAAATATGTCTGAGGCTGAATGTAAGATGATGATTCAGAAGAATAAAATTTATGGTGAGGATTTTTGGGTTGATCTGGCTGAAAGCTACGGATGGAGCGATGCTGAGATAAAAAAGTTACTCAAAGAGGTTAAACAGATAATATAATTTATTTGACTCAAGTGGTAACTACATATACAACAAAAATCATTTCAATCATCAAAGTTTCACGGAGAAGTATATATGTCTGAGTCAGTCAATAATTATAGTATTAAAGGTAAGCGATCTAAAAATTTGTATAAGTGTGACTTGTGTAAGAAGAACTACAAAACCGAAGGTGGTTTACTTTTCCATAAGTGTGAAAACAAGATTAGATTAAATAGTAAAGAAGAACTGTTTTCAAGAATTGCATTCATGGCTTATATAAAGTTTTATGAAACCTTACAATGTAATAAACAGAGAAAGAAACCAATTAGGTTTGAAGACTTTATTACAAGTAGGTATTACAACGGCTTTATTAAATTTGGACACTATGTGGCGGATATGAAAATGCTTGAACCAGAAAAGTACATCGACTTCCTGATTAAGAATAATGTACCACTCGATAAGTGGACTAAAGATAGTATGTATGAAATATACATATCCCAGAAAGTTAAATCAGAGAAGCCAGATTATGCAATTGAGAAGTCCCTTGATACTATGCAGAAGTGGGCGGATGAACACAAAGAGTCTTGGGATATGTACTTTGAGAAAGCAGGTCAAATGCGTATCGTATCCAATCTCAGAACAGGTAAGATAAGCCCTTGGCTTGTATATAACACCAAGTCTGGTAAGCGCTTTCTAGCAAGTCTAACGGATAAGGACGTTGATTGTATGTATAAGATCATTGATCCTGAATACTGGCAAGGTGCATTTAAAAGACATAGTGAAGAAACAAAAGCAATAACCTCTGTATTGAAATCTGCCGGTCTTTAAAATTATATGTACATATAATGTTGACGAATAGCGTATCCATGATACGCTATTTTTATTTGGAGGTTGTAATGAATTTTGAAGAATTCAAAACGTTGTTTAAAGAGAACCATAAAGAAGTAGTTAAGACTATTATGTCTTTCCTAGAAATTGATGATGAAGAATTATTAAACCATATGATTCAACGCACCTATATAGCATTTGCTGGTGGTTATGCTAGGCGATTATATATGGTGCAAAATAATATTGAATTGACACCTGAAGATATGGAAGCGTATTTCACTTCTGATATAGATTTCTTTTCTATATCTTCGTCTTTTCAAGAAAAGAAGCAACCATCTAATGATGACGACTTTTATCTGATAGCAAGCAGTACTAGGTCTACATGTCACGTTGATGAAATTGATGAGTTTAAGCTCCACATATACACATCAAAAGAACAAAGTAACTCTATTAAATTAGACTTCAAGCCACTTAAGAATAAACTTCGTACATTAGATATACCTAAGTATGAGCGTCCGTTTGCTTTTTATAAGGGCGATCAAGTAATGGTGTCGGACTTTGGTAAGAATAATATATTCTCTATAAGGAAAGTAACTAATGTTGGTAAGAACACTCCACACATTCAATATGTAAATGTATCCAAGAAGAAGTTAGTTGAATCAACAAAATCAATCAGTGTTGATAATAAAATGGCATACGTTAGAAAAATGGTCAGCACGTTCGATCTTTCTCAAACTAAGTTCTTCTTTGAGCATATGTCAGAAGATGTCGATAAATGTGTAGTTAACTCAGATTACGCCAATACCAATGACATTTATCAATGTGATATCACCGAAACTGCATTGAACAACATAAACCAGTTTAGTCGTATTCTAAAGTATGCAAACATTGGTATGAAGTTTGAAGAGGAAGATATTAAAAAACTAATGGGCGATGAGGTTGTTAATATAAATGGTGGAATTATCGAGGGAGGATATTACTAATGTATAAGCGTATTGATGTAAACAAAGTCCTAGAGAAGCTATATCAAAAGAATGATACTACTGGAACCGATTTACTAAGTAGCTTTATGAGGGTATCAAACCTAATAAAGCTCAAAGACCCTGAGTCTTATAAAAACATGCGTGTGTTCACTAATAGTGGATACCGTTGCTATGCGATTCAAACCAATTACCAGAAGCAACGATACAACATGTTTTTTAATATAGGTAAAAGCGATGAGATTATTACTTATCTCGCAAAAAATAAAATTGATCTAGATGAAGATCGTTATCTTTTGTGTATTCCTGAGACTTTCGCCAACTTTGTATTATGTGAGAAATATAAAAACGTTGAAACCTATTATAAAAAGCTGTTCCTTCATGATAACAAAATGGACGCTGATCATATATTGGGTGATTCTGAGAAGCTATACCTTTTCCTTCACACTCTTAAAGAAAATGGCATTACGGGAACTGTGCATTTATACAATGTAGATAAATGTTGGTCTGTCCCTGTTTTATCAAATGAAGGTGAAAGGATTTATGGGTTAGGAAGAAGTGTGAAGTGCAGTTCAACGAAGGACAAGGTTGATTGCTTAGACATGCGCTCAATTAATCTCCTGTATAATCCCGAGCAGCTAAACGCAACTTCCAATTCAGAGTTTACATTAAATGATGTACTTCATTTAGCACATGCTATGAAAAGCATTAATATCGACAGCTTTGTTAGAGGTATTCGAGAAAAGAACGTGTTTATGGGGAAGAACACAAGACAAAATGACAAATCATTAGAAACCATTAAGTCAGCAATTTTGAGTTCTATGTATGATAAATGATACAGATATTGATATTGACATGGCAGATAGGGACAAGCTCTTATCTGTTGTGGATCATGTAGATGCATCTATGATTGGCAATGGCGTTATAAAGAAACACAACGTAGGTGTTTATTTTCAGAATGCACCAAAGTTTATGAACACCAATATGTGTTCTATTGATTATAAGGAAACAGGTAAATATGGTTTCTTCAAAATAGATGTTTTGAATAACTCAGTGTATGAAGATATTGATAATGAAGAGCAACTTGATTACCTTATGAATCTGGAAGTGGATTGGAACTTGTTGAAAGAAGAAGAGGTGGTTAACGATTTACCACACTTATCTAATCACTTTCATCTTGTGAACCAAGTGCGACCTAAGTCCGTTAAAGAATTGGCCGATGTACTTGCACTTATGCGTCCAGCTAAAAAAAGTTTATTGGATTTATATCTTAGTAATAAAGAAGAGGCAAGAAAGACTCTTTATACAAAACCTACTAATGGTGAGTTCTACTTCAAGTATAGCCATGCTATTGCTTATGCGGTATCTATCACTATACGTATGAACTATATCAAGTATGTTTTAAGAGCCTAGAGTACATTGAGAGTCCTGTTTTTCTTATTCGTCTTAGTGGCATCCAGTATTGATTGTAACGATGCTACGTGCCCTGAGACGACGTTAGAAGTCTTTGCTGGCAAATGTGTCACATACTTCATGAACAGTTCTGATTCGTTTGAATAGAATAAGTTCAGGGGTATCGATCTGTTTGAATACCACCACCACCTTTCGGATAAGTTTATCAATGCCACAAATTCTTTTTTGTCTCTCATTTTCCCTATATCTATAAATGATACACTGAGTTTGTCGTAATTTAAAATAATACCGTGATAAATATTATTATTAGACTCTATTTCAGATATAAAAGGAAATGTGTTTTTTATCTTCGCTATATCAAAAAGCATTTCAACTCCAAGGATAAATATTAAATGATTCACATATATAAATATTCACGAACCGTACCTATATTTAGGAACGTCTCATACGAAGGATTAGAGAATACAAGTACCATGTTTAATGACACAATAACCCTACATCGCAACCTAGATAACGTTCTTAATTTCAAACTTACTGATCGTGATAGACGTTCTATAGCACTCGAAAACAAAAATATATGTGTAAAGATTGTTGACGATGAAACTACATTAGTCGTTGATACCTTTTATTTATCCCCCACAAATAACACCAAAGTTTATAGTGTAGTATTGCCTAAAACATTTATAAACCAGCTTTTACCAAGACGTGGATATGGATATTTTGTATCCATTGTAGATGCTGAAGGAAACGAAGAACCACTATATATCGATCATGACTTCATGATGAAAGGTGAAATGGAAGTAATAGATAATTATTCTGAGATTGTAAGTGAGAAGATGAATGAAACATATAACATTCGATTAGATTCTCATGAAGAAGAGATTGACGGTGAATATGTACTTGAACCGTTTATTGATGTCGATGAGAACTTCAGAATGGTCGAGTTTAATACATACGACAATCAAACTTCCGATCCTATAAAGGTTAAGATTCAAAAGCACCGTGGTAAGTATTATCCAATACGCACTGAAGATAGTTCACAATGGGAAGACTTTATTGAGGTGAATAACATCCACAACCATACATGGAGTCATCACGAACTACCTGAAGGAAAGTATAGAGCAGTACTTATTACTGAAACACCAGAAGAATACTTCTTCATATATAGTAAAATTAATCGTCTATAAACCTCATTGACAATATGGGGTTCCATGGTAACTTCTTATAGAGGTTAAGTTATGGAAATATTGAAACAAACATTATTGAATTATGTCCCATCTAAGTCAAGATCAACCGGGAAATGTATATCGTTTAACTGCCCTTGCTGTGTTTATATGGGTGAATCGCGCCCTGATACCAAAGGCCGTGGTGGTCTTTTTATTGAGTATGACACTATAGGTTATAACTGCTTCAACTGTCGCTTTAAATTCAGACAGGAAAAGGGTGAGCGTTTAGGATTTAAAGTCAAGAAATTTATGGAGCTATTGGGGGTTCCATCCTCTGAAATAAACAAGGCACAGTTAGAAAGTCTTAAGAGTAGTAGTGTTGCATATAACCTACTAGGTCTGGACGTAACTACTAAATCAAAGCCTAAGCTGGACTTGGACTTTAAAAAAGTAGATTTGCCTTCTGGTACGACGCTGATACATGACGAAATATTGAAGAACGATAGTAAAGATTTAATTGACGTATATAACTACGCAGTTGATCGTGGTGTAGAAAACCATCCTTATATCATGTGGACACCATCAAAAGATAATAAGCTCAATAGAAGGCTTATAATACCTTTCATGCATGAAGGTAATATAGTTGGGTATACAGCTAGGATGATAGACAAGTGCAAAAAGGAAGATCGTTATATAACGAGAAGTCCAAATAGTTCAAAGTATGTCTTCAACATCGATAGTATATTCAAACAGAGAAAGTATTTGTTAGTTAATGAATCTCCAATTGATTCATTATTGTATGATGGTATCGCAACCATGAATTTTGAACCAACATATAATCAGGTTCAACTTATCAATCAATTCAAAGGTACTGTTATTGTTGTACCAGACTTTGGCTCTGGTGGTATGAAGATGATAGATACCGCAGTTAAAAACAATTGGTCTGTTTTCTTTCCAGACTGGAATGACAACTTTGACTTAGGTGAAGCAACACAAATGTATGGAAAGCTATTTGTTGTTGACAGAATAATCTCAGAAAAAATTGACAACCCCGTAAAAATCGAGGTTATGAAAAGAATATTTAAGGAGAAGTATACCTAATGTACGATTTAGAATTACAAAAACTATATATCGGCGTATTACTTTCTAATAGTGATATTTTCACTCGTGTAAGAAGTGTCACCAAACCAGAACATTTTGATCCAAGAATTAGAAAAGCTGTAAATGAAATCATTGACTATAGCGACAAGTATAGTGGACTGCCTGACCCAGAGTATTTGAAATCCAAAACGGGTATTGAAATAAAAGTTCCATCAAAAACAGATTTTGCTATTGAAAAATGGTTTATGGAAGAATACCCAAAGTTTTGTCTACACAAGGCTTTGGAGAATGCAGTTGTGAAAAGCTCCGAGTATCTAGGCTCCGAAGACTATGGTGCAATCGAGAACCTTATTAAAGAAGCTATGCAGACACGATTGATTGAAGACCATGGCTTACCATATCACGAGAACGTGAAGCAGCGCCTACAAAATATTCTTGATAGAAGTGGTAATATCACCACATGCTTTGATGCTCTAGATAGAGTTGTTGGTAAGCTCAACTATGGCGATCTTGTTATCTATGCTGGTGGCTCTGGTACTGGTAAGTCACTAATGCTTCAGAACAATTGTATTGATCACTGGAAGCTAGGTAAGAACGTTCTTTATATCACGTTGGAGCTACACCCTGAATTGTGTGCGAGACGTATGGACGCTATGTATCTTGAGAAAACAACCAGTAGTCTATATGACAACCTAGATTCGGTTGACATGGCAATTCGCAATGCTGGTGAGAAATATGGCGGTCAAATGAATATCAAGTTCATGCCTAGTGGCACACCAACAACGGAAGTGAAGGCTTACATTAAAGATTATATTCAAACAAAAGGTATTAAACCAGACGTTATTGCTATTGACTATTTGGACCTGTTATCGCCAGCACAGAAAGTATCAGTTGGTGACACCTTTGGAAAAGATAAAGCCGTGAGTGAAGAACTACGTAATATGATGCAAGAATTTAATATATTGTGTTTAACTGCATCACAGCTTAACCGTACCGCAGTTGGTAACGATGACCTTGATCATAGTCATATTGCTGGTGGTATCTCAAAGATCAATACCGCAGACTTGGTACTAGGTATTATTGTAACTGATGCAATGCGAGAGAAAGGTGCTTATGAGCTTCAAGTACTTAAAACACGTAACAGTAGTGGTACAGGAAGACGTGTACGATTGAAGTTCCTCAGTGAGTGTATGAGGATTAAGGATGACCCAGATTTCTTAGCGAACATAAATACATACATGAGTAGTTCAAACTCGTCTAAAACTCAGATGAGTGGGACTGAGAAACAATATAACGAAATACAAAATGCGTTAAACGCCGACGATGAAGAATACGAAGCTGTTGATATCGAGACAGGTGCTAAACTACCTAACGAACTTGCAGCAGGAATGGGAAGCAATAAGCTTGCCAGACTACGAGGATTTATAAGCGGCGACGATGAGGATTGGGAAGAAACATGAGTAGCGGAATCTTAGATTGCTTAATGGATAATGGCCGTAGCCGACTTTCGGAAGCTGTTATTAAAACACGAGCAGATCACGTAATTAATTCTAGTATTAATTTAATTGAAGAGATTGAAGAAAAGTACGGGGAAGAAGCGGCTGCTTTGTTGGAAAAGCGTCTACTGTCTGCTATTAAAAATCGTAACCCTCAAAAATTCAGGTTTACAAAAAGGTAAATTAAATGGCTGACATTAAGAAACTAAGAAACGTTATATCTGAAGCATCAAAGGAAAATGAAAGTGAACTTGTTTCAGAATTAAATAAAATACCATGTGACATGATTTTTGAAGATCAAAATGGAATGACTTTCATGTTTATGTACATGGACAAAGAGAACCTAGACGAAGGATTGAAAGATAGTCTAGGCTCTCTTTTCAAAGGTGCAAAGAACCTTATGGGTGATCTTAAATCTGGAACGGAAGATGCTTATAAGAAAGCTATGCGTAAGGTCACCACACGTAACAATGCTTCTATGTCTAAACAAATGAAGAAGCAAGTAAAGGTAATGACTAAGAAGCTTAAAGATAAGATGTACTTTGATTATAATCTAATGATTCAGAAGTATGAAAAGAATGGTATGCTTTACAGTTCCAAGTTTTTTGAAGAGCTAATATCATCTTTTGGATTAAGCCCTGAAGCCGAAAAGGAAATATTTGAAGAGTATCGTGGTAAGTATATCAAGATGTACAAGTCTATGAACTCTTTGTATAAAGAGTATCAAAAAGATAACCCTGACGCACCAAACGCCAAGCCCAAAAAAGTATATTCTTACCTACCTAAGAAGCTTAAGAGAAAAGTGGCTGATGATTATAACTATTTGGTGGGTAGCATTATTGGTTTTGCTGCCGCAGTTGGTATTGCAGACTTCTTTAAAAGAAACCCTGCAAAGTTTAAAGAATCAAATGAAATAAATTTAGATGAAGATATAAACGACATCCTATTTAATTCTCAAGTAGAAACTATGGTTGAAAGTATGTACAACCATCATAACAACGCAATCATGGAAAGCTTGGAGAGAAATAGAGACGATGATGATAATTTCGATTGGAGTGATGATATTGAGGAAGAACATGACTCAATATTTAAACAGTATATTGAGGGCAAACGATGAGTTATTTTGATAAAAGTAAATTTGAGTATTACTATAAGTCTTTTAAAAATGGAACATATTTTGGTGTTGTTCCTGACGAAGATGGAATGGAAAAAATTAAAGACTTAATTAAGAGCTTAAAGCTTAAGAATCCTATTGAAGATGAGAAAATACATGTAACATTAATGTATTCAGAAGATAAAGGTAATCCTCTTATTCCACCGAGTGATCTTACTTACGAAGCAAAGCCTGTTGGGTTTGCACTGTTTGGTCCAGAAAAGAATTGTCTGGTGGTAAAGCTTGAGTCAAAAGATTTACAAGCGCGTCATGATGAACTCTTAGCAAGCGGGTTTATACATTCATATGATGATTATTCGCCACATGTAACCTTAAGCTATGACTACGAAGGTGAATTGCCTGATAGTGAGAGGCTAAAGGATATTGGTATGATGTCCTTTAGTGGGGAATATTCACAAGCAATAGATGACGATTGGAGCTAATAATGCGAGAGTCAGACTTATATGAAGCTTCATATGGATCAAACGAAGAATTCAATGACGGTAAAGTAAAATACCTTCCCGAAAAGAAAACATTTGCGATAGCGTCAGAAGTCGGAAATAATCTTTATCTAGTTGTTTTACTTTATACTGATGGTAGAATTCTTTTTAGTACTACCAATAACCCGGATGTGTTCAGTATCGTAGTAGGTTCTATTGAGCAGTTAATGAATCCTGTCAACGTAAACAAGGCTTATAGCCATAAAGATGAGTTGGAGAAGATGTTGGAAGTTGTTATTAGCAAGTTCTATACCAGAATTGATCAACTCAAGTTCGTAGCAGTGACTGACGCTGATCTTAAAAAACTAGAGAAATTCTTGGAGCATCCGAAAATGCTAAGATATCTCGAAATGAAAAAGTTTGAATTTGTGGAAAATATTAAAGCAAAAGGTGTAAACCTTGTGATATTTCAAAAACAGTGAGCTTAATAACTCACTGTTTTTCTTTTGATCATATGGAATACTAAACTAACATCCCAATTACCATCTTCTATATTGTTGGCAATAAGTTTAAATTTATAACCGGGAAATACTTTCCAAGCATTATCGGCCTTTATACAACTCTCACCCGATGCTTTAGGCATTAAATCGAAATCGTTTAAAAGTCTAGCAACAGTTTTATCCACTGTGTATATATCAAAGCTACCTTCCATGTTAAAGTTAGGAACCAATTCATTGTCGATGAAGTCCCACCAACCAGTTGAGGTTTTATTATCAACCAATGTCGGTATACCATCAAGTGCATTTGTCCCTGAGTTATCTGATTTTGGAACCACCTTGTTAGTCCCAGACTCCACAATAACACTATCACCTGTTGTTAGCGATGCAGCAGTTGCAACAACATCCAAAGTTACAGTTTTCTTATTACTATCGCCTTCCCAGAAAATAGTACCGCCGTAGATAAAAGATTCATAAGGTAAGAAAGACCCTTCAACACTCTTAGTAGTTTCACCAGTTCCCATAGATATAGAAAACTTCTGACCGTCACCAACCGTTCCATTTATTAAGTCATCACCTTTACTTGTCCAATAGTTTTCCATACCATCGTCGTAATTTATATCGCCTTTCTTCCATACATGGAATATGTTATATTCACCTCGAAAGCTGTTTTCCAACTTCCAACCTACGCCTTCTGGCGCTAGTGCATCAAATACTCTATCCTGATCTTTATAGTCAGGTGATGCGTCTACATCTGGGATTGGTTGTGCTGTAATTTTTCTTTTTATAGCCATACTATTTTACCTTAATAAACTTCATAATAATTTAATGATGCGAAACATGGTACTGATCCACCTACACCCGCAATTGCAATTGTTAGAATATCTGTATTTCCTGCTATATCACCAGCCAAACTTAGTATATTGTTAAATTTTTCAGAAATCGTTGTAGTAGCTTTTGCTGGTAGATATCCAGAATCAACTAATATTCCGCCAGAAAACGCAGTTGCTGATGTGTCTACTTCAGCAATACAATTTGTGCCGGATTGGGACTCTGACCAGCTTGCGCCAGTTAATGATGTGTACATATATATTGCATAATAAAGTGTTTTATTATTTGATGTCTGTAGTATGTTGAAGGATTCTGGATGTATCACGCCTTTTCTGTATTGTGATTTTAGTTTTATACTTAAAACTGGTGTTAACGTTGAACCTACATTCTTAGCTGTTGTTCCAGTGTTCACACTGCGTTGTACACCGCGCTCTTCGTAGTTTCCTTCTATCATAATACAACATGATTGTTGTTTAAGAGTTGAGGCCCCACTTGTTGATTCAATTTCATAGCTAATAGGTAGACTCGGTGTGGTGAAGTTATTTACTGCATATAGATTGAAAGCGGATGATTGATGAGCAATGATCATTTTGTTTTCAACCATAACACCAAATCTCACAGAACCATTCCCACTATAAGACATATCAAATGCTAGGATTTGAAGCTTCTCAAAGTCCACATTTATCCCACTAGGACCATTGCCATCCAATGTATCTATATTCCATGAAGCCTGTGGTATTACAGACTCCTGTACGCTTCCTGATGCACTAGACCTTATAACGAAGCTCATAGAACCATCACCACTTTGCCTAACCATAAATCCGTTATCATCGTCATAGACACCTGTGTTTTTTGTGACACCAGTTGTAGTAGTTCCGAATACAACACCAATAAAACCAAAATGTGACTTACCATTTTGTAGCTGAAAATATTCTTTTGTCTGACGTAATACTCTATCCCCATTTCCTGTCACGGAAGCGTCTAAAAGATTTTGCGAAAAAGAATAATTCCATGTTCCACTGCCAATAGTTAGGGTATCCCAAATGTATATTTCTTCGTGATGTTTTAGTGGGGAATCAAAGTATGTTTGTAGACTTGATATTCTTAGTCTTCCAAATGCGTCAAGTTGTTCATTTCTTTCAAATGTTATTTGATTATCAAATATATAGCTCATGTGTGTTCCTTAAATAATAAACCAGTTACTACCATCCGATATGATAGATATGGAAGTGTAATTCGAAGATATTGTAAATGATGCTTGACCATCTATTGTTTCAGAGCCTTCTGTATTAACCGTTATTGAATTAATTGAGGATGATCCGGTGGAGTCTTTAATTATTACTTCTTTACCAACTTCTAGGCTTGACGTAGATAAGGTTAGTGTTAGACTACTTGATGAGCTATCTGCTAGGTACAAAGTAGATGATTGTGTAGGCGAAATAGTTGTGGTTGATGCGACAGTTATTACTTCTTTGTTACTAATATTGACCCAACCACTTGACTTCTTTTTTAAAATTAAGGGTTCAGTGGTTCTCTTTATGAATACGTCACCGGTATTTCCTAAAAGGTTTGATGGTATTGTATCCCCCTGATATATTACAATGCCTTTACCGGACTTACCGATAGAAAAAGAGTCACTAATAGTACCATTAGCATTGACTATGATGTTAGCCATGACGATGTTTCTCCTTAAAATAGATAGCGCTTTAAAGTATTTATTGCCGTTGACAAATCGTTACATTGTGATAGCCTAAATATTATGCAAGAATAATAATTAAAATTAAGGGAATTAAATGAGTACTCTAACATTGAAAAGCTACAACCTGTCTAGTGTCAATAGTAACCTTGAGCTAGGCAAGCGCGGAGGCATGATCAAATATGACTTCGTTAATAGTAAGTTCACTTTTTATGAAAGTGATAAGACCACACTTGCACCAATTCAAATAGGTGATGCTGTTAATAATGATGAAGCATTGACCAAAGGGCAATTATCGGAATCATTAAAAGCAGTATCTAGTGTTGGTTCATATAATGTTATTTCAACATCTATCACATTAAGTACGGGAGTCAAGTATTATTTGACAAGTAACCAGACATTAACGTTGCCTGCCACAAGTAATGTTTCGGTTGGCGAGTCGTTGACAATTAGAAGTTCTAATGCAATAACATCATCAACGTTAAACGTAGACGATAGTGTAACTGAAGCGATAATTACTACCGCTGGATCATCATCGTCTTTTACACTAGACACGATGACTGAGATAACTATTGTATATTCTGGGAGTGGTGATTGGGAGTTATTGATCAATGCCTGATATTAATTTTAGAGGAAACAAACAAAACATAAAATCTAGCCTATTGAGAAGAATACTCACAGTACCCAGACTTCCAGAGAATGCTCTTAATATTTACAATAATGATGACCAAAACGCAGGTGTTTTAGAGGTTACAATACCAAATGAGACGTACAGTCCTGTTCTTATTGCGAAAGGAACGGGTGTTTTTAATTTCGGCGGTATAGAAACTTCGGATGACGGTGTTTCAATTACTAAGATCATAATTGATGACATTGTTGTTTTTGATAGTGATTTGGCTGGTGGTGTTCTAAAAAACGTTTTTGCTCATTCGGATACAACTATAGGTAGTATTGCTGGTAATACACCACCTTACTTAGTGAATGAGTTCATTGAGATTTACGCTACAAACAATAATAGAAATAGAGGATGGTGGGGAACAAATGAAACAATTTTCATTTCACTTGTTCCAATTGAATAATTATGAAAGAGATATATAAAACACAAGGTCATACAATAAACATATATGATGGCAGTGAAGAAGTTATTACTACCAAACATAAGATTATGCTTAAAAAGTTATCAAACCTTAGAAGAAAAGTTGAATCGGGTGGCGTTGACTATAACGGAATAATATTAAAAACTGATGAAGGTTCTATTGCGAAAATAACATCAACTGTAATGGCATTGCAATCTGGCATGATGCAGTCTATAGACTGGAAAGGCCACAATGGATGGATTACCGATGTTGGTTACGAACAAATGATTGGGATAGCAACTACAGTTTCTATGCATATCGAAAAATCTTTCAGCACTGAAAATAAAATTGCCTCTAAAATAGAGGCAATGACAGAATCTGAATTGGATACTTTTGATTTAGAATCTGAGTGGGACAGTTACTATCAGTAAATTCCATACTGGTAGTTAACGCTACCATTTTGCGAAAGAGCAGTCATAACTTCCTTGCGGTTATGGTCTTCATTAAATGACACGTGAACCCATCCAGAGTTTTCACCTTCGTCAGGATTATAGAACTCTAGAATTAGTTGATCAAATTCGTAATTATCTCTGATGAATATAGCCAATTCACGGTTAGACATTCCGAAACACTCTATGTCAGCAGCTTGTCCCTTAGAGTGTTGTGAGTTTTCAGAGCCGCCAATGGCATCATTAAGCTCTTTTGAGCGATATCCGCTTGTTATCACTAGAGGCTTCCCAATATCTTCCCTCAATGGCTGTAAAACGTTGTCAACGAGTATTTTCATGTTCTTTAGGTGTTCATCTGTTGGAGAGTTGGAAATACCTCTACGTGATGCAGTCTGAGATTTTAGAAACTCGCTTAGTCTAAAATTGTCAGACAATTTGTCAGTTCTTCTAATTTCATTAATGTTCATAATTGGTTCCCCATGTATTTTACGATATGGAATCTCAACTTCCTTTTTGGGTTTAAATAGTTCCATAAATTTATCAAAAAAGTTGCTCATGTTGACTCCCTTTGCATACTATGGTAATATTTATACCAATATTTTAGGAGAATTATATGGCATCATATATCGCAATTGTCAGGCCGGTTCGTAGCTATGGTAGTAATACGTCGGTGGAAGTAGATTCTTTACATAGAATTGCGTACATGGACTATGTTAAAGAACGTAGTAAACTCAACGGTATATTTAAGCTTTTGGCAAAAGACTTTGAAAAGGTAGAAAAAAAGTTTGGTATGCCAGAGGGAACCATAAATAACGACACAAGAACTTGTTATGCAATGACCTTAAGAGCTAGGTTTGCAATGGGTGATACTATTATCATTCATGATGCAGGCGACCTAACTTTTGAATCATTGGAAAGTATCTTGAATTCAATGGACCCTGAGAGACTTGAAGAATTTATTGAGGGAGCCAGATTTAAAATGTAATAGGAGAAATGCAATGAGTAAGAGAAAAAAGAATACTCCCAAACACAAGCATGATATTGGGAGAGGTACAATAAAAGATAATTATTACGCAGCTTTAGTAACATCACCGATGTTTAAGCATAAAGTCGAAGAGCCTAAGAAAGGGCGAGACAAAAACTATAGCCGTAAGGTGAAGCATAAAAAGTCTTTAGACGACAAGTTTAGAGACTTTTTTTATGTCTTTTTGAACTATGCTTTAGTATAAAAATTTAAACTTACTATATAAAGATACTCATTGCTATATAAATAATATTAGAATGCTTGATGCCTGCCAAAGTGTGTTCTATAATGTCGAATCCCCCACCTATGGGGGATTTTTTATAACTGTTCGTATTTCTGACTTTTTCGATTTATAACTTCTACATACTCATCAAAAGCTTTTTTCAATATCTCTTTGATCTGGGAGTTGGATAGACCCTTTGATGCGATATCAATTCTAATTTCATTACCCCAGAACTCATCTACCTTATATTCTCTGTCAGGCGATGGATCAATGTTCTTATCGACTGTAACTATAAGCCCACTATGAATAAAGTCATAGTCATACTTCTCTTTCAATTCCTGACCAGTAAAGACAGTTTTCCCATCCTTGTCTATGTTTTTAACAATATGAGATATTATTTTACCCATCTTTTCTTTCTGTGGTATAATGTCACCAGCTTTCATAAATGTATACTCCTTAATAAATATATTTATATGTGAGGAAATGATATGAAATACTGTGTGGATTGTCCTGATCAGAAATTAGTATATACTGGAACTGCCGTAATGACTGTTCCTCCCAAATTTATTCACAAATGTAAAAAATGTGGACGCGAATATAGATATCATGAGGTGCAAAAATAGTGGTCATAAGTAAGCATTTCTATGAGATTTTGAACAATGCTTCTCTTTATCGTTCGATATTTTTCATTATTAATATCGTGCTAATAATTGTTTTGGCTATCTTTCCTTCCTTTAAAGCATTGGCTATAGTTGGTGCTAGTTTCAATCTATATTATGGACTACTGGTTTTTATTGAAGCCAGACGAGTCAATTCTATAAAAAACATGACGCATCCTGACGATAGGTATCTTGCCGAATATCTTTCATTTTTCAAACAGCCGGTGCGCTTTATTACTTTTTACCTAGTTTCTATTTTATCGTATGTTGCCCTTGCAATATTCTTCAAATGTGCCATAATACTATCAGTGGGATTAGGTCTAGCCTTTCCTGTATTTGCATATTTGTTTTACCGAAAAGATACAAAATATCTTTATGATATCAAACATCATTTAAAACGGAGTGAGTTATATGCCAAACACGAATGATACTCAGTATGAAACAGTTAGCAATTCACAGGAAATTTATGAAATTTGGCGTGAAGACCAATTAGCAGAAGATGATGCTAATGTTCTGAAAGCCGATAAGGATTCAGAAGAAAAATAATATACGTACCATTGTACGTTGGAGGTTGTTATGTCAAATATGTTATGGGTCGATGATTTACGAAACCCAGAAGAGTTCGTTAAAGGGGAATGGGTATGGGTTAAGAATTCTGCCGATGCTTTTAAAGCTCTTCAAACAAACACGTTTGAAGTTGTCAGCTTGGACAATGATTTAGGCGAAGAGATTGAAGGGAAAGATATTTTCAAATGGATTGAAGAACGTCTTTATTGGAAAGATATCGAGCTTTCTAAGCTTAAAAGAATCTATGTTCATTCTTCAAATGTCGCTGCCGTGCGCCACATCATGGGTGCGAGAGCAGTTATGCGAAGTAAGTATAATATCGAAATTAATATCATAAACTCCGATATATTAAACTGAGGTGTTATGAGCAGTAATAAAAACGACTACACTAAAAATCTTAGTGTGGAATACTATAACTATCGAAATTGGAATTATGATAATCAGACAAGGGACCAGAATATAGAACATGGTATTCACGTCCCTTATCGTTATTTAATAAACATGAACATTACAGGAGCTATAAATGGAAATCGTAACTAGTATTTTTGTATTATTGGTTTTGTACCAACTTAAGCATTTTATTTGTGATTACCCACTTCAGAATGTTTATATGCTTGGTAAGTTCAAAGATATCGGGTGGGTGAAGCCTCTACTTGCACATACTGGTGTACATGCACTTGCAACCTTTATCATTGCTATCTCATTCACTCAAATGCTATTCCTATCAGTATGCTTAGCATTGTTCGACATGGCTGTGCACTTTGTTATGGATCGTGTAAAAGCTAGTCCTAATATGCTAGGACGTTATGACATTAAAGATAAACGTTTCTGGTGGAGCTTGGGATTAGATCAAATGGTTCATCACCTAACTCACTATGCAATTATTGCCTGTATAGTTCTAATTTAATATGTCGGTAGCTCTTATCGAATTTGATAATACACTAGCCAACACAGTGACTACGCTATCTAAGATAAATCGGTATCGTAGTCAAAAAACTACTGTCCACACCATGGACAGTTTTTCTATGTCTAAGCTGGACTTTAACGCCTATTTGCTAGTTATGATATACCAACTACGTCAACGTGGTTATCAAATAGACATATACAATCGTAGAATGTCTAGTGACCCTGATGGTGAATTGGTTAGACATTGGCTAGACAGAAAAGAAATTTATTATGATAAGCTTCATGTTTTAAATAAAAATGACCGTATGCTAAGTGCAGTAAGAGGATATACGTATTTGATAACCTCAACTGTTTCTGATGCAATTGAACTTAATAAATACAGTATGTTGTCTAGTGCAACAATCGTAAACACCATTATTAATAAAAATACGAAACTACCTAATTATTGCAACAGACTATACCTATGAATAATAAAACAGTTGCTGTATATCCTTACCTTCCATACCAAAGGGATATATCAATACTTAATGATTTGACACATTACATACGCACTGTTCAAAAAGAAATATTTGAAGACTACGTGCGTGATCATCGTATATTGCTTTTAGATCACCGATCATTAGACTCTATACGTCGATTTGAAATGGAATATATTGATGGTGTGTTGGAGTTTGCAAGCTTCAGGGTTACCATCAACCAACCTGAAATTGATTCAAGTTACAAAACAGTATCTGTGTTTAATAGCGAAGATTATTTGTATACAAATAATTACTCTTTTAGGATTTCCGTTGGTTTGTCTAATGAGTATAATATCGGAGAAGACTATAGTGATATGCCTAAGATATCAATGGAGAGTTTACATAAAAAGATTCACCCTTCATTTTTCTCTAGAGTATATGACCACTTCGGTGAACGATATTATTTGAATAATGATTTTTCAAGAAATAAGTTTAAAAGACAAATCCCCTTTATGAGATAGCAAAGATGGAAAGACTGAGACTTTTAATAATTTGCTCCTTTTTTGGAGCTTTTTACATTATAGCATTCTATAGCGGTGCCTTTATAATTTCGAAGGCACTGTTTTCTGTTATACTATCATCTATCCCATACATTAATAAAATAGTTGCTATTTTCTATGTAGCTGTGGTATCATATCTTTATCATAAAGAAAAGCGTATCGAATTAAGGGGTTCTCGCTATGGCAAAGATTGGAGTAGTAGTCGGTAAGTTCTCGTTTGTAACCCGAGAAATTTTCCATGTTCTTAGAAAAGCATCAGATGAGAATGATCATGTGTTGATCTTTGTTTGTTCTGCTGATCGTTCTAAAGATTACACAATGCCTTTCAACAAGCATGATCGTGCAGACAACATTCTAAAAACCTTCGAAGTCAATGATGGGTTGGAAAAGGAAGACTTTTCTATCTGCCTTGTCAAAGACAACCCCGTTAATAAGCGTCAGTGGATCACAGATGTTCATTCGAAATTGAATGAGCGTCTTAATGCTTTGTATGTAGATCGAAAAAATCTAGAACTAAATGTGTATGTATCGAGTGAATCAAATCACCGATATGAAAACATTTTCCCTGAGCCAATCTTCAATGTGAATAAAGTTGATATGGGCATCAGTCAGGAACTTTATGAAGACTTCTATGGTATGGAAGATATCTCATTACACATTGCTCCCAACATGACCAATCTTTATGATAAGTTCAGGAAGGGTGAGTGGTATGATACTTTTCGCAAGGGTTATGACTTTGAAGACCTCAAGGAAGAATATGAGGCAGTTAAATTTCAAAAGTCACAGTGGGAAGCAGCACCATTTCCTCCTACCTTTGTAACTACAGATGCAGTGGTTTATTACAAAGGCTATGTCTTGGTCGTAAAGCGCAAAGGTGCTGTTGGTAAAGACCTTTATTGTTTGCCGGGAGGCTTTCTTTCTCAAGGTGATACTATTGAGGAAGGTGTTGTTAAAAATTTGAAAAAAGACACCAACATTCAAGTACATGAAAACATTCTTAGTTCTAATGTACGCAAAGTTAAGACATATGATGATCCTATCCGTTCACTACGCGGACGCATTATTACTAATGCAGGTCTGGTAGAACTGGACAATGTTACAAGCCTTAAGGGATTCCCCAAGGTGCGTAAAACAAAAAGCCAGAAAGAACATGCAGGATGGTTCTCTTTGTTTGAAATCGAAAACATGCGAGATATGTTTTTTGAAGATCACTATTATATCATTAAAGATTTGCTTTCTGAGTAATCTTTGGTATAATCTATAAACGTAACATAAAAGGGGAAATATTATGACTGATATGAGTGTTGTTGTGTCTAATGATGAAGTTCGTGTAGCAGGTGGAAGTCTCCACGGTCAAACCATTGAGATTGAATTTTCTGAAAATGTTGTACATGTTCTTGAAGATGAACACTATGTATGTAAAACCGTCCATGGTGAACGCGCACTGATCTTTGTATCAGAGCCAGTATTTGACTATTTCTTGTCTACTGCGTCTTTTGTAACCATTTAATTTGTAAGGATAATTGTTATGGATAGTACTGATTTTGCACATAGAATGAAAATGTACGAGAAAAAAGAAACTCGTGAAAAGCTTAATCCAAACCTTCCTATCGTTGTACGTCTAGACGGACGTGGTTTCAGTAAATTTACCAAACCGTTCAAGCGTCCGTATGATGAAGACTTTCGGGAAGTGATGGTTGCAACGGCTAAGCACGTCATGGAAAAGTGTGGCGGTTGCTTGGCCTATACTCAAAGCGATGAGATTTCTATTCTTATTGATCGCAAAGATGTTTTCTTCAATGCTAAGAAACAAAAAGTGGTTAGTGTTCTGGCTGCTATGGCAACATCTAAATTCGTCATTGAAGCGATGAAGAAATGGCCTGAGCATGTGTCTGAAACCACTCCACACTTTGATGCTCGTGCATTCAACGTTCCAGACTACAATGAAGCGGTTAATTCCATTTATTGGAGGCAAGTTGACTGTGTGCGAAACTCAGTGTCTATGGTTGGTCATTATTACCTAAGTCGTAGTGACATGCATAAGAAGAAGACTACTGAAGTCATTAGCATGTTGGGTCTTCGTAAAGATGTTAATTGGTATGACTATCCTAACGAGTTTCGTTATGGGGTTTACATCTACCGTAAACAGGTTACAATGCCTATTGAAGATGAAGTGTGGGACAAGATACCCGATAAAAATAAACCGGAATCTCGCGAAGCACAACGAAATGTAACCATTGTGGATTCGTTTGATAACCCATCATTCGAACATATTAAAAATATATCACTAGGGGTTGATGTGTGATTAGAAGTATTTCGAGTAAAGTAGTAGAAAAATTGAGAGACAAGTACGGTGCAGAGAAACCCTTTGCACTCTCTCATGATGGTTGGAACGATTTCTACAAGAAATATCGTGAAGATACACCGATTCGATACTTTCTTTTAGAAACAGTTCCAGATAAGATTGATAGTGCATACCGATTCCTTATCAGTGATCGTATTCCCAACTTACGTAATGTAATTGCACATCGTATCACTGAAAGAACACACATGATTGATACGGGTCTGGGCGTTGGTTACAATGAAGTCGATGACCGTATGTTTCACGGTATGTTTAATCTTCTCAAAGAGTTCGTAGAAGGCGAACTGGCATGGATGGAATTTATTTGCATGGATGAATCACATCCACTGTACGACTCATATAAAAAGCAACGTATTATTTCGAAACATTTTGATTTCCTTGGAATTCAAAGTTCTAAGTTCCGGTCACCAGAACTTGGTGTCATGCATATAACTAAAAACATTGACATGAACCCATATGATGCATCCAGTATTTCAGAGCAGAATTCCATAATCAGACAGATAGAAAAGTACAAGGAAATACTTGAGCTTTATGTTTGGTATGTCGATTTACGTCCCAACCGAAAATACATTTCAGTTGAAGCGTTTATGTCGATTAAAGATCGTGAAGAATACGAAAAAGAATACGGTGTGTGTTTCATCTTGAGTGATAGGTTTAAGAAAGATCACCCAGATGTATACAGAGAGTATTCAAATAAAATAAATAGTAAGCACGATTCAGAGCAAGACTTCTATGAAGAAGATAACAAGATGCTCAAAAAGTTGGTCGATATAAGATCAACACTTTGGACGTAGGAGAAAGCAATATGATTATAACTTATAGAAATGTTTGGGGCGTGTATGTAATCGAAGACACGGAAGACGATGTTTCATTCTATTGCATTGGTCTATTCAAGAAAGAAGACGATGCTTATAAAGTGAAAAAAATTATCCTTGATGATATTGATCGTAACATTGACGCGATTGAAGAAGCAGGAGAAGAATTTTTTACTGTGAATCATTGTACTGATGAAAACGTGAAGAACTATCTCGAACAGGCAGAACTTAATGATGGCATTATGGTAAGGAACTGTTCTTATAAAATCTTTGTCGCCAAGGAAGTATATTATCGATGATAGTGACTGGTATCGGTAGTAGAAAAGTACCAGAAGAAATGTATGATTTCATAACCCGCCTCCCACTTCAAAATCACATTGTTAGAAGTGGGGGAGCAAAAGGATGTGACACCGCATTTGAACAAACCACTAATAATTTAGAGATATTCATTCCATGGAGCGGGTTTAGTAATAATGGAATTGTTATAAAAGATTCTCGCCTTTTAGATTTGGCTGATGAAATGATAAGTATTATTCATCCAGCATACAATAATTTGTCACAAGGCTCTAAGAAGCTTCATGCCAGAAATGTATTTCAGATATTTGGTAAGAACTTAGACCCAAATGAAAAATCAGATATGGTAATATGCTGGACTCCTGATGGTGCATATGATATTGATAGTTGTACAAGAAACACAGGTGGTACAGCAACGGCTATTAAGTTAGCGAGTTTGTTTGATATTCCTGTGTACAATCTGTATAATGAGAAACACATGGATAAAATTCACGATATATTTGAACTCTGGTGATCGTATGTATGAGACTAATATTAAAACAGAACGTAAGCTAACTTTCCGTAACCCTTTCAAAAAGGGTTACAGTCGTAATATGAGGGGTAGAAATTGGCCCCTGATTACTGCACTTGTGATTAACACACTGTTCTTTATATGTACCTTTATTAACCCTGACTTAATTGGACTGTTTGCGGTCAATAGCCCCGAAGAGATTTCAAGTGTATCGTGGTTGTTTGCAAACTTCACACACATTGGACTTCTTCATTTTGTAATGAATATGCTATGCCTAAGTGTTGGTGCTGAAGAACTTCGCTATAAGTATTACTTCAAACAGTGGGTACTCTGGTTTTTGTATATTGGAAGTGCATTCATCATCGGACCACTTCTAATATTTTTTGGTACTGTTCCAACTGTAGGTTACTCCGGTGTTATTATGGCATTCATTACTTTTGGTATTTTGAATAAGATTAAAAGCTATAAGTTCCTAGCTGGTTATCTGATTATCTTTCATGTTGTACTACTCGCTCTACCTTTAAATGTGAGCTTCTTGGCGCACGGCTTGGGTGCAGTAGTTGGTGCTGGTCTGTACTTTTACTTGACTGGTACGCGCTCGTTTGCAACATGGAACTACCGTCGTAAGAAAAGCAAGCAATCCAACTCTGGGAATTGGAGAGAGAAACACGGAAAAATTTAGGTTCACAACTGAGTTAAACTGTGATACCATTAGTTATAGTCGAAATAAATTAGGAGAAAGACATGACTGATCAAGCACGTAATCAATGGAAAATGCTATCCAAAGCTATCGCCCTCGCATCTGAAAAACATGATGGCGTTCTAGATAAAGGTGGTAGACCTTACGTGCTTCATGTCCTTCGTGTTATGAACGCGATGCCAGATGATGACCCTGAGTTGCGTCAAATCGCAGTACTCCACGATGTGGTAGAGGACACTGATATAACTTTCGAAGACCTTATTAAAATGGGATTCAGTGCACGTGTTGTAGATGCTCTTGTACGCCTCACTCACATGCCACAAGACAGTTACACCAACTATATTCGTGGCATTAAAGAAAACGAAGATAGTCGAAAGGTTAAGCTGGCAGACCTTAAGGACAACTCAAACATCACACGTCTGAAAGGTGTAAGTCAAAAAGATATCAACAGAATGATTAAGTATCAGCGTTCATTTCTTTTCCTTACTGGTAAAATGAGCGAATATGAATATGTCAACGGAGAAGTTACTAATGTCTAAGCGTAATAAAGTTTTTAATGAAATCGCAATTGAAGCACGTCTGTCGTTAGTAGCGGGAGACAATACAAAGTCTGTTCGTGTTGAAGAGCATATGCTTCAGGCATTTAACCATGAGCTTATCAACCTTGGCTTCTATCTTTCTGATGATGCCATGACTCATCTTCGTTATGTTACTAAGAAAGAGTTTGAAGAAACGGTAGATGTTACATTCAAAACTCTTACCGAAATGGTAGGTGCCTATGTTGTGTTCAAGCCTTTGTATGAAGGTTTCCCGCACCATGCTGTTGATAAAACAGATGTTATTCGAAATAGCCGCTTGGTTAATAATGAACTGGTTGACTTTCTTGAGCAGTTTTCAGATGCTTCTGACGAAGTAAATGAATTGAAAACTCTAGACTGTGGTCATCGTGTTGCTGATTACATGACACAATCAGAATGTCCTATCTGTGAATACACAGCGTATGATGTTGAGTTGACTATTGGTAAAACAAGCAACTTCAGTGTTAACACACGTCTGAAAGAAATCGGTCTAATCACACAAGATCAACTTTTCTCTTATGTTGGTTCTTGCGTTGAATCCAAAACTGGTATGTCTCCACAACAAGAACTTGACCTGACAAAAATGGTTAGTGTTCTAACGGATGACGAAATCAAAGTGATTATTGATCGTGAAATGCCGTTTAAAGAAACTGTATCTAAGGTTGTCAATCTTCTGCTTGACAGGTTTGATTATAAAACCGTTTTCGATATGACCTCTAAGAATGTTAAAACTGCTAAAGATGTTATGCGTGTAGCAGAAAAAGTAAACAAGTCTGAGGAATATGGAAAGTTCAAGCTTTCCAATAGCCAACGTAAGCTTGTTGCTGCATACTTGAATAACATTAAAAACCCACTAGAAGATATGATCAAAGAACGTGACAAGTGGGTTGAGCTTAACATGGCGGTTCACTTTGGCGTGTTCAAGAAAAAGTACGAAGATTCATTCAAGGCTGTAAACACTGTCCTTAACAAGCCGGAAACAATTAAGACGTTTGAAGGTAAACTTCAAATTGCATTGGTTGATGAGAAGAACATTGGTAAAGTTGTAAAGCTGGCGTCTCAACGTCCGGGTATCTTTGCACGTAACCTAGATAACTTCTCTCGTAAGTTTCCTGAGTCTATCGACCTGATTACAGATGCATTTAAGGACTGTGGTTCTTCTGCCTCTATGAGGGTTCTGGTTGGTGCACGTGATAACTTTTCTTCACGTCTTAATAACTATACGGTTTCTCGTGTTTATATTAATAAGCGTGGATTTAGTAATGTCATTGATAAAGACCGTGAAGAAATTTCCGAAGAAAACTGTAAGAAACTTATTGCAGTGATTGATGAAGTCATTAAGGAAAAGCTTAAAGACTCTGAGTATGAAGGTAAATCAATCTTCATCGATCCTTCATTGACTACACGTATTCTACCGATGAAGATGCGTTCCATGAAGAACAGCATGTTTAAGGCTGAGCGTGGTTCTAGTATGAAAGTGTCTGAGGATACTAACTATCTTCGTTTCTTTACCTATTGGAAGGAAAATGATGAAAGTGGTCGTGTTGATCTAGACTTGTCTACTACTATTGTTAATGACAATTTTACTCAAATTGAGACTTGTGCGTATTATGATATACATGGTAAGTACTCGAAGCATTCTGGTGACTTCACGTCAGCGCCTGACGGTGCTACTGAGTTTGTTGATATTAACCTAGACAAACTGAAGTCCCGTAATGCACGTTATGTTGTGATGTATGTAAACGTATTTAGTCATCAGTCACTAGATAGCTTTGATGCATTCTGTGGCGTTATGTGCAGCGACAATGGTGTATTCGATAAGACATATGATCCATTGAAGGTAGTAGATCGTTTTGACCTTACGTGTGACGCAAGGGCAGTATTGGCACTTATCTACGACATTGAAAACAAAACAATGTTGTGGGCTGATATGCCTAGCCATAACATGACTGGATCAAATATCGGTTCGCAAATGAGTGCTATTGAAAATCAGTTCAACTATATCATGAATATCAATGCATCGTTCATGAAAATGTATGATTACTTTGACCTGTTTGCGAAAGCAAATGACATGGTTGTTACTGATGATGCTGAGTCGGCGGATGTGGTTATTGATAATAGCCTCATTCAGAACACAGAAGAATTCAACAATGAGTGGCTAAAATGAGTGAAATAGACGATCTAAAAGAGCGTATCAAGCACCTAGAGCATACAGTGGATTTGCTGGTTTCGGATAGTAGTTTACCTATTATCCGAACAATCCACGAAAATAATATTTCACAAGAAGAGTTTAATGAAATACATGATGTATTTGAAAAGTTTTCTATCTTGTTAGAAGTTGGTAACACGTTTTCTAAAAATGAAATTATTGATAAGCTGTGTAACCTAGAGTGTGTACAACGCCACAAAGTACCAGAAAAACTTGCAGAAGAAATTATTTATAATATGGGAATGTCCAATCGATGGACTACGGTATACCATCATTATGTTAGATATTGATCCAGAAGAAGATGGCATAACACATATTAACGCTTACTCACGTGGTAAGACCTCTCTGGGTAGGTTTCTTTCAAACTTTGCCCATACACCAGTGAATACTCCTGATGGTCATTTTGAGTCATTAGAGGGATACTGGTATTGGCTTAAAACCTATGATGATATGCTGCGTGATCTACATGGATACAAAGCAAAAGAATATGGTAGAAAGCTTCCAGTAGCAAACCAAACAGTCAATAAGAATAAGTTTAAAAAAGCTTTACAGCAAAAGATAAATGATAATTCTGATTGGCTTAAAGAAAATTCATTGTGGACTGACTTAACGCTTCCATTAAAGCACTACTATGTGTACAATGGAGAAGTAAAAGAAGCTGGTGGACAATGGGTTATAGATATACTCGAACAATTACGTTTTGATATGTTGGACTAGGTATGAGCGACAGTAATGATAAACTAACAGATCACCAGCTTTATGAAAGCGCACTAGAACTATTACAGTGTGCTAACAGTTGGGAACCTGATGTTCGTTTGTTGGGTAATGTAAAAGCATCGACCATCAGGGAAATTTGTAGAGATTATGCCAGAATGAAACTTCAGAATGGTATAACATTTGATAAACCTAAAAAATAGTGGAGAAATTGTATGGGTAGTTTTAATGTAACGTGTTCAGTAACCAACCTTCCTATCCAATGGAATGAAAAAGTAAAGGTTGGCTTTCTTGTAGAGTCACCAAATTATGATATGATTCGTAGTTGTAGTAAGTATCGATTTATGTTTCCGTTCCTACTAGACGGTGTGTACGATGACTATGGTGAATGTAAAGTTGATGTCAGTGATGAAACTCGACAAATGATCGATGAGTTTATTAAAAAGAATGCCATCATCGCAGAGAATGATGAAACAATTCCAAACACATCCACTAAACTAAATCGAGATACACTTAGCCTCGAAACCATTTACCACTTTCTTCATGAAGGCGTACTCTACTTTAAGCAAGGCGATAATTACATTGCTCGTGAAAGTGTAGAATTTCAAGACGTATATAGTCAACCGATTAAGTATGATCGTCCAGTACAAGTATTTCCTTTTACTATTAAAAAAGACATTTATGATAGTATTCTATCTGGGTCTTATGATCCTGAATGTCCAGTCTTTGAAAATGGTGAAATGCGATATGAAAACCTTACATTTGAAGATTTTAAAACAAATGTCTTTGGTGATCCATCAAAAGCAACATTGCTTTCATTTTTTACCTATCTAATGGAAAAAATGAAGAATCGTGACGAACAGCTAGTTGAAGAATCTATTTTTAAAGACGACGTTGAAAATAAAGATGCTCTACTATCTGAACTGACTGAAATTTTAGAAGGTATTCCAAGAACAACCTTCATGGTTGTAAGTATGAGCATAGAACACGGTGGGGGCGAGAAATCACTTAGAAAGTCTATCCAACGTGTCGTAGAATCTGCCGATGAAGAAGATGCAGAGGATGAACGAAAGATTCTTGACGTTGTTGACTATTTTGATAGGAATAAAGAATCAATTGATACATCTGGCTCTCATCGTAGAGTTGTTTATGAGTATATCAATAAGGTTAGTATGCACGATTCTGGCGCAAAGACCACTGAGTACATGCATTTTTATCAAGACTTTTTCTTTAATACTGATATTGATATTGACGAGTTTAAGAACTTTTATAGCTTTATGCTTTGGTACGACAATTACATTCATGGTACGGTAACCCCATCACGTTACTCAGGACAGGATTACAATACTCGGGCATATAAATTGTTCTTCAATTCTTGCCTTGACTCTATCAAGCGATATGAAGAAGACATATATGATGAGGATTACGACGAAGAGGAATAAGTATGACACTTCCTATTAATACAATGAAATCTATGTTACAGTATGCAGTGTATACTACTGCTACTGGAAGTAGAAAAAGTATGCTTAGGGGGATTACTGAAAGTGATGGACTCTACCGAGTTCACATGATGAGTCTTTCCCCGTATTTCTGTTATGATGAAGCAGTAGAGCTTAATGGCCGAACTGTAGAAATAGAGGGGGGAAATTATATGATCAGTATTGGTCCTGATCTTTGGTTTAACCTTCAGAAAGTATCGTCTTAGGAGAATTATATGAAACTGTTTGATACTGAGTATTCATACGATGGTGTAGACCGTTGTAAAGAACACAAAGATTACAAAGCTATGATGTATCCAGTCTCACAATGTAAAGAATGTATGAAGATTTGGAAGAAGCGTTGTGAAGATGAATTAGGATATAAAGAGATTGCGTTCATTAGTGCACAGAAGAAAGCTGTCTCTATTGATCGTGAAAAAACTTATATTCTTTATTGGGAAGAATCTGGAAAGTGTAAATGTATTTCCACTGTTAAACATAACTTCTGGTTTACAGTACCAGAACTTGAAGGATTTTACACGCACTATTCTATGGTTATTGGAGGAAACAAATAATGCTGGTTCCATTGTGTGAACATGACAGAGCGTTACATGCTCTTAGGAAAGGCATAGCAGTATCAGTTATCTGCGATGCTGATGATTATGATAAACACCATCGAGATAACTATTATAGAATGCTAGGTTTTAGTCTTAAAACTAAAGCTAAAAGCTGTACCATTCTTTCTGAAATCGGTAACATGCCAAATCATTATGTGGTAGTTGGTGCTGGTGGAAGGATCGTTAATGGTCTTCACGACGATATTTTTTATGTCGATACTGAAGATGAGTGTTGGTCTGATGATGTCGAACATGACGACGAAGAGCCACCAAAAGTTATGGTAGATCAGGAATATGAAGATCACGCACTAATTGAAGCATATAATGCTTTGAGCTTTTGTGAAGATGTTCTATCTCGTAGACCTTATTCGGCTGAGCTTCACCATGACGGTACACACCCTAATGATCGTATTGAGGAAGTTCGTTCAGCGTTAGAAAAAATGAACGAAGTAATTCGAGATAAGGGGTTGCAACCTAAATAATATTGCAGTATACTGTATATGAAGATTGAGGGAAACGAATTACCTTTCTTATAGTTCCCTTAAACTAAGAGTAAGAAAGGGCGTGTAGGCGAGTTTTCCATTCCTTATAGCTTACAACGTACACACTAGAGATAAGGGAATGGGGAAGGTCGTTATTCCCACAACGGTCCTTTCATACATAGACGAGTCAGTGGGGAGCGCAAGTCTCAACGAGACAGCGGAGGCTGAAAAGCCTTAGAAGCTAATGCGTGACTGACTTGGTAGTGGAAAGTAACTACCGCAAAACTTAATAGAAACTTAATAGAAACTTAGAGTAAAATAGAGAAAAAGATGAGGCGGGTTTATCCCGCCTTTTTCTTGCATTTAAAATAATCATGCTTTATAATATTGTTAAACAGGAGACATCCTTATGACAGATTCAATGGCAACAAAGCATGAACGAACACGTAAAAAGTATAATTTCTATATGGATGTTCGAAAAAAGATCATCACATTGATGGTTATCTGTGCTATTGGATGTACTCTTGCTGGAATTGTAGTTGGAGTTAAACATTCATTAGCAATGGGCCTTGTTATTTGGACTGTTACCCTTTTCAGTTTCATTGTGCCTATGGCTATCATCGAACGTATCTGGGTTATGGTAAACCACAAGACACGTATGGATTTTATTGATGGGTTATAATATTTTCGCTGATCATGAGAGCGGCGAAACTCGTGATTTGAAAGTCGTAGAAAGAAAACACGTTCTTGAAAATAAGTTAGTAAACGCGTGTGTGTATGTGTTAATATTGTTTTTTATGGCTAATATATTTTCAATGGGTATGTTTTTGACATCAATTCAGTGGCATTTGTTATTGGCAATTGTCGTATCAGTTTTGTATTCTATTTTTATTTCATTTGTTGTTATGTTCTTATACGCTATTTCATTCTTGGATGATATGTCTGAAGAAAGAATAAAAGATGCTAGTGGTAATAGATGATGAATTGTAGGAAAAGACGTTATGACAAAATAGGTGCACAACTGGCACTTGCTACCTGTAAAAATAAAAGTGGTGGACATCGTATTGAAAAACGACTATACTATTGTAAACACTGTAACGGCTATCACCTAACTAGCCAAGAAAAAGGAAGGTAAAAAATTATGTTTGATACTTCACATTACTTCGGATTTTACTTTGAAATTGATCACAAAGAGCCGCAATATACCTATGAATATCGTTGTAAGAATGAACATCAGTTCGGTGTAAACAAAGGATATTCTTTCTGCCCGTTGTGTGGTGAGACTGTTGAAGAAGTTGAATACGAAGACGGTTGGACTCATATTTCAGGTTGGGATATTGAAGAGGAAGCTGGTCTTCCTGATCATATCCTTCTTCAGGCTGGCGAAGTATCTAGAGACAACCAAAAGTTTTTCGGACTGAACCGTAAGCTTGAAGGTGTTCGTTTTGAATCTTTCGATACTGATGAAATTTACTTCGATGTTACCAGCATCGATTATGAAACTGATATCGAAAATGCAATGAATAACAAAGAATTTGCAGATATTGTTAAAAAGCTGAGAAATACTTATGGCGAGAAGTTTCGTCTGCGGTATGGTTTTTTCACCACTATAATGTGAGGTCATAATGAGCCAAGAAGAACTTTTAAATTCAGTATACCAGCAAGATCAATACAATGTATCATTGCCTGACGCAGATAGTGTTGTATCTGAAGTGGAAGACAAAGAGAAAGCGAAGAGAAAAGAAGCTATCTCTAAAATGATTGCTAGAATCAATGCGAAAATTGATGAGTTTTATGTCAAAAACGGATGGGTCGCTCTATCGGTAGGTATTCCTATGACTGATGAGGTGGCAAGAAACTCGGAATACATCAAAGAAGTAAAGGATTGCCTTATTGCCATGAACTGGAATGTTCGTGTCGAAGATAAAGGTGAACTTAGTTCTAAAAAAGAATTTGTTATTAAGCCTAGAAACTGGTTTACTAATAAAAAAGATCAACATGGAAAGCGAGGGAAACAAAAGCCTTCATTCCTAACAACCTTTGGTGTTATCTTAATTGCTGTTATTGTCGTGGGAGCATTCATCAAAGGCTAACGAATTATGGCGGATGCATTAGGGCTGGTCTGAGAAACATTATTAAACCGGTCAATTGTAATGTTTCAATGATAAGTGTAAGGTGTTACTAATGGCTAGGCCGGTCATGGAATAATTATCTTGCATGAGTGGGTTCGAATCCTCCGTCCGCCCTCGACTTTTAATTACATGATGTGTATAATTAACTTAACATATAACTATTGAGGAATTGAAATGACACACGATATCAAAAACTATTCTGTCGCTCTAAATCTGATGGACACTATCAAAGAGCAACTTAGTGAGAATCTTTTGTCACGTATGGACAATGAGTTTGATAAAACTCTCGAAGAGCCTGATCACAAGCTTCGAGCGAAGCTTGTGAAACAACACAAGCGGAATGTAGATGATGTTACTCCTGTGTGTCAAGAAATCTATCCTATGCAAGTTCGTATGACCCAAATTGAAATCAATCTTGGGTTTGTACTTGAGAATGCCTGCTACAATAAGTCATACCTTGCCGCTGCACGTTACTTTGCTGAGTATGATTTTCTGTGTCAGCAAATCAAGAAAGAAGCAAACAAAGCTAAAAACAATACAGTACTTCAAGACTTCCTGAAGCGTTCTACTGTATTGGATACTAACTGGTTCGAAGCGATGTCAGCAACCTTGGCTATGATGCAACACCTTGTGATCCACCGCATGAACCATGAGCCAGAAATTTACATTGATCTGGATGTTGTTAAAGACAGCAACCTTGATTTTGATGAGGTGAAAGCCGAATACAAGAATACTTTGAAGAAGCTTAAGGAAGACCTTAAGAAACAAAAGAAGGTGGCGTAATATGTGTAAGAATCCCGGTCTTGGACCGTCCGATTATAATCAAAAACGACAGAGAACCATTTATGATCTGAAGCTACATGAGACTATGAGTATCCACGTAGGCCATAAGTTCATTCATCACGAAACTGGTTGTGATGAGGTTAAAAAATTCATCACTGTCATGCGCGTTGAGGGTGGATGGATTTATGGTGTAGATACACAGACTCCATCGTTTGTACCGCAAGTTTCTGAACCTAAGAAAGAAACGGTGAAAGAGTCTGAAGAAAAAATTGTTGATGGTAAGCTAACAGTAGGCACTCATAAGAGAGTGTTTGAATATGATGGTCTTTATCATTGTCTGGACTGTGATGCAAAATGGGGTGCTGGATGGCGTGTACTGGAAAAAGCACCACTTATCTGTGATCCCAATGTTGTGAGAAAAGATGAAGAGCCTGATAAGACAGTTGAAGCTCCACCATTGGATTTCGTTAACGAGAATACTGGAAAGCGAACCCCACCGCCTACTACTGAATATGTTGGTAGTAAGAAAGGTGATACTACGATTGGTATCATGTCAAGGGCCGTTAGAAGATTCTTTGGAGGGAAAGACTAATGGAGTTTTCATTCATAACTGTACTAGCATTCCTTATTGTAGGTCTGTTTACTATCTTTTGGGTCTTTCCCATTATCGGTAAAGCAATGAGATTTTTAGTGAACACGAATACTGAAACAAATGAATATCGAGCAAACCTTTTCAATGGTTTTGCTATGACCATTTTCCTATTGGGTCTTATATTCTTGTTTTATTGTATCGGGATTGTTCTTAGCTTAGCCATAGCTTCAGTTTGAGGTAATTATGTTTATTCTTGAAAATGTGTTCTTGATGTTTATCATTTTTGTGGTAGTCTTGATTTTTATTATCGCACCTGCCATTGGATGGGTTATGTGCGGCATCATTGACTCATATAACGGCAATGATAAAGGTTATAAACGTAACGCAGTGGTTGGGTTCGCCTTTATGTTCATGATTGGTTTAATTACCCTCGTTATTCGTATGATACTAGCATTTACAGGTGTAATACCTGTACCATTTTAATTAGGAACTATTATGTATAAAATTTATGATATAGTGTGTAAAGAAGCATTGAAAAAAATGAACGGCAACCGTGGTAAACTTTGTTCTCAAGCAGGTCACGCATATCTACATGCATGGTGGGACGCACAACGCCGCTTCCCAGAAGCTGCACAAGCCTATATAGATAGCAAACACGCTAAAAAGATAACCTTAGTCGTAGATACTGAAGAAGAGCTTGAGGAACTTCTGAAATCGTATTATCATGTATGTGGCGTGGCTTTCATCAAAGATGCGGGATTTACTGTTTTTAAAGAGCCTACTGTTACTTGTTTGGGTATTGGTCCAATTCATGAAGATGACATTGGTGATGATTTGAAAAACTTGAAGCTTCTAACATAAGGAATATAAAATGTCTATAAGCTATGTAATGAGTGTTATTACTGATCCCACACATGAAGAATACGTGATGATTAGTAAAAATCGCCCTGAGTTTTTAAAAGGTAAAACTACCTTCGTGGGTGGAAAAGTTGAGCAAGATGAAACCATTGTCGCCGCAATGATCCGCGAAGCTAAAGAAGAATGCAATCTTGATATCGAGCCAACGTTATTTGGTTATATTTTTGGTGAAGACTACACTGTATTTGTATTTAAAACAGTAGTTGACAATATCTATGAAGCCGTTACAATGGAAGATGAAAAGATTACTGTTTATTCTAAAGAAGAAATTGTAATGGCACCTGATCATGCATTAGCAGATAATGTTAAATCAATTATTCATTTTGCAAACGGTAATCAGAAAACGTTTGAAATTTATCAGTAAGGGCGTATAATGAGTAGTATAATGAATGCACGTAAAAGTCGATATACTCATGGGTGGATTAAAGATGAAGATATGGTTAAAATTGAAGACCATATTGATGACCTAATGTATATTCGAAGCGAACACACTTACGGTAAAATCTACGACAAGATTAAGAACAAAGAGATAAATAAAACACAGTTCAAAAATTTGTGTATTTACTTCTTTGAAACATGAAAATAGTTTAATGCCCCCTGTTCCCGACAGGAGTCTTCTAAACTCCTACTATAACGTTGGGCGGAAAGTGGATGGTTCGACTCCATCAGGGGGTGCCAATTTTGAGATACAAATATGGTAGAAGCACACAGAGTATTTCATCCCAGACTTAGTATATCATTACAGACTGTTTTTCAATTCATTATTGATAATTATAGTTATTCATACAGAGACTTTGAAAGAATCTATAATGTCTTTGAAGATACTAATACACACGATGTTGTTTTGAGTTCTGGTGATCGAAATAGTAAATACGTAACTGAGAATTATGACCCAGAAATCATTAATATAGCAAGAAATGTATTTAGAAAGATTGTCTACGATTCTTTAGAAATAGAATATGATCCTGATACCTCAAATGATATAGTATTGGAATTTTATTGTAGTGCGGATCGTGAATTTTTACGACTCACTCATTTATATTGTGTATGTGCATTATCGTTTTTAACCAAAGAGTCTTTCAATAAGTTCAAAATCACTAATCAAAAAATGTATCATCATCTTATAGATTTTGAAAAAGACATGGAAGCATACCGTAAGATGTGTGAGGGAAAAGACAAGGAATATTATGGAAAAAAAAGACTATAAAAGATATTCAGTAAATGTCGCATTTAGTATTTCTGAGATTTACAAGTACATTGTCACTCATTATGATCTAGATACAGATGATATGATTCCAATAAGCCATGTTCTTCATGACAAACATATTGATTTTAATATGAGTGAATTTGATAGTGGAGACAAAGAATACACGAGGTTTCATCTTGATATTGTCACCAATGGTGTGTATGACTTTCTCATTGAAAACTTCTTTTTTGTTAAAGGTCAAGACGTTAGACTGGTGTACGACATAAAGCAATATAGTTCTTTTTTTGTCGGTACTTCTGGACACCGATACATGCTTATTGATATTGTGTTTGAGACGCAAAAGGCTCATAACCATTTTAAACTGACTAATTCTGAAATGTATCAGGAAATTGTGAATCTTAATAATAAAATGTTAAGAGTTGGAAACTAAAGGTGATTGTATGAAAAAAATTATTGTATTGTGTTTGGCACTAGCTATGGTAGGATGTTCTAAGAGTGGTGAGATTGAATACTCAGAATATGAACATTTCAAAGACACCTGTAGTAAAAATGATGGCATTAAGCTTTTTTACTATAAAGAAATGAGCAAGAATAGCCACATCGAAGACTTGCTTGTTGGTGTTAAATGTAACGATGGTGCAGTATTTAAAGAAGATCGTTATGATAGTATTAAGAGAATCGACACCAAGGATAAGTAAATATGCAATTGCGATGGCATGTGAAACGTAATAAGGTCACCGTACAAACCATTAAAGATTATCAAGAAATTTATGGTTGTGGTATTAATCAAGCAAAACACAATCTCATGAAGCAAACCCAAGACCTTGAATATTACGATGAGAAAGAAGAGGTTTGGAAAGTTGTACCTACTGTACTTACTGAAACTATTCCAGACCTTGAAGAAAAGTAATTATGAACACATACAGTATGGCGTATGTTGTCAAAGCTCATTCAAGTAATGGGCTTCCAGCAGGGACAATTATTTGTTATAACCTATCTATGAATAATGATATTCTTAAAAGCGGAGAGTACCTTTTGTGTGATGGCTCTCCTATACATGAAAAGGATTACCCTGATCTTTATGAATTATTAAAGTCAGAGTATAACCCAAAGTATTTCTATAAAGATACCAAGATTAGAAATTTCTTTCGTAATCTAGGATTTAAAGTTCCTCGCAAAAGAATAAAGAATGAAAACTATACCGAAGGTGTAATGAACCTTCCTGATTTACAAGGTCAATTTGTTGCAGATCAAGATATTGCACACCTTGATGATATACTAATAAGAGAGTGAAAAACATGAGCGAAGAATTAGTAAGTAAAGATGTTGAATACTTAGTCTCTCCTAAAGAGGAAATTACTTCTGAAGAAGTTAAGACCATCTTTGAATCAGTAAGTCGCCCAGAGACTGAAATTAAAGTCTTAAGAATTAATGATAATTCTTATCATGTGACAGTGGCTATCAACTGTGAGAAAAGTAAAATGGGATTTGTCATGAAAGCTTTGAAGAAATTCGACAAAGAATTTAACGAAGATACTGACAGTCAGGTGAGCATGAAGCAGCTTGAAAACATGGCACTGGATGACAACAATCCTAAGAAAAAGCGTGACTGGAAAATTCCAGACAATGCGTTCGATAACAAATCGGATTACGGTGTTTATAAGCTTTGAGGATTTTATGACTGGAAATATTGGTACACCTAATATTGATAAAATTCTTTCAGAAAAGGATTATAAACATCATCAGGACATTATTAATGCTCGAAAGGAAATAATGGAAGCTAATAGTAAACTGGATAAGCTAATACAAAGTTGTAATCATAAGCTTATACCACTTACTCCTAACCAGATAAAATTGTTAGAGGAAGATGATATCGATTCATGGGATTATAGTGATTCGCGATGTATGATATGTGATCAATACTTTGGATGGCGTTGTACAAACAGTCCAGATGGTGCTTGTCATTATCACACTAATTCAGATGATGACCTTCATGGTCCTTTCTATGTAAAACTTATAAACGGTGAAAAGTACGAGCTTGAAAACTACGACTATTCAAATAAAGTAAATGAAACATCAGATTCTTGTATCTTTTGTCATAAGCCCGACGAACGTCTATAATTAATTAAAAAATAATTTACATTACCCTCATAATTAACTTATAATATAACTAAGTTGATATGGGGATTTTTTATGTATAACGCAAAAACAGTGAACGAGTTTGTACCATCTGACGCTCACATTGAGTGGAGTGATCTGTTGGACAAGCACGGCGATAAGAAAGTTGTCGAAACGTTCTACGGCTATGATTACTGTTTCCCAAGTAACAACTTTCGTAACGTACACGTTTGGGCACTGTTGGAAGATGGTAGTGTTATTGGTATGAATGAATCGCCACGTAACGGTTGGAGCTTTCCACGTGTTGGTAAACGTGCTATGAAAAAGTTCTACAGTCGTTTCAGGGCAGAGAAACCAGAGGCCATCGAAAAGCTTTTGGAATCTTGACATAAAATATACACATGGTATTCTCTAAGAAACTAGGAGAATATTATGGAACAAATAAAACGTGTATATAAGCTAAAAGTGTATTTTCAGGATTCGCCTTCACCATGGTATGTTGATAATGTATGGCATATTCAAACCGAAGGGGGCTTACTAAGACTCATAATCGACGGAAAGAGTCAGTGGTTTCCACTGTCTAATGTCCAGCGTCTTGAAGAATTGGACAAGCGTGAGTTTCCTGTTAGAACTGGTGGCAACACACTAACTTCATAAATATATCTAAAAGGATATGTTAAATGGCAGAACTAAATGAAAGTGGTCTTAACCGCTTATACAAGAAAATGGAATCCTATAATGTAGGGATGATCAGTGCATTTCGTGGTGACAAATCTAAGTCACAGAATAAGCTGAACAACCTTTCACTAAAAGCCAAGCTTCTTAGTGATGGATTCGATGTGACTAAAATTTATGGAAGTTATATCGAAAACTACGGCTCCGAAAATGAACAAGAAGTTTCTGAAGAAAGTTTCTTTGTTGTGGAAACTGAAAAGAGTCCTAGTATCTTTGAAAAACTTCCACAATATGGTAAACTGTATGATCAGGACAGTGTGTTTCTAAAACCTGCCGGAGAAAAAGGTTATCTTTTGGGTACAAGTGATCGATCAGATGCTTTCCCTCCTAAAGGTGATAAAGTAACCGTGGGAAGCCCTGTGATGGGTCAGGAAGGCGAGTTCTTCAGTAAGGTGAAGAACCGACCGTTTACTATGAAAGAAGCTACTGTGGTCGATCTACCGCCTACACTAAGTGGTCGATGGGCAATGTTGAAGTACCGAGACGCGGATGTAGAATAAACTAACTCTTTGTAGAGGAAAAATAATGAGTGTAAAATTGTCATACTGTACACTTGTTGGTATGAACTACTACGATTATATGACGTTCCTGTCATCAGAATATAACATAAGTGATGTTATGGCTGATCGTATTGGTTCTATTGCAACAACAGATAATGTTACTCACCTCATTAAAAACAATGAAGATGTGTTTCATCTTTGTAACTTTATGGAAAGTGTTGTTGAAAAATGCGTTCGCAAAAGCTTAGTCGGTTTATTTGAAAATGTAAGTGTTGTTTGTGATCATCTTCATGAACAACCTTTTAATTGTTTCTTTCCTTATACTGTTGGTCTTTCAAGAAACGTTGTAACACAAATTAATTTCAAGACTAATAATGATTTAAATCTTTTTAAACTTCATTATCCCGAATTGTATAGTTCTTTGGTGAAACGTTGTGAGCGATAATAAAGAATATTATAAAAAGTATTTCCTTTTACCTCTTATAAAAGTAGAAAAACTTTTAAATTTTATAGTGGAGACAACATATCTAAGTGCCAACGACCTTCAAATTATAACAAAAATTTTGGTAACCGAAAACGTTAGAAATCTTGCCGAGCACTTTAGAGCAACCGATTGTGTCTCATGCGAAAAATACGTCGATATCATCAACGAAAAAATAACACAGTATGTAAGTGAAACGTACTTTAAAAACATATGTAATGATGAAAGTGTTTATATTGAACATGAGGAACTTTGTAATTCATTTACTTACGACGGAAGTTACTTTTTCCATCCGGTCACAAGATCATTGGCCGCGAGACGTATTAAAGTTGATGTGACATTCTACGACAAAAAAGTACATGATATTTTTAAACTAAGGGATGGAAAAGTTTACGCTGATCTTCAAGAAATAGTTCAAGAGGTATCATAATGAAATATACCATGATGGATTCATTGACTCTCTATGAACTATTAGATTATATGGACACCTTGGATATTAATGACTATGTTCAAGAAAAGTATGAGGCAGCACTTGTATCAGAAAGTATTCGTCATGAAATGATGAAGGTTCCGTATAATTCACATCCAACTGATTTCACTCCACGTCATATTGTCGAACTTGATGAAATTATTGCCGGTTTTATCAGAGAAAAATGGAAACCTAAGTTAAAGGGATTAAATTGTAAAGTAATGGTACAGAGTCTTTATAGACTTTCTGATGAAAGGTGTTATTATTTCCCTACTACGAAAGGAATACGAAGAGACATTAAACTGTACATACAATTTGGTGATAAAGAATCCATTAATAAATTAAAGTTGACAAATCCTGAGCTATACAATAACATGGAAAAAATAGGTAGAAGAGAATATTAAATGGAGAACTATCACGTCGTGTTAACATCACTTAACACTATTAGTTACATTTATGTGATGGATTATGTAAGAAACGAGCTAAATTTCAAAGAAGATCAAAAACAGTTTGTTCAGGAAATGCTTTTGAATGATTTGTCGAATGAAAATCTTATAAGGGTTGTTATTGGTGATAGTAAATATTGCTCAACTCTTCCTGATGCTGTAAAAATAGTAAACGGTATTTTACACTCGTATTTCATCAATAAGTTGTTTCCATATGTTTCAAAGGAAGCTGGTATTTATCTCGACTACAAGCCAATTGTTAATCCTTATGAAATACGAAGATCATATTTCAGTAGGGAAACAGTTGGGTCTATTCCTATGGCATTTCAGGTTTGTTTTGAGACTAGGGATGCTTATAATAAGTTTAAGCTTAAATACCCTGAAGAGAAAGAAAAGTTGAACTTTTTTAATCAGACTACATATAAATGTATATAACGCCCTGTGACGATCCTCAAGTGACTCTAAACCACAACGAGTAGGGTTTGAATCCCTAACAGGGCACCAAATTAAAACAGGAGAAAATAAAATGACATAGAACAAAAGAAATTTAATTAAGCCTACCATGCGTCTTTTTCGTTGGGGTAAAGATGTAAACGATACAGGTTATAGAATATTCACCCTAGCATTTAGTAAAACCCTTGGTATAGATATCTATCTATTCCATTATAAGAAAGGTTCCTATATACCTAAGCACAAAGACCCCAAGAAAAACGGTCCTATGTATCGATTCAATATAGAGTTGATAAAAGCGAAGAAAGGTGGTATCTTTCATTGTAAGAAAATGATATGGTCATGGAGAGAACGTTTTTATTTCTTCAGGGCAGACAATTCATATCATTATGTAACACCTATTGAAGAAGGATCACGTTGGGTATTAAGCTTTGGTAAAGTAATACGTGAGAAATAAATTGGTCGGTAGCTCAATTGGCTAGAGCAGTGGATTCCAAATCCACCGGTTGGGGGTTCGACTCCCTCCCGACCAGCCATTTTTAAAATATATTTGAAGGATAAAGTTATGCACTGGTCAGATGAAGATGCTTACCAAGAAATTTATGAAGCAATCGTTTTTGACAACGATGATGAAATGGCTCTTAGTCTTTTAGAAAAATATTACAACGAAGGGAAAGTAAACATTAATCAAACTGACGAAGAAGATTTGAGTTTTCTTCACCATGCAGAAGCAGCATGTTTGGAAGAAACCGCACAATTTCTTAAGGATAATGGTGCAGCATGAGCGCTAAAAAGTTTTTTAAGATAGCTTTTTGTCAACATCGATATTATTGTGACTATCACTTTTATGGTAAGCGTTTGGAAAAACATTATAAATGTGATAAGTGTGGAGATATAAAAATAATGAGGTCAAATGACCCCATCAGAAATGTTTACGTAAACAGAGAAGAAGTTAAACTCAAACTTTAAATATCTTTATACTTATAATAATAGTCTTTAAGATGTACGTAAGGCAACATTAAATAAGAGCTATTAAACCATACTTCGTTATCATCGTTTTCGTCAGTGATAATATCTTCTATGTTTCCTACCTGAAAGTTTTTTGGTGAGAACAACTTATCCATAGTATGAGTTAGTCCATGCTTTTGAACACTTTTACAGAACCTATTCATATATAAGCTTAATCTACCACTATCAAATTCATATCCAAGTATAGCTCTAACTATATGTGCTTCCCTTAACATTCTACTTTCCGCAATATCATAGTATTCAATTACTTCTTCTTCAGTTTCATCACGAGCATTGTCTAATATAGCGTCAAAGCTACTAACCTCGTCGCGGTAACTATCATAGCTCCCACCGGAATCTTTCATCCAAGAATGAAATTGAAAGTCCATTATATATTCAATAGCTTCGGAAAATTCAAATAGAACATTTGAATAAAAGTTATTTAGTACCTGCATGTCTGGTTGTGCGCCCATTATTTTCTGAACGTTTTCAAACGATGCCCATATGTCATGCTGTGGGCATAAACCAATTGGGGTATTATTGACAGGAAGGATAAGATAAACACCAGAAGAACTACCACGACGACGTGCGATATAAACATGTGAACCACCAATCACTGCACGTTTAGGGAAAGACGACCATTGTGAATCATTGTTAATATACTCATTATGTAGATTACTATGAGCGTATGCGGCCTCTCTGTCCTTTAATGGTGTTGCAAACTTAACCACCAACTCTGGATCATACCCACTTGCCGATTCATCATGACGAAATATTCCATTACCAGTGTTTATATAATGTTGCCATGCTTGTGAAAACTTTGTGCTTAAAAGTTTCTCAAATTTGTCTTCTGGAATATCAGTAAAAGCTTCGTTTAAAATGTCATTAATCTTCATGGTTATCCTTTATAGTAGCTATTTTTATTTATATAAATATTACACTAGCACAATTCAAAAAGGTGACCAATGAAAGAAATTCCAATTAAACAACATCATATCAAGAAAGCAAAAAAACTCGCAGACGAATTAGGTAAATTGAATAATAGTATCACTGGTGGTCAAGGAAACTTAGCAGGCTTTGTGGGAGAAGTTGTTATCGCAGAAATCATAGAAGCCGAACATAATAATACTTACGATAGTGATTTAACATGGTTTAATAACATAACTATTGATGTTAAAACGAAGCGAACAACCGTCGCACCAAAAGATTATTATGAATGTAGTATTGCGGCCTATAACACAAAACAGAAATGCGACCTATATGCTTTTTGTCGTGTTAATGCGAATATGGATACGTTATGGTTCTTAGGCATGATTCCAAAAGAAACCTATTTTCAAAAGGCTAGGTTTTTAAAGAAAGGTCAGGTAGATGGTGATAATAATTTTGTTGTTAAAGCTGATTGTTACAACATGGAAATAAAAGATATTTGGGAAGAGTTCAAGAAACTAATTAACCTAAAAACTTGATTTTTATTTTCATCCCCTGTATCATTATTGTATAAACTAATTCAGGGGATAGCGTATGAACCTTCATGAAGCAGAAATCATGTTCAACTCTCACATCAGAAAGATTTTGCATCCTATGGCAAAGTCTGGAACGATGCTGGTTCTTGTTTCTAAAGAAACCGTCATTCACGTTTATACTGACGAAGAAGATGACAAGTTCGCCCCTTTGGGTTTGATGCGTGTTTATATCCTTGAAAAAGAGCGCCGTGGTACTCACACTGATTCAATCATTTCAGTTCGTAAATTTGAAGCGATTGACATTGCTAAACTGATTCAGACCAGAACTACCCATATGGTCAGTATGCTTAACTCTGAAGCACGTACTATTCAAAAGCTTATGGAAGATGGGTTGCTAAATCACAGAAACACCATTGACCCTTATAAGGACACTCAATTGAAAGGCATTGGCCCTGCACATAAGAACTTTGTATTTTACACACATAGCACGGTTGCAGGTGCACAACCTATTAAGAGTAAGGCGGTATAGTATGCAACTTACAAAGAAGCTTGCAAAGTCAGAGATTGAAACTATTGCACTCGAAGCTTATAATAATGCTATCGATGATATGGTTATGGCGGGACTGATTGAATCACGCAAGGAAGCAATGACTAACGATGAACTGAAAAAGTTGAAAGAGGAAACCATTCAGTTTGTTGCAAAAAACTCTATGACACGCTATGAATCAAAGGGAGAATAATTATGTCTTTCAAACGTATTGCACAAATTGAGTCTGAATTGGTAAAACTGGAACGTGAGCGAAAAAACCTTCTCAAGTCATATGAGAACTTGACACCAGAACAACGTTTTGCTACTGTTCTTCATGACACCCTTTGTAATCAAAATCATACTGATGGATGTGGATGGGATTGGGAAAGTTGGAATACTGTTGAAAGCACCCATGCCAAAAAGCGTTACATATCAATGGCGCAAGAGCTTATTACTCGTGGGTATGATGAAGACACAGCATTGGAATTTATTTCTATTATTAAAGGATACTAATTGTGAGCGTACAAAAAACTTGTGATAAAATTGTATTTTATTGTGATGCTGAAACTAATAAAACATTCAGAGGTTTGCCTTTGTATGAAAGCTGGCCTAAACTCCCTCATCATGATAGTGAAAATGCAATCCGTTGGGCAGAAGGATGGCATAGAAAAAGTCTACCATGTCTTGTCATTGAAATGGATAACTCTTTTTCAAGTGCTACTATCTATGATGACGTAGACAGTCGTGGACAAAGTGCTAAAGTTCCATCAGCAGTTGTGTATAACAAAGAGCATGATTGTTATCTAAAATTCGATTTTCGTACTGACGGTTTGATTGAACTATTGACAAACGGTTCAGTATCACAAGGTAGTATTAAAGCTGAAATGGCATTCCGTTATGCAGGCTCAAATTACTTTTTTGTACGTAAAGACAGTGATTCATTTAAAGAATTTGCCAAATCTTTTAATCCGAAAGCGAAAAAGAAAACTACATCGAAAGTAGATATTGGTGTGCCCTTTATTGGATCATTCGATGACATCTATGTTTATCTTGGTAAGTTTAAATGTACTGAAGATAAAGACAGTTGTGTTTATACACCAAGCTATGAAAATCAATTCGTACATGTATACCAAAAACTTGCTTGGTACGATTATCGGAAAAATCTTATCCGTCATGATGAGCAGGTTGTTATAGCAGCAAACAAAAGTAAAATGAATGTTAAAGGAATCATAGATTCAAAGGATAAAGACTATAAAGATATTATCAATGTTATGTCCCAAGATAAGTACTTTGAATCTGAGTATATTACCAAAGGCACATATCCTCCTGATGTAGGAATGGGTGAACTGGCTTACTGCATCCTTGACCGTAATAACGATGAGTTTAAAATCTCTAAGAAAAACATTCCGAATAGACACGGTGGTATGTGTGGCGGACATCCACTAGGATCATTTGGTATGGGTGGGTTTTTTAAGTAACACGTGTAGCTGTCCTACCAGCTTTCTGTGGAACAGGGTTAGTAGCCATCGCGTAGGGATGATGTAATTATCGCACCACAGACCTAATTTAAGGGAAGTTATGAACAAAGAAGACGAAGCTAAAATAAAAAACATTGAGAAGTTTGAGTTATCTGAAGATGAAGTTCTTTTGATTAAAATCAGTAAGGAATGTACACAAAACTATACTGCATCGTTGGCAAAATCTTTAAGGCAGAACTTCCCAAATAATACTATTGTGTTTGCTACTGAAGATGTAGAGTTTCAAATTTTTAAACCTAAAAAGGAATCGTAAAATGTTAATTGTCAACTTAGAAAAATATTCAGACTTCGATATGCCAGTGACAGTTTCGACGTGGATGTCTCAGGATTTTGATTCACTGATCCAAACCGGTCTTACGAGTTCACAGTTTGAAAATGATCGTGAGGTCGTAAAGGCAGAGCGTGAGTTGAAGAGTCTAGGATTTAAGAAAATGAAGGTTGCTGTGATCAGAGTTGGTGGCAATCTATGAATTGCATCATGAAGTTTTTCAAAGGTCTGTTTTATATGCCAGATGATATTGAGTCAAATGTGGAATGGACAGGTCCAAGTGTTCGTGTAAAAGATGGGGAAGCACTATTGAATAGTGATGAAATGAAACGTGACTTAGAAGCTGCTAAAAAGCTAAGGGAATATCATGAAAGAAAAAATTCTTGAAGTACTACATGGAAACGGCGAAAAGGTTGCCGGATGGTTAATGATTCTCATAATTGTTGGTCTTATTGGTTATGGATTTTGGTGGGATACAAAATATGAGTATCGTTGTGTCGGTGAAAGTAAAGTTGAAAAAATTCTTGCGTTGAAACACCGTGATGCAATTATTCTGTTAGAAAATGGAATGAAAGTGGAAGTCAATCAGGAATGGTTGGAAGTTGGTGATCCATATTGTTATGCTTCCAAAAAATTTGAAATAGAGGATTGAAAATGTTTAACATTTGGCCTAAGCGAAATTATCAAGATATGCAAAAGAAAAAGAAAGGGTATTTTAAATATGCAATGTCAGCTTTAAAAAAAGATAAGCGTAGCGACAATGAAAAGATGTTTGATGAGCTAACAAAAAATGGTTGCCTTGATTGTGGCTGTAATGAATTCCTTGAAGGACCAAGTGGTGGGTTAGCACAAAACGTAAAGTGCGCTCAGTGTGGCTCAAAATATAACATTATGCCGATGGGATGGGCAGAACGGATTTAATAAAAAAGGGCCTTTATAGGCCCTTTGTTTTATAGTACAACTATTAGGATGACCACTTAATTATAAGTGTTGCATTGCCTGTTGTTGCTCCACCAGCACTGAAATCAAGCAAGATATCAGTTGCAGAACTGTAGTTATACCTTGGATTTACAATAAAGGTAGAAGTTTCACTTAGGTCAACTAATGCATCTTCTAGAAGACGATCAGTAACCGTAGAGTCACCAACATTAATTACAGGTGTGCCATCAAAGGCTGTGTTCACAACCACTGTGATGTCGTCCACACGCGTTCCTGAAGGTGCTTGATAGAGAATACCATCTACGGTAGAAGTATCAATATCGAAGCTCACAGTACCGCTATCGGCTTTGCTTGAATCTTCAGTTGCAATCAGCTTCCATCCACCAGAGGTGTAGAAGTATGTTGCAGATTCACCAGCACCAATATGTGCAGAGTTTGCAGTGTCGCCAGATGCATCCTGTACGTACACGAACGTACCAACCTGTGGGTCTAACGCATCGCGTTCATTGATATCAGCAACTTCCTCAGAAGCAGCCGCACCGCCAGCACCAGTCAATCCCTTGGAACCAACGTAACGATGACCAACTACGAATATACGGCTACTAGAAGCACTGTCAGACACGCCAGAAGGCACGTTGTTAACAAAGCTTAGTACACCAGTCACATAGTCGAATACCCATTCCTCGCCATTTGTACCTTGGTTTAGTGGGGTTCCGCCATTATTAGGATCACCTTGGTAAACCTGTACTAGGTATGTTGGATCAAAGGTAGGTGGTATCCAGTCTCCTACTCGTGTATTAATATCGTTATAAGTTGTGGTAACCAACCAAGTTCTGTTATTTGGAACAGTAGGATCAGGAGTACATTCTATAGCACTAGTTGTACCATAATACTCATGAACACCAGTTGTTGCGTTAGGTGCGGGGGATTCTACACTTCCAGCTTGTGTCCAAATGTTATTTGCGTAGGTTGGAACCTCAGAGCCATAAATTTCCTCATAGCCTTTCTTACCGTTTACACTGGTATTAGAAACACCAAAAAGTACTTTCTTCCAGAGGAAATCTACTTTACTTTCATCATTGATAGCCATTATTCATTTCCTCCTTATGGTGTATTGCTTATGCTGATTGCAGAAATACTCTGTCCAGCAGTTAACTTAATTCGAACGATTACAGCATTGTTTGTTGCGTTAGTACTAGATGCAGTACCAAATGTGATATCTACTGTTCCAGAACTTCCAGAAGCAGCACTACCTACAGCACAACCAGCATTGGTATCACCAGTACGACCGGGAACGCCAGAGCCGTTATAAAGCGCGAAAGCATCCCACCAGTTACCACCTAGAGCGTTTGGTGATTGACCAGCGTCATCAGAGATTCCCGGTAGAGAAACCCATAGACCAGAATAGTTACCAGAGATAGATAAACTAATGCTGGATAGTGTCGCTTGGTTGAATACATAAGTAACATACTGAGAAGCATCTTTTGTGCTATAATCAGCACCAGTAGTGGTAGGAATGTGACCAGTAGTATAGTTAGTAGTATCGTGCTTAATAGCACCAGCAACTACAACAGCTTCATGCTCGTAACCAGCAGCATTTAGAAGTTGGCTTGAGTCCCAATTACTTGCAGTAGGTGCAGTGATAGAACCAGATGGTGTATCACCAGTAAAACCAGAACCAAGGTAATGACGGTATGCATCAGCAGAGGAACCGTTAACCTGTACTTCGTGAGGCTTATTACCACCTTCCAATGCAGTAGTGTAAACAAGAATGTTATCACCAGCTACAGAGTTGTTGGTATCAGAACCACGTGGGTTGTAAGCACTAACAAACATGTTTGTCTGTACGAAACGTGCTGTAGTACCAATAGTTAGACTTTTACCAGAGATAGTCTGTGGTGCTAGGTTCGCATCCAATGGGAATGTTAGACCAGTACCTAGTTCAGTAGCATCCATAGCTAGAGTACCAACACTTGGACTAGTGGTATAAGTTAGAACGTTAGATGTGATGTATGTTTGACCGGTTAGGTTAGAAACAGTACCATCAACGTTGATTGTGTCACCATTAGTTAAGTGTTTAATACCAGAACTGTATTTCCCTGTAGTGGAAGTTCCTAGACTATATCCTGTTCCAGAAATAGTTGGTGCAGCAGCAACATCATCATGTACCCAAGCGATAGTATTAGTAGAACCTGAATCAGAGTGAGTTAGCTGTGCATTGTTATAACCAACAGGAACACCGCTGGACTTGTTAATACGTGCTTTAATAGCTTTATAGAAGCCGGGAGTAGAAGCAGGGTAATCAACATCACTTACAACCTGTAGTGAAGTGTAGCTACCAACTTCAGAAGCTTCAGTAAGTGTAATAGTACCATCTTGCACACCGTTGATGAATGCAGTTAGGTCACCGCTTGCACCATCGGTGAATAGGTTACCGTTATTGCCTTCAACGTCACCACCAGTAGCACCAGAGCCACCGTTAGCTTGTGTCGTTACAATACTATCATCATAGATAGTGTATACTGTTGTACCAGCAGCAGGAATATTACCGCCAGTGTTATCAGTAGCACCACTAGCTAGTATTTCATTGTTACCGCCAGTTGGTGAAATAGAGAAACTTGAAAGCGCTGGTGGCTGTGCAGGCACCAAACGTCCTAGAATCTCGTTAAGATTATCGAGTGCGTTAGTATAAGTAGTTGTACCAACTTCCCATGTAGTAATCGCACCGTTATCAGTCAAGTCGCCATCTTCTGGTGTACGTAGAGTGTCACCGGCTTGTTGAACTGTTTCGAGATATGATTTGGTTACTAGGTCATTGTCGTTGACTGGATCACCAGCAGCAATAGGTACATACGTAGAATCGTTAAGATCACGAGCTTCGAACTGACCGTTCAAGCTTTTTATTCTAGTACCTTTTTTACCGAACTGGATATTGTCACCAACACCACCTAAACCATAGTTATTAATGGTTGGCATATTCATCCTCCTAATTAATTTGAATGTCCACTTGTATTTAAACTTGTGGATCAATAATTTATATGCTATGATTACCCCATTATATTACCATTTAACTGCTTTCGGGAGGTGTAAATGCCTGTTATTAAAAAAGATTCTTATAGTTTGTATATCAAACAAGGTGGATATATTTTTCGTCCTATCTTTCCAGTAGGATATTCACACGTGCATTCAGATGGATCAAAGTTCTGTGAGAAAGATAAAGCAAAGTCAAATCACCGTCGAGGGACACCATTGGCATCTGTTAAAGTCGGTGATGTATCTGAGACTTGGTTTAATCACGGAGACTATCTTGGTAATCCAGACTTTGTAAATAGTGAGTCATGTTATAAACCAACACATCATAATTGGGGGTGATTATATGGTCCGTGGAGTAGCACCTTGGGTTAAAAACTATGAAACAAAAGCCTACTTGATGTATCGTAGACTTTTGACAACGACTAACGGTATTCGCTCAAGGGATATGGTTCAGTATTGTGTACATCATACTGTTGGTTATGTTGACTATAATATTATTGAAAAGGTTGTTAATGATTTGAAAGAGAGGGAAAATAATGTCTAAGTATACTGCCGATCAAGTCAAACACTGGTCAGACTTAGTTGAAACGCGCCACCATGAATGGATTCCTGATCGCCCTGAGAATTATAAATTTATTTCTCTAAAGACTAGAATCAAACATGCGTGGGGTGTTATTACTCGTAAGTATGATGTATTGGATTGGGAAGAACATCGAACACAGAAAATCTAATTTTACTTTTAGTTTTACCTTTGCTATAATGGTATTACTGAATTGGAGATTAATTATGAAAGCAACTATGCCGCAACTGAAAAAGAAAGTAAAAGCCATGACTGATGTTCAGCGTACTGGTACAAACCTTTCTCTCGATAATCCCTACTGGATTAATTCAGAGCATATTGGTTTCATGCGCAATGCAGTACGGGATATGGTTGAAGCTGGTAAGGCTACTCCTACAAAAAAGTTTGAAGTAACTGAAGTTCAACAAACTAAACTCAATGACTGGATCGATGGTCTAGCTCAAAAATACCTCAACGGAGTACGATAATGACTATTACAGATAATCTTAAAGAAGGTGACATCATCAAAGTTCGTGTAGAAGATGATGAGATTGTACCCATGGCATATGTACAGGAATTTGAAACAAACCTAATCCTTGCTGCCGCACAGTATATGGGTGTCGTTATTGTAAACAAAGACAACATCGTAGCCGAAGAGGGTAGTGATTATGCTGCAACGTATTAAAAGATTCTTCACCCCCAATCACATCCTTGAAGAACGTGAGCGGGAAGCGATTCTACTTGAAAGGGAAGAAAACCGTAGGAAGATGGAAGAACAGCGTCGTCAGCGTTGTTATGAATGGGCAAAGAAACATATCAAACGTTGGGGTGTTTGGAAATACAAGTACGTTTATATCGTTGAAAACCCTGACCGGGACTACGACGACGAATCAACACTCTACAAACCAGTTTACTCAAATGGTAAAATGGGTGTACCTGATCGTATGGTGTGCTACTTTCATATTTCAGAATTGTTTCCTTGGAAGTCTGACGAGGAATATTATAAAAGCGAAGGTTAATTATGGGATACACGGTAACAATAGAAACAAATAACGATCTGGATTCACGATACCTTTATGATATTGTTTCTGACTATTTTAAAGATATCTGTCCAGAAGAGCTAGATAAAATTAAATACATGTCCAACAATCCAAAAGAACATCCTTATGTTCCAAAAGATATTGAACGCGGCTTATCTATTACATTTTCAACACTCAGTAATGAAGCATTTTTCTTTATTACTAATGTTGGAAAGTGTAGTGCATTGACATTGCAAACTCGACTTTTCTATGACGACGAAGAAGTTGAAGAACGCAACATCACATGGCCTAAAAATAAGCGTAAAATTTTTTGGTTTCTTGAAAACCGATTGTATCAAAAAGAAATGAGAACTATTGCTTATTTTGAAAATGAAGTTGTTGAAGAGATAAGGACAAAGCTATGATAACTCAAGACGAAATCAATAACCTTGGTGTGGGAATCTATCGATTTTACTGGAAAAGTGGCGGAAGCTCTATTCTTGCACTCGGTGTTACTCGGGATGGTAATCGTTGGATCGCGCCCCTTAATTGGAGTTACCCATCTGACATTAATGCTATTAGCGATGGAGACGTTATCAGCTACATTAAGCTTTTAGATAAAAAGGGCGAACAACCAGATAACTTCGAAAAAATTGATGTCCTTCTTAATCGTAGCCAAGACCTTATTTTGAAAATTCAACAAGAGTCCCACAAAAATAAAGTAAGAGTTAGGCGACAAATGTTTAACACGATTCTTCTCTATTCTATTCTTGGACTACTGTGTATTGGGTCACTCGCCTTCGTTTTTCTTTAAGAAGGTAAGTCTAAGTTGTTCTCTTCTGCATAATCTTTATCCTTTTACTATATTTATAAATATAATAAACAATAGGATTAACCATGAATATAGAAGATATCTTTCCAGAAATTTATAGACAAGTAAATGAAGATAAGAGTACATTTACGCCTGAAATTGTCGCAAAGAATATATATGAGTCTCCTTACTTTGAACAGATAAAAGATAAAGTTTACAAGATAAATGCGGATGTTTCAAATTATAATGCAAAAGTGGAAGGCAAAGGTGATGTTGTAAGAAAGCTTATATATAATGGGTTCCTGTATCATGGTTCTCCATCTTCAAACTTGGGAGAGTTAAAATATTTAGAATTCCAAGAAAGGGATGAACCGAAAGATACTAATATTTTTATTCATAATTATGTAAATCATTTAGCAAAGAAAAAGTATGGCGTTAATGTTCGCAGCGGTATGTTTGTTACTGCACAAGTTAGAAGTGCAAAATCGTATGGATCACCCTATTTGATTTTTCCATTAGGTGAATACAAGATTTTCTATTCAAAAGGGGTAATGGACTTCACCGATGAATACAGCACTGCAAATCACGGAGAATTTGGTGCACACTTCACCAGCTATATGCTTGGACACTTAATTGGTGAAATGGAAGAAAATAGAACGTTCTCTAATAATATTGAAGGTAGTGCAAATGACTTCTTTGGACATGTAGATGGTGAACTTGGTGACGAACAGTTTAAAACTTTTAAAGCCTTTAAACAAAGAGTCATAGAAGAAAGTGAAGAGCATTTAAAAGAAGTTATATTAAATAATGACAAGTTTGATAGGGTTTTAAATAGTATTAAACGAACACTTGGTATTGTCGTTAATAACTATATGTCAGATATAGAAAGATATGTAGAGAGAATAGAATACACTAAAGACCCATTAGAATTGAATAAAAATGAAGGTATGATATTTTTTAAAAATGCATACGCAATCCATATGGAATCCGAATTTATTGTTAATGTATTCCTAGAGCTTATTGAGTTGATCTAAGCTGTTGATGAAATTCTGGGTACTTAAGTGCTAGGTATCTAAAATGTTTGGTCGAGACAAGGAAACTCACCCGTATACATTTTCTCTTTTGAGCCATATCTCTAAAGATATATTTTAAATCTTTATTATCTATATGGATGGATTCTAAATCATAAGATTCTAGATAATCACCTATAAATTCTCTAATGACATCAGCTATTGGTGTATGTGTCGCTCCACCGTATGGATTCGTAGTTATCATATCATTTAATAGCATTTGCTTATCATACCCTCTGATAGGAAGGTTATTGATATGCTCTTTAAGAAACTCTTTTGTAAACACAACATTTGTTTCTATTTTATAGGTATGTTTATCACAAAAGAAACCTATTTCAGTTTCATATAGTTCTATCATTACTTAAGTACTCATGCCATTTGGGATATTTTAATTTAAATTTACGTACATCGTTTTTATCACCCACATTAATAATGACAGTAAAATCTCTATATGCGGAACCATCGAACGTATATTTGTACTCTAAATCGACAAGCTCTATCATGTGTTTTATATCTTCATAAGGCGGGAAATTATTCAATACACACCGCCGGATAATATTAAGAATCTTTCTTTTACCCTTATTGTTATCATCGATATCATAATGTTTTGTAAGGTCAAACAATCTTTCTTTTTCAGACCAAGTTTTAACAGAACGATTAATTTCGTCAAAGATATCAATATAACATAATCTTACTGTGTGGACATAGATATAATTCATATAATATCCTTAAAATGAGCATGGTAAATCATCGGGTTCTATGATTTCATCTTGAACATCTTTAAGGTTTGACATCATAACAGGATGCTTTAATTTCATTTTATTTAATACTTCTTTGCTTTCAAAAACAATCTTTATATGAAATGGCCTTACGCCAGCCGTGGGTGGAAAGATTTGATCATATTCGTCATCATCTAATACGGTCTTCACACCTTCTTCATCACTAAGAGTCTTATACTCTTCCTTTACAAACTGTCTTAATAGTCCAACCAAAACTTTTCTTTTCTTTACATGATAGACTCGGTGGGAAACATTTTTTAGAATAGTATCATGATCCCAATCCGTGTTATTATCTACATACTGATAAAAGTCTATACGAGTTTTGGTTATAACAACATTCTTTTCTATAGGCATCATTTTACACCTATCTGTGTCATAAGTTCAGGATACTTAAGTTTCATTTTATTAATAGTGGCACGGTCTTCAAATCTTATTATTACATAGAAAATTCTATTTTGTGCATTTTCTGGGAACAGTTCTTCGTATTGAGTTTCATCCAACGTTATCTCAGCTTCTAGTTTTTCGTATGGCTCTTTAACATAACCTTTGAGCATTTCACGTAGCTCTTTAGGATGCTGTTTAGTACACATATCGTATATTGTACCAAAATCACAACCGACATACTTCTGTACGTAGTGGACGAATTCATAACGTCGTCTTAGCACTTTTATAACAAAGGTTAAGTTCATTTGTAGATGTAAAGAATCATCGTATACTTCGCCCGTTGAAAGATTATTAACCATTGCCATCTAAGTCACCTACAATATATGTTTTTATATTATTAAAAACTTCTGGATGTTTTAGTTTCATCTTATTAAACTGACTTTTATCTTCAAAAGATAGAATCACTGTTATCTCTCTAGTAATAAACTTAGGTCTGAAAATATATTCGAACTCATTAAGAGTCAATCGGATACGTTCACAATCAACACCTTCGTAGTTCGACAATACACATTTACGAAGCATCCCAGATATTTCATCATAAGTTTCGACTTTGCTATCATATGGAGTAACGATTCTATTTGCTAATCTTCTATAATCAGACGGAAGCTTGTGTTTTGCGATAAAGTCTAAAAACTCATTGCGAAAGATGACATGTTTGAGTGTGATACTAAATTTTCCATCTTCCTTTAAATGATCATAAATCCAACTCATATTCCTAGTTTCTCCATAGACTTTGGGTGTTTTAGTTTAAGCATTCTAACATTCTTTTCACTCTCAAAGTAAAAGTATATAAAAATTTCTCGTGTTGCAAAACCTACCGGAAAGAAATAAAAGAAATCTGAGTCATTTACTTCGATAAATTTTTCTAACTCTCTAAAATCCTCGATGAAAAATTCATATAGCATGACCGACAATGTATTGAGATAAAATATCTCATCATCATTCATAAAATCAATATCCATAGTTTCATATGACAATCTATCAAGTAAGGCGTTTATGTTAACGGTTGCTGGTATATTATCATGTAGAAACTTCACGAATTCATGTCGTGACTTAACAGATTTATATACACAGAAAGTTCTATCTACCACCATTGTCTCTCATATATTTTTCAACAAGAATGTATTGTCCTGTCCCACCAGATTCATAATACTTTTCAAGCCGATCAAGCGCTTCATGTTTTTCTATGATTCCAGACTTATTCAAATAGAAGTAGCCGCCATCAAAATGTCCTGCCTGTCTAGGCTCGGAAACATTACCCCGGTGGTCTACTTCTAACCAGTAGTATTCTTTTCGTAAAGATATATTTTTCATAATGGGGATGATACCATAAAGAAAGTGCTTTCACAAGGAAGATAAATAATTAAAAAGAAAGGATATAACTGTGAAAATTTTAGACTTAATAGAATCAAAATGGAATCCAGACGATCCCATTAATTCCCTAGCAAGCCCTCCTGATTGGTACGATAGAAATTTCATAAAACGCCTATCAGGTTTTGATAGGATACGTAATGCATCAACAATTGATAGGTATGATGCAGAAATATTAATAGCTTCACACGATTGGCTTACTGAAGAAATATTACAGTATCGTTATGATAACACACCCTTATCCGTTAAGGCAGGAAAAGCATTAGTATCTATTATGAAAAGAATTGAGCCTATGGATAAAACATTTTACCGTGGGGTAGAAACTGAAACTCAAGATGACAAACACATCATGCCTATACAGTCATGGGCAACCAGTGTGAAGGTTGCAAGTTACTTTGGTGATATCATTTATCAAACAGTCGGTAAAGTGCAGGGCGTAGAGTTGGGAAGCGTGTTTTATATTAATGAAATGATACACAATCATGAGAGTAATGGATTAAGTGAAAGTATGGGTGAGTGGTTTTTACTTAATCCTAAGAAGGAAATAATGGAATGAAAATAAAACATAACAAAAAAATTGTTTTTTATGGAGAGAATCACACTGTTCGTGATGAAGTTGAAAACATCAGAGAACAAATAATTAAATTAAATCCTGATGTTATTCTTCACGAATTATATTGGGAAGATAAAGAATTCTATAACAAAGTTCTTCCCAATACAGATGTTATTCCTTTAGAAGATGAAGTTAAAGATACTGATGATTTAATCACACAGTTTAAAAGTCGTGAATCCTCGATGATAGAACATTTAAATTCTGTGATTAATAAAGATTATAATGTAATAGCAATTGTGGTTGGGGATACTCATCTAAGAACAATAAAAACTAATGAATTGGGTAATATATCACCATTAATTAAATGGGCTAAAGATAACAATGCACAAGTTATACGAAGCTCACATAAGGAAATAGAATGAAAATAATTGATTTATTTGAAGATAAAGAAGATATTACTACTCTTTATGACAGTATCATTAAAAGTAAGTTTTTCCATATGCATTGGAAACCATGGTTTAATAAAGTAGACCCTTATGATATTGAAGCTTATTATGAAAACATAAAAGATCATATGCCAGTTTTATACCACGGTGGTAAACTAAAAGAAGGTGAAGTTAACCATATAATGTATCGTGAGCGTCCTATGGATACTCAACTTGTTATACATAATACAATAAACGAAGTTTCTCAAAAAGAGTTGGCAGTAAGTGTAAGAGCTATGATGTTTGCTTCAAAAAGTGAATCGCTAGCAAGTGAATATGGCAATCCTTCGATTGTTATTCCATTGAAAGAAGATTACCTTTTCTACTATAGTACTATAGTAGATGATATGTTTACCAGTCCTAAGTTATTCAACTTTAAAGAATACAAAGAAGGATTATCAGAACGTATTGAATTGTTTTTTGAGTTAAGAGAAACAGAAGAAGTTACTGATAGAATTCATAGACATTTTGGTGGATTTTTAAAGCCAAAGTTTTCTACATATGTTAAGAAACATATGCATAATTATATTGATACTATTTTTATTCGCGTATTTACATCGGGTGAAATAGAAGAATTAAGAGATTATGAAAAAGTTATTACGCCTGAAGTATTGAAGAAAGGTTTCCGTGAAATGTTTAATGTAATGTCGATGGCATATAGTATGGATAAAATTTCTGATATAGAAGGTAAAGAATATGATTCTTTCGAAGAAGAATTAATGCTTCTTACTGAAATGTTTTTTGAATACTTAGGCAACTATAAAGCTCAATGGGTATTTAAGAATGCCCAACTGTATGTGGATAGTATTGAGTTTACTGAAGACTTAGATGAAATAAAAGATAAAACCGAAATCATGTTACCTGAAGGTGAATATGCGGTTTTAGGTGTTGGTGATTGGTCAGAGGATGATGACGAACTTCTAAAACTATTGAAATATTATATAAAAAAGAAAGGGACTAAATAAGTCCCTTATCTCCAATTTGGATCGTGGAATATTTCTTTGATATGAACTTCAGTAGGATTCCCACCTTCGTTCATTATAGGATTGTTTTGTAAGTATTCAAAAAACCCTTCTTTTAAATGCCTAGAGCGTAAACCCATAGATAGGAAAAAGTGTACAATAATATCGCCGCTCACTGGTTCTTTTTGATCTTCTTTTCTATAACCTTCTGCTAGCATTTTAATTGCTGCGGCTCTACCTCTACCTTCATGACCACGTACACGAATTCCTTGTGGGTTGTTTGGAGAAGCGTTCTCATCTTCTTCAACTTCTATTTGTAAAAAGGGACAAGCAATTGTAGCATCCTCATCAATAATCATATCAGCAAATTTCTTAGCATCTTCACTTCTATCAGCTTCTGCCGCCAGCCTGATAAAATCTTCAGCGCTCATAGTAGCAGCGAAACCGACATAAAGTACATTGCTGTTGAAAGGTACAGCACCCATTCCATTTTCATTATCATAATGAATACCACCAAAGTCGAACTTTTGATTTACAGGTATTCTTACACTTTCTAAAAACAGTTCATTAATTTTCATAAGTAATCCTTTTTTATAATCATAAATATATTTATTAATGGAGAGAATTATGAATATATACGACTTAATGTCAGAAGCGGAACTATCATCATTAACAGTAGGTCTTGCTGGACGTAAACCACAGGAAGGTGAAACTTGGGTTTATAAAGACGATAGTGAAGTGAAAATAAAAATAAACCGTGTTGAGCATAGTAGGGTTTATTTTTCGTATTATGATATGAATACTGGAAAGCCGCTTGAAATGGAACGCAGTGAATCAGTCAATATGATTCGAGCAACTTACCGCCCATATAAAAAAGAATTTTAAGGATTGTTATGAAGATTTTAGACTTGGTTGAAAACATTATTACTGAAACCGACGAACAACTTTTACAAAAGCTTTTAGATAAGTTTCGTAAAACCACTGGTGAGTTCAACAATGCATCACATAAGTTTTACAGTGTAAGAAAAGCTTTGGCGAATGAATTAGAAGGTGAAGAGCAGGAGGCAGTTAAGAAAGCGTCTCCCGGTGAATTCTTCAATTACCTGAAGTCCCAGAAGGGTAAGACACAAAAGTCCGCACAGAGTGTCACAGAGCCACCTAAAGAAGAACCTAAGCCTGAACCTAAGCAAGATTTAGAGCTTCGTGGTGTGACACATGAAGAGTTGGATCAGGCAGGTACTGTTTATGCGATTATAAACAAATGGGTTGATCTATATCATCCTAAGTACAGTGCAGAAGAAATAGCAGAAGCGTTATATAAATCTGCTATGGGATCGTTCGAAGAACTGCCTTACATTAAGAAAGAAGTTAACAGTGCGATTATCAAAAAGAAAGAACAAGAACGTAAGGAAAAGGAAAGTAAATATCGACCACAAATGGAAAAGCAGTTTAAACTTTCTAAATCTCAAGTTGAAGAATTAAAAGGTTCAGATATCTATAAAGAAGTTTTAAATGACATGATTGGTATGGTTAAAAACCAAGCACGTGTTCCCGGCGATAAACCAACACCTGCACATAAGATGTATGGTTACATAAAAAACACCTTGGAAATACAATATGATGCTAAAGCCATTAACAATTATATTGAAGGTGATAAAGGTGAAGCCAAAAAGTTTGTAACTAAGAGAGACATTGTTAAGAACGTAAGTTCTCGTGAATTCAGAGACTGGTACGCTCAAAACAAATAATTATCGCCATCTTCCAAAAGCCTCTATAAAATTATAGAGGTTTCTATTTTTAATCTTCAGGTAATTTGGATTGTAATGTTCACTTGAAACAAGAATGACTAACATAATACCTTTCTCATCAGCAAACGATGTTGTACCACAAGGTAAAAATTCAATTCTGTCATACTCATCAATTCGCATAGTTTTGGCGATACAATCAACAATCTGTTGATGGTAGTCTGTTCGCTCAAACCATATATCCAGAACATCAATACCATTAAGTTCAATCATTCTTGATACTATCTCTGGTGCATCTACAGCATCTAAGAACTTCATGATGGTATGATAGTCTAGCTTCTTAATCAGCGTGAATCTCTTCGTCGTCATCTTCTTCAACTCTATATTCGAAAAATTTTATATCACACAGCTTACTATATGTCTTGGGCTTGGACAGCTTAAGTAAGTTAATATCTTTTGTATCGATATCGAATACAACCACTCTTCTTATAATAGTCTCAGAAAAGAACGTTGCTTTGTATGCATGAATATCAGTGTAGTGATAACTTATATTTCCTGCAATTTTTTTCAATTCACTGAAGAACTGATCGCCATAACCATCGTTCAGTTTTTCAATAACTGCATCAGAATTTGTACATTCAGAAAGGGTATCCATGAAATTCCAAGGAATACCCAAATCTTCACACTCCATCAAAAACTCATATATCTTTGAAGACCGGATTGAATAAAATCTCATTGTTCTTTGTCGTTATGTTCTCTGATATATTTTGCAGTAATATCTAAAACATGTTGTTCGTCAGGATTAAGATCATACTTGTCTGGCGTGATACTTTCATCAAGAACTTTCTCGAAATAGCGATGGATTTGATGAATCAACTGATTAACTTTTTGTAGTTGTTGCGTGTTTGATTCTGGATGATAAACGATAAACGATCTTGATTCAAATTCAGAGTCAATTGGAAAGATAGTATGTTTATTTCCAGATGATGTGATTTTAAAAGATGAATCAATAAAAATGCTTTCTTCATACTGACTTACTGCATAGGGAAATGCGCCAGAAATTTCTAGACCATTTTCTTCAACATACTTAATAATACTATCAATACAGATAGCAGGTTTTGGTACAACATCTTCCGCTTTCTTCCAGAAAGGTACAGAAGTATTCTCAAGGGCGTATTCATATTCATATCGTGCTTGGTCTTCTAACTTTTTGACCATATCCTTTACGGTATTGAAAATTTCTTCACAATCAATATCGCCTTTATCAACAGCTAGGCTTTTGCGAATATCTTCAAGAGTGTCTTTGTAATAAGACAGCATGTCCTTGAGACGGTCAGCAGTATATACGTATCGCATTCTATTATCCTCGTTTAAAGTTATAGTGCTTCATCAAACCCCAAATCAATTCCTTCCATATAGGCTTGTCGTAAATCGTCGGAAAGGTCTTGATCATCACAGATTCGATTGTATTTGTCTTTGTAGAACTCAGGAGAGTGTAGAACGCAGAATTCCGCATCACTAACTACATCATGAATTGCATGTTCTTTTGCAGTTTCGGGACTAGTATCACGTTTAACCATGTCAATCTCCTACCATTTAAAAACATTCTAACAGGTTGTGTTATGAAATACAATAGACAAATAAAAAAGACCGCTAATGCGGTCTTTTGAAATAGGGCGTAGAGAAGTTTAAAGATCGTTTCACTCAGCCAATAGTATGTTTAATAGAAGGATGATCTTAATTAGCTCTACTTAACTTCATTCTACATGTTATTTATACTTTGTCAAGAAGAATGTTCATTAATCAGCATAAATTGTTTTTCAATATATTCTTTTTTGTTTTCTAGATACTGTAGTGCTTTTTCAGGGCTTTTAAAATTATACGATTCTTCCTTATCAATATCAGTAATTTGATAAGTGCTATCAAAAATCATAAGGTCACAATATGTCTCTTTCAATAGCTTAGACATTCTTTTCATTAAATCAGCAGATTCTTGAATTGTCATTTTATGATCCTCATTCATAGTGTCGTACCATCAATATCATCAGAACTTTGAATTGTCCATTTCCCTTTAAGTTTCCTAGATGGAGTATTGGTTGATTTGCTAATGATGCCATTACGATATGTCCATCCACGTTCCTCATACCAATTTTCAGGGTCAGTGTGCTTGCGGTACTCATCATTTTGATCCCAACGGTAATAAGCTCCCATTTTAACAAGCATTTCTCTAGAAGGTGGACGACAACCAGTGAAACATGGATTGTCAAACGTATAGCCTTCTGGTAGTCTCTGGTCCACTACAACCGCCCATTTGCCGTTGCCTTCTTCCCATATATCAACTTCAATTAAACCGTCTTCAAGGTACAATGGGGCGGCGTGTGAAAGATTTTCCGCCCACATGTTAATACTACGTAGGCCATTAGAAAAACTGAAGTAGTTTCCGAACCCTACCGGATAATCTTTGATCATGATTCCAACAAGACTTACCATCCCGACTCGTGCTGGAATTTTTTGAGTTGTAAACATTATGTATCGTCCTTATCTTTCAGTGCTTCTTTGAGCTTGGCTTCCTCAATGGCATTTTTAATAGCAATTGTCACAAATTCAGTAAGCGCGTCGTGCATGGCTTCGTTGTCTTTCTCTGGACATTCGGGTACACTGCTATACTCAATTGGTAGATCACCAGAACCATCAGGATTTTCAATGATTTCACCTATATGGTTAATGGTCACTGCATACTCAATATCATTAACTATCAATTTTATTTCAACAGGTTCCATGATCTCCCCTATATTAAAGAATTTTATTCGAAAAGTAACGAAGGGTCTACGGCAACAGACCCTTCGTTAAATACACCAAGGAGTTTGGTGCGGCAGCCTATGCCTAAAACAAGTATATTAAACCATGATTGTTCACTGATGTCAACCCCCTCTACCATCAAAATCTGTATATTCTCTGGGATAAATAATATAGTATTTTAAGGACATAATATATGAGAATAAGTGATATTATTTTACAAGAAAAGCTATTAGAGATTGACGATGACGTGGATCGTATATATGATTTTTTCTTTAAAGAAGTAATCGAAAATATTCAAGATATGAATATTCGTAAAACAAATTTATTGATGGAACAATTTTCTTCAGGGACGTTCTCTATGAATGGGTTGATCAAAAACGGCGTGGTGCAATCTAAAGAACTCATTCAAGCAAATGAAATGGAGCCTGTGAAAATACATGTTTTTGATTCATCCAGAGGGAACGCCTACAGTCCCTCAACTGGTACACATCCAGCAAGAATATTTCTAAACATCAATAGTGATGCATATGACATTTTAGTACAATACGCACATCGATATGATTCTATCGAAAGTCTTGCAAAAGACATGATATCCGATGATAGGGTTGGTGAATTTATAAATGAATTTAAGAGCCATAAAGTCAAGGCATCGATACATCACGAATTAGCACACTATTACGATGATATAATGCATAATAGACATATTACAAAAACATTAAGTCAAGGAACTTTTACTAAAAAGACACTACAGGGCGATCCATTTGAAACTCACATAGAGATAGAAGCACAGATTCACAACATAAAGCAACTTAAAAAGGAATTTTCAGATATATGGAACGAACTAACTTTCGAAGAAATGCTTTCAAAAAACGCAAGTTTAAGCCAAACGTTTAAAAGGTTATCATACGAGGCAAAAGAACGTTGGAAGAAGCGTATTAGAAAACGTATGGCTAGAGAAGGGTTACTAGGAGATAACATGAAGGGTGCATAAACTCTTCATGTTGGGTCACACAGTTGTTCAGTCAGGTATATGGAATTCTCATATACACATTGATTTAGAGTATTCTACATAGACGAGATCACCAGTGTCACCAACCACACAACCTTTCTACAAAGGTACGATTTCATATTCATAAAGATCGTTGATTCGCCCAAGACATCGCACAGAAACCTCTGTAGTTTCAGGAATATTAAACTGACAACGTACCATTAGTTCGACTGCTTTATTACGCATAACTTAATCCTCAATTCACCTTTTCTTACCAGAATTTATAATAAACTGTCTAAGCTCTTCACGACTCAATCCCAACGGAATAGTTATTGGATCGCCACTCTTCAGTGCCCGTTGCATACGGGTACGATTGAAACTCTTAGTTCGATTTTTTTCTTTATCATCCATTCGCTTCACCGAAACGTCGTGCAGCACGAGCAGAAATATACCCACCGTCCAGCGTCTTGCCAATCCAATGTTTGCCACGAAGTACACGATAGCGAGGTGTGCCATGTTTGTCTTGAACTTTGTAAATTTTATTACCGTTACGAAGCTTCTGGACCATTTGTTTTTCCATGTTATCACCTCTTAATGTTTGGAGCCGGTTGAGGGATTTGAACCCCCGTAGGCGGATTTGCAATCCGCTGCCTAACCACTTGGCTAAACCGGCCAGTTTATATTTACATTATAAGGGGTATCACTTTGAATTGCAATACCCTATAACATTAATCGTTTCCGATAAGAGATAGAAGATGAATGAAAATGTTTAGCATGTTCAGATACATGTTAATTGCAAATTCAATATAGCTCATATCAGGATTTTTCAATGCTTGTTGTGTGTCGTATAGAACGAATGCGCTAAACAGTACAACAATACCAACAGACAACGCAGTAGATAGGAGGGCAGAGCCAATCCAGATGTTAGCAATCATTACACCAATTGCTACAAGCAAAATAATAAGCAAAGGTCCGCCCCAATTAGAGGTATCTACTTTAAACGTTGCAGCATATCTCATACACGCAAACGTAATAGCAATAGTTCCACCAATTGCCAAGAAGATTGACGATAGTGGGAACATAGTCAGGTAGGCTCCCATAAAGATACCTTGTAAACCACCAAAGAGTAGAAGTAGTGGAAGACCCAACGCATTATTGGCATTAGCTTGAATAAGAAAGATAAGCCCGATCATTAGTACCAAAAACACAATCGCACTCACCCAACCAGTAAAAACAATGTTGAAGAGAGAAGCAATCCACACTCCGATTCCAGTTGTACCGAACATAGCGGCAACAGCAATCAATCCGTTAACCACATTTTTCCGACCCTTTTCGAATGTCAGAGAACGAGAACTTTCTGCGTATGTACTCATATATTTTCCTTTTAGTTTAATTAAAAATGGTAGTCGCTACTGGAATCGAACCAGTGACCTCCTGCGTGTAAGGCAGGCGCTCTAACCAACTGAGCTAAGCGACTATAATATTAACATAAAATATATTTTTGTCTACATTCTGTCATTAGTTGCAAACACAATATTTACTTCATAATCGTCATTACGCTCTACATAATTTACCGACTTAATGAAAATTACATCGCCTTGAATAATACGAAAGTATTCAACCGACTGATCAACAATTTTATCAAGTAAAATATCTTTATCCTCAACCGGTTTTTCAACAGTAAAGTTATAACCGTGGAAAAATAAAGTTTTACCTTTATACGTTTCATCTTCACTATCACAAACTCTTGTAAAAAGTTTATACATAGCGAAGTTCATAAGAACCATATAGTCATTAATCATCTAGTCACCTTGTGATTACGATACCCATTAGTATAGCCCATACTACCAGAGAGATAACCAATAGTCTATCATTAGTATTATGTTTTAAATCTAACCCACCTTTAAAAAATGATGGTGGGCTTTTCATCATCCTATAAAACCATATAGGAAAGATGATCCAAAATATTAATAACAAAACATAGGCTATGATCGGAAGTGTCATACACGTACCCTATGGAAATCCAAGTTCTTTCTGTTGCCAATACTCATAATAACGTAATCATTGGCTCTACGATTATAAAGCATTCCACGGTAGATTCTTTTCATCTTGCGTCCGTCACGCTTAATAATCATATCGACAAAGCGAGGCTTTCTAAACTTTAACTCACAGTTATTTTGTGGATTCGCCCACCTTTCATTGAAGGTTCTAGGGAACCTTCTGAGTGGATACCACTGGCCGTGTGAGTAAGTGCCAAGTTGAATATATGTATTGCGTCTTACTGGTTTCATAGTTACTCACCCAATGTTAATATCTACTTTAACATCAACCTTTTGTGGAGACTGAAGCTTATAAACTTTAATACTTTCTTGTGCTACACCTTGCTCAAGAATAAGTTCGCGAATCAAACCATCCAGACGATCACCACGAACCGTAAACGAAGTGTCGTAAGTACTACGCAATTCCTTAAAAGAGTCTTTACGTTGGGAACCAAACATAGCATCCATTGTGCGACGATCATAAAATGTACGTTCGTGGAAGTATGGATCATGACTTTCCATATTAGCTTTGTCGGTAAAGGAAGACATCTTGCGACCTTCGATAACAACAGTGTATGTGGTGTTGCCTTTTTCAATACGATCCTTAACATCCCTTAGTCGTTCAAGTGTACCTTGATTAGTTACCTTTTCCATATTAACGGTTGTAACATTATATACAGAATAGTGTATTGTCGGAACCGAATTGAGATTCATAGCAAGAACATAGGGACCATCAGCCGACTTGTTGAACTCACAATCCATAATATAGACCTGTTCAATGTCGCCATGACGGTGAGTAACATTGTAATATTCTCCAAGCTCAACTGTGTTGGTGGCCTTGGTAGTATTTTTCTTAATTACTTTAATGTTATCATCTTTGATTCGAACGGTAGAGCCACTTTGTAGAGCTACAATACAATCATGTCCAGTTGCATTAAAATTATGGACGCGAATCGTGCCATCAAAATCGGGGTAAAATGGATTATAACCTAGCTCTTTCACGACACCTTTAGTACCATAGGTCTTCAACTTTTTGTTAGTAACTTCAACTTCGTCACCAACATGAAACTTTTGTGTATCATTTTTCATAACAATATCCTCAACAATTAATAGTCAGGACCAGCCTATTCCAGTTCCATGACTTCATTCATGTACAATTTTTCTCCTAGAATTGTAGCACACTCTTAAAACAAATCCAAGTATCTATATTGGTAAGAAAAGGTGTACACCTTTCCTATCCTAAGTCAGTATGATAACGAATATAAATTGCAAACATATGCGAGGCTTCTGGTTCAAGACCTTTAGCAATACCCCAACCAATAGTTAAAGAAAACCAATCTTCATTATTTGATTCGTCAACTTCTTCTGCACGATCAGATACTTCAGTCTTGAACTGATCGATCAGTGCTTCATCAAAATAGCTTTTCAGTTCTTCAGGTGATGACATAAAAATAAACCTCCTAGATAGTTATGTTTTGATTCGCGTACATTTTACGTGCTTCGTCTAACCAAGTCAACACTTCAAAATTATTCCAATATTCAGCGGACTCTTTGATCATCCCTAGTTGAGGTATAGAATACATACCGGGATGATCTTTCAAAAACCTGTTGTGAAGTTTAGGAATAGGATGGGTCCATTTGTATTTTTCAGGAACACCAGAATTGCGTATCTGTCTCACTTTGTCTTGACCAATCTCAGAACACCATGAAGAATACTCTTTATGAGTAATGCCTACCATTTCACACATACTTTCTTCATCAAAAAATTCCCAATCATAATAGTGCATACCAAGATTTTTAGTAATCATACGGCATTTCTGATCAAAGTTTAGTTCTTTACTATTAGACATAACAACCTCATTATCAATTAAATAAAAATGGCAGAGAGGAAGGGATTCGAACCCCCGGACCCCGTTAGGAGTCTACGGCTTTCCAAGCCGTTGCCTTCGACCGCTCGGCCACCTCTCTATAATTTTTTCATCATGCGAAAGTATTGATCTAGGGGCAATCCATAACCCCTATGTTTCACGTAATCTTTTAATACGGCTCGTCTAACGCCACATGAATTTTCTCGACAAAACTTACACATCTTGTCATATTCGCTAGCATATCCTTTCCCACATTTACAAACTAGTTTAGACATAATAATTCTTCTTTTACGATACTCTATTATAATGTATTAACTGAAGAATGCAATAAAAAATTATGGGCATGAAGCCCATAATTAAAGTTTTATACAGATCACGGCTGAATTATTCTAAGAGGAAGGTTACGCCAACGCCACCACTCTCACCACGTGATCCAGAATCGGCAGCAATCGATGCGTTAAAGAATGCACGTTCACCAAGAGGAACACCAACTGCTAAGCTTACTGCATTCTGGCCGTTATAGAAGCCACCAGAAATACTAATCTGCCCACTCTTATAAGAAGGATCAAACTGATGTTGACCGATAGCGATAGCACTTGCAATACCAGCAGATAGGTTTTTATCTAGATATTTCATGTCGCTTATTACACTATCAATACGGGCATTTGTATCTACAATAGCTTGTCGGTTAGTGCTAGTAGCGCCGTATAGCTCACTTATTGATGTAGTGTTCTTGTTGATATTTACTGTGTTAGTTTCAACTTGACTACCGTCGTATCCTTGAATGTTAGCAATATCGGTTTCATTCTTAGTAATACGATCACCTTGATTATTAATCTCAGTTGTGTTAGTTTCGATGCTTTCGCTATTAGTAGTGATGTTAGTAGTATTTGTATTGATATCAGTGCGGTTTTCAGATACCTCTTCTGACTGATCTAGTTCTGATAAATCTATTTCAACATCTTTACCATAAATTTCATCACGTCCACGTGTCTTTTCCATATCTTCTACACGCAAGGTTAGTGTACCATCTTGAAGATTACCACTTTTAACACGCATATCTTCTTTATCTACTTGATCTATTTTATTGTGTATATTGTTAATAACTTCTTGATCAACAATTCCCGGTTCACCTTGTGGTCCTTGCTCACCTTGTGGTCCTTGTGGTCCTTGTGGTCCTTGTGGTCCTTGTGGTCCTTGTGGTCCTTGTGGTCCTTGTTCTCCCTGTTCTCCCTGCGGCCCTTGACAATAGTCTAAACCATATTTCGCAATACAACTTACATCATTTCCATTTGCATCAACATTAAAACTAAAAGATAAAGCGATTGCAGCAATGGCTGCTATAAAACAATTTTTATGTGTACTTTTCATTTTGTGTTTCCTCACAAAGTATTATTCCATCAATTAAATTTCACTTAGTAACAGTTCTGTTACTGTTTGTAAGTATGATGGACAAATTTTATACTGTCAATAGTTATTTTACAACTATCACATTATAATTTATACCACTATGTGAAAAAATGTTAAAAACATGTAAAAAAGTGTAACATAGTTACACTTATTATATTTGTGAGGGGGTTATCTTTTGTGCTTTGTGAGGGTCAATCTTAAGTGGAAGGCTTCTAGAAATTTGATAACATCTTTAATCGTCATATCACTTGAACAATATACAATCTTCCCATACATACCTTGTCCTAGTGTTCTAAAACGACTAAATGTTACTTTAGGGTAGTGGCTTTTTTCAATTACCTCTTTAACCAATGTTTCAAAAGTATATCGATTGAAATATATCTGAATGCCACGTTCAGTAACATTTTTATGATTCAACATAGAATCAATATATATATCCATGTCGTGAAGTTTCCCAATAATACCGTTTGGGTCATATTCACCAAGATATACGTGTGATGAAATATCACTGATTGTAGTATTGGGATCAATCATAGATATCAAACTTACGCTCACGTTTTTTCATAGCACGACGCATTTTCTTTCTGGCACTTCTAGCTTTAGGATTACCTTTCATAACTAATGCAAAGTCATGATCCTTAAGCATGTACTTTTCTGGTAGGTTTCTTCTAGCCATAATTAATCAGTCCCATGTATAATCCGAAGTATCTATGTTGTGTTGTTGACCCCACATAATAGGATATTCACTAAAATACTCATCATCTAAGGTGATTACAGTACCGCCTAGATACCACGCAATTTTCATAAGTTCAATGTACGTTTCTTTAGAAATATCAAAGTCGCACTGTTCTTGATAAGAAAGGAACTCTTTACGCTTTCCATTAATGTATTCCTGAATATTTCTGATTGGACCTCGACTGTCTTCTAGTTCAAAGAACAGGGTTTTGATAGAATCTTCAAGATCACTTTTATCTGGTTGATTTGAAAACATACAGTCACCTTATGTTTAAGTGTTTGGTATCCCGTAGGGGATTCGAACCCCTGTTGCCACCGTGAAAGGGTGGAGTCCTTGGCCGACTAGACGAACGGGACATTAAATTTGGTGGAAGTGGGGAGATTCGAACTCCCGACCCCCTGCTTGCAAGGCAGGCGCTCTCCCAACTGAGCTACACCCCCAAAAACTTTTTATTCTGGATCGATTGATGGATATGTAAGTTTACCACAATTGTTACACTCTACAATAACAATCAACGGATCATAACACTCTTCACAACCATCCAATTCTTCTGCTACAAAAATGGTTCCACCATTTCCTGTATTGATCCCTTTTGTATTATCTGAACCACAATGACTGCAATAAAACATATATCACCTTTTATTATTTAATACAATTAAGTATGTTAAGATTGATGCTCTTAATTCGTCAGAATACATTTTACCGTATCCTGAGCTTAATGAGTTGTTGTATTGTTCAACCCCTCGTTTAGCAAATGCTTTCATTGCTTCATATCCGTCACGTCTAAAAACAAATCTCAAACGCTGACGTTCTCTTACCATCATTCTTCTATGTTTAAAACTTAACTTACTCATATTATTCCTTATCAGTTGAAATCCTACAGATTTCACAGTTGACAACCGAATCATCTTCAAAAAATTCAAAGGCAAGCTTATCACAGTTTGGGTTAATTGTAACACCCTTAACAGTGGCTTTTTTCTTACCAGACTTAAACGGCTTACGTGATTTTTTCACAACGGTTTGACCAATCCAACTGCCATATGACATATTAAAACCTTTAGTATTTAACTTATAAGCTATTATAGGGTAGTTAAAAATGGAAGTCAAACGATTCCATTAAAAACTTTGAATAAGAGACTCAAGTACAAGAACGATACGTTTCCATGGCCGTAAGCTCTCGCTAGTCTTCCCCAACCCTTCAGTCGAAGTTGGCTTAAGATAGAAAGTATGGAACACCATACAATGCAAATAATAAAGACATAACTGGTAAAAGTAACACAATTAGAAAATTAACATGTTGATACCAAGGGATTTGAGCATTCCTTCCACTGTCTACATTATGTAAGTACCAGCGCCTAAGCCTTTGTTTAAAAGGTGGTGGATTGCAATATGTGGATTTCTTTAACAACAAAAACATACTCATATATCGATCCTGTAGTCATAACTAAACTTGTCATTATCTTTCAATACTGTAATGGGTACAAGTTCCCAACGTTTATACTTCGGATGATCATGTCCATCAACCATCATAAAAACAATGTTCAAGTCTTTATAAGTAACCAGAAGAAAAGGTTTCTCTTCGAACATCTTGAATTCTTTCCTAGCTGTATGAAACAAATAAAGAAGTTCACAATATTTCTGTGTGATAAGAAGCTTAAACAAACTTCCTAAACGACCTCGATCAACTTCACGCTCAAGAACTCTTTCGATAAAATGGTTATCTTTTTTCTTCAACCTGATTTCAATAATACTCTCTTCAGGTTTGTTGTAAGGTTCTTTAACTCTTAGTGGCTTAACTACATGTTCAATAAAACTTGCCCTTAGACTATGAGGACTATGAATTACTTCCATAAGTATTCACCTTTGTAAGTTCTATTTCCGCAAGAAACCATCCCTTAGAAGTTGGTCAATTGCACCTTCTGCTGTATCACTTCGATGTAGTGACCTTTCGAAAATCCATTGTTGAACCAACTCATTCCAAATATACAAAGACCCCCA